AAGCCTTTTTCACTAAGGCCGAGAAAGCGTCGGCGTTGTCTTGATCGTTCCACTTGTCTACAAGTTCTTCCGACCCGTTGTCAGAGAGGAACTTGGCGACGAACTTGGCGATAGCACACTGAGTAAATGAGTCCATTTTGTTTCTGTCTTTTCTCTACAGAGTTTTCCTAAAAAATCAAGTTTTTTTTGCCTAAAAAGCCAAAGCTAAAGGTTGGTGTTGGGTGCCTGAGTAAGAAACGACACCTTGTGGGTGTCGTTCTCGTAAAGTCTTCTTGTGTCGATTACCTGCACAGATCAAAAGTTAGGCTTGCTACCTGTCAAGACACCACTACTCTTCTACTCTGCTTCTGCAGAGTCACACCACTCCTTTTGTTCATCTTTTGTTAGATCTTTCCACAGACGGGCCAACTCACGAGTGATATCCTGTGCCTTCATCTTTGGGTTTTCACTCTTGACTCCATCTCTGTTGTAGCTACAGAAGTATGCGTATCCTGTCTTTTTCTTCAGAGACTTCTTTCCTTTGACGTCGCTGGTCAACTCGTCTTCTGACTCTACCGGCTTTGCTAAGCGTTGTTTCTTGTCGGTCTCGCTCTTCTTGGGACTTGTCTTCTCGTCTGACCCGTTCTCTTTTTCATCTTGGTAACGAGCCTTGTCGTCTTCTGCCATTTTTGTATACTGAGCTAGCTCGTCCGACCTCTGTTCGTCTTCCTTCAGCTCCTTCCATCTCTTGCCGAGCTCAGTCATAATCAACGACTTACCTTCTTCCCCGAGCTCTTCCTTGACTTGAGCACGCATTGCACTACAAAAGTAGATGTAGGCTGACTTGCGTCCCTTTGGAGAGTTAGTGTCCTTATCGCTTGTCTTTCTACCTTTCTTTGCAGGTGTTGTCTTGGCGAGCTCTTCGTCGCTCGGCGGCTGGTAATCCTTCTTCTCTTCATCGTACCTAGACTTGTCTTCTGCTGCCTCGGCCTCAAAGGCAAGAAGAGCTGCTTTGTCTGCTTTCTTGGTGCTTGCCTTGAGCTCGTTCCACATCTTTCCGAGCTCGGATGTCACCTCTGTCGCTTTGGCACCTTCACCGAGTCTTTCCTTGGCCTTTTCTCTGTTCTTTGAACAGAAGAAGATGTAAGCCGACCTTCCCCTCTTAGGGGCGTTCGGGTCCTTCAACTTCTTGTCGCTACTACGCTTGCAAGCCTTTTTCACTAAGGCCGAGAAAGCGTCTGCGTTGTCTTGATCGTTCCACTTGTCTACAAGTTCTTCCGACCCGTTGTCAGAGAGGAACTTGGAGACGAACTTGGCGATAGCACACTGAGTAAATGAGTCCATTTTGTTTCTATCTTTTCTCTACAGAGTTGTCCTAAAAAATCAAGTTTTTTTTGCCTAAAAAAGGCCAAAGCTAAAGGTTGGTGTTGGGTGCCTGAGTAAGAAACGACACCTTGTGGGTGTCGTTGTCTTTGTTACATACACATTCACAAAAGTTTTACTAACTAGACAAACAATTATTAATCGACTATAATAATTTGCACACTAGAAAATTTGTTACTTTTTATTGCAACCTCAAGTGCTTGAGAGGCAAGACGTTTTGGAACTCGTATTGTTAAGATTTGGTCTGTGTCGACTTGTTTGTCGACTTGTTTCTCGACTTGTTTCTCGACTTGTTTCTCGACTTGTTTCTCGACTTGTTTGTCGACTTGTTTGTCGACTTGTTTGTCGACTTGTTTCTCGACTTGTTTCTCGACTTGTGTTATTTTTGCTGAACACAAACTTGATTGTGGAGGTTGTGAAGAGGGAGGAGGAGGCTGTGAATGTGAAAAGGGAGGTGCAGGTTTTACAATAATTGGTTTTATTATACTCCTGTACTTATCAAGTCCTGTACGTCTCATAAATGACTCGATATTTTCATCTGGGTGCTTGTGTATACAAACCTTCGGTCCGTTGTTGACCAACTCGCCGTTTGACATTCTAACAAAACGACATCTGTGTTTAAACAAACAATCTGAAACCTTGAGTTCGTCAAGTGAATGCGCAAACCGACAATTACTGTGTTGGCATATTTCATTTTTGTCGACGCTGATACACATTCGAGACTTGACCAAGGAACTTGCAAGTTTTTCTTTATCAGCCAAAATGTCGTATACGTTAGTACGATGTCTTGACATATCGTCTTCATAACTTCTGTGACCCAAGATAATCTTGGATTGGGTTTTTTTTTCATCAGGCTTGATAAGCGAACATTTGGAAACAGGAAGAACTTTTGACGGAAAAACATTTGTCTCTGTTTTGAAAAGAGCCGTGAAACGATTAGTAGTCATCATTTGATTAATCTGATTCTTTTCTAGAAAGTTGTTTTAAAAAATCAATTTTCTTTAAGATAACTTACTTGAGTCTACTCTTGTTCATTACCGAAATAAAATTGAAAAAAATGAACAACTCTCTCAAAAAAAACAGAAATGATGTTCTCCGACTTGCGGTGTACTAATTGCAAATCAGTAAATCTAATCGAAGACTATGATATAACTTGTACTAACTGTGGTATTGTGGGTTGCGTTGAAAAAATACCTTGTTTGTTCTCATTGTCAGAGTTAGAAGAGTCTCTTGAGACAGAAAACGACAAAAAACACCGAGATATGGAAAACTTTGCGATCAAAGAAATCGAAAGAAATTTTGACTTGGCTGATTTGCTCGGAAATCTTATGTTCGTGCAAAAAAGGAGACGTGCGTCTAGAAAACAATGTGTTTTAATTAAAACAGAAAGACTTAAAATGACTCGTCGCGTTTGTATTTTTAGATATAAACCTTACTAATCAATACATATAATTTTCAAAAAAACAATACCTACAAGGTATTGTTTTAAAGAACAACAAATTTGTGATATAAAGATAATTAATTTTATAATATAATGCATACAACACTTCAGGATTCTGTTATTGGTTTCATAGATAATAAATATATATCCGATGCTAATCTAAATATAACAGGATGGTGTAAGTTAAAACAAACTAATGTAGTTAAACCAATTCGTGTTAAAACTGAAAATACTATTATTATGGACTGTGAAAATAAAGGTTTAAAAATTGTAAGACGTGATGATGTATCCAAATTTTATAATATAAAAACAGAAAATGATAATATGTACGGATGGGAAATTATATTACCTTTATCGTGTTTTCCATGTGAATTACAAATGGAAATAACAAGTGATCAATGGGTTCCTGTGTTTACGTTTGAAAACTTTCTTGAACTTAATTCATTTGTATCATCGTATATAGTTGTTGATAATTTTTACAAAAATCCAGATTCTGTAAGAGAGTTTGCTTTATCATGTAATTTTTATTATCACAATTCCCACAAAGGACAAAGAACTGAAACATGTTATCGATTTGATGAACTAAAAACACGATTTGAACAAATTATTGGGAAAAAAATTATAAATTGGGAAAAATATGAAACAAATGGTTGTTTTCAATATTGCGTTCAGGGAGATCAATTAGTCTATCATATTGATTCACAAGAATACGCAGGTGTATTATTTTTAACACCTGATGCACCAGTAAAAGCAGGTACATGTTTGCTTAGATCAATTCATACTAAAAAAATGATCGTTTCTTCAATTGAAGAACATAAAATTGTATTCCAAAATGGATTTTTTGACATAAACCAATTTGAAGTGGTTGATGTTATTGGAAATATATATAACAGACTTGTATTATTTAATTCTCAAAATATACATGCAGCAATGGAATATTTTGGAGATACAAAAGAAACAGGAAGATTATTTCAATTATTTTTCTTTGATTTAGATAACGATTCTTAATTTTAATCTGTATTGTTTTCAACGCACCATGCAGACGGGTCTTCATTTTTCATAAATGGTTGTTTCCAGAAATATGGAATTGTATGACTTGTATTTGGATATAAACTTTCATATATTTCTCTATAATACAATGATTCCTTATCATAAGGAATATTATGACTATATTTTTTAATTAATAAACTAAATTCTTCATCACTATATTTTGTATTCATATATTGTTTAATAATTTCATACCATGGTTTTTCGGAATTACTAACACCATCTGAAAAGGCAGTTTTTACTCTCCATAATAATTCAGGTGATAACATATGTTCAAAAGCTTTTCTAAATAAATATTTTTCAATCTTATTTTTATTAAATCTTTTATATGATGGTTTAATACTCATACAATATTTTACAAAATCCATATCTGAGAAAGGTACACGAGCTTCTAATCCAGCCCCCGCAATCGATTTATCTGATCTAAGTACATCAAAATATTGAATATTTTCCAACATTTTAAGATTTTCTGTATAAAATTCTTCGTCTTTTGAAGCATAAAAAAACCCTCTGTAACTTGCAAAAATTTCATCTGATACATCACCACAAAAAATTACTGTATCATCACTATTGTTTTTAATATATAGTGATATAAGATAATTACCAACTGATGCTCTGACAGATGTTGTATCATAACTTTCAATCTGTTTAATTGTTTTTTCAATTGCGTTTAAAAAATCGTCATTTGTTAATTCAATTGACGTATGATTTGTTTTTAAATATTCAGCCGCTATTTTTGCATAATGTAAATCAACTGAATTTTTTAGTCCAATTGAATAAGTATTTAATGTATAAGGTTCAAATCGACTTGCGACAATTGCTGAAACTGTCGTACTATCTAAACCACCAGATAATAAACAAGCCATTTTTCTATCAGACATTAATCTTTTATCAACAGCATTTGTAAAAAGTATTCTTATATTATTTATAATTTCTTCTTCATTATCATCGCAAAATGATTCATTTATAATAGTAAAAAATTTTGTAAACGTAAATGATTTTGATGACCAATAAGATGCTGGTGGAAATTGATTAATTACGTTTATATTAGGTTGTGCTTTTAATTCACTACAAAAACATAGTTCATTGGTTGATATGTTATAATATAATGATCTTATACCAAGATGATCACGTGCGACGTATAACACATCTTCATTAGAGTCATATAAACAAAATGCGAATTCACCGTCTAATAAACAGCATGTTTTATCAATTCCAAACTTTTTATATAAATGAATAATAATTTCACAATCACTGTTCGATTTATATTCGTTTTCTAGATTAAAATCTTCGATTAATTTTTTATAATTAAATATTTCACCATTACAAATTAAATATATTCCATTGTTAATAAATGGTTGCCCACTTTCAGGATTTAATCCATTAATCGCTAATCTATGAAATGAAAAAAATACTTTATTATTTATTCTTTTGTGAATAGTTTCATCAGGACCTCTGTGAACTATTTTATTAGAAAAATTGATCAGTTCTTTATCCGAATATTGTAATCCTAAATAAGCAAAAATACCACACATAATATTTTATTATAATATAATGATTTGTTTAAGTTACTTTATATTATAACCAATCATTTATATTTGTATATTGCATATATCTTTGCACAGCATTATTGGTAAAAGTTTAAAAAGTTCAGGAGACACCTTTTTGAAAGTACATAAGTCTGTTATATTTTTTACTTCTCCAACCATTGCAATATATCCTGAATCTTCTTCCATCCTTTCCATAACGTAATCATAATATTCTGGAAACATTTTTGTAAACCCTATCTTTTCAAAATTCTTTACAATACCAATCATACTTTCAATTTTATCAACACCTTTTATATTTCCAGATGCTTCTATTATTATTTTAGAAGAAGGGGTTATAAATTCTAATTTTAAAGCTTCGCATATACAACACATTAACATTCCATAAGATATACCTTTAATCTGTAGTATAAACGGAAATTTTTCTTTATCAAGAGAATATCTAGTAAACGAATTATAAAAATTTATTATATCACCATTATAACCTTCTTTATACTCAACACTTTTTTGTGGTATACTTTCTATATCATATATATATTTGTATGTTTGAATTTCTGTAGCATAAAATTGTATATGAACATACGCTAACCGATTTATTTTGATATTACATTCTGACTTCAGACTTTCAATATATTCAATAAAACTTTCATCATTTCCTATATATGAAAGTTTTGCACGACACTCTAATATTTTTCGACCTACATCCATTTTAATCCTAGATATTATAGATATCTGAAAATCGTCGTTTGCAAATATATGTGGTTTTGGTTGTATTTTTTCAAGTTCAAGTTGCATTATTAGTTCACTCATACTATCAGCTTTTTCAAATTTTTTTCTAGTAATACGATCAATCTTTTGATCCAATACATAATATTTTTGACTTAAAAAATATAAATCTTGTTCATATTCTGTAAGCATTAAATCTTCCGTGACTGGCCAACAAGGGTCTCCTTCTCTTCCTTCGCATTCTCTTATTGTATATATAGGTTTATCAGAATTATCACCGCAATGTGCGGATGAAACATAATCATTACCATAAAGAGTTGAAAGAGATGCTGTGTACTGAAATTTTCTTTCTTTTTCAATTAGTTCGCCTTCATCGACAATCACCTCTTTTTGAGGAAATATAATAAAAGATTGTTTGTTTGTTTTATATATGGCATATAATAATTCTCCTAAAGGTACATACACTGGCCATCCTAAATTAAGTTTTATTATAGGATAATCCAAATGATCTTCGATGTTTTTCATTGTAGGTCCTTCACACTCCAAAAATATTTGATGGCTTACATCTTTTGCTAAACTTCTCAAATTAAAACAATAAGGTTTTAAATCTTCAAAAGGTGAATCAGAATCAGCTTTGGCAAAAAACACTAATCTTTCTCTTGCTTCTGCTGAAGAAACGGCTGGTAAATCTAAACTTTCGTCTCTTTCTCCAGTTGTTTTGTAGCCTTCGACTGCTTCACCTCTTAAATAAGCTTTTATATCATAGAGTGCTTCTTCATGTAAATCAGTGCAACGTTTACTCATATTGAAGTCTGCTTTAATAGGAGTTGTTGATATTGGTTCAACGATATTTAACCATTTTATATTACGATCACGATTTATTTCTCTTGACAACTGTTCTTCTAATTGAAAACGTTCTTCTTCCTCATTTAGAATACATAAATTTTTATCAGCCAAATAAATATATTTTTTATGTTCTTTTAAAGAATCATCTTCATTAGCATCTCTGATCAAGTTATACTTTTGATGTATCCACCTAAGAAGATCATCATACTCGTATAATGTAGATCCATTCTCTTTATTATACTCTATTATTTCTTTAGTGAAAGGAAATTTTTGTTTGATCAGTTCACGTGCATAATTTATTCTAGAGATTTTAGTAAGTGTAGTAGGTTTATGTATTACGAGATTAAGAAGATCGCATACTTTTAAAGCCATAGCTTTTATAATTTTGGAACTCATTTTATTTTCATATTCATTTTTTACCCAAAAAGGTAAAATACATTTCTTCATTGATAGTTTACGCAAAAGTTCAAAGATGTCTTCTGTTGAATCAACTAGTGTAAAATATTTAAAATATATATCTACACATCCTACATTTTCTAAATCCGAATCAATATCTCCTTCAATGATGCATGAGATTATCAGTTTTGAATACATATAATTAGCAATAAATTCGTCAGAACTTATATCATCTATAAATAATTTATAATATTCATCATAAGAGACTATTGTATTTGAGGCAGGGGTATTAATATTCACTGAAAAACCTCTGTCTCGATATTTCATTATTCTGTTGATTATATTGTTGTCAAAATTTTGTAAAAGTTTTATATAGTCTTTTTCTAAGTGTCCAGATCTGCTTTTTATGTGATCTGGATATGTCGCTTTCACGCTCACTCCATCAAATAACACTTGTGAAAAGCTTAAATCAAAATTTGTTACTGCACTAATAATATCTTCTCTGTCTTTCACAATCATTACGCAAATCTTTGATTCTGCGCCAATATAACTACGAACACTATATTCAAGCTTCACTTTAATTTTTGTAATTCTCAAAAATAAATTGGCAATATGTGTTACAGAAACGTGTTCCTTATTATTTTCATAAAGTAAGTCCTTGTCTTTAAAAAAATTATATATTTCTCTAGCTCCATTAAAAGTAGAGTATATATAAGTAATATCTGATAATTTATCATCAAAATCGGCAAGGCAATTTAAAATATTTCCACCTGATACTACAGACCCTGTTTTTTGTAAAAGAGAACAAAAAAGTTTCATTTCACTATATCTACATCCGGTAAAATTTCTTAAGAAATTTTTTACGAATTGTGTATCTGATTCTCCAAGATCAAATAATTCTTTCATTTTAATTAAATACATTAATTAAATTAATTTAATTTGATTACAAAGTCGTATGTAAATTTATAATAAACTTATATATTGGAAGTAACATTTTTATCTTTGATCAATCCATACATATTTATGTATGGATTATAATAATAGTTTGCATATTTAATTCGAGATGTGAATCTCTAGTTTAAGTTCGTCTCGTATTTCTCGTAAAATAATAATAACATCTGTTAAAATAACATCATCAATATCATTAAGATGCCACCAATCTATAGTTATGTTCCTCAATGTATTAATTTTATAGGAGCCTAATCCTATTTTCCAGCTATATATAACAGCCGAGATGCGTGGTAAAATCCACTTCAACGACAATCTGTTATCACTATATAAATGATACAGTAAGGTTTCAACTTTTACTAAATGATTGTTGAAATCTGTCAAATTGGACAATCTCTCTAAACGATTAAAGCGACCATAATAGGCACAACTTGAACACACAGCTTCCTTAGAATTTTTATTTTTTCTTTGAAATGTGATTGTGTCTAAAGGCTGTTTACAAGATTCACACCTATCTTCGTCGTTCAAACCTTCCTTTGCTTTCTTAAAGCGGTAAGAAGGAGGCTTGAAATCAAACAAAATTGTTGGACGATGTGTTTGAAAAAAGAAATAGTCGTCCAAAGGCAAACCGTGCTTTGCTATGTCTGCCCAGGTTTTTCTTGGTGTGCAGAATGCAATACGACCATCTTCCGTAGTCATAAAAGACTTGCTGTCTTTAAAATTTCGTTCATCACAAGAGTTCATTGTTATCAATTTATTTCAAATTCTGTTTTTTTAGAAAAATTCAATTTTTATTTGACTAAACTTTTTGTGTTAAGAAACCTTATGGGTGTTGTTTCCTGATTATGGATACTGGACAGGAATATATTCTGAAATAGAACTCGATTAAAAATATATTTTGATGATTTATTCCAGATTCAGTATCGCAAATAAGTGGTTCCGCAAAAATCAAGTAACAATATTATTGAAAATGAAATACCATCAGTAAATAAAAAGATATTATAAGATTGAAGGTTGAAAAATGAATTGTTTATATCGAATAGATTTTACAAAATATAATCTATTCAACAAACTTTTCTTTAGAACTAGAATTCTAAAAAGGCGGAGGCGGAGGAGGAAAATAAAAAAGATAATCCAAAGGAAATTTTCTACGAATTTTTGAAATTATTTAGAAAACAAAAGAAAAAAGAAAAAGATTTTTCCTCCTCCTCCGACTTTTTGAAAAACGGAGGAAATCCGCAAAAAAAGTTCATTTTTCAAAATCTAGCTTTATATTTTCAATGGATATATATATATTTCTATTTTTCTTGGTAAAAGTCATTTTAATCAGAAAAAAGTGACTATTTTCAAACAATTTCAAACAATTTCAAACAATTTCAAACAATTTTATTTTATCAGATAAAAGTAGTGATTTATACAAAGAAAAAATGATTTTTCATTTAAAAACAAATGAATAAATGAAAAAGCAAATGGAAAAATGTAAATTTTGCAATAATATGTTTGGAAATACTCAAATGTTAAAACAACACCAGAAAAAAACAAAGTATTGTTTGAAAATACAAGAAGAGTTAGAAAAAGAAAAAACGAATGTTCAAAATAAAGAATTAATATGTCAATTTTGCGGTAAACAGTCAAAAACCAAATATCATTTAAATATTCATCAGACACAAACTAAATATTGTCTTAAAATACAAGCATCTCAAAATTCTCAAGACATTATATCATCTTTAATCACCTGTAAATTTTGTGATAAAAACTTTTCTTTAGGAAGTTTTAACAGACATAAATTGACATGTAAGAAAAAAAATCAATTTCTTATAGAAGAAATTGCCAAGTTAAAAGCTGAAAATGCGGAGAAGGAAATATATAAAGTACTTGCAGAACGTTCTCAAAATGCTATAGAAGAAATAGCTAAAAAACCAATGTATCAAAAAACCAGCAATCGAATTGTTCAAAACAATCTTATGATCTCAAATTTGACTCCAATGCAATTGATACAGCCTCATGTTGAAAGCGTTATAGCTTCAAATTATACAAGTAATGATTTTTACGGCGGACAAAAAGGTGCAGCACAAATGATATACAAACATTTTGTTGCAGATGATAATGGTAAATCTAAAATAATTTGCACAGATATTAAACAAGGTGCTTTCCATCACAAAAATTCAAATGGTGAACATATAGTTGATTATAACAATTCTCAGTTAATAAAAACAGTTCACGCTCCTCTAAAGAAAAAGGCGTGTGAGATTGCTGCAAAAGAATTAGTAAAGAATCCAGATATGATGAAAGAAATTAACAGGAATTCAACTTCTATAGCAGAGTTAACTTCAAAGCCTGGTGTTTTCAACACAGCAATGGCTGAAATGACGGGAAAAAATTCAGCTAAAGAATTGTTAATAGAAACGTCTGCTCGTGATTTGTCTATTACGGAAGAGTGGTTAATAGAAAATGCAAAGTTCTTAACAATAGAACATATATTAAGAGGACCAGAAGGGTATGCTGATTACGCTTTATCTTATCCTTTAAATGATCGGCTTATTGAAGAAGAATATTCAAATCCTACATTTATAAAGTATAAGAATAGATTAGGTGATATAATAACAGACTATGGTGGAAAGATGTTGACAAAGATGTTATTTGATTCAGTAAGAGAAAGGACATATGAGTTAATAGAATCGAATTACAATGTAAGATCTGAGTGTGGAAATATAGAAGATTCTATTTTTCAGGAAGAGTTTATAAGTATTGTGATGAGCAATATATAAATAAAGACTATAAATATTCTGAAAACAACATCTTTTTGATGTTGTTTTATATAGTAAATTTTTATACAACCATAGTAATTTTTACACATCTTTGCTATTGCGACGCATATAGTAGTTCAGTTGACGTTCAAGTGTTTCAATTTTCACTCTTTGAGATTCAATTTCAACCTCTTGCATCTTGATCTTTTTTTCTTGCTCTTGTTGTTTCTTGAACTCGGCAGAAAAACGATCGCATATTTCTCTTAGTTCTTTTTCTGAATAGTGATACCTTCGGGCAGCCTCTTCAAAACATTGAACGGCTTTTCCGGTATCTGGGTCTCCAACTAAACCAAAGTGTGTTAATATACCCATAGCAATCTTGGCATCACCGATACCGTATGCGTTACTAAAGTGCTTGTATGCAACTACCCAATTGTAACGAGACATATACAACTTACCCAAGTGGTAATGAATCATTGAATTATCATCAAATCGCAAACCTGGAGTAGCCAACAGCTCTTCAAAGATCTCGATGCTTCTGGTAGGATCTATAGACTCTAGCCATGTTGCTAACTTTATTTTGCAAATAAAATCTCCTAAAGAGGCACCTTTTTCCAGGAGGATACCTGTTTGCCAATAATCTTTGTCATCTATTTTCCAAAGAGCATTTATGATTTCTTCTAGAGCGTCTGACGAGGTCGACGTTTTTTCTTCCACTTGAAAACTGTGTGTAGTCATTTCTGTATTAAATCTTTAATTTTTTCTAAAAATTCAATTTTTTTAATTAAACATAACTTCTCGGCATAATGGACACTTAGAATCACGAGCAATAATTTTAACAATGCACGATTCACATGTAATATGTGAATTATGGCACGGCCACTCTAAAACGTCACCTTCTTGTAAACACACTACACATTCACCCTTTGAATGTAAGAGTTGAGGAATTGGATGAGCGATAGGTGACCACGCAAGACGAATGCATTCGTCCAATACACTTTCTTGCGTGGTGAATATTCTTTCTCCGTGTTCGTATCCTAAACAAGGAGAAATAATCATTCGTCCTGTTTGAGATTTCATTTCAATACGTATACATATAGTGTCTTCAAACGGAACAATATGAAACATTATTCTTTCAATTTTTTGATCGTTTAATTGACGTATCGGAGAGTCATATGGAAAAAGTACTTCAAAGTACGTATCTTCCAAATCGGCCGCAAAAAATTCAAAGCCTTCTTTTGGTAATCTTTTGACAAGAAATCTGTGTAAATTATCTGTAACCTCAAGACAATTGTGTTCCATTTTCTGCTATTTCTATTAATACTTACTTTAAAAAATCAATTTAATATGTTTAGTATAAAAGTTGTAACTCATCTATGCAAAAATAGGAATCCTACTTTTTACAAAAATATCTCGAATAGTAAGCTTGAGCTCGTGTTGCAACTTTCGCAAAATAGTAACAACCTCTAGTACATTTATAAGATTAAGATCATCAAGAGGCCAAGCATTAGATATTTTTCTCAATTTATACATTTCGTAAACGCCTATATCTATTTTCCAGTTGTTCATAACAAATCTGAGGGATGGAAAAATCCAAGACACAGATACTTCATAATCACTCGGGGCATAATCTAACATATAAAGCAACGCATTGATTTCTTCTAAATGATTATTTAATTTTTTTGACATCTCAGATATTTGTATTTTACTAGGATAAATACAACTTGAACATACTGCTTCTTTACAATCTTTATTTTTTCTTTGAAATGTGATTGTGTCAAAAGGCTTTTTACAAGATTCACATCTATCTTCGTTGTTCAAGCCTTCCTTTTCTTTCTTACATCGGTGAAAAGTAGGCTTAAAATCAAATGAAATTGTTGGACTATGTGTTTGAAAAAAGAAATAGTCGTCCAAAGGCAAACCGTGCTTTGCTATGTCTGCCCACGTTTTTCTTGCTGTACAGAATGCAATATGACCATCTTCCGTAGTCATAAAAGATTCACTGTCCTTAAAATTTCTTTCACTTTTCATTGTTATGGAGACTTATTTTACGATCTGTTTTTTAAAAAAAAAAATCAATTTTATGTGTTTGCGTATTATTCTATTAAATTATATGCACTAAGGTTTGATATATAATTAACATTTATATATTCTGTTTGAAGGTGTTTTGTTGGAACAAAAACAGAATTAGTTGTGAATATATATTTTTTTGGAACAATACATACTTTCAATTTGTTTGAAACAAAATGATAATGTTTGTTTGCATAGCAAGTTGTAGCTATTCCTCTTAGATTTACTAATTCAGGAATAAAAGATGGCAAATAACGTTCTAACTCTAAATCAATTCTAATTAATTCTAATTGCTTACAATGTTCAAGACCTTCTAAATTGATGTCATATACTTGAATATCTAGAATTTTTAGGTGTGGTAATTTTTCCCAATCTATTTGAATTAAGTGATTATGTTTGCACCTATTAAAATTTATTATTTCTAACGTCTCCGTATATGATTTCACAATTTTGTAAAGTTTGTTATATAAAATACAATTATTGAATACTACTTCTTTTGGCCAAGGTACATCTGATAACCATAATATAGGATTATCGATATTACATATTACGAGTTTTTCAAGAAAAAACTTGGTATGACGAAAATACTTGACAAAAGGTATAAAAATTTCCATATTCTTTATTTTGATGTATTTTAGATATCCAATCTTTTTTTTCATTTTTTTGAAAAACTTGCAGGTTTTTACTAACAAAATTCGTTCATTATCTGTAAATATTTGTCTCCACATATATATAATCAAATCATCTGAAAGATTGAGCATATTGTAACAATGAATGTTTAATTAATCTGTAATTTTCATTTTTATTTTACCATGTCTCGCTATACATTTCAGGTGCAGGTGTAGAACTTTCAAGAGTCGCACCCGCATACGAACCAACCGCTATAGGAACATAACCTTTCTTTCGACTTCCTTCCGGAATAATCATTGCTGGATCAACTCTTGTAAGTTTTCCAGGATCTTGAGTCCAAGAGCTTCGACGTGTTTGGTTTCTAAAATCGCTGGTCATTAAAAATTCAAAACGAGCTTGTAATTCGTCTAATTTTGACTGAGTAAAATCGGAAGGAAAGTCTACTGCAAGAGACGCAATTGCAGGTTGCTCGTTAAATTTAACAAGACCATATTCGACTGTAGTTCCATCTTCTAATACAACAGTCTTTATTCCACCAAAAGCAATAGGTGATACATACGCTTTAAGAATATCGTTTTTAAATGTAACTGGTTTTGATCCAGTATTATATTCAATATTTTTAAGAACTTCAGGTGGACCTGTTGGTACACACCAACGTCGATTAACAGTTTTCCCAGTACCATTTGTAATAGAGTCTTTAATATCATTAGTTTGTACATAATATCTACTTAAAGGTTTTCCTGTGTCAGGGCCAGTGATACAATATGCATTTCCATCTGCGGTAGGTACAACTTTTGCATCAATTTTCAAAACACTGTCGATTTCAGTAACTCCTACTTCAACAACTCGTTTTACTCCAATCTCAAATGGAAGAGTTCCCGAAACAGATGATATTTTTGGTAAAAGAGTTACTTTTTCGTTTGATAATTTCTTTTCTAATTTTTCTTTTATTGTTACATAATTTTTTTCAGTAAAAAAAGATGTATCAGAACCCCATACATTGCCTTCAGCAGGTAATTGAATTTCGGGAACTTTCCAAACCATTGATCCATCAGCGATGTCAAGTGTAAAAGCACATTTAATGTTTGGAATTTCACCACCAACAGATACATTTACCGCACCTGGAGGACCGGTAAACCCAAGTCCAGCACTAATGTCTGTAGTTGCATATTCGGGTGGAAGAGATTTATCTTCGGCCAACCTTACGTTACCCCAAGATTGAATCCTTCGTGCAAAAAATTGGGGTGGATAACAACAAACAGGTCCACTAAAATTTTCTGCATCTGCAAAAAAAGTCCATGATATTGGATCTTTTGCAATGTTAGCACTTGAAAAATCAAAAAAAGGCATTCCTATCCAACCTGCACCAAAAAGTTTACCATCGTCAGCGGATGGAAAGCAAACACCGTATGGAGGTAATAATAATGTGTCGCTCATAACAACTCTGCTCCAATATTTAAAAGGAAGAGCTGCTTCAAAAAACCCAAAACCACCAAGTGTATCACTTCGGTTGTTATATCGATGTGATGATGCGGCAACATGATATCTTACTCTTCCTAATGTTTCTGAAATAAAAACACCACCTTCTATTGATGCCCATGGCCAAGTTTTGCCATTTTTTTTTAGTGCGTCGTTTGCTTGAATCCACTGTCCGGAAGTGCCATAATGATCAGATGGCGAAATACTTGCAAATAATTTACCAATTAAAGAGTATCGCATTATTCCAAGCATTTGTTGTCCTTCGGCAACACTTGGAGTAAATTGTGAAGAAATTCTAAACCCATGCCCAGATACCATTGCTGTAAGGCATTGTGGTGTAAAATATAAAGTTATTGTACAATTTCCAAATACAGCATTCTCACTAGTTAAAACTTCGCAATAATCTCCTTTTTCAAACGTTTTGTAACCTTTTGGTTCATCATCTGGTCCTACATCAATAACTCCTCCTAACGTATTAAAACTCGAATTATTTGCATTAATATAGTAAAAAACAGTTCCATTTTTGTTAATTTGTAATTTTCCATTACTACTTGTGTTTTGAATTGCATAAGAATATCCTTTTAATACACATGCAACTGGTATCTTAAAACCATTTAAAGTTGAAGAAGTATTGGTATCGTATTTACCGTTATATGATAAATATTCTGAATTTAATTGTGAATTTCCCCCAAAAACGGCAATAAAACCTATGTTTGACAATGCATCCGGACCTTTTTGGCCAGTTGATCCTGTTGGACCAGTTGATCCAATTGAACCAGTTGGTCCAGTTGGACCAATTGATCCAATGAATGAAGACTTTGTATTTAAATTTAATACGTTAACAACACCAACAGTCATAGTTGGCGTAAGATTGCAATTTTTAATGCTAAAATACATTTATTAATTCAAAACATTAATAAATTTTTAATTATGATAAATCAAGAAAAATATAAAGTAATAACTGTTTCTCGTGTAGATGTACCTGACGATTGAATAATTTCACAATATTGTCCTTTATTAAAAATAAGATTTGTATCTTGATAACCAAAATTATCTTCCAGATCTTTGATGCTCATAATTGTTGAACCATTTTTTTTAATATCTAATCGAGTAGATGATGTAGCACTTTGTGTTGCAAACGAAAAAGAACGTAAATTAGCTGTTACCGGAAGATAAAAACGTGTTTTATATACTGTCGATGCAAGAGACATTTCCGAAATAGCAGAACCATTATATATCAAATATTGATTAGGACCAGTTATATTAGCACCAAAAACAACATTAAAACCCTTTGATAAGCCTATAACTCCTATAGTACCAGTAGGTCCAGTAGATCCAGTAGGTCCAGTAAATCCAGTAGGACCTGTAGGTCCAATACCACTTGATATTCTTAATTGTGAAGAATTTGAAATTAAATTAAATTGCGACGCGTTAATGTTTTCTGTTGTAATAGATGGTATAAATACTGCTTTATTTTGCACATTAGTAAAATGATTATCTGACGACATTTATTTACATAAAAGTATTTTAATTAATTAATTAATTAATTAATTAATTAATTTAAGAAAAATATAATATAACCTTTGTATCATTGATAATTTCGTTTTCAACTAATATATGACACGTTGAACCTTTTTCAAAAATATAAGGATTTATATTGACAAATCCAGAATTACTTAAAGAAGATATAGTTTTGATAATTTGATTACCATCTTTAATAATCTTTATTATGGCATTTGATTTTGGAGTTTCAATATTATAAGAGACGTACGTTAATAAACAATCTACTGGTAAAATAAAAATATTTTTATTAGTAATAATTGTATTAGTAGGCGAGTCTTTATTACCGTTGTAAATTAGATTTAATGATACATCGTTAACTTTTGCACCGAAAACGGCAACAAAACCTTGACATGATTCACCTGTATAACCTACAGGGCCTGTAAAACCTATAGAACCCTTAGGGCCAATAGTTCCATTATACCCTGTAGAACTTGAAAAATTATTATTAGCGACAGAAAATAAATTTAATTTACTAGTATTAATAAGTCCAACTGTATAACTAGAAAAGGTCGAACAGTACTCAATATTTGAAAAATTATTATTTGAGGACATTTATTTAATAGAGTCTTTTAAATTTTTATGATTTTACTTATTTTGTGCAAATGAAACAACTTTTGATTTTTTAATATAGCGATCATATGATTGAGAAGTAGGACTTATCCCTAATGAATTACCATCATAAATCGGTACTTCATTTATAACTATTTTATCGGATGATTCACCATCAGAATTTGGAGCTATTTTATCGGATGATTCACCATCAGAATTTGGAACTATTTTATCGGATGATTCACCATCAGAATTTGGAACTATTTTATGATTAGATTCTTGTATTATGTTTTTACATTTACATCTGTTATTTTCCCATTGATCATTTGATTCGGGTGTGTATTCAAATCGAGATGGTTTCCCAACATACATTCCATCACAGCTTTTCATATTTTTTCCTTTTTCCGTTGCAAGAAATTTAGTACATTCTTCTAAAAGTTTTGGATCACCGCTCTGCATATATGGATATCCTCTGCATTTTTTTCCTGGCGATACTTCAAAACGAAAATTATCAGTTTGACAATTTCCTATTTTTCCAAACTTGTATGTAAGCACAAAACTTAACGTTGCAAGAAGCGAAACCATTAAAAAAGAACCCAGGTGTAAATAAGAATTTTTAGATGTCACTAGTTTTTTGTTAAAAACAAACAACGTTATTGTTATAACAACAAAAATCAAGGAAAAGAAATAAAATTCTTTAACTGATAAGTACATTTTACTTATTAAAAAGATTTAGTTTTTCATTTAAAAAAATATGTTAATTTCAATTTATTATAAATTGAAATTGTAGTAGTAAATTGTCAATAAGATATAATTCTATTATCTACTTTCAAATTCACTAATAATTAATGTCAATGAAGAAATTTCTTCTTCTAATTTTGTAATTTTTTCTTCTGTTGCGATAATTTCTTTTACTAATTCATCTAGAAATTCATTATGTTGTGTTAAAAATATTTCTTTTTGATCTGGAGTTAATTCTTTTGAACGCTGTAGTTTGTTTTTTGTTTTTAGTTCTTTTTTATAAACGACTGAATTTACCTTTGATTGGTCTCTTAAAATTTTTAACATACCCTGATATTCACTCAAAATGAGATACCTATCTCTCAATATTGGATCAATATCAGTTATCTTCTTTAGCTTTCTTTTGACCAATACTGCTGGAATAAATTCACTCCCATAGACGTTATCTATTAATTCAAAATGACCAATACCAAATTGTGCAAGTTCAACCAGATTATCGCCAGATCCAATCAATCCTCTGGGTGAATCTGTTATAGCAAATTCACCATAACGATTTGCTGAATATATTTGTATACTTAAATTATATATTTCTGCTATTAGTGTAGCAGCATCATAAAATATCATTTGACCATCATCCATATTAAACATCTTATGTTCTGTATCTGCACCTAACCCAGCATTTTCTCTTAATTCTCTTAAAGTTAAATATGGATGCCCATTTCTATGTAAATAATCTAATATGGAAATCCAAAAACATTGCAAAGACATACCTTCAAGAGAGCCGGTATTGCTAATCGTTTTTACTTTACGTTGTAATTGAGGTGCTTGCGATAGTTCAATATCTTCTGGAAATTTCCATTGAGTTTGAAGTGTTTGTAGATTAAGATAATATCTTTTACCATATGTTCGACTAAAACGAACAACCCATGGGTCTGGAGGTATACGCATGTCTGGACTTCTTGGAGAATCCAAAAAATTAGATTTTTTAGGCATTTATATTTGGTAAATATTAAAAATTTTTAATATTTTCATCTATATGTCTTCAAAGACCTACTTATCATCTTCCTTGTGTCCAAAAAAATAAAGAAAGATTGGTTAAAAATTAGTTATGTAACCAATTTTTTTTAAATTTTTAAAACTTTATTTTATAAATTTAAATGTACACAACATTACTATTTCAAGAATCTCCAGAGATTGTTCTAATTATTATAATATTTTGTTTTATATCAGCTATTTATAAATGTTCTTTTTTGTTTTGTTTGTTATTAATAGTTTTCGTTATATTAATTATTTTTTATAGGTATAAACCACACAATAAAAGATACGAAAATAATGTTATTGTATCTCCAGCCGAAGGAGTTGTGTGTTATCTTAAACAAAAACAAAAATCAATTATTGTATCGATTTACTTAAATTTTTTAAACAATCACACTCAAATATATCCTGTCAACGGAATTGTTCTTAAACAAATATATGATAATACGGGTAAATTTGCCTTAGCAAATAATATAAAAAAAAGTAATTACAACGAAAAGAAAATACATATAATTCAAAATATGGATAAAAAAATTATAAAAATAACTCAGATAGCTGGTTTTTTTGTAAGAAGAATTGTTTCACCTGACAAAGTATGTAAAAAAGTATTGGCCGGTGAATATTTAGGAATGATAAAATTTGGATCAAGAGTTGATCTGGAATTTGAAGGAAATATAGAACAAATAAAAATTAAAAAGGATCAAAAAATAAATATTGGAGATATTATATACTCGTATTCTTAAAAAATAACCCTACAAAATATAAATTTATTAATTTTATAAATTTATATTATATAAATGGAAAACACTTACGATAATAATCAAGGTTGGAAAAAAAGTCTGAGCGAAAAAGGACAACCTTTTTATGAGAAAGAAAAAATCGATTATGACACTTTGGTTGTAAATAATGATTGGGAAAAAACTACAAATAAAATACTAAAAAATATAATAAAGCAAGGAGGAGACAGAATTGAAATTAACGACATAGAAAATAAAATATATCAAGATAACCTGTTGCATTTGCGTAATATCGACGCTAATTTGGAAGAGACTGCTAAAATTTTTTCAATCAAGAAATATCTGTTTAACCAAAAATTAAGAGGACGAATAACTGAAAAAGATATTTTAAATTTTTTACGTAAAAAAAGAGTAGAAGAATAGAAAATTGTTTTTAATTAGGATTTTGTATAGTTGGTATACAAAAATAAATTAGGCAAATGTACCTTGAGATCCTGTAAAAATATTAGTTATATTTGTTCCTTCATAAATCATATCTAATACTTGACTAAAAGAAATACTATTATAAAACATATAACTCATATCTTTTACTTTTCTTGTATCCCAATTATTTAATGGTTGATTAAAAGAACTTGCACCTCTAAACATAGAGTTCATATTTTCTACTTTTTCTGTAATCCAACTATTTAATGGTTTATTAAAAGCAATTGCTTCGTTAAACATATGTCTCATATCTTCTACATTACTTGTATTCCATTTATGTAAGTATTGATTAAATTTAATTGCTTTATAAAACATAGAATTCATATCTACTACTTTTGATGTTGTAAATTGAACTACCGATTCATTAAAAGAAATTGCACCTCTAAACATAGAATTCATATGTGTTACGTTACTTGTATTAAACAATAAAAAACCGTTAAAAAACCGTGCTCCATCAAACATATGACTCATATCTGTTACATTTCTTGTATCCCATTCCAAAAATTGATTAAATGAATCAGCAGATCTAAACATATGACTCATAGTTCTTACATTTCTTGTATCCCAATTTAAGTGTTGATTAAAATTTTTGGTAATTTCAAACATTCCATGCATATTTATTACATTACTCGTATTCCATTCTAATGGTTGATTAAAAGGACTTAAAAAAAAACAATATTCCATATTTATTACTCTGCATGTGTTCCAGTTAGTTATTCCATTTATAAATATATTTATGCCAGAAAATGACTTACTCATATTTGTCACATTTGATGTATCCCAATAGGTTAAGTCTACGTCTATATGTGATAAAAAAAAATTAAACAGATTACTTATGTCAGTGACTTTTCTAACATCCCAGTATTTTATATTATCAAAAGAACGAGTATTAACTTGATCAATGATTGTATTGTTATCAAATACAGGAATATTAGTCATTTCTCCAAGTAAAAATTGTCGTTCTAATGTATCTGTATCTGGAGTTATCAAGTTATTAAGCAAACACTTTGCAAAAATGTTTATATTAAGAGATGATTTTGATATATCAATTAAATCATGAACTCGGCTAGTATAACGATGTTCTGTAATGTATTGGTTTATATATTTTTTAATAGTATTGCACCATTCTAAATGTGATGAATGTGAATAACTATTAAATATACCAATGCTAATCAATACTCTAATAAATTGGGCTGTATTAAGAAAATCAAGTATTCTAACTTTAATAGGATTTGTAGTAATAATCTTATTAATTATATTAATAGAAAATGTTTTAGCAATATTAGATTGAACATCAGTATCAAATGTCAAATTTAATATTTTAATAATTATATCATCTGGAAGTGAAGACAAATCAAAACGTTGACTTCTTTCCATCTTTTATATATGTAAAAATATATTTAGTTTTAATTTAAATTTATATAGACATAGTTTTCATTGAAATTAAAACTAAATATAAAAATCTTCAAAAATGTATGAGTCTGGATTTGATATATTGCTTAAAATTATAGGTGCATCAGAAGATCAATTTGTAAAAGTTCCTGTATTTGGAAAAAAAATCGTAGATAATCTTGAAGAAGCTCAAAAATTTATTCTTGATATTAAAAAATTTGCTACTTTCAAAAAAGAAATAGTAACAATTGCAGATGACAATTTAGTTAATATGAAGATAGTTTTACCTGGCTTTTACCATTTGCCATCTTAGTCATTAATTGTATTCTGTCAGTTAAATCGTTGGTTTGTTTCCTTTGGTCACCTTGGAATTATTTTATGAAAAAGTTATTTATAGATTTGTGTCACTATAAATAACTTAATATTTTGAAATGTTTTACTCACAAGATAATCAGGATGCATATTTAGAAAATAATATTTTTAAAGGTTATAAAAATGGATTTTATGTAGATGTAGGTGCTCATGATGGCGTAAGTCTTAATAACACACTATATTTTGAGAAAAATAATAACTGGAGTGGAATTAATATTGAACCGATTAAAAAAGTGTTTGATAATTTAGTAATTAATAGACCAAATAATATTAATTTAAATTGCGCAGTTTGTAATAATGATGGAGAAACCAACTTTTTGTGTAATACAGGTTATACCGAAATGCTTTCAGGAATTAAAGACAATTTTGATATAAGACATTTATACAGAATACAAACTGAAAATATACAAATGGGTTCAACCACTGAAATAATTAAAGTAAATACTAAAAAATTAGAAACTATATTTGATGAAAACAATGTATCCCATATAAATTATTTGTCTATTGATGTTGAAGGCTCAGAATTTGAAGTAATTAAATCAATTAATTTTGATAAAGTATTTATTGATATTATTGGATTTGAAAATAATTATAATGATGTAAGTATTCCTATTATAGAATATTTAAATAATAAAGGGTTTATACTCATTCATAAGTCATCACTTGATATTTTTATGATAAATAAAATGTCTATTTTTTATAAATAATTATATCATAAAAATTGGCGTTTGAAATGAGAAAAGGTGTTAAAAGTTCCGAGGAGGACGAATATTTTTTATTTTCTCCTCTAAGTAAAGATTTATATCATCTGGAAGTGAAGACAAATCAAAACGTTGACTTCTTTCCATCTTTTATATATGTAAAAATATATTTAGTTTTAATTTAAATTTATATAGACATAGTTTTCATTAAATTTAATAGATATACCCATTCTTCCTTTTTCTTTTTAACTATATTATATAGTATTCTATCTCCTGATTCAACTGCATCTTCTTCATCTACAATATCTGGTTTTGTTAATATCATAAAATATACATTTACATTTTGTTGTTCTTTTGGAAGATGCCAGTGTGATTTATATCTAATTGCACGACCGACCAATTGTTCTAAACCAGAATCATTCCATGTTGGGTCTAATACAACTACATTTCTGACTCCTTTAAGATCAAGACCTTCTGTACCAGCACGAGTCAAAATCAAAACATTAAATTTGTCATTATTAAAATTATTTACAATAGATTGTCTATTAATAACAGGAATGTCACCTGAAAAAATATCAAAAGTAACACCATATTTATTTAATGCTTCTATAATAGGATTAATTCCAAAATCATACCAATTAGTAAAAATAATTGATTTTCCTGTTTTAAAAATAGGTATTGAAGCTTCTATTTTACTTGAATAATAATCTTTACCTGTTTTATTTACAGCACGTCTGTATCCGTGATAAAATTTTCTTGGATTTTTAAATTTAAGACCAAACAAATCTTCTCCGTTTACTAAGTCTGAATACCTTTTATAATAAGCATCACTCATTTGAATATCAACACGGTGATCTATACGTGTTGGATAATATTGCGGGTTTTCTTTGCATTCTACAACGTCTACTTTATTTCTTAATAAAGATCTAAAAGTATTAATATTTGATAGATCTATATGTTTTCCTAATATGTGATCTCTTCCTTGTTTGGCTGTACCAACAATAAATTTTCCATAGACTATATTTATAAGAGGAATAAAATCTTTCATAGAATTGACAAATGGAGTTGCTGTAAGAAGAAGGCGTTTATCTGCTTCAAAAGATGCTCTTACTAATTTGATAGATTTTGCACTTTCTGGATTTCTCATATTATGAACTTCATCTATCACAAGAAATTTATCTTTAAAAGAAATTGGATTTCCTGTTTTATATGTATTTAAAAATCCGTCAAAAGAGTAAAAATCATATTTTTTCCTATTTTTTACACCATATGTTTTCATTTCTTTTTTAAAATTTGACACAAGAGACGCTGGACCTACAAAAACGACACCTTTGTCTGGATATTTATCCAAATAACACTGTGTGCATGTAATAGCAGTTAATGTTTTTCCACATCCAGTTCCATGAACTACAATTAAACCATCATTATCTTCCATATATTCTACAACTTTAATTTGCAAATCTTGAAGTGTTAATTTTGATCTTGTGACACAATCAGATACAATGGTGTTAACACGTGTCCATTTTTTAAAATCGTCTGTATCTGGTTGAATGTCACGTATACGTGAACTTAAACTCGGAAGCTCTTTTTTGTATCCAGGTTTATTTTTACATCTGTGAGTAATTGGATCACGGTATTGGTGTGGTTTACAATCTACATATTTTTTACGAGTAGAAGATCCTTTTTTTGGACTTGTTGTAGGGGATCGAGTTCTTTTGTAATCAGGTTTATTTTTACATCTGTGAGTAATTGGATCACGGTATTGGTGTGGTTTACAATCTACATATTTTTTACGAGTAGAAGATCCTTTTTTTGGACTTGTTGTATGGGATCGAGTTCTTTTGTAATCAGGTTTATTTTTACATCTGTGAGTAATTGGATCACGGTATTGGTGTGGTTTACAATCTACATATTTTTTACCTGTATGCGAATTTTTTTTTGAACCTTTTTTGGGACTTGTTGTACGAGATCGAGTTCTTTTGTAATCAGGTTTGTTTTTACATCTGTGAGTAATTGGATCACGGTATTGGTGTGGTTTACAATCTACATATTTTTTACGAGTAGAAGATCCTTTTTTTGGACTTCTTGTAGGGGAACGAGTTCTTTTGTAATCAGGTTTATTTTTACATCTGTGAGTAATCGGATCACGATATTGATGTGGTTTACAATCAACATATTCTTTTTTTGTACCAAAACGTTGTTTAACAATTGGACTACGGCTATTAGCTTTTTTTCTAGCACCTAAAAATTTACCTTCAAGTTCCGTAATTCTTTTACCATCTTTATAGTAATATTTTTGACCATTTTCAGTTGTAATGTAATAAATATTCATTTACTTAATACATAGAAAAAAATATCAATATATTTAAAATTAAAATTTTAAATATTCACATACATAATTGTTGTTTTGTTATTGAACTGAGAGAATTTAAATTACACCAATGTTTTCTTATAACGTGTAAAGAGTTATTAAAAAAATAAGAATCTTTAGTAATAGATATTTCTATCTGTTCTTCTTTTCCTGAAACTTGACCCATTTTATTTATAAGTCAATTCTATAAATAAAAATATCATTTTTATGATTTAAGCATGTATTAAGTTTTTAAATTAAGTTGTAAAAAAGTGTCTTCTATTGTTAAATTGCAATTTTGAATATCTGTATCGGTTCCGTTAATTCCATAGATTTTAGCTTTAACAAGGTGTGGTACTGTTTTATAAACACAAAGTGTGTCAAAATGATCAATTAGAAAATGATCAATAGGTTGTTGAATTCCTAGTTTATCAACAAGTTCAAGAAGTTTTTGTGCTCCTTTTGGGCGTAATACATATCCATACGCACCTGCACCATATAATCGCATATTAGAAGAGAATTTCATTACACCATGATGCACAAATACGTCACCGTAAGATTCCCCGTATTCATCGTCATTAAATCCAAAATACAAAATATCCCATCTCAAATCATGCTTAATATTAGCATAAATATCATTCCATTTTTCCACAAAATTATCATCCAAAATGACATCGTCTTCAAATATAATTGAAATTTTATCTGTAAGAGAAGCTTCTTTCCAAATACGAAGATGGCTTAAAGCAGCACCTAAAATTCCAGCAAAATAATTATGAGTTAGATGTGGCCAACGTTTGCCAACAAATCCTTGTTTAACCTCAAATAATTTACTTGTTTTTTCGTCAATAACAAGTTTTTTTCCATCGGTAGCGTCAAATCTTTTATACTCTTTAAGACCAATTTCTTCTGCATGTTTAATAAACGCATCCCATCTATCTCTTCTACGTTCTAAATTAATAACTTGTATAGAGCAATCATCCAAAAAGTTTGGTTTTAAACAATTTTTTTTTGTTATAATAGATTCAATTACTGGAATCAGTTGCATTTCATTCAATATTTTTAATTTCTCTTTTTTAATAATATCAATCCTTTTTTCCCATTCATTTCCAGCAATTGCGTCATTAATAATTTGCAAACTCTTTTCACAGTTATCAGGGTCAATTAGTATATAAGCTCTTTCATCAATAAACATATTAATGTTTGGACATCCATAGTAAAAGCATAAACACTCTCCTAAAATAGCATCAACAATTTTTTCTGTAAAATAATTATTAACAGATGCGTTTTCACATGCAATAGTATATTTATACGGGAAAATACCATTATCTTTTTCGTAAGGAGGAAGTTCTCCTATATAATTTTTAAAACCAAATTTATTACTTCTTCCATAAAGATCAAATTGTAAACCATATGCTTCAAAACGAGTTAACAAATCAATACGTTTGATATGACCAGGTAAGCGGTATTCGCTTGAAGTAACAGTTGATAAGCATTTTGTTTTTTCAATTTGCATTGATAATAATTCTGTATAACTTTTGCTCAAATGCCATTCAAGACTGTTTCTTTGAGAATAATAATAAAAAAAATTGTCTGTTTGTGGAAATATCCATTCATTCGGAAAATATGTTTTCCTATTTTCTATTTCTTCCATAGAAAGTAATATTGATTTTTCAGGTTCCCAATATTCATCAGGTCTAGGAAAATTAATAATACAATACCAATCTGCTTTTTCTTTTTCTGTAAAAAATATATTATTCCAACTCTGATTTGGTTGACAAAATCTTTTACATATTTGAGTCCAAGATTTGTGATCAGTCCAATTAGTCATTAATTTAACACTTATTTTATTAGAAGTATCTTCGTATCCAAACAATTGTAACCATTCTTTAGCTCTTAATTTCCACGATTGATTTCTTGCCCATTCAATTCCTTTAGAACGAAAATTTTCTTTTAACGTCTCATTATTTGCAATTTCTACAATTTTGGTTTCAGCTTCTTCAAAATAATTAGCTGAATGAATAGAATTTTTTAACAATATTCCTCTGTCTCCTACAGTATCTTTTAAAGCTGCTAAATTTGACGTAATGCAAATACATCCAGCTGCCATAGATTCTAAAGCACTAATACAATATGTTTCAGCCCAATTAGTTGGATAATACCAAAAATCTGCTTTCATTTGATGTTCAACTAATTCATTGTTGTCACACCTCCCCATAAATTTTATGTATGGTATTGTTTTAATTAATTGAAGAAAATCTTTGTATTCTCCTTGAAAATCATCTTCACCCCGATATATCCATAATTCTGCATCAGGCAATTTTTCTTTAATTTTTGAAAAATTATCAACAAGTTGTTTTAAACCACGATTTGGATTAGAAGTATAAATAAACCGGTTTTTTACTCTTTCTACTTGTTTATTATAACGAGTAGTATCAATTGCATTACCAATTATATATATTTTAGATTCATCTAAATTATAATGCTGTATTACAAATTGTCTGTGCCAATCGGTTAAGACTACTATACCATCAATTTTATGTATAATATTTTGTAACAAGAATTTTCCTTCTTGTGGCATATATATTCCGTTCCAAGCAGGATGTGCGATTGTATCGTGAAGCCAAATATAAGTTTTAAGAGCTTTATTATCAAATTCCAAAAAATGAAAAATATATCTGCTGACAATCATAATGTCTATTATATTTTCTGACATAAATTTATTTAAATAATTTGAATTAAAATAAGACACATTGTTAACACAAGTATCATTTAAACTTGATCCAAATACATAAACATTATGAGTTTTAGAAAACTCTTCTGCTAAATTTTTTAAGGCAAATTCGGCACCATATACTCCGTTTAAATTTTTATTGAAATCAGGAGTATAACCTATACTAAAACAAATAATTGGTACAGGTTTCATATTTATGTGTAAAAAGTTTTTTTTTAAATATGAAACTAAAATATATTTTACTTATGCAAATGACAAGTGTGTTGATGAAAAATCAGAAACATATAAAAAAATTGTTGGACGAATATAATATCCGGAAAAATTAAATGTAAATTTTGACTTAATTTAGATTATCACGATTACATTTTGAAATCTAATGATAAAAATATTTCTCTATCACATGTACTAGTTAATAGTATAACTTAGATTTAGTCCTGCTAACAAATTAATAATAAAATATTAACTAAAAAAAAGATTGTGGTGAAAGATTTGTAACTGTAAAGAATATAGATTTTGTTAATGGCATTTTAAACTCGTTAATTACACCTGAAATTAAAGTTCAATATAAAAATTAGTATATAATTCGTGTATAAGTGGTGTATTATGTCCCATTTCTAATACAAAATTTTATGTTGATTTTTTGCAAGTATTGTGAAAATAAATTAGAATTTAAAAAATTATTAAAAACTAAGATGTGTTATAATTAAAAGCCGATTGATGATTTTTCTAGATTAGGTATTAAAAATATTATTGTCTAATGAAAAAATACGATGTATAATATTTCAAATTTTAGAAATAATTGTGAATTTATATCACATAATTGGGAAAAATATGGCATATAAAATTGTTTGACGCCGATATATTTTATATAACAGATTTGTTATTGACAAACTTTTTGAAATGGTGTTGTGTAAAATAAAAATATAATTATATTGATTTGTAATCACAAGTCTGTATCTCAAAAATATGATTAATTTAAAATAAATGTCTTGAAAACGGAAAATGTTTAACACAATGTCGGTGTAAATGTGATAAAATATGTATCTGTTGACATAATGGTTATTGTTCTTCTAAATGCTGTATTCCATCTAATTGTAGAAAGTATGAGGCAACCTAAATGGGTAAGCGAAATTCATAATGGAATGTGTATGAATTGTGCTTCACAAATGGGACCTATATTTGAATGTCCTGTTTATTTAGAAAATAAAAATATAATTATATTGAATTGTAATCACAAAATATGCAATGAATGTTGTTATAATTACAGAAAAGGTAATGATGACTATAATTATAAGTCTGTATGTCCATTATGTATCAATTGTGAGTATAAATAAGCAGAGAATATAATATTTTATTTAAATTTGTTTGTATGTTTAGCAATAGTATTTTCTTGCTCAGTGTCAAAAAAAAACTGTCCATCAGTAAATTCAATGTCATTATAGTACATTATAAATGATATGCCACAGTCTTCCATTATATATGGATAACTCTGAGTAAATATATCATAACTAAGAACATCAAAGTTTATTTTTTCCATATGATTAATAACAATATCACAAGCTTTATTTGATAAATAAAAAATAACACCAGCTGCACCAAATAGATCAGGACGAGTTACGTATTTAAAAAGAGATGACATATTCATATTTGTCATACCGTGTTGACTATTTAAAAAATCTTCTTGATGATTAATATAGTAATCTATCATAAATGTGTCAGTTCTTATATTTTTTAAAGTATTTTTATCAATACATTTATAATTTCTAAAAAAATATGATTGACCCCAGTAATCAAATTTTTCATATTTAGTAAACATAGTTAAATTATTTTCATTAAAAATTAAGTCATCACCACATCTTAAAATACCTTCTTTAATATTAAAGAGACATTTTACTGATTTAATAGCTAATGCTAACTTTTTTAGTAGGTGTAAGTATGAGTCTTCACATTTTATATACAACATATTACCATCTAAAATATAATTTTCTTTTAAAAATAAATCACCAATTACGTATATTACTTCCCAATTATTATAATTTGTTTTACTTAAAGAAAATTCTTTTAGTCTTGTATTTTTATGTTTTTGACAAGATAATATTAATATAATACCATCAACATCTTTTTTAGAAATACATACATCTAGTATATTTTCTGTTGAAATCATTTTGTTTTATAACTTATATATCTCTTTAGATTTATTAGTTATTTTATCTATGAAATCGGCGTTCTAGTTCTATATTTAATGCACGCATAAGTTCATCTATTGCATCACGTTGTTCTTGAGTTAGTGGTGCTTCCCATTGAGTTTGTCCGGATAGCTCATTATAATAATATGTGTCACCATTACGACGACTATTACGTCTTGACCAATTTGGTTCAAGACCAAATGAACGTGATATACTATTGTATGGCGATGGATTGTATAGATTTGTTGGATCGAGTAAAATACTATCATCATTTCTAGGTGTAATTGGATCTTCATATTCGTTAGCTATTGCGGTTGAATAAAATTGTGAACGTTGAGGTGAACGTTGAGGTGAACTATAGCTTGAATACATGTTTTAAATTTATTATACGTAAAGATAATAAATCATAAATAATAAATTTGCAAAATATAGGTAATGTATTTGTTCTTGATTGTTTGGCTTAATTTACATTTTTTTATCAATATATACTAATATTTTAAATGCTTGTAATTGACATAATACATCAGCCAAATCATCTCTTTTTCTAGCAGATGTTAAATTAGAAATAGTATCAAAATCTTTTCTTTCTTTTAGTATAGACATAGCTTTTTCGACACTCCATTTTTTTCTAGCAGGTTTGTCAATACTAGTGTATTTTACATTTCCTTTTTTCATTATTGTTTGAATCTTTTTTGCTCCTAAAATTTGTGTTTTATGATAAGCTGGGAATTCTATAATTTCTTTAAATCTTCCATATTTAAAAGAAAAATAAGACCAACAATGCTGTCCTAATTTTAAAGCCATAGTGTTATGTCTTTTCCCAAAAGACATTTGTTTTTCAATAACAAATGCATCGCATTGATCCCAATATCCGACATATTCATCTAATAAGTCTGTCATATTATGATATGTTTCTGGATCTAGATAAGAACCTTTTTTACATCCTTCTGTAAGATCGCTGTTTTGAAAAAGAATACTTTTACCATTCATACAAACATCATTTACAATTTTAGAAAAACCAGGTGTTGTTGTTCCATCATCATTGTATCTTTTAATATTTGGAATATAAGGCAATTTTATTAATTCTGATTTATCAAATTCCTCAATGTAAAAAGCAAAATTTTTTTTACCTATATCAAAACTTGCAACCCATACAATACTATTATCATTCATTATTTAATAAAGACTAAATGTGTTTTAGATTAAAACTACGCTTCTGTTTCTGTTTCTTTAAGTATATATCCATTTAATCTGGCATTAATGAGCTGTAGTAAAGTATCCATATCACAACAAAATTTAGTATCTTCTATGTATGTAAATTTAAGATTTATAAGTCCATTTGTTGCAAGTTGAAGGTCTGAGAGTAAATGACCAAATAATACATGTTCAGTATTTTTTTCAGATCTTTCATAAGTTATTAACAGCTCAAAAGCTCTTGAGATTGTTTCTTGACAAAAATTTAAAACATTACCTCGATTATCTTGGTAAATAAAAGTTCTTACTATTGAAGTGCTAAGACCATTAGGTTGAGTGTACATATGTCTTGTATTAACTTTTTCACCTTTTTTAATCTTTCCAATAAATTTTAATTTGCTTATAATTTCTTGATTGCTTTCCATTTTATTAACACTATTTCCGATATCTTTAAACGCTTTGAACGCAACATTTGCTAAATGCAAATACATAAACTTTATTAAATTATGTATATTAAATTTAAATTAATCTACACATATATTTTATAATTATCTTTTGAAAATAATATTAAGAGTCTTCTAATTTAAGCAAACTTGTAAAACAAGGAGGAGATGTAATGAAATCAAGAAGGAGCTGTAATTATATCTTATATAATATGTGGTTTGTTTGTCTTCATAGGATTATCACTTAATTTATATTATTAACTCTTTTTATAAGTTAAGTTCATAGAAAATAACTTTTTTTGGATTCATAAAATATTTACATTATATTAAATACAAAACAATGAATACAAAATGTAATACCAATATTGTTTTTCAAGAAAAAGAGTATAACATAGAAAGTGCAGTGTCTTTTTATCAAAATTTGGTTAGATGTGACAGAATTGTTACTATGATTGGAGAGTTACATAATAAACCTTTTAAATGTAATTCACCACCTCAATCAACTATAACTATATCTGAATATTGCACAAAAGCAGTTAAACGTAATCCCAGATGTCGTGTAATTTTAGAATATTACAAAGATACCGGAGATGGAAATGGAGAAACAAAAAGTGATAATCCTATGAAAATGAATTCACATAGTATTAAAGAAACCTTTGAGTCTATACAAAAAATAGGAAAAGAACATCAAATAATTCCGTTAGATTACAGACCTACTTTTTTAACTCGTGCTGGTCAAGATGACTTATATGGAACTAGGTGGTGGAATGAAAAAGAAAAAAGTAAGAATATTCACAAGCAAATTCGAAAAGCTTTTGTTGACCCATTTACAAAAGCGGCAGATAAATTTGGGCTAAAACATCCAAATCAATACTCTCCAAAAGTTAAAAATTTTATGGATTCTTATTTTGAAAATATGCTTAATGATTTTGAAAAAATAAATCAGTGTCTTCTTACTCAAGAAAAAAATATAGATTCTATTCGTCAACAACTTTTTGATGCTTGGAAACTCGTTGCTGATTATTTTATTATTAAAAAAATTTTAAAAGACGAACCTGAAATTGATGAATATATATTAATATTAGGACAAGCACATTTATTAAACATACAAAGTGTGTTTAATGATAAACATTTTTCTTCTTTAATAACAGAACTTGTAAATCCTCAAAAAGGAAGAAAAGGAAAATGCATTCAGATAAAATTATTCAAAACAATTAGGTTTAATTCTGATGTTTAATTCCGAGAATTAATCCTTTATTTATTAGAAATCGCTTAAATGTTTGATTTATTATTAAAATATTATCAATCGAATTTTGAGATTTTAATCTATAATATAAATTAAGAAAAACAATACTTAAATCTATCATATCGTTTCGATTACGCAGGAGTTTTTTATTTTGACTTGAAATATTTAATATAAGAGTATATATATACAAACTTATTTTTTTTGTAAATGGGTTGGATCCTAATTTTTTACTAATTTCAGTAATAAAAATATTAAGCAAATCATTGGTAGAATAAATATCCTTAGTTTCTGTAAGAAAATATTCATCCATATCTTTTTGATATCCCGATACCATCATAATAGACATACCTGTATATTTGTTTAAAAAATGTACAATTTTTGCAATTTGTTCAAAACACATAACATTTGAGTTAATTTCATCTACAAAAATAATATTCTCCAACCCTTTCATAAGAACACCTACGGATTTTATATCAGTTTGCTCAATCATATCTTTCGGAGAAGTAATTATTACGTCTCCCCCTAATAAGACTCCAATGTTTTGAAAAACATATGCATATCTTTTTGCAAGTTCGATTTTTTGAGTACCTGAAAAAACTATATTCACAAATGTATTTATAAACGGTTGGGGTCCTTTACTCAAAATAAAAATTTGAGTACACAGTTGTTGTCTAATACTTTTTAGATTTATTGAAACAATACCCATTTTTTCATCTGTAATAGCTCTTGTTAATTTTTTTCTAATAAGTATTATTTTATTTTCCGAATCATTAAATTCGTCATATGTTTCTCTCGCAAGTTTACTCAATGTTTTTGCTTTTGTAATAAACGCAGTATTAATAATTGGGGATGCAGATATACTATGACTTTGCATAGTTTTATATTTTTTTTCCTTTTCCTTGTAAAGTTTTTTAAGAGAATTTCCAATCTGTATACAAAAATCATCCGTATTAACTAATTTTAAAAGATCTTCCGGACCAAAATCATTGTCTGTTTCTGTGTTATTATCATCTGTCAAATTAATTTTAATATCAGAATCAATGTTTGAATCTACAAAATTAAAAATTAATTCAGTTTTACTATCTGATGCTGGGGTAGGTGTAAGTGTATCAAATTTTTTTTTTGGAGGAGAACCCGGTGGAGTACCTGGTTCATATTCGTACATATTTAAAATAGTTTCAATATTATCTTTTTCAAACGCTTGTTTTATCGCATTTTGATAAATATTACCATCACCGCCCCATTTTTCCCAAAGTATGTCACAAAGTTCTAAAGAATTTTTGGAACTAAAACGATTTAAATTATGAATTTTTTGAACGTAAGGTGACCGGTTGTTATGTTCTAAAGCTAAATCTTTTAACGTTTTCATCTTTTTCAAATTATATAAATCTTGCTTTGATTTAAAATCAAGACCGTTAAAATGATATAGTAAAGACATTTAGTTTATATAAATATTTGTATTTTTTATATAATAAATATGAGCGTATTATAATACAAATACCATATTTATTATATTATATATTTCAAAGTAGTTTATACATTTATAAACATTATAAAAATGAGTTGTTTATTTAATAGCTTGAGCTATTTTATCAATGATGATAGCTTCAAAATAAGACAAACAATATGTGATTATTTAGAGCAAAATAAGCAAATTATAGATGGAGTTGAAACAAAAGAAATTTTAATATATGAGAATACTAATTACGTTCAACATATGAGAAATATATGCACATGGGGAGGTGCGGTTGAAATACAATGTGCGTGTAATATCTGGAATTTAAGAATATTTGTATTAAATAATAGAGATCCTGGAAATAGATTAATTGAATTTATACCATTATCTGGACAATATGAAAAAACTATATATTTAGATTGGACTGGTGGTCATTATGAACCTAATACACAAATTTGTAAATCATAAAGTTGTCTTGATTATATCCAAATAATAATTTGCAACTACAATTTTACAAATCAAATTCATTTTTTAATAAAAAGCTTAATCGTATCATCATATTTTCAATCATATGTAATACTTTTTCTTTTGCATTTTGACGTCCATATTGAGAATATCTAGAATATGCAAGAAATTTTTTAATTTCAAAATGCAAAGTAGGAAAAGGATGATCGTTACTATCTATAACACACATAATCATAGATTGCAATGGTTTTGAATCGTTTGCGTATTGTCGTAACCATCTAATAATATCGCTATTGGTTGTAGTAATTGTGCTACAAACATAATCTTGATCTATCAACATACATTCATTTAGACATATTTCATTCATAAAATAAGTAGCTTCTTCCTTTTGATATGAAAGCCAGTCTAAAGAATTTTGTATATTCTCTGCTCTTTGTTTTGAAGTGAGATAATCAACTTTTGAAAATGAAGTATAAATAAGATTTTTTGTACACATTCTTATTTATTGAAAAAATAATTTTTTTTAAAATAAGAATTGTGTGTGTATATAGAATAATTTATAAAATTTTACACAAAATTACAAGTCTTATCAATAAGAAACGACACCTTGTGGGTGTCGTTTGTGTCGAGTAAAACCTGCAAAAATCAAAAAAAGTGTCAAAATTACTTAACTATATCAATTTGAATATGCGTATTTCCACTTTTCATCGCAATTTCGAGAGCTTGACAAGCTAGTTCTTTCGGAACTCTAATCACTAACATTTGATTTGTTGATGCATCAATAAATGTCTTACTTGAAGGTGGTTCAATCTTGTTTGAGCTGTGTGTAACTAGTTCTTTAGAGCTATCCGTATTTGAGCAGTGTGTTACTATTTCTTTAGAGCTATCCGTATTTGAGCAGTGTGTTACTATTTCTTTAGAGCTATCCGTATTTGATAGAGACACTTTATTTGTACACTTATACCTATCAAGTCCAGTGCGACGCATAAAAGTATTGGTGTTTTCGTGTGGATGCTTGTGTAAACAAACTTTTTCGCCGTTGTTGATCAACTCACCGTTTGACATTCTAACAAAACGACACTTTTGTTCAAACAAACAATCGGAAATCCTGAGATCGTCAAGAGAGTGAGCAAATCGACAATTATCCCCATTTTGGCATTTTTCATTTTTGTCGACACTGATACACATTCGAGACTTGACCAAAGATACTGCAAGTTTTTCTGCGTTTGCACTATGACTTGACATATCTTTTTGCTTGTAATAAGGATATTTTTCACGAAGCTCGTCTTCATAGCTTCTGTGACCCAAGATAATCTTGGTTTGTGTCTTTTTTCCTGAAGAACGATGAATAACTTCAGTCTTGAAGTCTGATTCAAGATCAGACTTATACGGGTGTTTTGAACAGAGTTTCTTTTCTTTTCCAAGAGATGGAAAAGCGTTTTCGTAAGATGATTTGGAAGAGACAGTTGTCTCATCCTTAAAGAGAGCAGCGAATTGATTACCAGTTGTCATTTCAATATTCTGATTCTTTTCCAGAAAGTTGAGATAAAAAATCAATTTTAAATTGGATGTAAGATATGAGTGATTTATTTTATCTCGCTAAAAGTATTGATCTAACTTATTATGTTAAAAATATGTGTCAACTGATGAAAGTAGAAAGATAGAAATATTATTTATTGGGCAAATTTACTACAAAATTGTTATTTAATATAAATTAAATACACTAACATTATATTTTGATCATATTAATTTATAGTAAAAGTTTATTATTTTCAAATTGTAGGAACTAGAAACGATTTATCTTAATAAATGACTAAATTTTAAAATACCTGGGTATGAAGGTTTATTATCTATGTAAGGAACTGGAGGCCATGAATTAAAAAATGGTTGGGGTATTGTTTTCATATTTATGCAATGCATATAAGAATTAGGATCTTTATGATCTCTTTTCTTCAATCCAGTCTCAGCTATTTGTTTAAAATCGAGTTTATTTTCGAGGAACAATCGATATGTATCTGCATGTTCACTACCTGTATAAATGATAATGTTTGTTGCTTTTGCAGGCTGGTCAGTTGCACCAACATAACCTTTCTCTTCCATTTGTGTGAGATCAAAATTTTTGAACAATCTGCACAGAAGATAGACATCTGCAACTAAACTATTGACACTAATCAAGGAATTATTAATACTATTAAAAGACTTTTCAAATTCTTGACTTGTTGGTCTATCTTCACCTTCACTTATAAACTTTAAAACAGTTTCAGTATTTTCTCTCCATAATAACTTATTTTCATCCATAAATTTTTTATTTTCATCCGCAATAAATTCTTCAATTGCAATTCTGACGCTATTATTGTGATCAAACCGTCCAATTTCTTTTTCTACATATGTATTTTCTTTAGTCTGAGATATTAAAAATTGTAAGATAATATTATCATCAGAGTCACCAAGGTGTTCAAGCATTTTGATAAAATCTAAATTTTCTTTTAAAAGTTTTTTGACTAGATTAGCAAAGGAATATTCATCTTTATTTGTATCAATTATTTTTCTAATATTCTGAATTTCAACTTTGAAATAATTTATAATATTACTTCCTTTAACAGAACTATCTTTATCATTATATCTTGAGTCAAAATAGTGAATTCTTGCTAGCCTACATTTTTTATCTGATCTTGTTATATAATTAATACACTCTTTAAAATTATCAAAAAGTTTAGAGAGAGCAAAATTTTTCTTATCACCAGCATAAGGATCAAAATCGTCATGATACCCTTTTGATTTTATTTCGGTTGCTGGAAATTCAAATAAAAAATCTATAAAACAATCGGTAGTACGACTTAGTTCCTTAAGAAAATATTGAATTGACATTATTTTAGATCCAGGAACATCATCCATTTTTATATTTTTCTTTCCAAACTTGAAACAATCTATCTTATCCGAATGATGCTCACCAAATATATATATTATCTTTTCGTGTTTTTCACTCCAGTGAACAGTAAGATTCATTGGACTACCTATGTATTCGGGTTGAGGTTTTTGAACATCCGAAGAAAAATGATTGTATATAAGATTCATTAAGACATTTTTACCTTTTCCACTATTTTTATGTTCAGTAGATATTTTCATAAACTCTTTTCCTATTTCTTTATTTTTATTAAGAATATTTGTATTATAAGTATTAGTAAGTTGAGTACAAATTTTTTCCATTTATTATATTATAATTTATATTATAATTTATTTAGAAAAGTATCAAGTTGATTATTATAAATTTTAGTATTTTTATTTCAGAAAAATAATATAATGTTTTGAAAAAAATTGAATTATAAACAAAAGTATTAAAATAAATTTTAATCAAATGAATTTTTATCAAATGGAAGCATTTATCTTAGATTATGCTAAAAATAACAAAGATAATGTGTTAAATAACTGTATAGACAAAGAAACAATATTAACACTTACAAAACAAAAAGATCCAGATTCACAATATTTGCTTGGTTTAATATATGATCACGGCGTTGGTGTTGAAAAAGATGAAAATATGGCATATCAATTGTACTTGGAAGCCACAAAAAAAGGTCATTCAGCTGCCCAACGAATTATGGGTATTAAGCGTATTGAAAAAGAACAAATTGGAGCAACAAATATGTTGAATAATAATGAAGAAATACCTAGATATAATATGTTTTCGGTAAAAAAACTAAAAACTAATTAATAGTTAAAAAGGTTAGAATATTTCAAAACAACACTAAAACTGTTTTGTTTTATCTTTCATTTTGTCGTTGACATAAACACAAGTTATGTTAATTACTTCAAATAAAGCTGATAGTTGTTTTGTCTTTTTGAAAATAACTCTGTATTGAATATTTATTAGTATTTGTATACTAAATCAATACAGAACTTGTTAAAGACAATTAGTATATTTATTATAAAATAAATTAAAGACAAGTATTTTTTTATAAAATGGAAAATAATACTATATATGTTAACTCTTGATTATTGGTGGTATATTATAAACAATAAATTTAATACATACGTTAACAATTCTTTAGAAACTGTATAAATTTGTACTGCAACAGAGTTGTCCTAAATCAACTTTTTGACTAAAAAGTCAAAGATTAGTGTTGGGAGCCTGAGTAAGAAACGACACCTTGTGGGTGTCGTTCTCGTAAAGTCTTCTTGTGTCGATTACCTGTAGATATCAAAAGTTCGTCTTGCTACCTATCAACTCACCACTACTCTTATACTTACAAGTCACAAGTATTTCTACTCTACTACAGCTGAGTCACTCCACTCCTTTTGTTCGTCTTTTGTTAGCTCTTTCCAGAGACGAGCCAACTCACGAGTGATATCCTGTCCCTTCATCTTTGGGTTTTCACTCTTGACTCCATCTCTGTTGTAGCTACAGAAGTACGAATATCCAGTCTTTTTCTTAGGAGACGTCTTGACTTCTTCAGTCTTCTTGCCCTTGTCGTTAGTCGACTCGTCTTCTGAGTCTGCCGGCTTTTCTAAGCGTTGTTTCTTGTCGGTCTTGCTCTTCTTGGGTCTTGTCTTATCATCGGAAACGTTCTCTTTTTCATCTTGGTAACGAACCTTGTCGTCTTCTGCCATCTTTGTGTACTCGGCTAGCTCGTCCGATCTTTGTTCGTCTTCCTTCAGATCCTTCCATCTCTTGCCGAGCTCGGTCATAATCAACGACTTACCCTCTTCACCGAGCTCTTCCTTGACTTGAGCACGCATTGCACTGCAAAAGTAGATGTAGGCCGACTTGCGTCCTTTGGGAGAGTTAGTGTCCTTGTCGCTCGTCTTTCTACCTTTCTTGGCAGGAGTTGTCTTGGCGAGCTCTTCGTCGCTCGGTGGCTGGTAATCCTTCTTCTCTTCATCGTACCTAGACTTGTCTTCTGCTGCCTCGGTCTCAAAGGCAAGAAGAGCTGCTTTGTCTGCTTTCTTGGTGCTTGTCTTGAGCTCGTTCCACATCTTTCCGAGCTCGGATGTCACCTCTGTCGCTTTGGCACCTTCACCGAGTCTCTCCTTGGCCTTTTCTCTGTTCTTTGAACAGAAGAAGATGTAGGCCGACCTTCCCCTCTTAGGGGCGTTCGGGTCCTTCAACTTCTTGTCGCTACTACGCTTGCAAGCCTTTTTCACTAAGGCCGAGAAAGCGTCGGCGTTGTCTTGATCGTTCCACTTGTCTACAAGTTCTTCCGACCCGTTGTCAGAGAGGAACTTGGCGACGAACTTGGCGATAGCACACTGAGTAAACGAGTCCATTTTGTTTCTGTCTTTTCTCTACAGAGTTGTCCTAAAAAATCAAGTTTTTTTTGCCTAAAAAAGCCAAAGCTAAAGGTTGGTGTTGGGTGCCTGAGTAAGAAACGACACCTTGTGGGTGTCGTTCTCGTAAAGTCTTCTTGTGTCGATTACCTGCACAGATCAAAAGTTAGTCTTGCTACCTGTCAAGTCGCTACTACTCTTATACTTACAAATCACAACTCTTTCTACTCTTTTCTGTTCGTCTTTTTGTTATCTCTTTCCACAGACGAGCTAACTCATAAGTGCTATCCTGTCCCTTCATATTTGGATTTCACTCTTGACGCCATCTCTGTTGTAGATACAGAAGTATGAGTAGTCAGTCTTTTTCTTCGGAAAAGTCTTAGCTTTATCGGTCTTTTTGTCGTCGTCGTTAGTCGACTCGTCACTTTTCTAAGAGTTGTTTCTTTCTCTTTGAACCTTGACATGTGCACAAATAAATTAGTTATATTATTGTTACTTTTGTTTTAAAATTAATTTTAAAACAAAATGCGGGTGTATATAAATATATTTATTATCATAAAATTTGTATAAATATTTTATTTTATTATATTATAAATAATGGATTTATCTTTAGAAAAATATTCTCAGAGTTTAGAAAATTGGAAAGATGATTCTGAATCCGAATCAGATTACGAATCAGATCCGGACGAAATATCTTTAAACGATCTTTGCAAAGAATTAAAATCAACTTATGACGTTAGTTTAATTGATAAGATGCCATTACGATTAATAAGGTCATTCATAATGAAAGCATCAGAATGCACTAAAGGAAGACCTGTTTTAGCCAAACTTATTGATAATTATTACAATAAACACCTTGCACGTCCATCAAAACGAAAACCAACGCCTATGTTTATTTCAGGACCAAAAAATCTTACAGTGCATTGGCATCCTGGTTTTAAAAAGTTGATATATATTTTTGGAGAATTTCATGTAGAAACAACAAATTGTTTGTCTAAGTTTCCAGAAACTGCTTATCTGTCTCATCCTGATATTATGAGTATAGAAGATTTTATGATACAATTATTTGAAAATTCAGACGTTTTTATTGATTTTTTTTCTGAATTTCCAGCAATTAAAAACAAAGGGAAAAAATATTCTACTAAATTAAGTCGTGATGTACCTTTTATAAATAAAAGAGTTACTTTATACAAACTGTTTAAAAAATTTAAAAAATGCATAACTCCATTAACACGTCAACAAAACAAGTGTAAATTAGGTCGTGTTCATTTTTTTGATGTCAGAACTTATGGAAAAGTACATGTTGATGATTTATCTTCTTTTGCGTTTAGACTCTACTATGTCCAAAAAGATGGAAATGAAGTTCATAAAGTTCTTACACAAAATGAAAATATGAAGATAATAAAAATTTTTTACCAATGTTGTGTTAGCAAGGAAAGACTTAAAGAGTGTTTTAATGCTTATGTATTAGGAAACCCATATAATGTCAAAGAATTAAATAGACTTGAATCTAACTTACAAAATAAACTTGTAGACTTTATTAAATATGAAATAAGTGAATCTACTGAAAATTTTTATACAAGTTTTAAAGATATTATTCCTATAATAGCAAATTATTCGAATTCTACTACATTAATAGCACCTGATGACGTTGTAGATTCTTTTATTACTATTAGGAATTATCTTGTTGATATAGCTTCTATTATACCAGATGTATATAATTTATCGCGTATATTTAAAAAATTTAATTTAGAAAAACCAGGATTTAAGAAAGCAAAAAAAAGAGATCAACCAGAAGAGGCACACAATATAATTATATATGCAGGTGATTCACACTCTCAAAGATGTAGAAGATTTTTAGATTTACTTACCTTTACTGAGGTTGGAAGAACAGGTAAATCAGAAAATGGAAAAAATGAAGATTCATGTATAAATATGGAATATATACATCAACCATTTTTTTCAAATGATTCTAAGAAAGTAATTTTTAATCCAAACCCACCTTATAATTATCATCATAAATATTTTGGTTCGGATCTACATTGGGATCCTATGCATATTGAGTAATCATTTTTAAACAAATATGTTTAAAAAAATTAATTATACTTGGTCCACAATTTTTGTGCAGATTTTAAAACTATTTGCAAAACTCCATATGGTATGCTACTGATTCCTTTTACTAATTCTGTGTCAGTCTTTTTTTTACTAAATTTTTGTTTCTTATTAAAAATAATAATTCTATCACTAAAATCGATTTCGAGTGTAGTTTTTTTCACATTTTCCATTGTTAAAGAATAAAAATTAATATATCTATTTGCACTTGTTAAAAGATTACTCCATTCACATGTGATAATTGCATCATCTGGTAATAAATAATATTTTTCTTTCAATATCTTGAACATATTGTCGAATTTTTTTTCGAAATGTGCTATGTAAAATGAATTAGTTAATGATTTAGCCATTATTTGTTTTGTTTTACTAAAATTTGTTTATTTAATCCAATTTTTTTATCAATTTACTACTGTTGAAGCATCGCTCAAAATAGAATCACAAGATTCTGAGCGATTAAATGAGTGAAAGTTGTTTATCATTTCAATTTCAAAGTTTATTTCATCAAATAACATAGATGAAGTATTTTGAATTTCTCCGTTTGATACATTTGTATAAATAAAATCGTTAATTTGATAAGTAGTCATTCGAGTTATAATGTTTCTAATAAATTATTCTAGAAATTCAATTTTGTTTTATGTCAGTTAAAAACAACACTTTTTTGGTGTTGTTTTTGTAAAGTACTCAATTTATTACTTATAATAATTTAGATAAGTTTTATCGTAATATTCATTTTACCAGAGTTTATCATTATCTCTAATGCTTGTAAAGCCATTTCTTCAGCAACTACAATAACTACTTCTTCAAACGAATTAGTTTTTGAATCCAATGCTAAATCAGGTTTATCTTGACAAACCATCAAAGTTTTAGAATTTGTTTCTGAAAACATATTTCTCTTGAAAGTGCGAGAACAAAAATTATCTTTGGTTTCTTCTGGGTGTTTATGTTTGCAAAATTTTCCTTGAATAGACGTGTATACACCGTTACTTTTGTTTACATATTTACAATTACTACCAAAAGGACAATCAAAAACTACTAATTCTGACTTGCTATGTGCAAAGCGACAATTTTCTTTATACTGACACTCTTCTCCAGTAAAAACAGAGTTGCACATTTGTGTGAGATTCTTTTTGTTTTGTGATTTTTCACTTGTTTTCTTTTTGACTTCTTGCCAGTTTTCTTCCAAATTTAGAACTTCTGGTAAAATATCAACTTCAACCTCAGTTGGTACTTCAACCTCAGTTTGCATTTCAACCTCGGTTGGTTCTTCATTCTCAGTTTGTACTTCAACTTCAGTTGGTTCTTCATTCTCAGTTTGTACTTCAACCTCAGTTGGTGTTTTAATTTCTTCTGGTACTTCAATATTTTTATATTTGCAAACAATTTTTGTTGTGTGAGTTGTTTTTTTAGCATTTGATGCCATTTTCAAGGCAAGTTTTTGCTGTGCTTTCATTTTTTTCATAAAAATTTTGTTCTTTTCTATTTCTTTCCGTGCTCTTACAGATGAGGACTCCTTTGGTAAACTCCTCATAAACTCGTGATGTTGAGTTATCTTATTTTTTTCATTTTCGTCGGAATCTTTCATTCTCTCGATGAAACTTGTTTGCATTTTTGACATTGTTTTTGTTGTTTCTGTTTCTGCATTTTCTCTTTGAATACGTACTTGTTCGGCAAAGTATTTTTGCATATCATTTACAGTCAAGTACTTTTGCTCACAGAGTTTGTCTTTTCCATTCCAGTTGCAATTAGAACAGTCGCAGTGTTTTGGTGCTAACTGAACTGGTGCTGGTGCCCCCAATTGACGTTTTGGGAGAAAAAAATCTTCGTTTCCCAAATAATCCAAAGGTTCATAAAACGTGTCGTCGTCCGAAATATTCCAATCAGAATAGAATGATGTCATTGTCTATATTATTTTACAATAGTTGTTCTAAAAAATCAATTTTAAAAATATTGCAACAAAAATAGAGTAAACGGAGATAATTATTACTCAATTGTGATATAATATTATAAGAAGTCCGTTTGATCCCTCAAACATATTGTTTCTGATTCTACAACTTCTTAAATCCCAAGGAAGAGCTTGATTGAAAGACACAGCACCTTCAAACATTTCAAACATATCCATTACTCTGCTTGTATTCCATCTTCCAATATACTGATTAAAAGTGTTAGCACGAGAAAACATTCGACTCATAAGTCGAACGTTGCTAGTGTCCCACCCTCCAATATCTTGGTTAAAAGACACAGCAAGTCTAAACATCGCAGACATAGTTGTTACTCTGCTAGTGTCCCACCCTCCAATATCTTGGTTAAAAGCTGTTGCACCTGCAAACATTGCAGACATATCTTGGACTCTGCTCGTATCCCATCCTCGAATATCTTGGTTAAAATTTATTGCATTATTAAACATACAATTCATATCTGTTACTTTAGAAACGTCCCAATTTGAGATATCGGAATTAAATCTGCTGTTAAAAGCAAACATATAATTCATTTTTTTTACTCTACAAGTGTTCCAATTTGTAAGACCTGTAAAAATTATTCCAGTATCATTATTAAACATAGCTTCCATATCAATTATTTTAGAAACGTCCCAATATGTAAGGTCTAACACATTTATATTTGTTATAGAATCAAATAATCTTCGCATATTTGTTACACCTCTTACATCCCAATACTTAATTGGAGGACCTGCTCCTCTTATTGTTCCTCGATATAAATATTTCTTCACATCATTTGTAAATTGAATTTGATGGACGACTGGTTGGTGTCCTAAAAGAAAATCACGTTCGTAAGGATCTGTTGTTCGATTTGCTAGCCTTTCTAATAGGGATCTCGCAATTGGATCTCCTTCCCTCAAACAATCAATCAAATCATGAACTCGGCTTGTGTATAAATAGTTATCAATTACATTTTGTTGATGATCGATAATTAGATTATCTTCCCAATCAAAAGTTTTATTTGCAAGAATAAAAGTATTTGTTAGACAATCATACCCCATTGAATGAAGACAATTTAACCATAAACGAGTTCTGATTAGACATAGGCTCTTTTTATTTTGTGCGAGAAACAAACAATCTATTAACTTAAAGTTTCCTATATTGAAAAGGGTATCAAATATTTCAATACCTCTTTCTTGTTTTAAAAGACTGTTTAGTGTTACAATTAAGATGTCTTTTGGTAAGTGCTCCAGTTCAAGAAAAAAATCGTTTTGAGCATTCATTTATTTATTATTTAATAATAAAATTAAATAATACAGTTTACCTAAATTTTATTAGACGACCATTTGATTCATCAAACATATGGTCTCTGAATCTAGCATTACTTACATCCCAATAAAGCCACTGATTAAAAGAAATTGCTCTAAAAAACATCCAACTCATATTTACGACATTACTTGTGTTCCAAATAAGAGGTTGATCAAATTCTCTTGCATTATCAAACATTAGATTCATATCCACGACTTGACTAGTATCCCAATCTCCAATATATTTGTTAAAAGACACCGCACCTGAAAACATTTCATGCATATGACGAACTCGACTAGTGTTCCATCTTCCAATATCTTGATTAAAAGAGATTGCATTAGAAAACATTCCACACATATTTGTAACTCTGCGTGTGTTCCATCCTCCAATATCTTGATCAAAAACGGTTGCCCCACTAAACATTCGTCTCATACTTGTGACTTTGCTAGTGTCCCATCTTCCAATATTTTGGTTAAAAGCTCTTGCTAGAGAAAACATCCAAGTCATATCTGTTACCTTGCTTGTGTCCCATCCTCCAATATCTTGGTCAAACGCTCTTGCTCCTGCAAACATGTCAGACATACTTATCACGTTGCTAGTATCCCATTCTCCAATATTTTGGTTAAAAACAGTTGCGTCACCAAACATCCAAGTCATATCTGTTACTTTAGAAACATCCCAATTTGAGATATCAGAATTAAATCTATTATTATTATATGCCATACGACTCATATTTGTCACTCTGCAAGTGTTCCAATTTGTAAGACCTGTAAAAGTTATTCCATTCTGAATATTAAACATAAAAGCCATATCAGTCACTTTAGAAACGTCCCAATATGTAAGGTCTAATATATTTATATTTGTTATACCTCTTACCGCATAAAATAATGTTCTCATATTTGTTACACTCCTTACATCCCAATACTTAATAGGCGGACCTGTTATTTCTCCTCGAATCCATTGATATAAATAATTACTCAAATTATCGTTTGTAAATTGAATTCGATCATAAATTGGCTGGTTTCCTAAAAGAAAAGCACGTTCGTAAGGATTTGTTGTTCGATTTGCTAGCCTTTTTAATAGTGATCTCGCAATTGGATCTCCTTCCCTCAAACAATCAATCAAATCATAAACTCGGCTTGTGTATGAATAGTTATCAATTACATTTTGTTGATGATCGATAATTAGATTATCTTCCCAATTAAACGTTTTATTTGCAAGAATAAAAGTATTTGTTAGACAATCATACCCCATCGAATGAAGACATCTTAACCATAATCGAGTTCTTAGCAGACATAGGCTCTTTTTATTTTGTGCAAGAAACAAACAATCTATTAATTGAAAGTTTCCTATATTAAAAAGGCTATCAAATATTTCAATACCATTTTCTTGTTTTAAAATACGATTTAATGTTACAATTAAGATGTCTTTTGGTACGTTTTCTAATAAACCCAAATTATCTTGAGAATTCATTTATAATAATACAATAAAAATATTTGAATAAATACTTTTAGTTACCTATATCTAAATCTTATAATAAATGTTTATTTTATTATAATAAATATTGATAAAATATAAAATATATGAACACACAAACGTTAATGAAAAACTTATTAGAATTACCAGCTGGTGTTATTTATACCATTTTGAATTCAGAATGTATTAAACAAGATCCAAATCTCCAGTTGCATATAACTATTATGAATATTCCTATTTTTACCTTAATAAATGAGCTCTTTCGAATATATGGACCTAAAACCTTTGATTTTATGAGCACTCTTTTGTGGTTGAGAACCATCGCTACAATGAATATATTTGGAAATATGGATAATCATATATGGCCTGCATGGGATAAAAAAATCATTCGTTATCAGCATACATATATTTTATCTGGTAGCTATAAAAGTCGAGTTCACGATTTGCTTGATTTTGCTCGTGAAGACAGAATGGAAATTTTTAAATCGATTTCAATATTTTTACTCAATAATCTTATAACACCAACTACTCCAGCAAATGAACGACAATTTTTGTTGGGTTTAAGAAATGTACCGACCGATATACATACTAATACAACTATTCATAACTCTATTCAAATGTCTATAGTAATAGGAAATGTAGATGAAATAAAATTTTGGGATGTAAGACAAGTAACAGATATGAGTAGGTTATTTCGCGGTATAAATACACCTATACAACATACTCAAGTATCACTAAAGTATTGGGATACTTCAAACGTCATAAATATGAATCAAATGTTTTCTTATACGATAATAAACATTGTTGATTTATTATTATGGAATACTTCTAGAGTAATAAATATGAGAGAAATGTTTACAGCTACTCCTTTTTTTAATTCTAATGAAATTTCAGACTGGAACACATGTAGTGTCAGAGATATGACTAGGATGTTTTATGACTCAAATTTATTTAATCAACCATTACGTTGGAATACTAAAAGTGTATTAAGTATGGAAGGCATGTTTGAATCAACAGGTTCATTTAATCAGCTATTACAATGGAACACTCAAAATGTGCAAAATATGAATAGGATGTTTGCCGTTTCTCAAGCGTTTAATCAGTCACTCTCTCATTGGAATGTACAAAGTCTTAACCATATGAGTCAAATGTTTTTTAATACAACAGTTTTTAATCAACTCTTGTTTGTAAATACAAGAAATGTAAGAGAAATGAACAGTGTTTTTAGGTCTTCACGTGCATTTAATCAACCATTAATATGGGACACTAGAAATGTAAGAGATATGTCTTATATGTTTTCGGATGCTCTTGCATTTAATCAACCATTAGAATGGAATACTATAAATGTTAGAAATATGAGAGAAATGTTTAGGGGAGCCATTGTATTTAATCAACCACTTATTAATTGGATTACAACTAATGTAGAAAATATGCAATATATGTTTGCAGATACACCTGTATTTAGTCAACCATTACTTTGGGATACAACAAATGTTCGAACAATGGAATCTATGTTTATGAATGCAAACTTATTTAATCAAACATTGCAGTTTCAAACTGAAAATGTTGAAAATATGAAAGCAATGTTTGCAGGGGCAACTACTTTTAATCAACCATTAGACTTCGACGATCTAAATAATGTAAGAGATATGTCTTATATGTTTGAAGGTGCTCAAGCATTTAATCAGATATTACGATGGGGTACATGTAATGTAAGAGATATGTCTTATATGTTTAAAGATGCACACGCATTTAATGCATTATTACAATTTGATACTGAAAATGTTGAAAATATGGCAAGAATGTTTTGGATGGCAATTGTATTTAATCAACCATTAGACTTTGATGATGTAAATAATGTAAGAGATATGTCTTTTATGTTTGAAGGTGCACATGCATTTAATCAGCACTTACGCTGGAATACAGTAAATGTAAGAGATATGTCTTTTATGTTTCGAGATGCAACTTCTTTTAATGAGGAATTAGAGTTTAATACTGAAAATGTTCAAACAATGGAAGGAATGTTTGCATTGGCAACTTCATTTAATAAACCATTACAATTTTATGATACAAGCAAAGTAGAAGATATGTCTCATATGTTTGAAAGTGCCAACGTTTTTAATCAACCATTAGACTTTGATACACAAAACGTAAGAAATATTTCTTTTATGTTTGAAAATGCAACTTCTTTTAATCAGGAATTAGAGTTTAATACTGAAAATGTTCAAACAATGGAAGGAATGTTTTTTATGGCAACTGCATTTAATCAGCCATTAAACTTTAATACAGGAAATGTAAGAGATATGAATAGTATGTTTGAAAATGCAACTTCTTTTAATCAGGAATTAGAGTTTAATACTGAAAATGTTCAAACAATGGAAGGAATGTTTTTTATGGCAACTGCATTTAATAAACCATTACAATTTTATGATACAAGCAAAGTAGAAGATATGTCTTTTATGTTTGAACATGCAACTTCTTTTAATCAACCATTGGACTTTGATACTGAAAATGTACAAACAATGCAAAAAATGTTTTCAAGGGCAACTGTATTTAATAAACCATTACAATTTTATGATACAAGCAAAGTACAAGATATGTCTTTTATGTTTGAATATGCAACTTCTTTTAATCAACCATTGGACTTTGATACTGAAAATGTTGAAACAATGGAAGAAATGTTTGCAGGTGCAACTGCATTTAATCAAGAACTCGATTGGAATATCGATAATGTTGAAAATATGGTAAATATATTTCTTAATTCACAGGGAAGATTAAAATCATAAACAGTATCCGTAAACAAATATATTTTTAAAATTAAATTTATTTACAAAGATAAATGGAATATCAATATGTTGACGGTAATTTTTTCAGAAATATGCCCTATCAAAATATAATTGTAATGATAAAACAACTTTTAAAACAAACAGATGGTATTGAAATATTTGATAAGCTTTTAAATACACCAAACTTTCATTTAATAAATTGTTTGTTTGCTGCACAAAATAAAAAGAGCTTATGTCTAATGAGAACTCGTTTGTGGTTAATAATTCTTTCTTCAATGGGATACGATGGTCAATCAAATATTTTTATTCCTACGAATAGAAGGTTTAAATGGAGTGATTCAATTATTGAGTATCAAAGAAATGTAATTGATAACTATTTATACACAAGTCGAGTTCATGATTTGATTGATTGTTTGAGAGAAGGAGATCCGTTGGCTGGATTCCTATTACAAAGGCTAGCAAATAGAGTAACTGTAACAGATCCTCACGAACGTGCTTTTCTTTTAGGGCAACAACCAATTTATGATCGAATTCAATTTACAAACGATACTTTGAGTAATTATTTATATCAATGGATTCGAGGAGAAATAATAGGCCCGCCAATTAAGTATTGGGATGTAAGGGGTGTAACAAATATGAGAGTATTGTTTCATAATGTAAGAGATATAACAAATATAAATATGTTAGACCTTACATATTGGGATGTTTCTAACGTGACTGATATGGCTTTTATGTTTAATATTCAGAATGGAATAACTTTTACAGGTCTTACAAATTGGAACACTTGCAGAGTGACAAATATGAGTCGTATGGCATATAATAATAATAGATTTAATTCTGATATCTCAAATTGGGACGTTTCTAAAGTAACCGATATGAATTGGATGTTTGGTGAAGCAAGTGTTTTTAACCAAAATATTAGACAATGGGATACTAGCAACGTAACAATTATGGCCCAAATGTTTGCAGGCTCAAGAAATTTTAACCAAGATATTGGAGGATGGGACACAAGCAAAGTAACAGAGATGTCTGGAATGTTTGCTCGTGCGTCAACTTTTAACCAAAATATTGGAAGATGGGACACTAGCAGAGTTCAACGTATGAGTCGAATGTTTGGTGAGGCAACCGTTTTTGACCAAGATATTGGACGATGGAACACTGGCAGAGTCACAGATATGTCTGGAATGTTTTCTAATGCAATCGCTTTTAACCAATATATTGGTGGATGGACCACTAGTCGAGTTCGTTTTATGCAGGAAATGTTTTTAGGTGCTGTGTCTTTTAATCAATATATTGGAGATTGGGACACTAGCCAAGTTGTAAATATGACTTCAATGTTTGATAATGCAAGAGCTTTTGATCAACCTCTTATTTGGAACACAAGTAACGTCGAAAATATGAGTTGGATGTTTTTTAGAGCAATTTCTTTTAATCAGTGGCTTTATTGGGATGTAAGTAAAGCTAGAGTCAGATATCGTATGTTTGATGAGTCAAACGGTCGTCTTATAAGATTTAAGTAATCTTATATCAAAAATATAGAATACTCTTGTACGCGGTACTCTGTACTTAATTTAAATTTAAAAAAGATTATATTAGTCGAGTTCAATATATGTTTACTGAACACAAGTAATTTTCAAAATATAATAAAAAATTATTTTGAATAATAAATGAATTCTCAAAATCAATATAATTTTTTCACAGATTTGCCATATAAAACGGTAGTTGTGATTCTAAAACGACTTTTAAAACAAGATAATGGTATTGAAATATTTGATAAACTTTTTAATATACACAACGATCATATAATCAATTGCTTATTACTCGCACAAAATAAAAAGAGCCTATGTCTAATGAATACTCGTTTGTGGATAAAGTGTCTTTATTCAATGGGATACGATGGCCGAAGAAATCGCTTTAATCCTGCAAATACAATGTATGATTGGAATGATTCAAATATTGCGTATCAAAAAAATGTAATTGATAACTGTTTATACACAAGTCGAGTTCATGATTTAATTGATTTAAGGGAAGAAAGTCAAATGGCTAGATTCTTATTACAAAGGCTATATAATAGAACAAGAGATCCTTATGAACGTGCTTTTCTTTTAGGAAGACAACCAATTTATGATCGAATTCAATTTACAAACGATACATTGAGTAATTATTTAAATGGATGGATTAGAGGGCAAATAAGAGGTCCTCCAATTAAATATTGGGATGTAAGAGGTGTAACAAATATGAGCAGATTATTTGAGGTTATAAACGGGGTAATAAATATAAATGAGTTAGACCTTACATATTGGGACGTTTCTAAAGTTACGGATATGACTTATATGTTTAATATTGGGTTTGGTATTTTAATGATTTTTAGTGGTCTTACCAATTGGAATACGTGCAGAGTTACAAATATGAGTCGTATGGTTAATAATCGATTTAATTCAGACATCTCAAACTGGGACGTTTCTAAAGTGACTAATATGAGTAATATGTTTTATGTTGCAATATCTTTTAACCAATATATTGGAGATTGGGATACTGGCAGAGTTAAAAATATGAGTGAGATGTTTAGTCGTGCAATCGTTTTTAACCAAAACATTGGAAAATGGGACACGAGCAGAGTCGCAACTATGTCCTTGATGTTTAAGGATGCGAGAGCTTTTAACCAAGATATTGGAAGATGGGACACGAGCAATGTAAGAAATATGAGTGGAATGTTTGATGAGGCAAGAGTTTTTAATCAAGATATTGGAAGATGGGACACGAGCAACGTATGGGATATGAGTTGGATGTTTTCTGAGGCAAGAGCTTTTAACCAATATATTGGAGGCCAAGACGGAAGTTGGATCACAAGCAGAGTTGAAAATATGTGTGGGATGTTTAGTCGTACACAAGTTTTTAACCAAAACATTGGAAGATGGGACACTAGAAGAGTCACCAATATGACTGGAATGTTTGAGACCGCAATTGCCTTTAACCAACCTCTTATTTGGGACACAAGTAACGTCGAAAATATGAGTTGGATGTTTGCGAATGCAATTGCCTTTAATCAGTTACTTTATTGGAATGTAAATAATGCTACAAACATAACTGGTATGTTTGATAATTCACAAGGACGTCTTATAATAATTTAGTTTTTAAAAGATAATCTTATAAGATTTTAGTAATAAAACATCAGTAACGCTTGAATGAAAATACCGTTTTGTAATTTTCATTCATATTTATTCAAAATTATATTAATATTTTGAAATATAAATAATGTCTCAAAGATTTAATTCCATGGATTTTCTTCCAGAAGGAAGAGAAATTATTGATTTTATACCTCAAAATAAATATGCTACTCTACAATCTAAATGTGATTTTAGATGGCTTTGTGATACTCTTATACAAACTTATAACACATCCGTTTTAGATGTATCCGATCCAACTTTTAAAGATGCATGTATTGAGCAAGCCCACAAATGTGTGCGTGAGGAAAATAGAACATCTGAAAGAACAGTTTTATCCCAACTTATTCTTAATCATTCGAACGAGAATGATCCAACCGTTCCAAAAGAAGATAAAAAACCAATTGCGGATTTTATAGGAGGACCTGCAACTCTAACAATGCATTGGAGTAAACAATACAAAAAACTAATATATATCTTTGGCGAGAAACATAGCGAAAATACTGACTGTAAAAATTTTTATTCTAAAAAAGATCAAGATCAAGTAATGTTAATAGAAGATTATCTTGAACAATTGTTTAAAAATACAGATGCTTTTATAGATTTTTATTTTGAAACGGAAAGAACTTATCAAGATAGTTATGGTGACATAAGACTTGCTGTAATAGCGAAACGTTTTAAAGATTGCTTTCACAATCCTAAAGAAAATGAAAACAAGTGTAAGTTATCTAGAATGCATTATTTTGATGTTAGAGGTGAAAGTTCTGATTTAAAACCTAATAGTATGTCTTATGCTTCTTATTCAATGTATATGATCTATTTTGAATTTATAAAACAAAATCTATACCTAGAACAAAATATAAAACTTCGCCTACTCGCAAGTTTGCTAGAACAATATGATTATGACATAAAAATTAAACCAGTTCTAGAAGAATTTTCTGAAATTGATTTTTACGATGAAGAAAAAGATGATATTAAATATATGGAATATGATGAATTTTGGGATAAACAAATAAAAGAACAGATTTTTGTTATAAAAAAAGTATATAGGTCTACTATACACAATATAATTAAATCTTTTATTAAAAAAGAATTGCATAATCCGGATAAATATTTCAAAAAAGGCTTTCCTGATTCGGATAAACATTCCCAAAAAATTGATATAAAAAAACTTGTTAAAACAGTTAGAGAATTTATTGCTACACTAGATAAATACAGCACAGGGACAACAAATAAATATGATTTCGAATCTATTAGAGAAGATGATAGTAAGATACTGTTAAATTTAGAATTTTCTAGTGTGCTGTTAGCAATTAATGCTCTTATTACTACAGATTATTATCTTTTGGGTCGTATATTTAAAATTTTTGATTTAAATCCGGAAAACAAAGATAAAAGACGTAGTACGGATGAGCCGAATGAACCTCATAACATAATAATTTATGCAGGAGATGCTCACTCGGAAACAGTGAGAAAATTTTTGAAAGAGCTTGCGTTTAGAGATATTTCGCATGTTAATACAAAATCATACGTAAGTAATTGTATAAATATGCACGGTTTTCCACAACCTTTCTTTTCAAACCATAGAAAAATAAAATGGAGTGATGAATTACTCGACGAGTTCGTAGTAGACGAGGAAATAGTAGACCTTGAAAGTGCAGCGGCAGATGAAGATCTATATAGTTGAAAATATGGTAGCATTCGTAATAATGATTTGATGACTAAAAATATAGTTATTTATTTAATTTTAAATAATCTTAATTTACGTTCAAACAAACGGGTTACATTTTTTATTTCGGTATCAATATTATCAACTCTTCTCGTTTTATCAACATATATTTGAAAATTAGTATTGGATATAATCCCAATATTATGTTCAATATGATCAATGACAACAGGGGTAATTGTAGCGTTAATATTTTTTGCTATACTAAACATACCAGATCTAATATCTGATAACGCATATATATTTGAGCGTTTAAAATAATCTTTTTCTATAAAAGTTACTATACTATAACCATTCTTTATTTTTTCTTTTATTTGTGATTGAGTTGTCTTAAAACACCCACCTTTATAAACAATTATCATACCATTTTTACCATAAAATCGACGTACAACTTTTGATATTCTAACTCCGCCAAATACAACAATACATAATTTGTCACTTAATAAATTATTTGTTAAATATTCAACAAAATTTGCTGGGTAATTGCATAAAAATATAGTAGGTTTATTTGGTAAAGAATGACCAGTAAATTTTACTTTAAAACACGTATAAAACAAAAATGCAGTTAATAATTTTGTTAATGCGTAATCACCAGTAAATATAATTAGAGGTAAACAGAGTGTAAAAATTAAAGGTCCTCTTATCCAATTAACAGATAATACAAAACATAATACTATGATTTTATCTTTTTTAGTTAATTTAAAAAACCATTTTACAAACAATATTGTTAGAACAATCCATGCTTTTTCCAAATTATTCATAGATGAAAACATAAAAACAAATCTAAAAATGGCACACGTGATAAGTAATATAGTAAAAAATATTATACTCATTAAAATTAATACATATATGTATTAGTTTAGATTATTATAGGTTCTGTTAATTTAGAATAATGAATTAGATTATAATTATCATAGATTTTTTTATTAATGTTTCCACGATTTAATGTAGCTATAGAATCATATGAAATTTCTCTATGCATTATACCATTAAATATAATCGTTTTATGTATAGCAACAGCAAATGCGTCTGGTCCAGTTATTCTCAATACTTTTTCTTTAGTGGGTGTTGCAGATGAAAATGGTAAATTAAATATTGTTGGTTCTACACCACTATGTAAAGCTTCAACCATAAGATTTATCATATTTTTTAAATATAAATGACCTTTGCAAAAAATTAATAACCATTGTTCATATGTACCATATCCAAGTACATATCTCCAATTTTCGTTAGAAAACGATTGTTTGTCTAATATACATATATCATTATCTTTTATAATATTGTCAAATAGTTTAGTATTTAAAGAAGATTTTATGTCTAAATATATACCACCTTCATTATATAATACACAATATCTAAAAAAATCAGCTAACATAGCACCATATTTCGGATTAATTTTTTTAAAAGCTGAGTACGTTTTTTCATCAAAATTGTTTTTAATATAAGAGTCTTTATCTGTATGTAATTTAAATTCAATATCAGGATTATTCAGTTTATTATTCTGTATAATTTGTTTAATTTCCGGGCATAAATCTGTTGTATTCCATGTTTGATGACAAATTTTTGGTATTTTATATTTACGTGGAAAATTATAATACATAGTTTCGAATGACTTTTTATATTTAACATATTTTAGTGAACGCAGAAGAAGAAATATACTTAAAAGTATACATATAATTAAAATGAATATATTTATCATTTATATGATATAAATATTTTCCTTAAACTTTTTAATAAAGTCAGTTAGTAATCTAGAAAGTAATAAAAACACATTTTGTGTTTTTATTCATACATAATTTATATAAATACTATATTAAAAAGATTCCTACAACAATCCAATTATTTTGATATAACCCTGTTTTTTTTATTGTTGAACCATCATAAACTAACTGTACCTGACAGTTTTGGTCATTAACAGGATTACTTTCACAAGACACATTATCTATATGTCGACCACGTTTATCATATATTGGTATGTCTTTACGAAAAGCTTCACATTTCATCATATCACATATTGGTATACTTTTTTGAGTATACTTATCGTATTCAAATACAGTTTGAAATCTTCGTGTGAGTATTTGGTCAGATTGACGAGGAATTGATCCTTGCCAAATTATGTTCGGAAAACGAAGAATGTGTTCTTGCAAAATTGTATCAACATCGTCAATCAAACGCATAAAATTTTTTTCTAATGTGTTCATTTTAGAACTATTTGGCATTAATATATGAATGATTGCACGTTTATCTATACTATTTTCAGACATATTTTTGATTTGAAGCGGTGGTGACATAAGAATTGAATTGTCATATGTTGTAATGATTTTAGAATGCCCAAATTCTTTTTCTTCTCTAAAAGAAAGGATTTCAGTTGCATTATGCTGAATTCTCCAATCCTGCCGAACCTTCATCATTTAATTTCAAATGTAAAAATCCTTAAAAAATCAATTTAAATATTTACATACCTGATGAATAATCTTTAATACGATCATAATTCGGCTGAGGAGAAAATAAAAAAAGATAATCCAAAGAGAATTTTTTACGAATTTTTGAAATTATTTAGAAAAAAGAAAATGTTTTCCTCCACCGCCGAACTTTTCAAAACCGGAGGAGGAAAAAAATTCCAAAAATCCGGAGCGGTCAGTAAAAAAAAATCTCAACACACACAATTATTGTGTTAGGTGAGATGGATAGCGATGGTAACGTTTTTATACTATTTACACAAAAAAAGGTTCATTTTACAATAATAAATCCAAATTATTTTGAAATATTTTGCATTTTTTCCAAATGATAATATTTGCTCAGCTGCTACGTATTTATTCTTAATCATAATTCGGTGGAGAAGGAGGAAATAAAAAAGATAATCCAAAGAGAATTTTCTACGAATTTTTGAAAATATTAAAAAGAAAATGAAAAACCAAAAACTTTTTTTGCTCCTCCGAACTTTTCAAAACCGAAGGAGGAAAAAAATTCCAAAAATCCGGAGCGGTCAATAAAAAAAAATCTCAACACACACAATTATTGTGTTAAGTGAGATGGATAGCGATGCAAAAAATACATACAATTTTGAGACTTTTAGTACCAAAATTAACACTACCTTCTCAATATTTCTCAAAAAAATGAGAAAATAAAAAAATACATTTAATACTATTTTCTCTATATTTCTCAAAAAAATGAGAAATATTTAAAGATAAAATAAACACAAATAAATGAAGTGTGAATTTTGTAGTAATGAATTTTCTAACAAAAATACCTTAAATTCGCATCAAAAAACAGCAAAATATTGTTTACTGTTAAGAAATGTAGAAGCAGAGTTATATAACTGTGAACATTGTAAAAAAGGTTTTACCAAACTTTTTCATCTTCAACGTCATCAAGAAAGTTGTAAAACAATTGAAACAAATGCATTGTTAAACTTAAAATTTATAGAACAGGAAAATATTGATTTGAAAAATAAATTATCTCTAAAGGAAAAAATTATAAAAAAAATACGAATAGAAAATACACAAAAGCTTTTAGAGAAGGATAAAATCATCGAAATACAGAAAAAAGATTTACAAGAACATAAAAGAGTTATAAATGAATTACAAGAAGAGTATAAGAAACAGATGAAAATGCAGAATAAAGATTTACAGGATCGTATGCAATCTATGGCAGAGAAGGCGATTGAGAGAACATGGCAAACAATTGTAGAGATTGAACAAAAAACCGATACTCCTGATCAATCAACTGATGAACCATATGAACTTGTTCCTCTTGAGCTTGATAATGGTTATATTATAGAAAGCAGAGACGAAGATGGATATATTGACGTTACTAACCTATGCACAGCTGGTAAAAAGAAATTCAATGACTGGTATAGATTACATAAAACGAAGGAATTTATTAAGCAATTATCTTCGAGTGCGGGAATTCCCGCAGTCGAATTAATCAAGCAAAATACAGGCGGAAATGGAGAAAGACACACATGGGTTCATCCTCAGGTTGCTATTAATATAGCACAATGGATATCTCCTCAATTTGATGTTAAAGTATCTGCTTGGGTACTGGAAGTGATGTTGTCTGGTAAAATAGATATTACAAATACAAAAAGTTATAGAGAATTACAAGAAGATAATAAGAACAAACAACTAAAAATACAGCTAATGACAAAGAAATATGTAAAGAAACAACCTCGTATTCAGTTTGACGAGTCAAATGTAGTATATATCTTAACAACTGCTAATATGAAAAAAGAGAGACGTTATATACTTGGTAAAGCAACAAATTTAACTTCTCGTTTATCTGTATACAACAAATCAGATGAACATGAAGTAGTATATTATCAAGAATGCCCAGATGAAGAAAGAATGAGCGTGGTTGAAACACTTGTATTTTGTAAGCTAAACGAGTATAGAGAACAAGCAAATCGTGAGAGATTCTTACTTCCAGAAGCAACTAGTATTGATCTTTTTTCAGATACAATCAAACAATGTATTGCGTTTGTAAAATAAAAGTTAATGATGCTTTTATTTTGATTTACAATCTTACTCATCTTAATTTATCTCATAAATATGATAATAAACAATATTCTCAAAAACATATATCAGATAGCTTATTACTGATTATAGACTTGAATCATTTCTTTTAAAAAAAATCTAATTCTAAAAAGGTGGAGAAAGAAAAAAAGTAGGAGTAGAAAAATCCAAAGGATATTTTGAAATATTTTGCATTTTTTCCAAATGATGATATTTATATGTTTTTAGTTTTGAAATTATATAAACTTTTGTATTTTTTTGGATTTAATCCAATATTAATTAAAAGTAAAGTTTATATTAAATAAATGTTCAATTGTTCATACTGTAATCATGCATTTTCTACAAAAACAAGTTTAATTTCACATCAAAAAACAGCAAAGTATTGCTTAAAAATACAAGCGTCTGAAGGAATAGACATCAAATTTTTATTCACGTGTGATTTTTGTTCTAAAATTTTGTCTCAGCAAATTGATTTAGACAGACATCAACTTAAGTGTTCTAGTAAAAAAGAAGCAGATAATAATAATAAACACGAATTGATTATTAAAGAACTAGAAAATAAATTATTTCTAAAGGATAAGCTTATAAAAAAAATACGAATAGAAAATACACAAAAGCTTTTAGAGAAGGATAAAATCATCGAAATAAAGAAAAAAGATTTACAAGAACATAAAAGAGTTATAAAGGAATTACAAGAAGAGTATAAGAAACAGATGGAAATGCAGAATAAAGATTTACAGGATCGTATGCAATCTATGGCAGAGAAGGCAATAGCAAAACCATCTTCCTTCAATCAAATAATAAACAATCTATTGCCTATAACTACTGAACATCTTAATGATCAAGTTCAGTATTTAACTATTGATCACGTAAAGAATGGAGCAATTGGCTATGCAAAATATGCTCTAGAACATCCGTTAAAGGATAGGTTGGTATGCACTGATACTTCTAGAAAAAAAGGAAAGTATAAGGATTCAGATGGAAACATTGTTTCTGATCCAGAGATGTCAAGTATAACAAAAAAGTTATTTTTAGCTATCAAGGATCGTAACTCAGAGTTAATAACCGAATATGCAAATGATTTAAAAGTTAAACTTGACAGTTTTGGTTCTGATAATAATGAGATGACTAACGAAGAAACAGTTGAAATTAATGGAATAACAGATGATTTGATTGATCTTGTAACATCTGTTTTTTCTCAAAAAAGACAATCTAATGAAATTTCAGATGGATTAAAGCCTGAGCTTTTTCATCAATTCGTTAAAGAAATATCGACTGGTTCTTATCGTTCAAATTGAAGAAATATTATTATACAGAAAAATTTAAATTCTTACATTTAAATTTTATACTAATTTTTGTTAATACAAGTCACATATTTTCTAATTAAAATTAGATTAAATAAATTGTTTTTTTGTACCGCCATTATATCTAATTGCATATTTTTTTTCAATCATATCTTGATTAAATGATTTGATTGAATTTGGATCATCATATAATTCGACTATTTGGTAATTATTGGCTGAACTTACTTGTATTATTCTTTTTAATCATCTATATTTAACCCCTAAGGGAGCGAAGCTCTTAACCTATATTATCCATTATATCCATTAGTTCACAATGCAATATACTTAAAATATTGGGGTAATCTGTATATGATATTCTTACCATCTTGAACCCTTTATTTTTACAAAAATCATCTTTGATTTTATCATATTCTTGTTGTTTTCTAAAATTTTCTTCTGCTTCTTCTTGTGTCATATTTCCAAATCTTACAGGCATAAAATGCTGTCTTCCATCAAATTCAAATACTTTCTTATGATTGATAAACATAAAATCAAATCTCAAACGTTTACCACAAGAAGTTGTTAATTCTGAGAAGGTTGAATTATGTCGATAATCTTTATCTTCAAAAAAACCCAATTCTTCAAAGGATTTTATCATTTTAAATTCACCCGATGATATATTACTTGAACCTGTACAAGTTTTTATATGTACTTGTAAACTTGAATTTGAACTACTCTTAAAATTACAACCTTCTATATCACATTCGAAATCTTTTATCTGATTGTGAATTGCTTTAATATGTGCTTGTAAAGTTCCATTTGTACTACACCTGAAATCACAACCATCTCTATCACATTTAAAATTTTTTATTTTATCATGTAATGCTTCAATATGTTGTTGTAAATCTGCATTTCTGCTAAAAGTAGAATAGCAACCATCTCTATCACATTTAAAATTTTTTATATTATAATGAACTGCTTTAATATGAACTTGTAAATTTGAATTTGTACTACACCTGAAATCGCAACCTTCTCTATCGCATTTGAAATTTTTTATATTATCATGAACAGCTTTAATGTGTGCTTGTAAAGTTTCATTTTCACTACAAGTATAATTACAACATTCACTATCGCATTTGAAATCCCTTATCTGATCGTGAACAGCTTTTATATGTTTTTGCAAATCTCCCTTTCGACTAGAAGTATAATTACAACCATCTCTATCGCATTTAAATCTTTCACTACATTTAATACAAGTCTTTAATAGTACTCCTGTATTTTGTCTAATTTTAAAGAGTGATAATAATTTTACGCAGTGACACATAGAACATCTTTTGGTTTCTGTCATTTTCTGTCATTTTCTTTTACTTAGTAATCTTTAAACTAAATTATTTTCTGACTCTTCTGAAGAATCATCTTTATGAGTTTCTGTAGATTCATCTTCAGAGTTGGTGCTGGTGGAAGAACTTTCTTGGTTTTCTTTTTAACTATTTTGTGTATCGTTTTAATATTTGATTGCTTAAAAGTCTGATAATTCCTTCTAACAGTACCGTATTTATCAAATTCGTGACATTTTACCCAAACTAGATGTGTTGATTTGGCACAAATTGCCTTAACTTCGTTTTTATTCATTATTTCTTTTTCAAGAGGAATGAGAATAACTCGACTAATTAAATAATTTCTGCATTTAATAGCAGATAATTCTTCTTCTTTCTTTACTTTTACATCAGAAATGTTTTTAGGTACTATTTCTGGCGAATCAATACCAGATAATCGGCAATTAAATTTAACTAATTCATTATCAATTTTAAAAACAATATGAACTGTGTCACCATCATATACATATACTACTTTCCCCCACATATTTTTACCATTCATCGAAAATTCTTTCACTTGGTGATCAGCCGATTTCAAATCCAAATGCTCGTTCATCTTTTATACTACATAAACTTGTTTTAAATTTATATTTATATTTAAAACAAGTTTATGTAGTATAATTACATTTGAAAACGCTTACGTTTAAACCCAATAAGTACTATTTATGTAAATTTACATAAGGCGCTCATAGAGCGCAACAAGTTGATATGTTCTTACCAAAAACTTTTTTTTTTGAAACTTACATTTCAAAATGTAGGAGACAGACAACTTAAAGAAGTCAATATTGAAATTACTTTGTTGTTGTCATTTCGTGAAGATTATAAAAACAACAAACTGGTTGTAAAATGTATTTTAATACTATTTATGTAATTTGCCTATTAATTAAGTCGCTACGGAATTATTGTATTTTTTTTAATTTCAAGATCTTGTATTTCTTGTTGTAATAATGTTATTATTTCATTAAGTTCGGGTACAACTGATGACATATCTGGATTTTTAATATATCCTTGAAACTTTTCAATATCCCGCCTCCTATCTTTTATCAAAAAATCAAAAATTGTTTTATCTGGATTGATTGTAAGAGGGTTTCCCCAATCTGTAGAATCTTGATAATTTAATTGTGAAGATCCTTTATCCCCTGCACCTTGATATACTCTCTGGCCCGGGCAATTATTAATACAATGTAAATAATATTCTCTCATTAATACACCGGCACTATTATGATCAGGAAAAAATGTAGAATATTCTGGATTATCATTAAGTTGTACCTGGTTTATACTAACATCTGTATGAAAAACCGTTGGAAATGCTGTTTTCCACCATTGTACAGTACCATTATTAAATATACCATAATGGTACGTTTCACCTTCTGCATTTTCAGCCTCTTCCTTATGATAGTTTAGACATTTTGTAGGATTATGTGCAAACATAGCATCACCTGTTAGCCTAATATTTTGTTTCTGTTCTTCGGTAAGATTTCTAATTATAATTAGAGTAACATGCCCTTTTAAATTTGATGCATAACCATCATTATATATAGTACAATGTATTTCAATACTATTAGGAGACGTTATGTATTTGGCATTTTTGACATTTCTATGTCTATTAATAGAATCAATACTATAAGAAAATTTTTTCTGCTTATTTAGAATCACCTCATCGTCTAGCGGGTTATCAGTTGAATACAATTTGCTTAAACGTTCATATTCTTCTGTAAAAGATTCTTTACTTTTGTTATTTTTATATGTTTTATAAGCTTTTCTCATATCTTCTAATTTTTTAGGAAGTTTACGACCATCAGGGCACAACGGGTCATAAGATTCATGTATAACAGTATTATAATAATTCCACAACTTAATATATTTTCGTCTTTGTTCTTTGATCATACGAGTGAAACCTTGTGTCATTTCTATTTCATTTGGTTTTGAACCAAAATATTGATATAGTGTTTGTCTACTAAGAGTATCATATATATTATCTTTTAAACCAAGTAAATGCTCAAATTCGTGTATCTTAGCTTTGCCTGTATCTATTTCGCGTTGGGTAGAAGTTTGTTGTGATAGAAAAAGCTCTTTTGCAATACGATCTGTTTCTTCTTGGGAAGGTTTGTCTTGGGAAGGTTTGTCTTGGGAAGGTTCGTCTTGGGAAGGTTTGACAACAGATGTTCCAGCTCTAGAGGCCATTTTTTGTTGATGAATTTTGTTGATTGCATCTTGATTATTTTTTGCCTCTTTTGCACGACATTTTAATCCTAGAGAACCGTGTTGCCTATGAATCCAGCGGGCCGTCTTTTGTCGGCCCGACGGCTGTTCGTAAACTCCGTCTTGGTTTACTTTTCCATTAACATAATATTGTAATTCCTCTTTACAAATATCACATATGTTATTTTTCCATCCTCCCCCTTTTAGGTTAGATTCAGATTTTTTACTATGTCTCATATTACGAGATCTTCTGATTGAACGAGTTAGACGATTAGGTATTTTAAACTTTGATGAACGAGAGAGTTGATTAATTAATTTATTACGTTTTGGTGACATATTATGTGATTTACGCTTTAGTGATCTACGTTTTGGTGATCGACTTTTTACTGATGTACGTTTTGGTGATCTACGCTTTAGTGATCGACGTTTTGGTGATCGACGTTTTGGTGATCGACGTTTTGGTGAATTGATCATTTTTATTTAAAGAAACATTTTTAAATTAAACATAAAAATTATAATAAATTTTATTATAATAAATGGCAGAATTAGACGAACTTGCGGTTCAAACAAATGCATGTTGTAATTTAATAAAAACATATGATTGTAATTACTTAAACTCAATGGATACAGATTTAAAAAAATCTTTTTATGATAAAGTTACTGGTGGTAAGTATTGTTTTAACACAGTAAAAAGACCTGTTCTTGCTAAATTAATTTATAATCATTTAAATAATGAAAAGGCAATAACAATTTATCCTTTTATTGGAGGACCTAATTCTCTTACAGTTCATTACAGTAAAGAATTTAAAAAAACAATATATGTATTTGGAGAATTTCATAATAAAGAAATAAATTGTAGTAATGTGGCAGAAGATGATCCGACGGTAGATCCTATGGATCAAGAAGTTCACATAGAAGATTTTTTGTTTACATTATTACAAACGACAGATACTTTTTTAGATATATTTATTGAATCAAACCCACTTTCTTCCACAATACGTCCATTAGAATCTGCAAACAGGCTTACTAAATTATATAACCAACTAAAAAAATGTATTATTAGAGAATCACGACATGATCCAGAATGTTTACTAGGTCGTGTTCATTGGATTGACACCAGAGATGGTCCTGAATTGAGTATGTTTACATCATTATATTTTCATGGTTTACTAAATAATGCAATTAGTGTGACTATACCAGATTCAGAAAAAATTGTAAAACTTGAAGAACTTGTAGATAGATATAAGGAAGTATTTGAAGAAATTCAAAAATTATACTATATATCAGACAGATATGATTATTTTTCACTTAAAATTACTACAAATAGTATTAATGTTAAAGAATTTACAGATACAATTGTCCATCGTGCAATTAAAAAATTTTTGATGAACGAATTATATACAACAATATGTGGTTTTGAAAGAATAATCGAGGCTATTACATTTTTATTAGCAAAAACATACTCAATCGAATCTGATGATTCTAAAAAACATTATCAATTACGTGAGACGCTAAAGTTTGTATCTTATTTTTTGCTTCAAATTGATATCATTAATATGGATTATTATTCATTATTGCGTGTGTTTAAAGATTTTCGTGTTGATGACGAACAAAAACCTGCTTTTGATGGAGCTATAATAGGTGATCAACCTAAAAAGGCATATAATATAATAATATACGCTGGATCTTGTCATAGTAGCAGATATCGCAGATGTTTAAAATATTTAGGATTTAAAATGTATGAAAAAACAGGCGACTTAAACAAAGAAGAAACATGTATAAATATGAAAGATATAATAATGCCATTTTTTCAAACATCTGAAATAATAAGCAAAGATGAAATTGATGTAGATTTACAATTTATTTATGACCATCCAAATATTTGGAATAATCCTACGACATCATAAAATTGTCAATTTATTATATTTAGTATAACAAATATGAATAACTTTCAAAAACGTATATTGTTGTTCTTGATATTTTGCATAGGAATACGATTTTTTTTAGTTTTTTTAGCTAAATTTGCTGACAAAAAAATATTGCGTTTGATGGGTTTTTTGGCACTTTTACCTGCAATAGGATTTTTATATTTATTTTTTACAAAAAAAAGAACGACAGGTCCTGAGACTTTTGGTGCTAAAATATGGTGGACCAATTTGCGACCAATACATGGAATTCTATACTTGCTATTTGCATTTTACGCAATAAAATGTGATAAAAATGCATGGATATTCCTTCTTATTGATGTTATTATTGGTCTAATTTCTTTTTTAATATTTCACCTATTCATAGAAAAGTAATAATTATTATCTTAATTAAAATCTTAATTAAACTCTTGATTCCATTAAAGTCTGAGACCATCTTATTGATTGTTGAATTTGAGTAATATTAGTGAGGTAAAATTTATATAAACTTGAAGACTCAAATTTGACAATCCATTTTAAAAAGGTGTCATCTATATTTAGATCCAAAATAGTAAAATAAAATTGTAAATATGGTTGAATTTCTTCTTGATAGTTTATTAAAAGTTCAAAATCTTTAACCAATCTTTCTTTTAGAATATTATCTTCTTTTACTGGATTTATTTTTAAATTTATTTCTAATAATTCATATATACACCTATTCAATTCATTTTGATCAGGCATTTTAATAGTAAAAACTTTTTCAAGCATATCTATATCATTAGAAATTAATTCACTTTCTGTTTTATCTAAGTTATCTGAAAGAGTTTTAATTTCTAAGTCTAAATCTTTGTTTTTTAGTTTTTGATTAAATCTTTCTAATATTGTAATATTATATTTAGAGACAATATAACTTGGTGTTAAAGTAATGCATTTTTTTGCTAGTTGCAGTGCCTCATTTGTATCTTCAGTATAATTAAATATTTTGTCATATTTATTAATTGAATCTGTGTATTGAAGAGATAGATAATTATATCTTTTTTCTTCAGTAATAGTCGAACTTAATTCACGATTATAATTTTGCATCAACCATTCTATAAACATAAGAGGTGTATACTTAGCTGCTCTTGACGTTGTCAATCTAGCACAATAAGTATTTCTAGCATCCTTCAAACCGTCTAAATCATTAAGAATATTATATGGATCATCTTTTTTATAAAAATCAAATAGTGCCATAATATTTTTTTGTAAGTTTCCTCCTCTTTTGGCCGTTGACGCAGAGTAAACTATAAATTTATACATATCATGCCCAGGAACCATAAAATGTTTGTGACCGCCCTGATTTGAACGGTAAGAGCCAATAGAATTATTTTCAACAAATGTTGTTGTCGAACCAAAATCAATAATAATAGGAATAAATTTAGGATTACTAACTTTATATGTTTTCATATCTAAATGAATATCATAACTTTCTTCAGAATTGCATTCTCGTGCCATAACATTTGAACAATGCATATCAAAATGTGTAAACCTTATTTCTCTTTGTGCTATTTCTAATCCTAATAGCAATTGAAAAAACAAAATTAACCATTCATTAAAAGTAATTGTATTGTTTTCCAAAATTGAATCAACAGTATTTCCTTCTATATTTTCATATAATATATATAAGGTTTCACTTGGAAATTTTCTCTTTCCACAAAATAACTCACGTTTATTAACTAATGGGTTCTCTATAATTGTTCCCGATTTGTCAGAAATAGATTCTGAACAATAAAATGCTCCTAAAGTATACACAAATACAGGTGTCAAGTAACGTAGTCTGTTTATAGATTCAAGACCAACGTAATATTCTTTTAACATTCCTGGAATATTAATCTTTTCTTGTGCGAATTTAATTATAATATGAATATTTGGTGAAAAGAATTCTGTTTTGTATATATTTCCGTATTCACCTGTATGTACTAAAAGTTCCATTTTTTTTATATACTTTGTTATTGATTCGTTTAAGAATGGAAGTCCTTTTGTTTTTTTTTCTGATGTAGTTGAAAAAAGAGTATTAAATAAGCAAAACAGTGCTTTCATATCTGAAGCATTATGATTTTCTTCTTTTAAGATTTTAACCAAGTATTCAATAGATATTTCGTTTAGTTTATCGGCATATTTTATTTTGCAAGCCTTATAATCTAACAATTTATCTGTTAGAAATTGTTCTTGGACAAGTTCTTTCTCTTGAAATGATACCATTTAGTATCTGTTTATAAAATTAATTTATAAATTAATTTTATAAAAATCTTTTTTTATATAGAAAGATTTCCGAGTAAATTTTCCAGGTCATCTACTCCTCCTACATCTAACACACTTGCACCTAAATTTGAGGAATCAACGCCACAATGTGTAATATGCCATCCATTTGACACGGCAGCTTCACATCTCATTATTATCTCAGATTCTTTCATTATTACACTTCCAGTATCTGTACCGTCTGTAATAATAAACAAATGATGTTCAACATTTTTTTCTGGATACCAATCATCTAGAATTACACCTATTGCATCATACAGAAAAGTAAGCCCGAATTCAGGTAATTGATTCATAGAAAAAGGTTTAACACTTGGAACATGAGTAGCTTTACACAGATATGTGCATTTATCACAAAACAACATTACAGAAAGATATACATTTCTACCACCATCATTCATTTTTTTCAACTTACATATAAATTTATTCAAACCTTTTATGATAGATTCAGAGTTTTTTTTCATACTATAGCTAATATCAACTAGAACGATGGCATGTTGTTTCATTTACTTTATTTATTCACTATTCTTAAAACTAAATTTAATTATATATAATTTTTACTAGAGGTAATGACCTAATAAGATATGTTATATCCTCTTCGTTCAATAACGGATTATCAGATACTATTAATATTCTAAGTTTGTGTTCTTGTAATATTCGGAGAATTGGTATAAAAGCTTCAATCATTTCTCTATTCATACTTGGAACATCTTCCTCTTCAAATATACGAATAATAGTTTGACTTAAATCTAACGTAACGAGATTTACCAATTTTCCCAACACTGGACTTAATAATTCACGAATTGATCTGGGTGTATATCCACATTCAGAAAGGCTTAGAAAAGTAAGTTGTGTTAAAGAACTTAATCCAGTACCTATTTCTTCTAAGTTTGGAAACATTCAAAGAAAATGTATCTTTGCTCTTTGAGAATCTTTTGGATATTGAAAAGAGAATTACAAATCTTCAGGAATAAAAACTTGAAACAAAATAACACTTATTAGTGTTATTTTAGTATATTTAATACAACACCTTTGACAATAAAAACAAGTATCATTGGCATCAGAATAGATTCCTGATCTAATTATGTAGCTGATAACAATCATTGCACTAATTTAGAAAGAGCACAAAAGAAATTTGAAAAAAAAGGATTAAAATGCCCGTAAATCATTTTCTGGAACTTAAATCAGATGATTAAAATGTAATCCTTATTTCTCTCAATCATTACTCAAGTATGTTTTAAAAGATGAAGAAGCAAATACTATTCCTTTAGAAACATTTCTTAAAATGATAAGAGATATAATTCAGTTTGTGAATTACTTTCTGAAAATTAATATAATATACGACAACATCTTATATCTTTGTGTTCTTCAATTGCTTTTAATATTATCTCTTCAATTTCATTTATTTCCGTTTTGTATTCTAATATTTTCTTGAAATATTCTTCCTTCTCATTATATTTTTCCTTATATTCTTCATATAATTCTTTACTTCTATAGTCTTTTTTTGTCTTTATTATTTTATTTTCTACATCTCTGCAGTCATTATATGCTACTTTCAAATCATTTAATAACATTAACTCTTTTATATAAAATACTTTTATCTTCATAAATATATTTACATTATATATTTCACTATATCTATTTCTTATTGTATTTGGAATCATAAACTGATTTTTTTCTTTTATATCTTTCACTCTCTTTTCTATATCATTTATGCATTTCTGTATATATCCTATATCATAGATTTCTATATTTTTATCTTCTTTATTTTTATCTTCTTCTTTATTTTTATCTTCTTCTTTATTTCTTTCATTTACATTTGATACTCTTTTTGAACTACTTAATAATATTTTACCTGAAGTAAATTCACATTCTGATATTAATTGATCAAATGAATATGCTGTCATTTTATGTGCTTCTGCTTTTGCATCTAATTTATAATAACTTATTATACTCATTAAAAATGCATTTAATGCTGTTGCACCTGCAATAACTTTACCAGCTAATGGTATTTCATTAAATATACCACTAACTACAGAACATACAGATGATAATAATATACATGGCATCATTAACCTATTTAGATAAAATTCACAATAGCTTTTTGCCTCTAAATATAATAACTTCTGTCCTTTTAGATATAGTGCTATCATATCTATTGCTGTTGATAATTCACCTTCTTTGTATCCAAATTTATTATTCATTAAATGTTTTATATCATATATTGATTTATATTCTAATGGCTTCTCTTTATCTTCTAATCCTCTAGCACAAAAAACATCATCATCTGATGTTTTTATTTCTTTTAATTCATTTTCCATTATTATATTTACCATATATTTTTATAAATCATTAAATTAATTTAATGATTTATATGACTAAACGCCAATTTTATTTTTTAATTTTTTGAGTAATGATTTATATGACTAAACGCCAATTTTAATTTTTTGAGTAATGATTTATATGACTAAACGCCAATTTTAATTTTTTAATTTTTTGAGTAATGATTTCCATTCATTAACACTTTCCTTTTCTTCAATAATTTTATAATTGTTGTCTAAAATGAGTCTTTCATATTTTTTTCTTTCTACATCATCATTAGCATACTTTATTGCTTTGGTAACATATTCTTTTTCCGAATTGCATATAAATTCTGTTATTCCCATTTTTTTATATAATCCTTCTGTAAATCTACCGCTAATACGTTTTCCGGGTCTTGTAATGCAAACTTTGCCAAGTAAAAATGTTTCAATTGTCGAATTAAAACCACCAAACGGAAAATAATCTAGCAGTATGTCAGAATTTTTGATGTTTTCCGCATATTCCAAAAAAGGAGCGTGGTGTATAAAATAGACACGGTTTATCTCTTTTATTTTTTCATTTATGTACTTAGTAAAAATTACATTCTCTTTTTTTTCTTTTTCAGAAGACAAAAGAACAATTACGGCATTTTTATCCTGTTCTAATATATTATTTAGTATTTGAATGAAAGATGGATGAATTTTTATAAAAATTTGAATACATCCGTATATAATGGGAGAACCGATTCCTGTTGCTTTTACAACTTTTTCTCTCAATTTATTTTTAATCAAACTCATTTTAATTTTTTCAAAGCCAATTTCGTTTGGAAAAAGGCTAAAAATATCATAATAATATGTTCCAAGAGAATCGAATAAAACTAATTTTTCACTATAGTGAGACTGATCTTTTTTTGAATTAAAGAATTTAGAAGACACAAAGTAATCAATATTTGGTATTCCGGATGTATCGGAATGTCCCCAAGTATTAATCTGAACAGGTGCTAAACGAGAGAAAGCTAGCCATTTTGTTTTGATACACATTCCAATTTCAGGATATACAATAATATCAAAATTTTGGTCTGCTATTTGTCGTCTATTTTTACTCAAATCGTTTTCATCCAGATAGATAATTGTTTCTTGTATATGATTATCCATTATTGTTGTATAAAAAGGACAAATATCTCTTTTACGAGTCATTATTTTTACATCAAACTCTGGATCATCACATAAATGTTTAATAATTCCCAATCGATCTTTTGAAACAGAATGAAAAGTAACAAGTAAATCAGAAATAAATCCTACTTTTATTTTAGTATTCTTATTTTTTTTTGTATTCAATGAATTATATAGTAAATCAGGACATAATTTATATTGTAAAGTCGAAATATTTTTAAATATTTCAACATTACTTAAATCGTGATAAGAATATGCATACGCATTATTACGAATAATAAATGTATTTAAAATATTTATGTTTTTGTAAAGAGATCCTGCATTTTTAGTCATAAATGTAATCATTTTTTGATAACACGCACGATGTTTTAAAATTTGTTCTTCGGTGTCATACAAAAAATAACAGTTTGTAATTATCTGAACTAAAATAGTGCACATTCCAATTGAATTACACTTCTTATATGCACAAAGAAAATCATCAAAATTTTCAATATCAAAATTCTTTTTATTTGTTATTTTCTTATAAAAATCGTTAATTCTATTTATTGTTATTCTGTATTGGCCTTCCATTGTTCCAAACATAATAAGAAACTGCACATTCTCATCATTTATAGATTTTAGTAAAACTTCTTCGGAGACACTTTTGGAGACACCTTCGGAGACACCTTCGGAGACACCTTCGGAGACACCTTCTTCTTTGTCAATATTATTTAATATATTTAGCAATATTTTACTATATAATGTTTGAAAATTATTAATAATCCAGTCAAAATTAGTGATTTGTTTTAAATAGTATTCACAATTATTATCATAAGACAAAATAAGTAATTCTTCTGGAATATCTGTTTTATCTTCAAAAATACTAGATATATTTGGTAATAGAAAAGTTGATTGTTTTAAAATAGTTACTTCAGTTAATAAAGAGCATTCAATACTTTTTATCCATTCATTTATTTGTGAATTGTTTGGTTCTGCCATTATAATAGGATTCTTATCTAATTTTATATTTTCATATGATATAACACATTTATTTTCTAATAATTCGGTGTATTTTGATACACAAACTGTATTAATATCCAAACAAACACCACCAAATTCCTTTAATTTAATTAATCGAAAAATAACAGACTCGTTTGACTTCTCATAATTTATGGACTCTGCTATTTCTTTTGTTCTTTCCCACCAATATCCTTTTGGCTGTTCCTTATAGTAAATATATATTTTGTCTGGATTATTAATTACTTTACAAGAAAGTATTGATATATAATAAACAAATAAAAATTCTTTGTCTTTTGATTCATCGTCATAAATAAAATGTACTATATTTGGTATCATCTGCTTATAAATATTATGTTAATTATCTGATGTTTTTAAATTGAACTATACAACAAATAAAAATTAAGTAGTTGGTGTATAAAATTCTTTTTCTAACAATGAAAGAACCACTTATTCGGGATTTGTGTTTTGTCATTATAGTTTTATTATATTATATATAATAAAATGTATTATCATTCTTCTCCAAAACGGTTTATATATCCTAGTATTCTCCTCATCTTGATGATGAATTCAAATTCATCTACTACAAGGATTGGAAAGTAGGAATGAACGTCCAATGCAAAAAGGCTGGAAACATTGTGGATTTGGGAACGATAGTGAATACAGTTCACCAGGTTGATTTTGGTGCTACATACCGATAATACTTATTGGTCGGCGGATAAAATTATTTAATTTCTATTAAATAATGAATACAACTAATCCAAATCCTTCAAAGAATCTTATTCAAAGATTCGCGTTGTGTCAAAGATAAACTTATCGGAAATTCAATTTTGAATTCTATTATTAAATTACCAATCCCAACTCCTTCTTTTTTCATTCCCATTTGTGGCATTATCATTTTGTGTTCTGGATTTATGATAGTGTGTTCTTCAAGATTACTAATTTTTATAATTTTTCCATCTAATTTAGTAATCTCAAAAGAAAATCCACACAATGCTTCTTTTAAAGTTAATGTTTTATTATAAATTAAATCCATATTTTGCCGTTTAAACGGTGTGTTGTTTTCAATTTTAATAATAAGATGAACATCACCTTTGCAATTTTCAACAATATTTCCTTTTTCTTCTAAAACAAAAACTTCATTATCAAATCCTTGATGAATCGGCACTTTTATAGTTTCTGTTTCGTTTCTTCTAGAATTACCAGATACAATAACTCTGTTAATTTTTATATCAACCGAGCAACCTTTATAAGCTTGTTCTAAAGATATTACTGATATTTGTTGCATTGGTTGTGGTTTCATAAATTGTGGCACGCCATTGTGAAAAACGTGAATACCATTATTCGAAAATCCAGGCATTCCTGGGAATCCACCTCCATTAAAAAACATATTAAAAATATTATTAATATCTGCACCACCTCCAGAAGGAAATGGAAATCCGCCTTTCGCTTGGTTGTCGTACATTTGTCGTTTTCTTGGATCCCCAAGAGTTTCATATGCTTCATTAATTTGTCTGATTTTTTTTTCCGCATCAGGTGAGTTATTTCTATCTGGATGATATTGCAAATTTAATTTTCTATACGCTTTTTTAATATCTTGTTCGCTTGCGTCTTTTGAAATTTCTAAAATAGAATAGAAATCATCGTCCATTTTTAAATTAAAATAGTTCGTTTTTATATGTGTTTATTAAAAAGTAATTTATGTAATCCTATAATTCATATCTCAATTCAGGCATCGTTCTAAAAACATCTAGTAATAATTCTTTTCCTTCTCCTAAATGAAAACCATCTATCTTAAGAAAATGTAAATGCTTCATCCTAGTGAAAATTTCTATCAATGATTGTACACCGGATAAACCTCTTAGTTCATTTGACTCGAGAGTTAGAGAAGTCATACTAGTCATCCTTATAAGACTAGGTTTTAATAAAGATAATTGTTCAGGATTTATATAATGGCTATTTAGATTAAGAATCATCAAATTTGTTAGCGTAGGAAGAGTTTTTTCTAATACTTCAAAATTAGTATATGGTAAACTGAGACACTTCAAGTTTGTTAGTTTAGCAATACTTGATGTTAATAAATCTTTTGTTATTTTTTGCCTTGGACTATCTAGACCAAGAGATGTAAGATTTGTTAATGTAGCAAGAATAGGTGATAAGATCAAAAATCCATCTTTCATAATAAAATTATCTCCTATGTTAAGATCACTTAGATATGTTAGTTTATCGAGAATAGATAGAAATGAGTTATAATTAGAAAAACTAATTCTATTGGAGCTGAAATTCACTGCTTTAAGTTTAGTCATTTTCCGAATAATCGGAACTAACATATCTATTCCTTCATCTGTTATATGATTATCCTCAAAATTGATAGATGTAAGATTTGTTAATTTCTCGATACCAGGTAATAATAATTGTATTTCAGAATCTTTAAGTCTATTGTGAGCGAGATCAAGTTTTTTTAAAGTCGTATTAGAATTAAGAAGAGTTTGTGTGAATGAATATATTACTTGTGCAAATAGTTCCTTTTTTGGTTTAATTGGTTCATAGATCGTTTTGAATTGAAATTTTAGACATTTAAGTTTTGGTAGATTAAAAAAAATAGGTACAAACTGATGTGTTACTGGTGTTTCAATAGATAGAGATGTAAGATTAGTTAAGTTTGCAATATCAGATGTTAACAAATTAGCATTTACATTTCCATTAGAATTATATTTGATACCAAGTGATGTAAGCTTTAGTAAATCTCTTAAAATACTCTGAAAAAATAATGATAAATTAGGTTTAATGAAATGGTCGTCAAAAAGTATTAGATTAAGACAAGTAAGATTCGGCATCATTCTGATACGTTTTCTTATGCTTTGCCAACAGTTAGTATCAAAGGTAGAACAAATATTTAATGTTGAAATGTAATACAAAATCATTTTATTAAAAGTCCTACAAACGATACGCAACCACATTATACGATTGTTGTTTTTCTTTGAATAGAATTTTAACGCAAGCTGAAAGACGAGTGAGTATTTAATCTTTGTCAAGTAATCATTTTGTGATATAATAGTCAAAAACTAAATTCAATTTTATAAAATATTTATTCATTCTCTCAATTTAAATTCTTCTTAGTAATAAAAATTGCTAATTTAAACAAGAAAGTAGCAATTAAATAAATAACGCAATTAAGTACGCAATTGGACATAAGATATTGTCTAGAAAAAATCAAGAGTATTTACAATTAGAAAAAAAATATGGAGGAACTCATATTTCTTCTGTATTACCTTTGTATAATATACAGAGGTATGCTCAATTAAGATATGGCCTTTCAGAAGAAAAAGATCGACAGTTTTTGCAATATCTTGGTTCTGAGTGGGGAAGAAATAAAGATCCTAATGTTTGTATTAGTCTAGTACTAAAAGAATCTTTTAGAGATGGAAATTTCTTTTTATCAGATTTTCCTAATCAAGAATTTTCTTATGATAAACTTGTACAACCTTTTAATCTTTCAGATTATATAGAAGACTTTTATATAAAATTAGATCGTTTAGTTGATAACATAATGTGTAATACAACTAATTTACGAAGTTAAAAATTCGGTGTTTATAAAAATAGCGCCTCCGTTTTTTTTTATACACTCATTAAACTCAACATGTTCGCATTTTTCATTGCCATTTGGATGTGTTCCAACATATCTACAATGAGAAGGTATTGATTTAATTTTATAAATACCAGCGCCACCAAAAGCAGAATCAACTTCTAATAAACCTTGTTGAGGGTAATTTTTATATTTTGATATAACATATTTAAATCTTGCATAAACGTTAAATGGATGACTTTTTACCTTTTCCCAACAATCATAATCTATATCATCTTTTTTTCTCAAAGCCCATAAATCATAATATATTCCTGATTGATTTGCGGTAAGAACATCCCAATTTTCATATTCAAAACAAGTTTCGATAGAATAAACAAATGCACCCGATTGATTAACATTATCCATATCTAAAATAATAAAATAATCATAGTATTTATCTTTATTAATTTCGTGCATTTTTTCAAGTATTTTGTTTCTACCATTTGCTAATCTTTTTGTTCTTAAAGGTTCCTTAACATTGTCTTCAAAAATGTAATGATAATTTTCTTTTTTGTGTTTTTCTAAAATGGATCGTGTTTTATCTTTGGAATCGTTTTCATATAAAATAACAGCATAATCGTTAAATTTTTTGCCACATTGATCAATGTTAAAAAGACCTTTTTCAATATATTTTTCTACGTTACGTATCGTTCCTCCAAATATAACGTTATATTTTTTCATTATTTCTTGACCTTTTTTACTACCTGTAAAACCTTCTTGTGATTTTTTATTAAAAATTAATAGATATATTAATACACTTATTCCTAAAAATGCAATTGCGAATAAAAAATTATTCTGCGATAATGTAAACATTACACCTCCTTTTATTTAATATTAATTAAATAAAAATGCATTATTAAATTACATTTTACATTGAGAATTTTACGATATAAACCTACCTCCTGCTGTTTTGTCAAAAATATATCTCATATTAGTAACTTTACTTGTATTCCATTTTAATGATTGATTAAATGAGCTAGCATCGTAAAACATACTATTCATGTCTTCTACATTACTTGTATTCCATTCAAGTGGTTGATTAAAAGAATAAGCATATTGAAACATATGACTCATATTAGTCACATTACCGCTTTTTTAAATCTAGAAAAATCTAAACTTGAGGACAGCGTAACCTACTATTCTTTATAAAAATATTTCTTGATCCTGTAGCATCTCTATCTATCACTAAACCACACTCATCACAACTATAAACTTCCAGTTTTGTTCTTTTGATGTTTCCACATCTGCCACATGTACAAGAAGTATAACTTTCATCAACTATAATGAGTTTCTTATTGTACATAGAGCATTTGTATTTCAATTTCTCTTTGAAACTGTGAAATGAGAACATCATCAACAATCGTTTGGTTATGCGAGCTAACTTTTTTCCTTTTACCATTTGGCTTACTCTGAAATCAGGTAACAAGATTATATCATAGTTTTCTACTAAAAAAGAAATAGTCTTCCAGTGTAATTCAGCAACTAAATTCTTTACTTTTCTCCAAAGCTTAGACTTTATTTCATGTGTAGTCGTCTTATCTATTTCAACCAAAAGTTTAGTTAGTTCAATGTGAGCATCTTCACCTATAAAGATAGATTCTCCTCTAGGATCATATCCAACAAGAAACTTTCTTACACCAGGATCTAAAGAAATAATCCGATCTCCTTCTGAGATAAACTTAACTTGGCTCTCGTTACGTCTATCTTCTTCTGGAAACCAGTTTCTATCAACCGGATAATGTAAAAAATATCTTCCTGTATCTTTTTCATATATAATTTCTATTCCTTTTTCTATTGTTTTAATATCAGAAAAAGAAATTCTATCTCTTCTACCATTACTATTTGTAAACCAATAATTACTTTTAATTTTCCTAATAAAAGAAGGGAAGCTTTTATCCTCAAAATGTAGATATTCGGTTGGTTTTTTCTTGGACATAAATTTCATTTCAAAATGTTTTACGTTTCGATTCTTATAATTAGAAATTGCAGAATTAAGACTCGAAGTAAATTTATCACTTGCTCCTCTAGGTAATCTGTTATTCACTTCGTTTTTATTCCACCATGGTGGAATAGGAGTTTCATTCCTTTCTTCTTTATATTCAAATGATTGAAATACTAAATGTTCAAATTCTTCTTCTGTATATTCATATTTTCTAATTAGATTTCTAATAGACCGATTAGAATACGATTTAACATCGGTTATTTTATCAGCTCCATAATGCTGGTATACTATGGCGACTGTAGCATTATAATACCATCTATACTGTTCAAACATAATCTCAAGTTTCTTCATCTCCTCCTGATTCGGAAATAGTCGTATTTTCAGTGTTTTCAGAGCAACCGGAGGTGGCTTCCCGTATTTTGTTTTTAATTGAGTGACTTCTGAGTCCATAGAGTCTGGAAGAGAAAACTGTGATGATTGAAAGGATGTCATTAACGAGTTCTTTTTCTGGGGATGTTTCTTCTTTATCGAGAACCAAGATTTTCCCATTGGTGCTTTCAATGATTCGGAGGACAAGTTCAAAACCGAATCTACACAATCTATCTTTGTGGGTAACCACAATTTCTCCGATATCTCCTTTGAATGCGGAGTCCAAAATGGTGTTAAAACCTTTTCTTTTAAAGTTAAGGCCTGATCCAATATCTTTAACGATTTCGTAGTCAGGATATTTACATCTAAAATACTCAACTTGTCTTTCCAAATCTTCTTTTTGTGAGGAGGTTGAGACTCTGCAATAGCAGATATTTCTTTTGTTGTTTTGTTGTTGTTGTCTTTCTTTAGCTGACATAGCAATGACATCTGACATGAGATATCTACGGTGGTTTCCTTTTGTTCTAATGCATTTAAGGATTCCTTGATTATTCCAATTTTCGAGTGATCTAGTAGTAATTTGGAGTATTTTTGAGACTTCTTCTGGTCTAAGATATTTTTCATTCATTTTTTTTATTTTAGAACTCATTCTTTAAGATCATTTCTTATTTTTGTAGATTTAAAAGCAACAGTTGCCCCAGTATTTTATTTCAGAAAGTCTATTCTCATCTATTGCTCTTTTTACACTAGTGTAAATTGTATCATCCGTTAGAACAGGTATATCTGTCATACTACCATTTAAAAATTGAATATCCATAGTACTTGAGTTAGGAGTAATAAGTTTCTGAAGCAAGTATTTTGCACATGATTTAATCAAAGGCGAATCGGTTCTAGATTCTGATAAATCAAGCAAGTCGTGTGCACGACTAGTGTACCGAAGTTCATCTACGTATGTACGTATATAGTCCTTGATATTATCGCATAATCTTGATCGTGAATTATTGTAATTTACTCCTACGTTTATCAATAATCTAATAAATAAAACTGTATTCATAAAATCAATTATTCTAACTCTAGAAGGATCTATTGTAATGGTTGCATTTACTATTTCAACTTCTGTTATTTGTTCTGGAGTCAAAAGTACAGGAAGAGCCCGAGTCAACATAAAACCAGCATTTGCAATATTTGTTTCGAACATTTCGCTTCCGTCAAGAACAAACTCTAATATCTTAATAATTATTTCGTTTGGAAGTAAACTAAAAACAGACTTTTTTTTACTTGCACTTCCATAATTTTATTATAATAAAATTATAATAAAAATTAATTCTGAAATCATAAACTACTTGCAATAGACATTTTCTATAGTTAGTACTTTACAAAAAAGTCTGGAGTCAAATTATTAACTCTTACTAAAACTTCGCTATTTCTATTTATATTTTCATAGTCCCATGGATACGTTATGTTATAAGTATTTGGAAACATTTGTAATCTAGAACTAAACAAATTATACCAAGGTTTTTGTATATAATCAGGGTTTACATTGACTTTGTCAAGGAGATCATTCTGATGTAAAATCTGAAAATATTCAATCATCGTTTTTCTAGATTTTGACACTTCTTGTTCTAAGTTATCAATATATTCAAGTGTTCCAAATTTAAATGAAGGTATAAATTTTGCTCTAATTTCACTTGAATACACAAATGTTTGGTTTGGGTCAATTCGTATCCAGACTTTCAAAGAAGGCGAAAAAGCGACACTCGGGTCAAAAAAACTTTCTATTTCTGATTTAATAGAATCACGAATAATAGGACGTAAAAAGGTTGGTGCTCTAAAAAATGAATAATTATGAATCATACTACGACCAAAATCAATTCCTTCTTTTTTCAGTTGTTTTCCTGTTTTTAATCCATCTTTATATATACTTTTGTTTGATATATGAGAGAATATCAGAATACCTTTTTTTACATCTGGTTTCAATATACACACATCATAATCTTGATATAAAATATCTTCGTTTAAAACATTTTCGTTACACAAATGTATTTGAATGGTTGTCGTTATCTTATATCATATTAAAACGTATATTTTAAATTCAATTTTATTGAATATATAAAAGAAGACAAAACCTTCGGTATTTTCAATTAGAATTATTATTTTTTTACATAAATAAAAAATAATCTTTATGAACTCTTATTTCTAAGAGTAATTCTCTATAGTCTAAATATACATCATACTTAAAGAAATATCAAGTTCTTTTTCTTCTAAAAGTGTATCAAGAAGATTTGAATCTATCAAAATTGGAAAAAAAAGTTTGGATTTTAGCTGGAAAGAAGTTTTAAAAGGCAAAGATCCTTGTTCATTTTGATGAGTAATGATAAAATTAATTTTATTAACTAAATCTTTAATTGTTTTTTCAAGAGTTCGAACTCCTTTATCTCTAGAAATACATACTTTGCTTATTAAATAAGCAGCTGCTCCTTTTTGGAAAGTAGCAGAAGTTGAATCAAATCCGCAATTTTTAAGAGCACGTGGAAGTAAATAATTTTGTATAATAGATATTTTATCGTTACGGTCATATCCATCTACGTTTATAATCCACCATCTGTCTACAAGAGCCTCATCTGTAGGACAAGAATTCATAGACCCAATGTACCAAATTTTGGACAAATCTATTTTAATTTCTCCACCAAGAAAACTGTCACGATAATCGCTGTTTTGACTTGGATCAATTATATGCAATAATGCACTTCTAATTTCAGGATTGTCTGTAATTTTATCTAGTTCGTCTAAAAATATTATTCCATTCTTATGACCCATTCGTTTTATACATTTTACAATCTCTCCAGGCTGAGCACCAACATATGTATATTCGTGACCTTTAAGAAAATCAGCCTTATCAACACCACCAAAAGAAATTTGCGAAAACCCACAATCCATTATTTCTGAAATTAATCTGGCTATACATGTCTTGCCTGTACCGGGTGGACCAACTAAACCAAGATTTGCATGTACCATACTCGGGTTGCGTAATTTTGCGGAAAGAAATAAAAGAATTTGCTCTTTTACTTTTTCCATTCCGTACAATTCTTTATCCAACCGAATTTTTGCTTGTTTGATAAATTCCGTTATATTTTTGCCTCCGGTTTCTTTTACTCGGTCGTGTGGAAAATCTGTAGCCCATGTAAGCCAATTTTTTAATTTACCGTATTCGTCGTCTGAACTGCTGTCCATTGCTAAAAATTCTTCATAACGTCTGTAAATAACTTCTTTGTTATCTTTACAAGTTTCTAAGTTTAAAATTTTGTATTTTAGAGCCAATTTTGCATCAAAACCAGTAAATTTTTCTTCGTCTTGTTTCATACGTGCTATGTCTTTCTTAGAATATTTTTTTGATTGTTCATACCCAGCTTTATATTCTTTAAACATACGATTATATCTATCTCTTGCTTCTAACCATTCGTTGGTGTTTGGTGCTTGCATTTTATATATTTCATAATATTGACACAATTTAGCCCTATCTTCTAAAAGCATAGGTGTGTCAAGCATTATTTTTACGTTTGGTTCAGTTCTATATAATTCTTTTTTAACAGCTAATAAATTATTGTAAGCTTCTGGATTTTCATTTTTATCAATATTTATTTCGTCAACTAAAAATTCTTCTTCCGAATTTATTTCTTCTTCAGAATCTTCTTCCGGATCCTGATCTGAATCATCTTTTTTTGTAAAATTATTTTTATCGTCGTGTTGTTTATTTTTTTTAGAGTTTGGTAATAATGCATCATCAGTTTTTTGTTTTCTTTTACGAAGACACGGAGACATATTTATTATTAATATTAATTCATTTTAGATTTGTTCTAATTCTATAAAAATCAACCGCCTGCTCACTACTAATATCATCAAATAATTGTTTAATTATGTCAACTAAATCAACATCTTCTTTATCATGAAAACGCTTACGTTGAAGGGAATCATCACCATATAAATTAAATTTATCATTTTCTGTTGGCATATATGTTGCTTTATCTTTTACGAGTGTTCTAACAAAATTATGAAATTCTTTTGGTTGTCCAAGAACAATAATATTTTGAATCAATTGTTCACAATCACATTCTGTCAATTGGCATTTTTGAGAAAAATCACTTCTAAAATCATTGTCACCAAAAACATCTCTATATAGTTTTTTAAACATACTAATCATATATGGCAGAACGTTAGATATAATACTAGAAGATAACTCTTCCAGACGGCAATCCATTTTCCAATATCTCTTTTCTTTTACAACTTTATCAAGAATATAGAATGAATACGGATCTTCTTTTGTATTTTTAGGCAGAGGAAGATATATAATATTCCAAAAATCATACCTATTGAATAAATAACGTTTTAATGTTTTTTCAATTGAAAAAAGAACTAATCCATAATTGTAAAAGCAGTTAAAAAATTTTATACTATCGTACGAAACTAATTCTTTTGAAGCATCAATTTCTAAATCTAAAACAAGATCAAGTTTTTGGATTTCATCAATTTCTAAATGTAACTGAGTATAATTTCCATAAGATATTAAACGACTCTCTAAAGGAGATAGACCTTTTGAAATAATTGTTATACTTTTTTTATCAGTATAATCTTTTTCTTTAAAAATATCTTCTATTTTTCGAATATGTTCGTTAATTAAGTTTTGATAAGCAGCCAAAGACATCCTAGGAAAAACATTCATTCGTGAATGTGCCAAATCTTGTAAAGTCTTTGTATATACTCTGTTTTTTTTTAGAGTTACAAAAAAATCTTCAAAATTTTTGTTAGCATTTTTAAAATCAGAATATTGTTCTAACAATTTTTTATTTTTAGAATCGATCAGCGATATTTTATTTAATTTTTCATCGTTACTGGCTTCTTGCACAAGATTTAAGGATGTTCTAACTGACCTATAAGATTGTTTTTTAGATTTAAAAGGATCTTCAACTGTATCTGTTGCTTCACTAGCAGGATCTCTTGACCTACTTTTTTTTATAAAATTATTTTTTGTTACAAGTTGATTAATTGTAGAATTTTCTGATTGTTTTATAATAAATCCTTCAGCAGCTGATATTTCATGTATATATATATTTGTAATACCAGAATTTGTCCAAACATGTACACCGTCTTCTTCTTCAGTTAAAACATTAGATATTTTGATATTAGTGTTATTTTCAATTAAATTACAATATAGTTTATTTTTAAAACGTTCTAAATGTATTTGTGATTCAAGTTTATTTTTCTTTTCAATTGATTGTTTGATTTGCTCTGGTTCAAACATCATTGTACCATCACATTTTTTAATGTGTAATTTTATTACATTCTCATCTTTACTAGAAAATAAACATTTAGGACATGTATATATTAGATAATTTTTGGTATGATCAATCATTTGTTATTATATTTAATTTTCTTTTGACCAATTTTGAATCAATTTTATTACTAAGATTGTAATAAAATTTATTGTCTAATTTGTTTTGAAGACCGACCTTTATTTACTTTCTTTTTATTTTGAGTTTCTCCACTCATCATATTAGATAGATTAGGCATACCTCCACCATTTCCAGCCATCATCGCCATCATTGGACCTAACATACTCGCAATATCAGGCATTTGTTGTACACTTCCATCGTTAGATGGTGATTTAGATCCTGCGTTTAAACTACTCATCATTGTGTTAATCATATTTACAGCTTGTTCACCACCTTCGTGGTCTCCAGCATCGTCACTAAGTTTAGTTACCATTTTTTGTACTGTATTCATTAATTTTCCAAGATCAAGAGACCCATCTTGCAATCCATTTCCCATTCCGCTAACTAAATCTGTAAAAATTCCAGATTGCATAATCGCTGTCACAGCTTCCATAGGATTTGAATTTGGATCTACATTTGCTTCTACTTTCGAAATAATGTCTGTAAGAAAATTTATTTCACCTCCATCACCTTCTTTTTGTGCTTCTTCCTTTAGAATTTCTCGAGCTTTTCCTGCTGGATCTACAAGAGCTGAAATTGTAAGAAGGTGCATCCAAATAACATCAATCGTTTCTTTATCAGCTATATCAAATATTTCTTTCACATTAATAAAAACACGCTTTGAATATATAATTTTTTCTTTTTTAAGATCAACATTTCGATTAGAAATGGCATCTCGATTTGCAATGCAAAAATCTCTAAATGCATCAATATGTTTTTGAATCGGTTGTTCATGCGAAAGAGTAGTCTTATTAATTAAATGAACATACAATTTTAAAGGCCTATGTTTATCACTAAAGACATCTCCTAAATCATTAGTAAAATTTGAGATCGTTTTGAACGTAATTAAAGACGTATCTGTTGACATTTTTTGTTTTGAAAATATGATTTTAGATAGATATTTAAATATTTAAATGCAATTTTATTTATATAATATAAAAATGGTATTTAATAAAATCGATCAATATTACCAAAAAAATGATCATAAACAGAGCAATACAATTGGTCTTGCACCAAATTGGATTAGGCGTATTAGTAATAATGTAGATGTTGGACGTGTATATTATTTTAATTTAATAACAGGTAAATCTCAATGGAAGATACCAATATCAATTAATCAACAAATTGATTATTCTCCTACTACTATCGTCGATCTAGATGACAGAATTATGCATATACTTATAAATCATTTAGACAACACAAGTGTATCAATTTTGAGTCAAACAACTAGACAATTTAGAAACTTGATTAAAGATGTAAAAAATATAGATATATCTAATATGGACTTAACAGAAAATCAATTAATGTCATTAGTGAGCTTTTTTCCCCAACTGACAAATATAAAAAAACTTGACATATCCTTTAATTTTAAAACAAACACTCCTAAAATAAATACAAATATAGCTAATGTATTAGCAAGATCATTAAGTCAAATGAGATCTTTGACACATCTAAATTTAGCAAATTGTGCAGAAAATGCTTCTGTAATGGAAGTAATACTTCAATCTCTTGTAGGAATAACAGAACTAACATATCTTAAACTTAAAGGGAATAGGTTTGATTATGAAACATTTGCACCGATACTTGCAAATATGTTAAAATTAGAATATCTAAATCTTAAAGATACTAGTGATGATGGTACACAAATAAAAGCACTAGCACCAATACTTTCACGAATGCCTAATCTAACTTATCTTAATCTTGGATCTAATTATATTAGTGAAAAAAGTGCTAATGAAATTGCACCATACCTTGAAAAAATGTCTCAATTAACTTATTTTAATTTTGGTAGAAATAAAGGTGGTTGTAGCGAAAATTTACTATTATGTATTCAAGGCATGCAAAATTTAACACATCTTACTCTTAACATGATTGTTTTAGAAAGCAGTTTACATATAACACTGATCGGATCAATTTTTAATAAAACACCAAATTTAGTATATCTTAATCTCAGTTCTAATAAACTTGGACCAACTGGTTTATTTGAATTAGCATCACATCTTGCAAAATTGTCAAATTTAGAAAATCTTAATCTCAGTAATTCTCATATGTGGTCTAAATGTAATGAATTAATACCAAGTCTTTTACAATTATCTAAATTAACTCATCTCGATCTTTCACATAATTATATTGGACCAAATGTAAATGAGTTGGGAGAATGTTTTGTACAAATGCCAAACCTAATACATCTTAACTTGGGATATAATAGGTTTTTCTTAGATGATCAAGTTTATAATGGTGTTAAAGAATTCGTACCATGCCTGTCGAGATTATCTAAGCTAAAATATCTTAACATTCAACATAATTCACTCAGTACAAAAGAATATTGGCATGAAGATGATGTTGAAAAATTAGGAGAAGGTCTTGAACACATGACTGAACTTACATATCTTAATATTAGTCATAGTAAAATTGGAAATAAAGGTTTAAAAGATTTAGTAAAACATATTTACGTAATGTCAAAACTTACTCACTTATTTCTTAACGACATTCAAATTAGCGAAGATTCTGTTGAAATGTTAGGTCTTCTTTTACAATTTATGCCAAAATTAACAAATATTGAACTTTCACGTAATAAAATAGGAGATAAAGGTGTCGAGTTTTTAAAAGAAAGATTTAATCAACTAAAATCTCTTAAACAAATATCATTTTTCGAAAATAATCTTACTTCTATATCTACAGATGCACTTAAAGAATTAGCTATTGCGAAAAATTTTAGAATATTCGTTTAATATGAGTGGATAAAGATATGATTTTTACAATAAGATCATACTGATAACACAAGAAAAGCTAATCATAAAATTAAAAATAAATCAAAAAAATTGTTGTTACCTATACATCTTGAGTTTACAGACCTATTTATAAACTAGTCAATTGGAAAATCTTGGTTTTCAATAAATAAGAAACATCCACATAAACCAAGATATGAATATTGTTATGTAATACTACTAACTTTGATTTTTTGGTTGAATAATTTTGTTTAAAATTGATTTTTTAATTTAACTTGTTACAAAATTTAAAACAAATGCGTTTGCAACATATGCCAGATGATCTTATGGTCAAGATTATAAAAAAACTTTTTGAACAATTTCCTCTTGAAGCATCCGAATTGACAAGTTATATGATTATAATTTTAGCAAATATGAAAATTATAAATAATGTCTTGCAAGCAGAAGACTCAAAACATATTTTTGACCTTCTTAACACAGATACATGGATACGAATGATTGTTAGTATGGGATTTAATATTTGTACAGGAATATTTGAAAATAAAAAAATATTCTGGAATACAAAAGATGTTCAATATCAAAAAAAATATATAAGCGAATGTAGATATACTAGCAGAGCACATGACCTAATAGATTTATTAGATCACTCAGATAAAATAATGAAAAAAACAGCACGAATCTTGCTTGATAAGCTTATAGAAGACGAACCAACTAAAGAAGGTAAAGATTTTTTGAAAGGAAATGTTGTTAGAATAAATTTTAGAGAAAATAATGGTTCTGTAAAAGAAATATATGATAAAGATAAACTTAGAATACTTTGTTTTAACAATGAGGATGATATTTCTTTTGCTGTTAATTTGTTAGATGAAAATGTGTCTGTGCGGTTTTGGGATATCAGAGGACTTAATGATACGTCAGTTCGTATTTTGTTATCTAGCAATATAACTTGTACTTTTGCATTTAAAATTACAGATGAAATAAATCTGAAATATTGGGATACATCAAACTTGAAAAATGCAAGTTTTATGTTTAGAAATTCAAATGCTTTGCTCACAGGATTAGAAAATTGGAACACATGTAGAATAAACAATATGAGTAATATGTTTGTAAACAACAAACGTTTTAATTGTGATATTTCACAGTGGAATACAAAGAATGTTACTTCAACAAAAAATATGTTCGCAGGAGCACATTCTTTTAATCAAAATCTTCAATGGGATACAAAGAATGTTAGAAATATGGAAGGCATGTTTATAAGAGCTTTATCTTACAATAACAAAGGACAACCTCTTTTATGGAAAACAAGTAACGTTTCAAATATAAGTTCAATGTTTTTTGGTGCTTTAGCTTTTAATGCAGATATTTCAAATTGGGATACTAGTAAAATTATAAATATGTCACGCGTGTTTATGGATGCAAAATCTTTTAACAAACCTTTAAACAATTGGAAAACTGAAAATGTTTTAGATATGAGTAATATGTTTCAATATGCGTTGTCTTTTAACCAATCTTTAGATAAATGGAATACTCAATCTGTTCGAAATATGTCTGATATGTTTTCTTCAGCTATTTCTTTTAATTGTGACATTTCAAAATGGAATACTAGCAAAGTTGAAATTATGGCGTGTATGTTTATGAATGCATCCGCTTTTAACTGTGACATTTCAAAATGGGATACTAAAAATGTTTTTAGTATGACATTTATGTTTATGAATACACCATCATTTACCCAAGTTCTTAGATGGAATACTGGAAGTCTAACAGACAATAATATTTCTTCAATATTTGCACAATCAGGAGGTCGTTTTTTTTAGATAGTTTCTCTCAAAAATATATTTAACAAATATATTTTTGTAATTTGTAACGAAAAACTACCACGGATAAGATTCTCTACGAGTTTTTATTACTGGAAAGCCTTTATCATATATCATACAACACAATCCATACTTATCACATTTATCGTTACACAACGAACAGTTGTTTTTTGAACATTCTTCTGATAGTAAATAATACTTATTACCTTGTTTGCTAATATTTAACCCGGGCTTTACAAAATATTTTAAATCTTTGTTAATCTGATATAAAAAATCTTTACAAAACTCGTGATATATTAACGGATTTCCTGTCTTAACAATATAATAGATTAAACATAAAAATAAAGGATTTCTTGGTGGAGTGCAAATAACCCCTTGATAAATATGGTCTTTAAATCCTGATATTACAGTATAAAGAATTGTTTTATCTGTAAAAATAGTTGATAACGGTGTTAATAATTCTGTGCTAATGTCCATATATACTCCTCCGTGTATATAGAGAAGACAATATCTAAGTAAATCAGCTTTATGAGCTCCTAATTTTAATTTTTTAAAGGTTTTTAAAACAGGTGGTTCAAAGTATTTCGATAAAAAATTAATACCATCCGTATCATCTAAAATAATATGAGTATATTCTGGAGCATATTTTTTCACTGTTTGGTATATTTCTTCTGGTATTTTGCTTTTATCATTATACGTTTGAAAAAGTAAATTTGGAGTTTCTTTTAATAATTTAGTATCTTTTCTACAATTTCGGTTAAATCTAAAATTTGATAAAAATATATGATTGATAATCAGGTAAAAGATTATAAGAAAAATAATTATATATCGTTTTTTCATTTAATTTTATACTTATTTATATAAAATAAAAAATATTGTTTCTAAATTTAACTAATAATAATTATGTTTTTAATCTTGGTTTTAGAGAAATGAACTGTATATTATCAAAAGGATTTACTATTATTTTAATAATTTTTATATTTTTAGTATTTTTTATCAATGGATGTATTACAAAAAATACGTATTTTTTCTTAGCAGGTGTAATATTTTTTATATCTTTCTGTATTATTTACAATCAAGTACACGAATATTACGCGCAAGATGATCCAAAATTAAAAGAAATAAAAAAAAGTTTAGAAATATTTTTTGCTACCGAAGAAAGATGGACTGGAGCTTTAAGTGTTCTTAATGAAAAAAATTTGTTGAATGACATTACATTTTTTAGAGGTGAGAAAAGTTACACAATTAACAAAAAACAAGTCTATATATGTCTTAAAGATGAAACTGGTTCATATTATGATGATAATACATTATATTATGTTGTGTGTCATGAAATCAGCCATGTCATTTGCGATGAAATAGGACATACAGAAAAATTTTATCTTATATTCAACGAATTGCTTTCAAAAATGGAACAAGCAGGACTATATGATTATAAAATACCTATAAAAAATGACTATTGTAAAAGTGGCGATCCAGAAATGTGAAAATAATTAAATTAAGGGGTTGGAGTCGCGTCAGGAGTCGGAGTCTCAGGAGGAGTTGAATCAGGAGTTGGAGTCACATCAGGAGTCTCATCAGTAGTTGTATAAGGAATTTGAGTCGTTATATTTAAAGCACTTAATATATAATTAGTAAGATACTTATCATCATTACCCCATTTTTTATAATCATCACCAGACAAAGTAAAGTGTCTATTTTCAATCCAATTATCTCCATTCAACAATGATACAGTCACACTAACACTTTTGAATAGTTCTAAATTTATAATACGAATTTTAATGTTATCAATAACCGATGTTTTTGTTACGGTAAAATTTTCTACTTGAATATGCATTTATTATAATATACTATAATAAATTAAATTTATAATTGATTTCAATACATTTGTAAAACTATTTATTTTATAAATAATTAAAGTATAATATCATATTTTATTTGAAAATATATTAAAAAAAAATTGTAACTAAATATAAAATAATGAAGAAAGGCATGATACAATTTTCTCCGGAAGGTCCAAATTTTTCTATAGAAAAAAAAGTTTCTTCCGATAGTATGTATGCCGAAACAAGTTACATAAAAAATGCACATATTGAATCTGCGACTATTGGAAGTTTAGTTGTCAAAGATCAGCCTAGTGGATTTGGTTTTGGTTCTACTGGACCACAAGGATTTCAAGGAATAAAAGGTAACACCGGAGCTACTGGGAATACAGGTTATACCGGCCTTCAAGGACCACAAGGAAATCCAGGAAGTGCAAGTAGCACAGGACCTACAGGAGATACAGGTCCTACAGGTCTTCAAGGTCCTACAGGTCTTCAAGGATCACAAGGAAATCCAGGAAGTGCAAGTAATACCGGTGCAACTGGTGATTCTGGTCCTACTGGACCACAAGGATTTCAAGGAATAAAAGGTAGCACCGGACCTACTGGGAATACAGGTTATACCGGTCCTACCGGTCTTCAAGGTTCTACTGGTCTTCAAGGACCACAAGGAAATCCAGGAAGTGCAAGTAATACCGGAACGACTGGTGATTCTGGACCTACTGGTCCACAAGGATCTCAAGGAATAAAAGGTAGCACCGGAGTTACTGGGAATACAGGTGCTACCGGTCATACTGGTCTTCAAGGTCCTACCGGTCTTAGAGGTCCACAAGGAATTCCAGGTACTGCAAGTAGTACTGGACCGACTGGTGATTCTGGTCCTACTGGACCACAAGGATTTCAAGGAATAAAAGGTAGCACCGGAGTTACTGGGAATACAGGTTATACCGGTCCTACCGGTCTTCAAGGTTCTACTGGTCTTCAAGGACCACAAGGAATTCCAGGAAGTGCAAGTAGTACAGGAGAAACTGGTTCTACCGGTCCTACTGGTTCTACCGGTCCTACCGGTATGACCGGTCTTCAAGGTCCTACAGGATTACAAGGAATCCCAGGTAGTGCGAGTAATACCGGTCCTACCGGGCCTACTGGTCCTACCGGTCCTACCGGTCCTACTGGTCCTACTGGATTTGTCTCTTTATATATTAACAGATCAAATGGTGAAACTGGTCTTAATTTTAGTGGTTTAACTGGAACTACTGGACCAAAAGACATATCTTATTCAGATAATGCTTACGAACCTAGTAATAGATATATAGTAACATCTAAGTTAACTCAATTAAATGCAGTTTTTGAATATGATTTTTATGGAAATTTTCACACATCAACACTTAATGTTCCTGTTTTTTTTGGGATTATGATTGGCCCACAATTTAATTACATTCCATGGATAGAACCAGAAAATTTATTAGGAAGTATACGTATAACTCCTGCTAACGGATCCTCTTATTTTAGATATACATCGACAATAACTACAGCAACTAATAATAGTGTTACAGGACCTTCATTTAATACTGCTGTCAATTTTATATTTGATGCAATAGGAGCACAATCAACATCTGACTACACTACTTGTCAAAAACGTATTAATATTACTAACAATAAAACTATAAAAAATGAATATTTTAATAATCCTACCGGTCCTAATACTATTTTAACACCATGTTTTATACCAACCGCACAAACAAATCTTGTTGTTACAAAATTAGGTCACACATTTAGACAAATTGCATAACTAATAATTTTTAAAATAATTATATAAACTAAATATAAAATAATGAAGAAAGGTATGATACAATTTTCTCCGGAAGGTCCAAATTTTTCTATTGAAAAAAAAGTTTCTTCCGATAGTATGTATGCCGAAACAAGTTACATAAAAAATGCACAAATTGAATTCGCGACTATTGGAAGTTTAGTTCTTAAAAATCACTCTGGTATATTTGGTTCTACTGGAGCAAGCGGGTCAACAGGATTTTCAGGTATCACTGGAGAGACAGGTTTAATAGGTCCTGCTGGTGTTGAAGGACCGACTGGTCTTGAAGGAAATACATCGAGTACTGGTGCAACTGGGTATATTGGACCTACTGGTCCTACTGGTGTTGGAGGATTTTTAGGTGAAACTGGTCATACTGGAAATACATCAAGTACAGGGGCAACAGGAAATATTGGTCCTACTGGTATTGATGGTCCTACTGGTCTTGAAGGATTTTTAGGTGAAACTGGTCCTACTGGATCTACTGGTATTGATGGTCCTACTGGTGATAAAGGATTTTTAGGTGAAACGGGTCATACTGGAAATACATCAAGTACAGGGGCAACAGGAAATATTGGTCCTACTGGTATTGATGGCCCTACTGGTGATAAAGGATTTTCAGGTGAAACTGGCCCTACTGGATCTACTGGTATTGATGGTCCTACTGGTGATAAAGGATTTTTAGGTGAAACGGGTCTTAAAGGAAATATGTCAAATACAGGAGCAACTGGATATATTGGTCCTACTGGTATTGATGGTCCTACTGGTCTTAAAGGCGAAACTGGGTTAACTGGACATACGGGTCCTACGGGTGTTAGTGGTCCCACTGGTGATAAAGGTTTTCAAGGTCCATCTGGCCTTAAAGGCGATACATCAAGTACAGGGGCAACTGGAGCTACTGGACCTACCGGTGCTACTGGACCTAGTGGTAATATAGGTCCGACTGGTCTTGAAGGATTACAAGGAATTAAAGGAATAACAAGTATTGATGGAACAACTGGATATACGGGTCCTACTGGTTTTACAGGACCATCCGGGATGACAGGAACTGCTGAAAATTCTTACATAATGATTAACAAAACTGAATCTCAAACATCTATTCCAGCAATAAATTATACTTTACCTGGAGATGTAGGACTATTTACGTCAGTTATTCAAGAAGGTACAGAAGAAATTAGTGAAACGGTTAAAGTTATAGATAGTGCGGTTGAAACTTATTACCCTTTCGATTGTAAAATATTACTTTCTTATTTACGTCAAAAAAATTTTGTTTTTGAATATGATTTTTATGGAATACTTAACATTTCTATGCGAAACAACCTGGGTGAACCAGGTTTTCTTAGTAAACAAATATTTGGTTATTTTGGAATTATTGTGAATGACGGTGGAATTAATCCATCTGATGGTACATTCAAATGGAAACCAACTCTAAATACTTCCATACCCTACACTACAACTCCTCTGCCTAAAAATTTATTAGGACCTGTACAGATAGGGTTTCATCGAGATATGATTTCTCCTAATTCTTTTCAACAAAATTTCCCATACAATCAGATAATAAATGCAAATTTTAGATATACATTAACTCTAACTACATTAAATACTAATGTTAATCAAATTTCCTTTAGTTATGCTGTTAATTTTTCGTTTTTTACAACTTCTCCACTACAAAATGAATATGATCGTTTTGTTACAGGTACGCAAACATTAAATTTTACTGATGTAAATGCAAATGTTTCTCCTATTTTAGTACCTGCTTTTGTACCATCAGTATTGTCTATTGTTCAATCAGCAAAACAAGAAGTCTATATTACAAAAATTGGGCATACATTTAGACAACTTGCATAGAGTGTAATTATAAGATAGAATACTATTTTATAATTCAACAAAAAAAGATATTTTGTATCTGTTTAGTAAAATTATTAATTTTATTTTAAATAATAATTTTCTTTTAAATAATAAATAAAATGACTGAAGACTTTTTTAAAATTTACCAAACTGGACCAACAGATGAAAGTGTTGCCGATAGTGTAAAAAATGTTGATTATGCTGGTTTTAAAATTAGATATATTCTTGGTAAAAGAGGTAAAATTATGCCTATTAATTTTGGTACAATAATCGTAAAGTAAGCGTACAATAATCGTACAATAATCGTACAATAATCGTAACACTTATATATATATATAAATATTTATATATATAAAATTCACTCAATTCCGTATAAGAAATGATAAATACGGCTTGACATTTTATCACCAATTCGACGATTTCCACTTGTTGTAAGAGGGAAAGTAAGATCTGAAAGCAATTTTTCTCTAAGATGCTCTGGAGTTGTTTCATATTCTTTTATTAGTAAGTTTACACTAGAATACTTATCTGTTATAACAGAGGCTACTTTTTCTGTTACTTGAGGAATAAGAGATAATTGAGATATCATCCAAACTGATGGAGTCATATTAGCTTTTTTACTTTTTTTTAAGGTAGCAGCGTAATTAATATCTGAAGATTTATATTCTTCTTCTCTGAAATATGTATCACCATCTTTTTTCAGTTTGCTATAAAGTTTAATAATAAATTCAACACTTTCTTCGATTGTATTTGTTTTATATACTTTAATTCCGTCTCTTAATTGTGTATTAATTAAACTACCAACTAAAGTTGAAACAGGTAATCCTTTCATAGAAGTTTTATCCAAAAATCCTTCAATTAAATATAATATTCGATGTCTAGGTGTACTACCTAAAAGTCTCGCTTTTTGTTCTCGACCTCTGCCATCGCAAATACTAGCTTTTAAATCATTTACTGTCTTACGTTCAATCACTAAAACAGTTGTGCCTTCCTGACGAAATAAAATATCTCCAACATCTAGTTGTTCTATTACATAAGGAATTGAATTTTGGAGATTTTGTATTATATCATGTTCTCTATTATCAATAACAAGTTCAATCATTCTACTTGTTAAAAATACTTCCTTAAACAAATAAAAATGAATTTATATATTAACTATATTAAGTATATTAGTAAAAAATGTCGTATCGAGAAGACGGAAAAACATCATTAAGAACAGTTATAAAACAAGAACATAATATTAATATTATAGAAAAACATATATATAATATCTCATCAAATGACGAAAAAATATACAAAAATAACATTTACCAAATTATTGGAGATGTGTTACAAGGCAAGAATTTAAAAGATTTAATTTTAACTATAAAAATAGGTGATTTAGGATGGAAACATTCTGCTTTCAAAGAAATGCAAAATATGTTAGTTGAACAAAATGATTTTATAGAAAACCCATTTGCAGTTGAAGAAGGTGTTTTAGAATGCAAGGCTCGAGATAAAGATGGTAAACTTTGTGGAAGCAAAAGAGTCTTTAGTTATCAACGACAGGTAAGAAGTGCGGATGAACCTATGACAACTTTTGCTAGTTGTTGTCAATGTGGAACTAAATGGCAGTATTCTGGATAAAATTGTATACAGATATCAAAAAATTAATATTTTTTGATAAAAAAAAAATCTTTTTAATAAAGATGAATTTTTTTCTTACACTAAAAAATTGTATAGAAGAATTTTTTTTATCCATAGATATTTTTTTTCAAGAATTGTTTTTTGGTTCAAATCATGCCAAACCAGAGGATTTTGAAGCTTCTATTATATTAGAAAACGACTCTATTGTTGTAAAAAACCAACACCAGACAGAAGACGATTTTGAATTTTTGTCGGCAAATGATAGTAATTAAGCAAAAAAATTCATATATGTTCCTACCGATTCCATAGATTTGTAATATGTATTGTTAATACTTTGATTGGTGTTTCTAAAAATCAAGATTTTTAAACCCTTCGAAATACTGTTAAATCATTTTAGTATATCTTCCAAAAGCAAAAACAAATATCTGGAGTTTTTGTTAGCATAAATTTTTATGCACTTTGTTTTTCTGTTATTTTTTGTTACATTTTGCATTTTTAATTTTACACATAATATTTTAATAAATTATTTTTAAATACTACTTTAAAAATAATATTTTAATAAATTATTTTTAAATACTACTTTAAAAATAATATTTTTTAGTAATAAATGTCTAACAGTTTTCTTGTAAAAAATATATGTCAACAAAACGTTGCACGTTCTATTAGAGAAAATGCGCCAATTCCTATTTATAATGCAAATACATTGCAAGGAGTTCCAATTAATGATGCGATTTTAACACCTGACGATGATGGAAGTGTCTTAACATTCAGTGGTGGTATATGGACGCATGAAGTTTTTAATTTTAATACTGGATCAACAGGTCCTACCGGTCTTGCCGGACCTACAGGTCTTCAAGGTAATCAAGGATTTACAGGTCCTCAAGGTGATCAAGGTCCTCAGGGAGTTACTGGTTATACAGGAACTCAAGGATTGACTGGATATAAAGGTATTCAAGGAGATAAAGGTGGTGCTACGGGTGAGCAAGGTGCTACTGGTGATCAAGGAAATACTGGTCCTCAAGGAAATCAAGGTTCGAAAGGAGATTCAGGTGGATCCACTGGTGCTCAAGGTGAAACGGGTGAAAAGGGTGTTCAAGGAAATACCGGTGCTCAAGGTGAAACGGGTGAAAAGGGTGTTCAAGGAAATACCGGTGCTCAAGGAAACCAAGGCCCACAAGGATTGACTGGGTATAAAGGTATTCAAGGAGATAAAGGTGGTGCTACTGGCGAACAAGGTGCTACTGGTAATCAAGGAAATACTGGTCCTCAAGGTAATCAAGGAATTACTGGTTATACAGGTGAACAAGGTCCTCAAGGTAATCAAGGAATTACTGGTTATACAGGTGAACAAGGTCCTCAGGGAGTTACTGGTTATACAGGAACTCAAGGTAATCAAGGAATTACTGGTTATACAGGTGAACAAGGTCCTCAAGGAGTTACTGGTTATACAGGTGAACAAGGTCCTCAGGGAGTTACTGGTTATACAGGAACTCAAGGTAATCAAGGAATTACTGGTTATACAGGTGAACAAGGTCCTCAAGGAGTTACTGGTTATACAGGTGAACAAGGTCCTCAGGGAGTTACTGGTTATACAGGTGAACAAGGTAATCAAGGAATTACTGGTTATACAGGTGAACAAGGTCCTCAGGGAATTACTGGTTATACAGGTGAACAAGGTAATCAAGGAATTACTGGTTATACAGGTGAACAAGGTCCTCAAGGAGTTACTGGTTATACAGGAACTCAAGGTAATCAAGGAATTACTGGTTATACAGGTGAACAAGGTCCTCAGGGAGTTACTGGTTATACAGGAACTCAAGGTAATCAAGGAATTACTGGTTATACAGGAACTCAAGGTAATCAAGGAATTACTGGTTATACAGGTGAACAAGGTCCTCAAGGAGTTACTGGTCATACAGGAATTCAAGGGCCGACTGGTCCTGGAGGTGCTGATATAGTTAGAGCTAACAATGCTATTTTTATTGGTCTTAATGCCGGTGCGACTGGTCAAGGAAGCGAGTCAGTTGCTATTGGTTCAAATGCTGGTGCTACTGGTCAAGGTGATAGTTCAGTTGCATTAGGTCCAAGTTCTGGACAAACAAATCAGGGTGTAAATTCAGTTGGAATAGGTAACAGTGCTGGTTTTACAGGTCAAAATGGTTCTTCCGTTGCAATTGGTGAATTTAGTGGTCAAATAACACAAGGTAGCTCATCGGTAGCAATAGGTCCAAATGCTGGACAAACAACACAAGGCTCAAATTCACTTGCAATTGGACAAAATGCTGGACAAACAACACAAGGATCAAATTCGGTTGCTATTGGTTCAAGTGCAGGTGCTACTGGTCAAAATAATTCTTCAGTTGCAATTGGACAAAATGCTGGACAAACAACACAAGGTTCAAATTCACTTGCAATTGGACAAAATGCTGGACAAACAACACAAGGTTCAAATTCACTTGCAATTGGACAAAATGCTGGACAAACAACACAAGGGAGCTCATCGGTAGCAATAGGTCCAAATGCTGGTAACACAACACAAGGTGGCTCATCGGTTGCTATTGGTTCAAGTGCAGGTGCTACTGGTCAAAATGCTTCTTCAGTTGCAATTGGACAAACTGCTGGACAAACAACACAAGGTGATTCTTCCATTGCAATTGGTAAGGGTGCTGGAAACATAACACAAGGTGGCTCATCGGTAGCAATCGGTTCATTTGCTGCTACTACAACACAAGGTACAAATTCGATTGCTATTGGTACAAGTGCAGCTGCTACTGGTCAAAATAATTCATCAGTTGCAATTGGACAAAATGCTGGACAAACAACACAAGGATCAAATTCGGTTGCTATTGGTTTAAGAGCAGGGCAAAATAATCAAAGTGGAAGTGGGATTGCAATTGGTCAAACTGCTGCACAATCAACACAAGGTGCAAATTCAATTGCTATTGGTGTAAATGCTGCACAAATAACACAAGGTTCAAGTTCAATTGCTATTGGTGTAAATTGTGGTACTAATAACCAAAATAGTTCTTCCGTCGCAATTGGTTCATTTGCAGGACAAACAACACAAGGTTCAAATTCACTTGCATTCGGTTCATTTGCAGGACAAACATCACAAGGTTCAAATTCAGTTGCATTTGGTTTATTTGCTGGTAATACAAATCAAAATAATTCTTCCGTTGCAATTGGACAAAATGCTGGACAAACAACACAAGGTGATTCTTCCATTGCAATTGGTAAGGGTGCTGGAAACATAACACAAGGTGGCTCATCGGTTGCTATTGGTAACAATGCTGGTAACACAACACAAGGTGGCTCATCGGTTGCTATTGGTAACAATGCAGCTGCTACTGGTCAAAATAATTCTTCAGTTGCAATCGGTTCATTTGCTGGTCAAATAAGACAAGGTAGCTCATCGGTAGCAATAGGTCCAAATTCTGGAAACACAAATCAAGGGTCTAATTGTATAGCTATTGGTTTAAATGCTGGTTATACTGGACAGCCAGAAAATACGAATGTTATTGGTAAATTTGAAACTTCAGATACTTATGTTAATTCGGGTGCAACATATATCAAACCAATTCGGGATGGTGGTGCTGTATTGCCAGGTGGTCACAAACAATTAGCATGGAATACAACAACTGGAGAAATAATTTTTTATGGATAATATTTTAATTACTTCAAATATTCACAAAAAATAATTATAACAAAGATAAAAAACAACAATTATTTAATGTTGTTTTACAAAGTATATTTATAAAGTATATTTTATTGATCAGATTATTTTTATACAAAATATTATTTAAGTTTAAATATTAATATTAATATTAGTAATAATATAAATGGATGGAATTAATGATAACAAAAAATAAAAATAGAGAAGACGCCTTACGTGCAACTGAAATTATTTTACAACAGTATGAACTGGGACCGAATACTGGTCAGAAAGGAATTGGATAAACTAGTCCGATAGGTCCAACTGGAAATCAAGGTGTAACTGGTTTCACTGGCTTTGGAGACAAATATCTGGAGTTTTTGTTAGCATAAATTTTTATGCACTTTGTTTTTCTGTTATTTTTTGTTACATTTTGCAGTTTAATTTTACACATAATATTTTAATAAATTATTTTTAAATACTACTTTAAAAATAATATTTTTAGTAATAAATGTCTAACAGTTTTCTTATAAAAAATACATCTCAACAAAACGTTGCACGTTCTATTAGAGAAAATGCACCAAATCCTATTTATAATGCAAATAAATTGCAAGGAGTTCCAATTAATAATGCGATTTTAACACCTGACGATGATGGAAGTGTCTTAACATTCAGTGGTGGTATATGGACTCATAAAATTCTTAATTTTAATACTGGATCAACCGGACCTACTGGTCCTACCGGACCTACTGGTCCTACCGGACCTACTGGTCCTATCGGAATTAGTATCACAGGGCCTAAAGGAGACACTGGCCCGACAGGTCCTTACGGAGGACCAACCGGAGAAATTGGTTCAATCGGGCCTACTGGTCCTACCGGACCTACCGGGTATACCGGACTAACCGGAGAAATTGGTTCAATCGGGCCTACCGGACCTACCGGGTATACCGGACCAACCGGAGAAATTGGTTCAATCGGGCCTACCGGACCTACCGGGTATACCGGACCAACTGGAATTAGCATTACAGGTCCTAAAGGAGACATTGGCCCAACAGGTCCTTATGGAGGACCAACCGGTCCAACAGGAGAAATTGGTCCAACAGGAGCAGGAGGTGTATTAAGTTATTATGGTTCGTTTTTCTTTTCTGGAACAAAGATTTCTTCTTCAACAGAAACATTAATACCTTTAAATAATACCAACTTTTCAAGAGGAATAACATTGTCTGGTAATGGTGTAAAATTTGAACATTCAGGTGTGTATTTTGTTAATGCTTTATTTAATTTAAGTCCAAGTCCATCAAATAATACATTTTTTTGGGCTCGTATAAATACTACAAATACTATGTCTGTTAATAATAAAGGAGTTAATGCAGTCGATAATAAAATTACAGTACCATTATCATTTGAAGTTATAATAAATTCTGGAGATATCTTATCTTTTTATTTTATAGAAAATAGTACTGCGTATAATAGTACAATATGTAATATACCAGAGGAAGCTGGACATCCATTTGTTCCAGGTCTTATTGTAAATATAACTCAATTACGATATGGATTTATCGGTGAAACTGGTGTTACAGGACCTCAAGGTGTTACGGGTGCTCAAGGTAATCAAGGTGTTACTGGTACTCAAGGTGTTACTGGTACTCAAGGAACTCAAGGTCCTCAAGGTGTTACTGGTACTCAAGGAACTCAAAGTCCTCAAGGTGTTACTGGTACTCAAGGAACTCAAGGAACTCAAGGTCCTCAAGGTGTTACTGGTAATACAGGTGTTACTGGTACTCAAGGAACTCAAGGTCCTCAAGGTGTTACTGGTAATACAGGTGATCAATGTCCTCAAGGTGTTACTGGTAATACAGGTGATCAATGTCCTCAAGGTGTTACTGGTAATCAAGGTGTTACTGGTAATACAGGTGATCAATGTCCTCAAGGTGTTACTGGTAATCAAGGTGTTACTGGTAATACAGGTGATCAATGTCCTCAAGGTGTTACTGGTAATCAAGGAGTTACTGGTGATCAAGGAGTTACTGGTGATCAAGGAACTCAAGGAACTCAAGGTCCTCAAGGCGTTATTGGTAATACAGGTGATCAAGGTACTCAAGGTGTTACTGGTAATACAGGTGATCAAGGATTTCAAGGAACTCGAGGAGTTACTGGTCATACAGGTGATCAAGGTCCCCAAGGAGTTACTGGTCATACAGGTGATCAAGGTCCCCAAGGAGTTACTGGTCATACAGAATTTCAAGGAACTCAAGGTTTTACAGGTTATCAAGGTACTCAAGGTGTTACTGGTAATACAGGTGATCAAGGATTTCAAGGTTTTACTGGTAATAGAGGTGATCAAGGATTTCAAGGAACTCGAGGAGTTACTGGTCATACAGGTGATCAAGGTCCCCAAGGAGTTACTGGTCATACAGGTGATCAAGGATTTCAAGGAACTCAAGGAGTTACTGGTTATACAGGATTTCAAGGTAATCAAGGTGATCAAGGTAATCAAGGTGTTACTGGTCATACAGGTGATCAAGGTAATCAAGGTGTTACTGGTAATACAGGTAATCAAGGTAATCAAGGTAATCAAGGAATTACTGGTTTTACTGGTAATACAGGTGATCAAGGATTTCAAGGAACTCAAGGAGTTACTGGTTATACAGGATTTCAAGGAGTTACTGTTTATACAGGATTTCAAGGATTTCAAGGAGTTACAGATGATCAAGGATTTCAAGGAACTCAAGGAGTTACTGGTTATACAGGTGATCAAGGATTTCAAGGAACTCAAGGAGTTACTGGTTATACAGGTGATCAAGGTAATCAAGGAGTTACTGGTGCTCAAGGAACTCAAGGTCCTCAAGGTGTTACTGGTAATACAGGTGATCAAGGTCCTCAAGGAGTTACTGGTAATACAGGTAATCAAGGTAATCAAGGTAATCAAGGAATTACTGGTTTTACTGGTAATACAGGTGATCAAGGATTTCAAGGAACTCAAGGAGTTACTGGTTATACAGGATTTCAAGGAGTTACTGTTTATACAGGATTTCAAGGATTTCAAGGAGTTACAGATGATCAAGGATTTCAAGGAACTCAAGGAGTTACTGGTTATACAGGTGATCAAGGATTTCAAGGAACTCAAGGAGTTACTGGTTATACAGGTGATCAAGGTAATCAAGGAGTTACTGGTGCTCAAGGAACTCAAGGTCCTCAAGGTGTTACTGGTAATACAGGTGATCAAGGTCCTCAAGGAGTTACTGGTCATACAGGTGATCAAGGTCCTCAAGGTGTTACTGGTAATACAGGTGATCAAGGTCCTCAAGGAGTTACTGGTCATACAGGTGATCAAGGTAATCAAGGTGTTACTGGTCATACAGGTGATCAAGGTAATCAAGGTGTTACTGGTAATACAGGTAATCAAGGTAATCAAGGAGTTACTGGTCATACAGGTAATCAAGGTAATCAAGGTGTTACTGGTCATACAGGTGATCAAGGTAATCAAGGTGTTACTGGTAATACAGGTAATCAAGGTAATCAAGGAGTTACTGGTCATACAGGTAATCAAGGTAATCAAGGAGTTACTGGTCATACAGGTAATCAAGGTAATCAAGGTGTTACTGGTCATACAGGTGATCAAGGTAATCAAGGTGTTACTGGTAATACAGGTAATCAAGGTAATCAAGGAGTTACTGGTCATACAGGTAATCAAGGAGTTACTGGTCATACAGGTAATCAAGGAGTTACTGGTGATCAAGGAACTCAAGGTCCTCAAGGTGTTACTGGTAATACAGATGATCAAGGAACTCAAGGTCCTCAAGGTGTTACTGGTAATACAGATGATCAAGGTACTCAAGGTGTTACTGGTAATACAGGTGATCAAGGTACTCAAGGTGTTACTGGTAATCAAGGAGTTACTGGTGATCAAGGAACTCAAGGAACTCAAGGCGTTACTGGTAATACAGGTGATCAAGGTATTACTGGTAATACAGGTGATCAAGGATTTCAAGGAACTCGAGGAGTTACTGGTCATACAGGCGATCAAGGTCCCCAAGGAGTTACTGGTCATACAGGATTTCAAGGAACTCAAGGTTTTACAGGTGATCAAGGTACTCAAGGTTTTACAGGTGATCAAGGTACTCAAGGTGTTACTGATAATACAGGTAATCAAGGATTTCAAGGTTTTACTGGTAATACAGGTGCTACTGGTCCTACAGGTATTGGTGTTACGGGACCAACAGGGCAACAGGGAATAGCTGGTTCTGCTTCTAATACAGGCGCTACCGGTCCTACTGGTTTTCAAGGTACTACAGGACCAACGGGTCCTGTTTTTTCGACAAGTATGATAAGTACGATATCTGTAATAGGTTCTACAGGTGCAACAGGTGGTTTTAGTACTACAGGTACTACAGTGACATTTTCTATACTACCTTTGCCAAAAGTTTTAATAAATACAGATTTATCTATATTTAATATGACAGGTGACGGTATTAAGGTGTTAAAAGCAGGTTCATATTTATTTAATTATTCGTATACTGTGCAAAATACAGACGTCACAGATGAATTGATAGTTCGTAACAAATTTTCAATAAATAGTATACCTCAACCTCAAACAGAAAATATTGTAGGTTATGCAACTTCGTCTGGAACATATCTAAGTATATCTGGTTCATATATATTTAATCTTGCTTTTAATGACACCGTACGAATATTAACAAGACCTGAAGGGCCAAGTGCTAATGTTTATCCTTATACAAATATAAAATTGTCTTGTGTATTATTAGAAGGAGCAATTGGTAGTACTTGCCCAACAGGTATTACAGGACCTCAAGGAGTTCAAGGTCGTACAGGACCTCAAGGAGTTCAAGGTCATACTGGACTAACTGGTCGTACTGGTCCAACAGGGTCTCAAGGAGTTCAATGACCAACAGGACCTTATTTTACAACAGGAGTTTTAAGTACAATGACTGCTACAACAATAAGCCCGACTGGTGGATATCAAGCTACCGGAAGTAAAACTATATAGAAATACCTATTAAACGAGAGGTAATAAATACTGATACTCTTACATTTAGTATAGCAACAGGTGCAACAGGAGAGTTTTAAAAACTTCTACCTATTTATTTAATTATTCATATACAGTGGCAAGTCCAGACTTTATTGATGGTAATTTACTTCCTGGAACAGAGTGTGATTATATAATTTATAATATATTTGTTCGTAATAGTGTTAATGATACTTTATCAGAAACTATATCAAGATATGATGCTCTAAGTGGTTATTATTTAACTATGTCTGGTTCTTATATAGTTTCTCTTAATGCAAATGATATTGTGACAATAAAAACTAAACAAAATAGCGACAATGAGCCTGCAAATACCCCTTATTCTCTATATAATTTTGGTGAATTTTGTAAAAATAAAATAGTACCGTACTATCCAAATTTAATTGTTTTGAGTATGGATAACATAAGCCTTAGAGGAGCATTTAAAAAATAAGTTTAAAATTATTGAATAATTTTTCTTGTTTAATAAGAAATAATGCAAAAAATAATATTTGTTTTTAGTGGTATATTTATTATAATTGTTTTTTTATGGTTTTATCATTACAATTATGAACCTAAAAACGTAGAGAGATTACTCTCTAAAAATAATAGTAGAATTCCAAAAAGAATTGTACAAACGTGGCGTACTCACGATATTGGTAGTTTAGAACAGTTTTCTCAAACGTGGAAGGATTTTAACCCAAATTTTACATACACTCTTTTTGATGATATAGATTGTAAAAAATTCATCAGAAAAAATTTTGGAAAAAGATTTGAAAATGTGTACGATAAAATAAATTATGGTGCATTTAAAGCAGACTTTTGGAGATATTGCGATCTTTATATAAATGGCGGTGTTTATATAGATATAGATACTGTATGCTTAGGTCCAATAGATGAAGTTATAGATAAAAATGCTACTTTTGTAACTCCTGTTGATTTAAATCCGAAAGATTTATTCAATGCTTTTATAGCTATTATTCCACGACATCCAGTAATGCTTATATGTATTAATGAAATTGTAAAAAAAGTAGAACTAAATATGCCACAAAAAGGATTAAATTTTACAGGTCCTGGATTATTAGGTTTGTGTACCTCAAAATATTTAGGTTTTAACGAAAAAACAAATTTTGTACCTTCAAATTGTCTTTATAAAGGAATTCAGCTTCTTGAGTTTGAACCTACAAATGAAGTTATTTACAATTCGTTTGGGGATAAACTTTTTCAAAACAAAAACAGAAATATACTATTAAGACAAATATATAATAATGAGTCAAACAGAGCCGGGATTTTAAAGTACCGATAAACAATACATAATTTTTAATCATAATTTGTGATTAAAAATTAAATATCTTTTTGTTTAAGAATAATAATCAAACGTAAGTTGAGCTTTTGATTCAGTAATTATATCATCATCAAAAATTAGTTTTGTTTCCCACGATATATTTTGATCAAACTTAATCGCATTTTTGAACATATATTTCATATTAATAACTTTATTAATATCCCAATTTTCTACTGATTGATTAAAATTTGTTGCGTTATTAAACATATAGCTCATATCTACAACTTGACTAGTATCCCATTCTAACTTTTCATTAAATAATTTATTATTTTTAAACATAGAACTCATATTAGTTACTTTAGACGTATTCCAATACTTTAATCCTTTTACTAAAACCGAATTTTCAACCGAATCAACAACCGACTCAACTTTCTGAGTTTTTTTAGTCTTTATTATTTTTTTAATATCAAACATAAATGTTATAGACTGAGTTTTTTTAGATTTATCATTGTCTTTTAATGAAAACATATTTTTCATACTTGTAAAGTTTGAAGTATCCCAGTACTGCAAGTTAATCACTTTATTTACTATTTCTAAATCATTTAATATATTGATGGGATTAATTTGTCTAACATCCCAATATTCAATAAATTCTACTTCGTTTGTTTGCCTTTTTCTTTGATTTTTAATATGATCAATTATATTTTCTATACCTTCTGGATCAAGTTTAATATGTTCTAAAAGAACATTTGCAATCTTTATAATATTATCATAATTTGTTGAGTCATCTATTATATCTAACAAATCATGTATTCTACTTTTATATTTAAATAAATTTAAATGAATTAGAAAACGAGGAATACTCAAACCATTATTAGTATCTTTAATCCATATTTTTTTTGTTTTGTTATATTCTATGCCTATTTTTTCTAACAATACAATAAATAATTTTGTACTCATAAGACCAAATATAAAATCTTCCATCGAATTAATTACAAATTCTACTTCATTATTTTTTGTTTCGATAATATTATTTTTTTCTTCAATCAACTTATTTAAATCACTAACAATAATTCTAATATCTTGACGTACATTAGTATGATCGGTATTTATTACCAAATCTTGAGTTGTAATGTTATCTTTTACAATTATTGGATCAGCAACTTTATGTTGAGTTGTATCAATTATTGGTTCAGAAACTTTATCTTGAGTTTTAGTGGTATCAATTATTGGTTCAACAACTTTATCTTGACGTACATTAGTAGGATCGGTATTTATTACCAAATCTTGAGTTGTAATGTTATCTTTTACAATTATTGGTTCAACAACTTTATCTTGAGTTGTAGTGGTATCAATTATTGGTTCAACAACTTTATCTTGAGTTGTAGTGGTATCAATTATTGGTTCAACAACTTTATCTTGAGTTTTAGTGGTATCAATTATTGGTTCAACAACTTTATCTTGAGTTGTAGTGGTATCAATTATTGGTTCAACAACTTTATCTCGAGTTGTACTGGTATCAATTATTGGTTCAGCAACTTTATCTCGAGTTGTAGTGGTATCAACTATTGGTTCAGCAACTTTATCTCGAGTTGTAGTGGTATCAATTATTGGTTCAACAACTTTATCTTGAGTTGTAGTGGTATCAATTATTGGTTCAACAACTTTATCTTGAGTTTTAGTGGTATCAATTATTGGTTCAACAACTTTATCTTGAGTTGTAGTGGTATCAATTATTGGTTCAACAACTTTATCTCGAGTTGTACTGGTATCAATTATTGGTTCAGCAACTTTATCTCGAGTTGTAGTGGTATCAACTATTGGTTCAGCAACTTTATCTCGAGTTGTAGTGGTATCAACTATTGGTTCAGCAATTTTATCTTGACTTGTAGTGGTATCAACTATTGGTTCAGCAACTTTATCTTGACTTGTAGTGGTATCAACTATTGGTTCAGCAACTTTATCTCGAGTTGTACTGGTATCAACTATTGGTTCAGCAACTTTATCTTGAGTTGTAGTGGTATCAACTATTGGTTCAACAACTTTATTTTGACTTGTAGTGGTATCAACTATTGGTTCAGCAACTTTATCTCGAGTTGTACTGGTATCAACTATTGGTTCAGCAACTTTATCTTGACTTGTAGTGGTATCAACTATTGGTTCAACAACTTTATCTTGACTTGTAGTGGTATCAACTATTGGTTCAGCAACTTTATCTTCAGTTGTAGTGGTATCAACTATTGGTTCAGCAACTTTATCTTGACTTGTAGTGGTATCAACTATTGGTTCAACAACTTTATCTTGACTTGTAGTGGTATCAACTATTGGTTCAGCAACTTTATCTTGACTTGTAGTGGTATCAACTATTGGTTCAGCAACTTTATCTTGACTTGTAGTGGTATCAACTATTGGTTCAGCAACTTTATCTTGACTTGTAGTGGTATAAATTATTGGTTCAACAACTTTATCTTGACTTGTAGTGTTATCTTTTACAATTATTGGATCGGAAACTTTATCTTGAGTTGTAGTGGTATCAATTATTGTATTTGTACCAAGAGTTGAAGTTGTAATTATTGGATCAGAAACGGCATCTTGATCTTGACTTATCTTGGTATCAGAAGTCGTATTAGGAGTCATATTAGGTATAGGAGTTGTAATTATTTCTACTGCATCTTGATTAGGAGTTTTCTTAGTATCCTTTACAATTATTGAATCAGCGACTGCATCTTGAATTATCTTGGTATCAAGAGTAGTAACCGGAGTTGGAGTTGCTACTTCATCTTGATTAGGAGTAATTGTTGGATCAAGATCTTGACTTGTGTTGGAACCTTTAACCAGATGAGTTGTAATTTTTGGATCTTTTATAGACAATTCGTTAGGTGAAAATTCTGGTTCACACCATTGTGTTTGTTTTGTTATTAGATTTTTATAATAAAATATCAAGTCTTCCAGTAGTATACTGTAGGTTTTACTAATTCTTCGTTCCCATAATTCAGGAAGTTTTTCACCATTTTCGTATGTTTTACGCCAATTTTGTCTTAAATCATTACAATTCATTTCTTATTTATATAATAGAAATCAGATTTGAAAATTTTTTTTTCAAATAATTGGTTTATTTAAAAAAGTAGTCTAATAAATATAATTTTTATATCTTTATATTATTACCAAGCTCTTTTGAAAACGAATCTAACTCTGTGTTCAGATACTTATGTAAAAAATTGGAATCTCTTGATTGTGTAGCTTTCATTTCTTTACAATCTAATTCATTTTGAGTTATTTTATTTGTTAGATTTTCTTCATCGTATTCTGATAAGGCAGACATATATTCCTCGTGAAATTTATCATTCATTGACCTACTATGTTCTGCTGCGGCAGGGTGTATAATTTCTACCAAGCGAACTGCCTTAATATCATTGATATACTCACCCGCTTCATTTTTGTATTTGAAAACATCTCTACTTCTATCATAGCAAGCGTAAATACTTTCACCAGTATCAGTCTTAACTATATGATCGCTAACGAACCTAGCCAAACCTTTCATACCTTGAAGAAAATATTCTGGAGTATATTTATTTGCAAAAATAATTTTTGCCTTATCTTGAGTTAGATCAAATGGTGCAAGATTTATTATCTGTTTATTTTTTGTTTGGTGTGTAGGACGATTAATAGCTTGAAGAGTTATATTTTCTAGCCTATCTTGGAGATCTTTGATAGTATTGAAAGCATCAGATAACTTGGAAGAAAGTATAATATTTTCTTGTTCTGTAGTATTAACTCTATTTCGAAGTTCTTGAACATATACTGTATTTACGATTCGACATACATCTTGATGACTAATCAAATGATGTTTATTATGAAAGTCTTTTCCACATTCGCATACAAATTGTCCTTTTTGAGAATTTCCTTGTAGTTTAAGACAATATTTCGTATTTTTTTGATGAACATTTAGTGCGGATTTACTATTAAGAAGTTTTTTACAAAATTCGCATTCCATTTTATATGTATAATTATCTTTTTAAACAGATTTACAAAAAAAAGTAAATATTAGTAATCAAAACAATTTTTAATTACTAATATTTGTTTTCCTTTTTTTTCCCTTTTAAGAGAATAATTTAATTTGTAAATATTTGTAAATATTTACAAATATTAGTAATTTTGTCTACAAATTACCGTAAAAATAGTCATCATAGAAAATTTTTATTTTTGTGTGTGTTGACAATTTTTTATATCCACAAAATCGGATTTTTCAAAATTATCTTCTCCAGTTTTTAAAAAAGTTTCGCGGAGGAGGAAAAACTTTTTGTTTTATTCTTTTTTGTTTTCTAAATAATTTCAAAAATTTCCTTTGTATTATCTTTTTTATTTTCCTCCTCCTCCGCTTTTTTAGAATTTTAGTTCTAAAAATGTTAAAAGTATATCTTATTTTTAAATATAATATATTATATATTGCTCATTACAAGTTCTATAAATTCTTGCTGAAATAGAAAATCATCTAAATTAGGAAAAATAATATCATAACTTGGATTCTCTTCTTTCAAAGTTTTAGTTCTTTCTCGAAGAGAGTTAATGATCATACTTGTCAATATCTTTCCTCCGTAATCTGTTATTACTATATTATCATTACCTATATATCTCAATATACTAGTTTTTGAATCAGAGTTATAATAATCTTCGTCAATCAAAAGTCTATCACAGAGAGGATAAGAAAGTGCATAATCAGCGTACCCCTCTGGACCTCTACGTATGTAATCTAGTGTCAAAAATGTAGAATTTTCTAAGAGCCAATCTTCAGTAATTGATAAATTAATATTTTGTGATGATTCAACTGATAATAATGGCCTTGCAGATTTTTTTCCGGTGAGTTGAGCCAATGTTCTATTGAACAAACCAGGTTTAGATTCTAGCTCTCTGATAGAAGTCTCATTCATAATAATTTCCTTTGAAGCGGATGGATTTTTTACATATTCTTCAGCAGCAAATTTCCCAGCTTTTCTCTTAAGAGGTAAATGAACTCTATCAATCAGATGAGCATTCTTATAATCAACAATGTGTTCACCGTTAACATCAATGTGATGGAATGTACCACGTTCTGTATCCGTGCATATTATTTGAGATTTTCCTGAATCATCTGTGAGAATATGTTTATGAATTACATGTGCTGCTCCTTTTTGACCTTCATAAAAATCGTTCTTTGTATACTTTTCATCGATTATACTGTTAACACGAGCTTGAGACAAATCAAGAGGAGTAAGATTTGAAATCATCAGATTATTTTGAATGTTTTTAGTGCTGTTTTTCTGATAAGTTGGTCGTTTGGCTATTTCTTCGATAGTAGCCTGCGCACGTTCGGCAGTAGATTGTGAGCGTTCTGCAAGATTTTTATATATCTCTTTCTCATCTCTTTCTTTATCAATTTTCAATCTGGCAATTTCTTCTATAAGAACCTGATTTTTTTTCTTGCATATTGCGTCGTGTCTGCTAAAATTTTTGCTTGAAAAAGTCTTTTGACAGAATTTACAAGTAACTAAAGATGATATAATTTCTTCAGAATTTTGAGATTCTTGCAACTTAAGACAATATTTTGCGTGTGTTTGATGCGTACGCAACAGATATTTAGTTTTGAACTGCTTGGAGCAAAAATTACAAGTTAATTCATTAATTGTTTGTTGAAGCTTTGTTGTTTCAACTTTCTCTTTCTCTTTAGCCTCAGCCTCTTCTTTGGCTTGTGCTTCTTGGATTTTTAGACAATATTTGGTTTTCTTTTGGTGTTGTTTAAGCATTTGAGTATTTCCAAACATATTATTGCAAAACTGGCATTTTTCCATTTGCTTTTAATTTTATTCATTTGTTTTTAAATGAATTTGTCATTTTTGTTAAGATAATTTACCCTTTTTTTCTGTTAAAACTAAAAAAGAGTCAAAAAGAGTCAAAAGAGTCAAAAGAGGATGAAATTAGTCACAAATCTCTGATTAAATTCACTTTTTGGAAAAAATTTGAAATGTGTGTGTGTAAGACTCTTTTTAAAAAGCCATTTCTCCAAAAAATGTTTTTTGCGGATTTCCCCCGTTTTTCAAAAAAGTCGGAGGAGAAGGAAAAACTTTTTGTTTTATTTCTTTTTGTTTTCTAAATAATTTCAAAAATTCGTAGAAAATTTCCTTTGTATTATCTTTTTTATTTTCCTCCTCCTCCGCTTTTTTAGAATTTTAGTTCTAAAAATGTTAAATATATATCTTATATTTACCATTATACGATATTGAGACTGAAAATCTTATTTGAATATTAAATTTAATCTCCCGATTTATTTTTATGTTTAGATTTACAAGATTTATTTTCAATGTAGAAATTCATTTTTTTCATCCAAATGTGAATATATCCACATAAAGGAGAAGATTTTTGTTTGCACCAAAAAAGTATACGTTTTAACTCATCTATTGGTTGATCATTTAAAACGGAAGTATCATCTATTACAGATCTAACATATTTGTTATCATTGATATCTTTTAATATTTTTTCTTTTGTTTGTGCATTAATTTGTCTTAAAATTGTCCTCATATTATCAAGGTTTGATTCACTGTCATCCATTAATATTTTTAATTCTTCTTCTGTTTCATTAATTTCTTCTAATGTCGGTAATTTAAATTTAAAATTATTGAGTACGAGATTTATTAATTCTGGTTTTTTGATTGTTGTGCATACTCTACCAGACGTTTTTTGATGTCCTTTTAATTCTGGATCATCTTTACTCATATCACGAAGACAAAAACTTTTACTTTCACGATTGTATAATCCGTAAAAATTATAAATATTCGTTTTGATTTCTTTTTCTTTTTTATCGTTTAGAAGTTCAATTTGTTGAATGTATTCTGATTCGCAATCATTCCATTCGCCAATTTCTTCATTAAAACAACGAAAATTATCTTCAAGTAACCAAGAAACCCATACTCCGTCAAGATTAATATAATATTTTACAAAATACTCAAGGATGAGTTTCCTAATTTTTTCTTCTCGTGCAGTAAATTGTTTGCCTTTTACACGATTAAGAAATTCGCTTTTTATAGCAGATTCTAGGAAATATTCATTTACTTCTACTGGAAGACGAACCATAAATGTACGAATATCTTCTATATTATTTGCTGTTGTACAACATTTATTAACAATTTTAGGTAATGATTCAACATACAAATTTTCTACAATATTAGTAAAAGAAATTTGGTTTTTTAGATGAGGATGTTCGGTATAATAATCTGTTTCAGAAGAAGATAAACTATCAACTAGAAAAAAAATATTTTTATATTCTTTCAAATAAGATGGAAACCCATATTTATTTATAATTTTTCTACTTTCGTTAATAATGATACGCAATGCGGATATTACATCCGAATTCAATAAATCAGGAAACTGATCTATAATTACTGTCAATTCAAGTCTAAAATTATTACGAAACAAAATAGTTATTTTGTCAATAACAAGTTGAATATTATCTTCGTTATATTTTAAATGAAAGCTTGAATAATCAAGTTTTGTCAAGTTTTCAGGTGTTCCATCACAACCGTCGCATTCATAATAACAGTTTGTATAATCACAATCTCTGTTGTAATCTTCTCCAATTATTAAATTTCGTCTATATGTAAGTGCACAATCCCAAGCAGATTCTTTCATAATACGTTCAACACCTTTTATAGAAATATCTTTGCTTTCTGAAATTTTATACATATCTAAATCAATACTTGTTTTTTCTTCATCAGAAGGAATAGAAACACGTTGATAAATAGTAAGTTGCGGAACAATACCCGAGTCAATTAAATCTCTATGAGAACCTAGACGATAACCACGAGCAATAACTTGAGATGTTTCACTATAGTTAAACCAAGGTGTGTGAATATCTATAACTTGCACATTTTTAAACGTAAATCCTTCTGATATTTTACGAGATCCAATAATAACGTTAATAATTTTTCCGTGCATATTATCAGCTTTGTTAAAACGTTCAGAAATTAAAGTTATCTGTCTGTCTGTAGATGTATCACTTGTTAAAGTTGCATATCGAGGTTTTTGATCACCTTCTAATTCTAAACCAGATGCCTTTATAAATCCAAATAATTCTAAAATTAGTCCAAAAAGTATAATACCCGATCCTGTAACAAATTCATTATAAACAAAAACCGATTTATTATCTTTTTGTGCTTGAAGAATCGTTTGAATTGATTTAGCATATTTGCTACTAAAAACATTTAATCGTTTTAACATTTGTTCTGAAGTATCTGTTTCCTTTGTTTTAATTTGGTCTCTTAGATCACGAGAGAGAAAAAATGCTGATTTACCTTTCGTTTCTTTTTTAATAACGGTTTGTTGTTTTGTTTTAATAAATGTTTTAAATCCTTCTTTACCCCATTGACCATCTGGAAAAACAAAAAGAGCCGCTTGTCTTGAATTCGACCAAACTCCTTTATTTTTTCCATCTTCTTCGTAAGCTAAATTGTAATATTTTGTTTGAAAATCACTCATTCGATCTTCTTCAACTGTCAAATGTTGTAATGTTCCCTGTTTATCACCAGAAAATTCTTTTTTGACACTTGATTGCATCGCTTTCAAATAAGAAACTCTTCCTTTGAAAACTTTTTTAAGTTCGTTCACATAAAATTGAGATTTAACTGTATACAAATTATTATTTTTTGTGAAAAATTCGTCAACAAAAACATCACCAGATTGCATTTGTTTATCTTTTGGCAAAATCAAATTCATAACAGACGCTATTTCATCAATTCCGTCTTTCATTGGAGTACCAGACATAAGGAGTATTTTGCAATTTTTTACAGCATGTAAAAATCTCCAAAACTCATCATATACATTTAAAGCAGATTTTTTACCATCTTCATCTAGATCATCTGATGTACTCTTCATACGTAAATTATGAACTTCATCTATAATAATAATATGATTATCAAAGTTTTCACACCATTTTTCTAAGTCGTCTTGTGATTGTTTTCCTTTAATTTTTTTAGCGAATGTTTCAAAAGTATTAGATTGATAATAATCTTTAATAGCTTTTTTCTTTCGATGCACTTTTTTTAATTCACTAATAGCTTGATATTGTTCTGGTATATAACGACCATCAGTGCATTTAAAAATTAATTCATTTGTAAAATTGTTGATTAACGCTTCGCCTTTTGCAAAATATAAAGCACCTTTAAACTTTCCTTCTTCTCTAATTTGTTCAATAGCTCCTATAGCGGAACATGATTTTCCAGTTCCCATCTCATGTAATAGTAATAGCTCATCGTATAGTGTATTAGATGAAAAAAATCTTGCAATAAGTTTTTGATGTTTCATCAAAGTTCCAACTTGTTTTGGAATTTCTTCTAGAGATTCTAATCTGTTTTCATAAAATTCTTTTTTTTTGTAAATAACGTTATAAAAATCTTCGTCATATGGGTTTAAAATATTTTTAGAAACATCAAATTGTTCTATGTTTGGATATTTGGGAAGAAAATTAACAATATCTAATTCCATTTTTCTTTTATCAATATATATTTTAAACAGTAATTTTTTATACAATCGTGTATAAAAACTAATCAGAATTTTCGTCGGAATCAGAATTTTCGTCGGAATCAGAATTTTCTTCGGAATCAGAATTTTCGTCAGAATCAGAATTTTCGTCAGAATCAGAATTTTCGTCAGAATCTGAAATTTCTTTTTTATATTGTTCTGGTAAATATTCAACCAAATCTTTGAATTGTTTTAATATTTTTTCTGGATTAACCAAAAAAGTGTACATCTTTTTAATAATATCATCATCAAACTCGAATTCACGTTGAATAAAATTATCTTGTAGTAATTTTCCTATAATTTCATAATATCCATTGCCAAAGGAAAAAATGATGATAGATTTTTGTTTTCTAAAATTTTCAATTGTTTGACAATGTATATATGGCATTCTGTTTTTATAATCCAAAAAATATATATCACGATTAAAATGATTTGAAACAAGAGAAACTATATCTTCATTAACATCGTTTGTTACATTTTGCAAATTAGAAACAAATTTTTTAAAAGCTTGATCTTTTGCTTCAGATAATATAGTTAACAAGAATTTACGTATTACGTTCGTGTCTAGAATGTATTTTTTATTTTTTATAAAATTCATTGTTTCGTTAATGATTGCATCACAAATAATTGAAATTTTTTTATCTTCAGTCTTAGAATAAGCTTCTGGAAGAATTTTTTTTTTAAATCCATCTTTATATGGAATGGTTGTTACAATTAATTTGTATACGTCAAGAGATTTTTCATTATCACCAATTAATTTTTTAATAACCCTATGTGTTGATTTTCCTTTTGCTTTTGGATTGTCTTCTAAAAAAAGATAACAATTCAAGAGAATATCATTTGTAATTTCTTTAAAGGAAAGTTTCGATGTCATTCCGTTGATTTTTTCCCAAGTTTTACAATCTACTTTAGACGTAATATCTTTTTGAAAATTTTCAAGAAATGTTATTTTGTCTTCGGTGCTCATAGAGCCATATTTTTTTGAACAAGAACGAAGAACTGCTTGAAAAAAAGATAAAGACTTTTTGTTATTACCTGTTCGTACAAGAACATCAGTTCCTTGAATAGGAGATTTAAAAACAACAGTTTTATTATCTTCTAATTTTGTAGTTTCTATCATTATTTCAATTTTAAACAGATATAATTTTGTTTTTAGATTAATCATAAAAAATGTATACTTATTTCTAGTAAAAATAAATCTTTATCTAAATTAAAAACAAATGAAAGAGTCAGAATTGCCAAAACCTTGGAAATATAAAAATAATTGGATTATATGGCCGGAAACTATATTAGATATTTTAACCATATCTGATTGCAATGACACCGTTAATGGTATATGTTTATCTGGAAAATCAATAAAAGAATGTATAGATGAGTGTAAAGATTCGTGTGGTGCTGGATATCATATTGAATTTGAAAACGGTAGTACATTGTGCGCACCACTTCGTACGACTGTTAATCCTTTGTTGAATCAAATTCATCGTCTTAAAAAAAAAGATGTATATCCAGAATTAAAATATGCTACAATATCAACATTTATTAATACAGATCATTTCCCATTTCCACCAGAAGAAGCTAATGTTGTATTTTTTAGAGATGTTGTAGATATAATTGATGTTGTAAATAAAATGTCTATTACAACAAATATTCGTGAAAATGATTATATTTACTTAAAAAAAGAAAACAAAAATAATTTACAATTTAGAGAAACAACGCAAACTCTTGGTCAAATTTCACAATATATACCATTGCAATACGGTGTTCCAGTTCAAATTTCTATACCAGGTACTTCTTTATTAATTAGCAATTCTGATAAAAATATATTGACTTGGAATGCATCTCCGATTGTTTTTTCAACAGAAAAAACTACTTTCATTCTCAGATCTCTTGATCCAAAAAAAAATAAAGATAAAATATCATATGGAGATGTTTTTTATATAACTTATGGTGCAGAAAATTATATAGTTGTTATAAACACTCAATTGTCACGACTGGAAATTGTAAAAGATAGTTTAGAACAGATAGATATTAATAAACAATTTTTATACAAATTTACATTAGAATCGAATATGATGGGTTATTATTGCGATGGTAGAGAATGTAAAAAAATACCTATAAAAGATATGGAAAAAAATGGACATATAGGGCGTTATAAAAATGTAACTGTTGGCAGAGATCCTAATTGTTGGGGTGTATGCAAATATTTAGAATTAGGAACGAATTCTTATTCTTTGTTAAGTGATAAACCTCCGATGAATAAAAGATCTAAACATCTTATTTTTTATAAAATATTATTTATGTTTAGTTTACTTAGTATGATTGTATTCATACTGAGTATAATAATTAAACGATTCTTTTTCTAAGTTCTTGATCTTCTTCTACACTTTGAGTATGAATTTTAATAAATTTATACAAAATATGCCTTAATTTTATAGGAAAATCTGTAAAAGTCCAAGTTAAATCGTGTATTCCTTTTGTCGTTTTTTCTTTAATTCCTTTATATGGAAGTTCATCAGAATTTTCTATTTTTTCTTCAGAAATGCTGTAAAATTGTATAAGAGCATATACTAAATCTCTGCCAGTGCTATCTATATCTTGAATTTTATTTATAAATTCTTCTTTTTCATTAATCGATAAATCTTTTTTAGGAAGATCTTTATTTAAACTATCAAAAAGCGGAAAGCTCATGTTTGTTTTTAAGAGTATGTAATTCTTAAAACTCAATTTAATTTTTAAAACCTTTTTACTTGATTAAACCCAGGAGGTTGACGATTTTTAGAAGTGCGTTCGGATCCTGTAGCATCTGAACTGTAAGCATCTTTAAAATCTAAATAACATACTTTAGTATCAGGACCACAAAGTGGGTGACCAATTGTATAAGCTGGAATTCCTCCGTTTGGATCTTCGGTAATTCTTTCATCTTTTTCTACTGTTTCCTGCTTTTGCACTTTTCGTGCGACTTCTACTATAAATCTACCAATTTCCTCTGCAACATATGGACCATTATATCTCATATGAGGTTTACCATTAATATATAAAACTATATAAGGCACTACTTGAATAGGTGCAATAGTATCTCTAGACATAATTACCGTTTGTTTATTATGACTAACATTTATCATACCAAATTGACATCCACCTACAGACCCAGGTAGTCGCTTAAAAATCGGTATCAAAGATTGGCAGTGTTGACACTCTGTAGAATAAAATAAAATTAAAGAAAATCCTTGTATCATTGTACACATAATATGTCCTTTAACACCACGTTGAATATTAAAGTCTTCAGTCGTAAGGAAAAGCAATCCACTCATTTTATCAGAGTAATTAATTACATTTAAGCTAAAATATATTATTTTAAATCATACTTTATAAGTAATTTATAATACTCAACTTTTATGTACACTTGGTTGAAAAGAATAAATCCTTTTACAATATGTTTTTTGGACTAAGAACAGTTTAAAAGTCTTTTAGTCTTATTTAATTTATGAAAATAATCGAAACTGTAAAATATTTTTTAAAAAAAAGTAAAACATTTGCATTAACAAAAAATGACATCAGAGATTAAAATTTTTAACCCAGCGATCGAACCTTTTGGGTGTCTTAGTAATAATTATAAACAGAAAAGGTTGAGTTCTTATAATGTAAAAATTGATAATGTAAGTTGTATTACTCTCACAAATTACATATATGCAAGACTTTTAAAATCTAATACTAACAAACAAGTAATTTGTGGACAAAAAGATTACAAAACAGTTAGACAAAAATTCATAGAGTTAAATAATTCTGAACTTTTTAACGTTCTAAAAGCATCAATTATGACAGCTTTAGATGTAATGTTTAGTAACTCACCCGAATTAACTAGTTTGCTTTTATCAACAAAAAATTCTGATATAAAATATATTAACGATTTTTTAGGAACTGAATCGGACGGTCTTGATAAAAATTTATACGGAATATGTCTAAAAGAACAAAGACAAAAAATAATCTATGAAACAAAACAAAAAGAAAAAACAATAAATAAAGAAAAAGAACTTCAGTCTAATTATGAAATATACATAGCTTACCAAGAATTATCAACTCTTGTAAAAAATGGTCGTGATATAAGACATTTTTTAAAAAAGAATATAGAAGATATAATAAAAGAATTGGGTAAAGAAAAATTGGAATCATTTATTACTAAAACAAACTTTTCAACTCAATACGAAAGAAAAAACAAAGTTATAATGGAAATTAAAGAATTGTATGAATATCCACAAAATTTAGTACCTTATATTCTTAAATTGCAATTACCTCTTTTATTAGAAAAAAATGAAAGGAAAATAAAAAAGAGAATTTTTAGTATGTATGCAGACTATCTTCTTGATAGAAAATTTAAACATGTAAACATAAAAGATTATGAAAAAGCAAAAGAACAGCATTTTTTAGATCCATCATTCCAATTGATGGAAACTGATTTAGAAGACAGACTGTATTATCTTTATACAGAAGGAATGTTATCAGACAATTTATGTAATGATATTGACAAAGATTCTGTTATTAAATCATATTATTTCCCATCAAGAAAAGATGTGGAAGATGCTATCAATTATCCTTTATCTTATGATAAAAAAGATTTAAAAGATAGCTTTGACCAAAAAACAACTGGGGAAATTTTTGTTTTTCCTCCTTCTTCTAGACCATTAGATCCTAAATATAATGATCATTTGAAATATACTTGTTTTTCTCCATTGAGTTTTTTCAAAACAATTCTTAGAATTGAATCTTTTCAATATATTACTGTGATACATTATGTTATCGTAAAGCTTTTAGTTCACATTGGTATTGAACATAGTAAAGCTTATACATATATTTTAGAAAAAAAAAATGTATCTGGAAAATATACAAAAGATAGTTTTATTAACCCTGCAATTGCTATTAATATTTATAATAGACAAAAACAGCAAGTTGATAAAGATAATTTAATAAAATATGCTGTTGAAGGTTTAAAAATAAAATTCTTAGATAATCGTGTATTACAAGATTTTCTGTTGGCAACTGGCAATGCAACCTTAATATATGATGATCAAGATAATAATATTCTTAAAAATGTTGTTGGGAATGAATTGATGAAAATTAGAGAAGAAATTCGTCGAAAACGTGAAATAAATGACTCATTTGATTTATTAAAAACAGAGGATATTACGTTTATTTTCCAAAATGACTCTTTTATGAACAATTGGGTTCAAAAACGTGTGTTTGATTCTTGTAAAACGTTAACAATAATGAAAGATTATTTAAAAAATAAATACAAAAAAACGGTAGAAATATCACCAAAATTTACTGAAATGGTTCTTGATAATATTTATCAACCTTGTTCAGAAGTTTACGGTGCAGCACACGAAATTACAGCTAAAGTGCCTGATTATTTTATTAAAATGGTTGAAAAATGCAATATAACACCTTTTGATAATAAAATTATTGATGTGATATGGAAGCGTTTAGCTGTAGTAATTTATTATTTAATTAAACATCTCAAGACTAAAAATAAATTAAAAACTAAAATAAAAATTCAAGATATTAGTTCAGAAATAGTACGTACACAAGAATTAATAAATACTTTTTATCAATGTCAAGAAATTATTAAAGACGATAATTATGGTAATTGTATTGCATCTGCTATAATTAATCTAATTTGTGGAATTTTTAAATTTAATGATAAAATTTCTAAATCAAAATCAAATATAACTATAACAGAACATGATGTACAAGCAGCTGTTTCTATTATATTAGAAACAGTAAATGTAACAATCCCTAAAGAAGGTACTGAAGAAGAAGGTCCGGAAGAAGATATTGAAGTAGTTCCTGAAGAAGATATTGAAGAAGGTCCTGAAGAAGAAGATCTTGAAGAATTAGTTTTTAATTTAGAAAGTGATGAAGAAAGTGGCTATGAAACGGATGATGGAAGTCATAAATATGATTCCGATAGTAATAGTCCTTATTCACCTGGTAAAAATCACGCAATTATGATAAAAGATTTCCTAGAAACGTTAGAAGAATTTGATCATACAGATAAAGATGAAATTGCCAAAATTATAGAAAATGCTGTTAGATTTATTAAAAAGAATACAATTAAAATATCTAATAAAGTAAAGAAGAATCGTATAAACTTTTTTGCCAAGCAACGATAATCTTATATTAAGAAAAAAATAATACATAAAAATGAATAATTATACCAAAATTCAAATTTCTGCTAAAATATATTGGGGATTTAATATAGAAATACTAAACGACAAAGTTAATATAATGTCTGATCAAGATATCATAAACGATATAAAAAGTAGTATGAAAACTTTTTTTTTATTCTACGGAATGGAAGAACTTAAAGAAGGTGTTGACAAATTAAATCTTCATATTCATAATAGACCAACTAGTCCTGGACAAACAATCTATGTATGTGATCATAATTAAATTTATAACAATTTTATCAAAGAATCCTGGATGTTGCAAAAAATAAATTGAGGTTTAAGGAATAATTATCGATGATAAAATTAAAAATGTCTTTGAATCAAACCGTAACTAAAGCTGTAAATGAAATTATTAATTCTTTTGTAAAAAAAATAGCAACTAAGTATGATTTAGATCAAAATGAACTATTATGTTTGTGGAATGACAGCGACACTTCGGATAAAAAGGTTATTAAATCAACAGACAAAAAAATTGTAGATACACCAATTGTTGATAAAAATACAAATAACGATTTGAATCAAATTGATCTTTCACAGTATAAGAAAACTGATCTTCAAGATATGTGTCGTCAGCGCTCTTTAAAATGCACAGGTACAAAAGAACAACTAATTGGATTTTTGCTTGGGAAAGAAATAATTTCAGATACTCCAAAGAAAGAAGCTCCAGCAAAGAAAATCGAGGTGTCAAAAAAAGTAACATCAACACCTGTCGCACAAAAACTTACTTCTTCAATTCCAACCGTTGCAATCCGTCGCAATAAATATGGAAATCACGAACATCCAGATACAAAATTTATTTTTGACAAAAAGACTACGAAAGCAATTGGAAAACAAAATGAAGATGGCACAGTAGAAGATCTTACTGAAGACGATATTGATGTTTGTAATCAATGGAAATTTCAATATGTTATTTCAGATAATCTAGACAAAAAAACAAAACTGACAGATGTTAAAGTCGACGAACTTGATGACGAAATATTAGAAAGCGATGATGATGAAATAGAAGATGAAGAAATTCCTGTCGAAGAAGAAATAGTAGAAGACGAATTATTAGAGGATGACGAAGAATATGAGGAAGAAGATGAATATGAAGACGACGATGTTGATTATGAATAAAAATGATTTGATTGTATAAATTAATTTTGTTAACAAAATTAATTTTAATATAGATAAGAGAAAACCTAAATTATTTTTTTAGTTCGTGATTCATATTTAGACGAGCAACCATACGAGAAATATCACACATTTCTTGATCATTTTTAACTTTAACAGTTGATACAGGATCAAAACCTAACTGTCCATAAGCCAATTGATATATTTTTCCAACAGTATCTCTAACTGTTCCATCTTCTTGTATTTTCATATCTTCTGTTAATTTTACAATTCTCCTTTGCATATAACCAGATGTTGCAGTTCCCATAGCTGTATCACAAATACCTTCTCTTCCTGACATTGCATGAAAATAAAATTGTCTTGGATTTAATCCTCTAAGAAAACTACTTGCAATAAATCCTCTTGACTCATACTTCATTTCATGATCTAAATCTCCAAATGGATAATGCGGAAGAGACCTTTTACCGTGATTTAAAAGAAGAGGTACACGTTGACCTTTTAGATTTTGTTGACCAAGCAAACCTGTAATTTGTGCAATATTAAAAAAATCACCTTTACTTCCAGAAAGAACAGTTGAAAGAAAATTATTATCTTCCGTAAGTGCTTCTTTAGCTATTCGCAAACCAATGTCTTTCGCTTTGTTTAACGAAGCATTAATTCGAATTTCTCTGATATTTGGATGTGTTGTTGATTGTTTAATAGCTTCTGCTTCAATATAACATTTACTTATAACATCACGAATTTCTTCTTCTTTTGTAACACCATCTTTATTTTTGGTTTGAGGAATTAAACAATCACCCAACCCAACCGAAAAACCATCAATAAGAAGATATTTATTAGTAGTAAATTGTATACAATCAATAAAATAAGATGCTATTTCTGGACCATATTCTTTATGTAAAAGATGATGAATAGAACTGTGAGAAGCTCCAACAATTGCTTTGTCGATTGTTCCTTCATACATTACACCTTTCCATATTTTTACTGTTGGTTCTTTTGGGTTTACATCATTTGTTTTTTCATAATTAAAATCTAATGGGAGAAAAAGAGAAATAAGACCATGACCGTTGAAACATTGTACTTTTTTTTCTTTTTCTTTTAAAACACGTCGTATATGTTGAATTCTATCTAAAATTTCTTCTGAAGACATTACTTTATATGTAGATATTTCTTTAATACTATTTTCGTTTTCAACTTTTGTTTGTAACCACGGTGCTCTTGGCAGAGACATTGCAATATTAAAAAACTGTCCTTTTGTTAATTTTTTAAGATTTTGTGTCATTCTATAAGCACCTACTAAAGAATCTTGAACAATAGCCATATTTGGTTTACTACTTTGTGGCGAAATCATATTCCATTGAGCAGCCGACAAATATTTCATTTCTGCTTGTGACTCAAGAGATTGAGGTACATGTATATTCATTTCATCTCCATCAAAATCTGCATTGAAACCTTTAGTAACTGATAAATTTATTCTTAACGTTTTATGCGGCATAATTACAACTCTCATAGCAAGCATACTTGATTTGTGTAAAGTTGGCTGTCTGTTTAACAATACGTAATTACCATTTTGTAAAGGACGGTCAACTATCCATCCAATAGGTACTTTATATTTACGATTTGCAACTTTTAATTTAGTAAGAAATTCTCCATTTCGTTCTACTTGATCACATTCTTGTACTAATTCTCTTCCATCAATAACTTTAATAAGTTCTCCAGCTCGATGAATAATGTCACCGTGCATTAAACGAGTTCCACGACGAAAACGTTTAAGATCAATAACGGTGTCACTATCTGGTTTCCATAATGATTTAATTTCTCCATTGTCAACAAGAGTTTGTAATTCATCAATATTAAAAGATGTTACACGAACTGGAGATGTTAAAATTTGAGCAATTTCTTTTGGCACTCCAATTTCACCCATACGTAATGTAGGATCTGGTCCAATAACAGTACGAGCGGTTTGATCACAATTATGTGTGATAGTAGCATCTCCTAGCAAGAAACGATTATTTTTATCTACTTCAAAACCGTAATATTTTCCAATACCATCTTCAACTACTTTAATGTTATAACAAGACATATCTTTTTTAGACGGAGCATAGCATTTCTTATGCGGAAGAAGAGTTGGAATATTTTCAATACCAGAACCTGATATAACTAATTTCAAAGCATCTCCATATTGTTTTCCATCTTTATTAGTCCAGGATGTTTTCTTGTTAGTCACCGAAGTTCTAAATCCTAAAGATATCGCTATACGCTGTGCTCCATCAATAATTTGTTTGTGCTCATAGCATTGAGTTATTGCAATTGTTGTTCCATCATTTTCAACCGACCCATCTGTATCAATTAAACCAGCTAAAACAAGAAGCCTCGTATTCACATCATTAATAATATAATCTTCAGGAATATGTTTGTTATTAATAAGATTGTATTCTTTCATATAAACTAAACTAGGATGTTTAGTTGTTTTTCCCTTACATATTCCAAATTGTATGTTAGTACCATCGCAAATATCGGATATATATCCTCCTTCTTTTGTAGCCCAATTTTTCCAATATTCAATTAATTCAATATCAATACTTGTAAATTTTCTACCACATTTTCCACCATCTCCTAACCACATTCCCAAAATTCGTGGGTCAAGACTTACAGGTTTGTGTTCCCATTGAATAGGTGTATTTAATTTAACACCTAACATTAAACGACGATCAGTGTCTGACAATGATAAATAATCTTTAACATGAATATCAATAATAGGATTAACATCTATAGTGTTTCTGAATTGTTCCATCTCTTCTAATGCTTGTTCTTTCGTTAATCCAGGAACAACAGCAACTTCAATTGATTTCTTACTCCCATCATCTGTATAATTTAAACGAAAAGTTCCATATGTTTTTCTCTTTTCATTCCATGTAATTTTTTTATCCTTATCTAGCTTTAGTAAATCTCGTCTTTCTTCTACCTCTTTCAACGCATCCTCTTTTGTTTTTGGTGGAATAACAGATACTCTTTTTACGTGAATTTTCCTATCACTTCTTTCATACCATTTCATAACCCAAGATCCATTCTTACCTAAATTTTCTCTCCAATTGATGCAAGCATGACCACAATATTTAAGTGTCAAAATATGCTCACAACTAATACCATAGTCATCACCATGTGATTGTATAACTTTATAAAGAGGACTAGTTCCACTGACTGTATCTATCACCGTTCTTGGAGTGCCATCATCTCCAATAACTATATCTCCAATTTTTATTTCATCTGCTCGTTTAGGTAAACCGGTATTATACATTAAGACAGGAGTATCTGGTATCAAACTTCTCTTACCCATCATATTATTTCTTATCTGTCCATCTTTTCCTGTTAGACGTTCTTTAATACCTTTGATAGGTCTTCCATTAGTAGTGTGCTTTGCTTTTCCTTGACCGTTGTTGAATGTGGTCAAGATACGGAAACGTAAACTAGCTAATGCACGTTGACGAATCGTATCACGTTTTTCATTTTTTTTTGAACCATCATCTTCGTCAATCAAATTATTGTTTGCTTTAATAATTTCAATGTATTGAATTGTCAAATCATCATCGCACATTTTATTATCTGCACGAACATAAGGTCTATCACAAGGAGGAAGAACAGGAAGTACAGAAATAATAAAATTTTTAGGGTGACACAACAATGGATCAAATCCTAATAATTCAACATCCTCGTTTGAAATATTATCAAATAGTTTCTTGATTTCCTCCGTTGTCAAAATAATACTTGTTTTATTCTTCTTTCCATCTTCATACACTAAAGAAAAATTGCTATCAGCTGCAGTAAACTTAATTTTAGGCAAATCTTTTCCACATATAACAGGATCTCCGTTTTCATCAATTTCTCCAGTATATTGACAACAAATATCAACTTTCTTTATTTTTTCTAATATTTTAGCAAATCGAGTTTCTCCTTTGTATCTAGTAAGACCGCAAATAGAAATTTGATCTTGTTGTAATACAAGTCTGTAACACTTAAGACAAAAACAATTTAAAAAAGCAGTGACTCTTTTGTAAAAGAGAGGATGTACTATAGGTTCGTTTAATTCAATATAACCAAAATGTCCTGGACATTCAGTTGCATTTTCTTTACAAGTTTCGCATTTTTGTGTTGAATCTGTTGTACCCATTCGTGGATCATAAATACTACCAGGTCCACTTTTTCTTACATTATCTAGTTTACACACAGCCATATTTAAAACTTCTTCTGCTGAATATATTCCAAATGTTATTGATTCAATTTCTCTGGTATCATAATCCATATTTTAATAATTTTTTTATAAATTTCTTACAAATTTTCGATTTTATTTTTTTGCAATTTGTGATTTGTTTTATTCTAAACTTAATATTATATACCTCGTTATATAATATTAATTATAAAGATCATCATCTGAGGAGTCTTCTCTTTCCAACACAATAACCTTATCCTCTTGGGGTTTGGGTGGGGCTTTCCATCTCCAAGATTGATTATGATCAATTTGACGTTGGAGTTCAGCAAGTTCAAGTTCATCAACACCAACTTCACTTAATAAATTATATTCTTCTTCCTCTAATTTATCACTCCATTTTACTTTTTTATGGTTTGAAAAGAAAGGTTGTGGAAATTTTCGAATATCTATACAGTTACTTACGTTTGAGAAAGATGAAGTTGTAGAAATCTCTTTAAACTCAAGCTCTTTCAAAAATTTTCTCACATTTTCCGAATGTAAATCTCCTGCATAAATTATTATATTATGCGGTTCTTTAGGCTCATCTGTTAAACGACGATTTGTAAGTTTTGTAAAATCAAAAACTTTAAATATACGACACAAAAGGTAGTAATCTACAATTTTACTATTAATAATAATCAAAAATCCAGAGAAATCTAAATCTAACAGTATTTTACGATCCGTGTCCGTAATAGATTTGAAATCATATTTATTTACAGTTTCTGTTCTGTATTTATCTAGTGTAGCAATAAAATCTTTAACTGTTTCAAGAAGTATTCTTATATCAATTTGTTTGTAATATTTATGGTCGAGATTACGGATTTCTTTTTTAATAAAAGATTTAATTTTATCGTGTATAGTAGACCTATTTACTTTTTTTGTAACAAAAATATGTTCTTCTGTTTGTTTATCCCAAAATGCATCATATTCTGCATATTTTTCGTCATCTCCTTTGTCGTCGTAAATATTAATTTTAGAAAATTCTTCTAGAATTGGTTTAATTTGTGTGTCATAATTATATTTATCCAAAAGATTCCTAAGACTAAGTAGGCTTTTATCATTATTGACAATATTCGCAATATTAACCATTGCAAGAGTAGCATAACTCATACGATTTGATTTTAATTCAGGAGTTTCTTTTCTAATATCAAAACAATGCATTCTGGATAACTTACACTTATTTTGATTTTCTTTAGTATTAGGATTGTAAACGCAATCTTTAAAACGTTTTGCCATTACACCAATTCTTTGGTCACCATAACTATCTGGATAAGTTATGGGCGTTTCAAGGTAAAAATCTATAAAAACATCTGTATGTTTAAACAATTGTTCAAGATAATCTTCTATTAACATCATTTGAGCTGATTTAAAAGAGAACCAACAGTCGTCCGTTCTGCTATGTCTCTCACCAAAAATATATATTAATTTTTTGTATTGTTTACTCCAATGCATTGTTAGAGATAATGGACCTCCTATAAAATCAGTAATAGGTTTTTTTTCTTCTTTTGGAACGTCTGGATCATTCTGTTTTGAATGATTAAGAATAAGTTGGGATAAAACTTTTCTTTCAGAATCTCTATCTTCCCTCACACATTTATATGCTTCCTCAATACATGTATCTTTAAAAGTTGTATCTGATACATCTAAAATGGATGTATTATAAGTTTGTATAAGAGTATCACAAAGCCATTCAAATTGACATTTAGATTTATCCATATGTACTCTAGGATGATAATCATAGTGTAATTGTTGTAGAGTAGCATTAGCATATTTATTTCGAGGTATATCAACCATAATTTCTTTTCCTTCTGGCAAAAAATCCATAAAATTAAATCTTTGAGACATTATTTATATTTAACAAATATATATTTAATCTAATGATGAAATAAATATTTTATTTGTAGGAGCAAAGCAATACAAATAAAATATTTACTATCTTCCATTTATTTAGAAAAACTTATTTTCTTATAAAAAATAAAATAAAATGTCTTATGATATTATGGTTGGGTTTTTTGATCCCCCCCACAATAAAAGAAAAGCACTTTCATGTCCACGAATTTCTGGAAACACACCTCGTTATGTTAAAACTCAAATATCAGTATGGAAATATGATAACGATATTAAAATAAGTACATACGGACTTAATTTTTTAAGAGATTTAATTAATCATCATTTTTTAGATGATAGTATGTATATATTAGGACCAATTCAACTTGATAGAAATGGCAATTATGATATTCAAATAGGAATGTCAGGTAAATGTAAAATAGGTCAATCATACGATGATGGAATGTTTTTAGAACTCGAAGAAGAATTAGGATTAAAGTATAATACTCAAAACTTACCTCAACATTATCTTTATCAATCCCGAGCAATCTATACTCTTCATATAAATGAGACAAAATTAATTAATCCAACAAGAGATTATCCTATTAGGTTAACAAGTCATAAAAATGATCAATACAGACCAGTTTCTTGTTTGGTTTACGGTAGATTAAATGAGATATTAAATGTACTAAAAACAGATCAAAAAGATAGATTCTATTCATGCAACGACGATAATATTATTGGAATTGGGTTAATATCAGTTGGAAGAATAAAAGAATTTCTTATAGAATCGCAAAGACAATATGAAGACAAACCAGATAATTTATTAAGAAGACTTGATTTTGAAGATTTTTTTAGACATAAACATAACAGAAAAGAAATGACAAATTATGTAGGTGATCATAAACATGTACTTAAAAATAAAAGTCGTAAAAATCGTGAAAGATTGTCATCGGCTTATTTTTCACCACTTCTAAACACTGATCCGTCGATCAATCAGATGTCAATATGCAGAAAATGTCTTGACGGAAATTGTCCATTTCACTATGAATGTGAAACTACGGCTGAAGAAGAAGGTAGATGTGAAACGCACTTACCAAATTGGCGAAAATTTTGTGGGAAAGACACATTGTCAGAATACGAAAGAGAAAAAATGATAAGATGGGTTGGTATAATAGCACCTGAATTTTCACCTGCACACGTTAAAGATATGACTGATGAGGAATTATGTAAAGAGATTAATGTTCGTGATCTTGCGTGGAGACGGAGAGGAGGAGCCAATTTTGTATCTGAAGACGGTAGTGTTTTAGAAGATTCTGTATCTTTGAAACCATTTTCAATATTGCCTTACGAAATGATAGGAGTCTTTCGGCATCCAACATCAACAGGAGTAGATGCTATAAAATATATAGATCTTGGATCTTTAGAAAAACATTGGCAATTTCAAGATGAATCACGTGTAGCGAGAACTGTTCCACAGTTGCATAATAGAGATATGAACTATAGAGATTTAATTAAACGTTGGGATCAACGAATACAATTTGTTAACGAACAATTTGATCAAAAAAGTATTCCTGAATTAATAGAGATATTATCTCACGATAGTGAAACTGCAAAAGAAAAAGCTGTAAAAAAACTAGCTGAGATGTCAATAATAGTTGATAATCGAAGTAGTATAATAAATGGAATAATTCCACTAATTGAACTTTTTAGATTAGAAAATGAAGAAATAAATCAATATGTTTCAATTATTATCGCTAATCTGACTAATTCTTCCCAGCATACTCATATTATTGCTCAGAATGGTGCTATCAGACCTCTGGTTGTTCTCTTAAAAGGTGATAATTTAGTATGTAAAAGGAATGCTGCATTCGCATTATCTTACCTAGCAGAGGATATATACATTCAGGAACTTTTAAATGAGGATATAATTGATACACTTGTCGAAATGATGGTAGATGAACATAATTTAGCTAGTGTAGACAATGATGATTTACTTTTATATCCAGTTATAATTATTGAAAAAATTTTTAGAAATAAAATCTACAGAGACCTCCTTTTGTCAAAAAACACACTCGAACCATTAATAAATCTTTTGATGTATAGAAACGTTAGAATAAAAAAGAATGTCTTGATAGCTCTTATGGAAATTACTAAAGATTATGATTTTTCGAACATAAATATAGACACATTAGAAAAATCTATAACACCAATTCTTTTATTTATTCACAATAATGAGGCTCCACCTCGTTATAGTTGGATTGCACCACGTGTATTAGCTACATTTGCATTCGATCAAATTCTTTGTGAAAGAATTGTGGAAGAAGATGGTATTAACATATTGAGAGATTTATTCATTCGTGATGATACTATTCCTACAAAAGTTATGGTAACAATTGCAATAAGTAAAATAGCCTTAAATCACTTATATCGAGATGCAATTATGGATTCTGGAATAGTTGGACCAATTTCAGAACTATTATTGCACGAGAATGAGAATGCTAAAAAATCGGCAAGAATTGCATTAGAAAATTTAGGACTCCGTGTTTAAAATTTAATTACCAACTAGAGTATATCGTTATAATTTTGTATTAAAAATTGTCATTGGCCAGAAAGAAAAAAATGGCTGTCGTATTGTTTTCATATTTAGACAATTAACCGGATCTTCTAAAGATCCACCAGAACTAGCTATTTTTTGAAAACCAACGCTTTCTAAAAATCGTCTGTATCTTTCTGAATGAATATCGCCAGCATATATTATTATGTTATGAGGTTGAGATGGTTGATCTTTAAACGAAGATCCTTCATATGGATTTTTTTCAAGTTTAAATATTTTAAAAACTCTTGAAAGAGTATATACGTCAGCTACAATTGTATTAATCAGTGCAATTACATAATAAACAAATTCAAAAGATTGTAAAAAAGAATCATTATCAATTTCTGGGTTTAAAATATTTGAAACGTGTGTTTTACATTTGTTTAAATATTTTTCTAAATCTTCCATTTCTTTTTCAATAAATATCATAATTTCTTCTGATAAATACGAGTTTTTTATTTCCTTTTCCGCGTATTTATTTTTTTTAATTTGACCTATCCAAAAATCTTTAGATGAAGATAAATTAAGCTCATTCAACACATTTATAATTTGTTGATCATTTGATAGAATTTTTTTAAGTTTTATTATTTTATCCAGATTATTTAAGTATGATAGATTTAAAATTCTTTCTACTTTAATCTTAAACCAAGATGCATCATTTACACCTTCATTATACCCTTCATTATCTTCATATCTAACATCAAAAAAATGAATTCTTGCTAATTTACACTCTTTTGCTTGTCTGGATGCATATTGAACACATTTTTTGAATTTTTCTAAAAGTTGATTACTACGTAGTTCTGGTTTAAAAGGTTCAAAAGAGTCTTCATATTTTTTTGGTTCTTTCATATATGCAGGAAATTCAAAATACACATCAATAAAAACATCTGTAGTTCGAATTAGTTCACTTAAAAAATATTCGACAGACATTTTTTTTGAACCAGGTTTATCCCACTCACCATTTGCTTTTTCTCCAAATTTTTCACAATCCATTTTATCAGAATGAGTCTCTCCAAAAATATATATCATTTTCTGTTCTTCTTCTTTCCAGTGTACAGTAAGATTTTTTGGACCTCCTATAAATTCAGGACACGGTTTTTGTTCTACGTAAAGATGATTTAAAATAAGATCAGACAATATGTTTCTGTCTTTAATACAATTGTGTTTTGTTTCTGATACTTTATAAAATGCTTTTTGCAATTCAATATCGGCACCATCTAATAAATTTGCATTATACGTTTTAATTAATTTTCTACAAAGTTTTTCCATTTATTATTATAATTAATTTTAATTATAAGTAAAAATGCTACAGTCTAGTGGATCTTATATCAAGCTCTAAAGGTAAGAACAATGATATTTTGAGGTAAAAAATCAAGAAATACGCAATATAGATTATGACTGTTTTAATAAACTAAGAGATTGATTTTGAATAAATAATTCTCAAAATAAAAGAAGCAGACACTGTGATTTTATGTATAAATTAAACACATCTCTTTTCACAAAAAGATGAATGAATTTTAAACTTTTCACCTAAAATATGAAGTAAAATTCCTATTATAAAAATAATGTAAATTGTTTTCAAATTATGTATTCTTTTAATTACAAACTGTATTATATCAAAATAAGTGCATAAACAACTAATAAAGTAATTTTTAATTCTAATATCAGGTCTTTTAATACTTAATAAAAAAATTATAAAATATATATCACACAGAAGTTTATTCTGAATATAATAGAACAACATTTATATTTGAATTAAAAATATTAATTTGTGTATGTATATATAAAATGAGTTCTCATCAATTTGATTTTTTTTTATTTCCCAATAATGCAATTATTAGGATATTTAACTCTTTGTTTGATGATACACAAGAAAATTCCCAAATGTTTCAATCTAATATCGCAAATACAGGTTCTATTCGTATGATAAATTTGGCGATTCAAAGAAATCTTGTTAGGGTTAGAATACTTGATTTTATTGATACAAAATTATGGGTACGATTATTGATTAGTATGGGTGTCATCGGAGATGATGCACATCCAGAATGGTGTGATACTATCAAGGAATATATGCATCAATGTGTTAGAGAAGGTCTGTATACTAGTAGAGTTCATGATTTAATAGATATATTCAGATCTGGATTCGTCAGAATAAAATATGTAGCCCAATACCTTCTTCTGAACTTGATAACGGATAGTTCAGACGAAATAGAAAATCAATTTTTAGAAGGTCGTATGATTATGCCTTCTCTTAACAACATAACAATTACGCAATTACTTACCGCTAATAACTTTAATAATATAAAATACTGGGATGTTAGAAAAGTAACTGATATGAGTGGATTGTTTAATATTTATCAGAGACCTCATTTAGATATAGATCTAACTTATTGGGACACAAGTAATGTAAGAACTATGAACTCTTTAGTTTCTTATGTAAATATAACTCTTCATAACATAACGAATTGGAACACATGTCGAGTAAGAGATATGAAGTATTGCTTTCAGGGTTCATCATTTTTTAATGAACCATTAAACTGGAACACAAGTAATGTAACTGATATGTCAGGAATGTTTTTAAATACACAAGAATTCAACCAACCATTACAATGGGATACCAGCAATGTAGAAAATATGTCAAGTATGTTTGAAAGGGCAATTTCTTTTGATTCATTTTTAGATTTTAATACAAGTAAAGTAATAAATATGAGTCGTATGTTTGACGGTGCCGTTTGTTTTGATCAACCATTAGAATGGAAAACTGATAATGTAACAGATATGAGTCATATGTTTAGAAATGCTGGATCTTTTAATCAACCATTAGTATGGGAAACTGGTAATGTGATTAATATGAGTTGTATGTTTAGAGATGCAAGTGGCTTTAATAGTATTTTAGTATTTGATACTAGTAATGTAAGAGATATGAGTCATATGTTTGAACTAGCAATTTTATTCGACCAACCATTAGCATGGGAAAATGGTTGGGAAACTGGTAGAGTAATTGATATGAGTCATATGTTTAAATGGGCAACATCTTTTAATCAACCATTAGAATGGTTTGATTTAAGTAGTCTAAATACTATGGAAGATATGTTTCATAATGCTCGTTCTTTTAATCAAGTATTAGAACTAGACATACCCAATAGAGTTGATACGTCTGGTATTTTTGTTGGTTCTCTGGGTAGATGGACATAGTTAATTAATATTTTTATGTTATAAATAACATAAAAATAATTCAAAGAGTTTTTCGTTTTTTATAGTAGATTTTTACAGAATAAATTAAAAGGTTTGTGTAGTTCTTTTTTTAAATCACTAAAGGAATTATACTGAATATTTTTTTTATGTAGTAAACGATATACTAAAAATAGTGTCAAATGCCGACACACAGGATATTCTAAATAACCAAGTGAACGAAGATAATTTGCATATTGTAAATGAGAATTAGCTGCTACCAATCGCAGATCAAATTTTAAAGACGAAACTAATTTACGAATTAGTCTTACAAATGAGTAACATAATTTTTTATTTGGTTCAACAAGAGTGACATTACATTCATTCGTAATTTCATTTTTTGTGAAAACTAATGCATTTGAGTGTGTATTATGCTTATTTTCCCATCGAATTTTACAATGTAATACAATTTTTTTGTTATATTTTAATAAATGTCTGATTAAAGATGAATAATATTGTGAAATTTTTTCTGACTTTACTGGATCAATTTCAGTTTTGTTTAAAGATCGAACGCACCACCATGATTGATTTTTTGAAATATATATCTCGTATATCTCATCTTTTAAATTATCAGAAATATAATGTGCTCCCCATTTTTGATAAAGTGAATAAAGACTAGTATATGGTTCTAATAAAATTGAATCTATATATGATAAATTATCTTTTAATGTCATTCAAAGAATTAATTACCAATTATTTAATCTTTAATAAAATTCAATTTTTTCTCAAGGTACCTCTACATAAATTTTATAATCATTCCGAACTTTTTGTTTGGAATGATGGACCTGTTGGGGTTTGAACCCAAGACATTCGGTTAATAAGACCGATGCTCTACCAACTGAGCTACAGGTCCCCAAAGCTAGTTTTAAACAACTTTGGGGACAAAATTATTTTAATCATTTCGAACAATAATGTTCGAAATGATGAACCAGGTGGGGATTGAACCCACGGCCACGTGCTTAAAAGGCACGCGCTCTACCTGCTGAGCTACTGGTCCCCAAAGTTTCTGTGTACAGTTTTTTCAATAAAAGTTGAATTTTTGAATTTGCTGGATGTACACAACTTTGGGGACTTCACATAATCTCTTATGCTCTCTTCCTACTCTATAAAACCTTCTCTTTAAATCAATTTTAGTTTTAAAACTCCAAATGTAGAAAAAATTTGTAAATTAATTTTTGGCTATTTGCAATCAAAATTTGTGTGATCACAATATTGATATAATAAAATACTGAATACTTTCCAATCAAGGTCTAAAAAAGAATTAAGCATTTTTCCTTAAATCGTTGTAAACTTGTAATATTACAAAATAATCATAAACTAAATATTTTTAAAAAAATGAAATTGGGTAGATGAACCCACGGCCACTAGTTTTTGAATAATCTTGTGAGTTCGATCCCCGCGACTAATGATTAAGTTTTCTGAATTATTCTAAACTTTTTTGTTTGAAATGAACTTGGTAGGGATTAAACCAACAACCACTGGCTTAAAAGATGTAGAAGAGGAGTGTACGAGATTTGCACACGTTGCTTTAAATTTATATGGACATCTAAAGATTTCTATTTATATTATATAAATAGAAAACTGAAATGACAAGAACTTCCCCTACCAAAGATCTTTTCTTGCCAAATAATAGACTCGAAGTCTTTAAATCAAATACTAAATTAGTAAAAGAATCTGATGGTTTATTTATCTGTTCTTTAAAGTTACCAGATGAATCTTCTATTACAATTCCAATGAGAGAAGATGGTTACGTTAACTGTACTAAATTATGTAAAGCTGGAGGTAAAGAATATTCTCATTGGAAAGAAAATAAAAATTCAGAAGCTACAATTCAGGCTTTGGAAAGGTCCCTCGGAATTCCGAGGGACCTAATTATAAAGGATATTAAGACTGGAAAAAATGAAAGCAGAGGTACTTTTGTTCATAGAAGATTAGCTCTTATAATAGCGCAGTGGATAAGCGCTGATTTCGCAGTACAGGTAGCAGCTTGGACAGAAGAACTCCTATTATTTGGTAAAGTTGAGTTAGGTCAAGAGAAATCAAACAAAGAACTAGAGAATAAATTTCAAAAGCAGATAAAGTTATTGACACAAGAAAAACAACAAGCTATAAAAGAAAAAGAAGAAGTTATACTAGAAAAAGCAAATATTACTCGTCGTCTCTCATCAGTGACGCAAAATCATAATAAACTCTTAAAAAGACGTAGAAGAGGAGTGTACGAAATCGGAAATGTGGTGTATATAATGTCGCACGTTGCTTTCACTAGTCACTACCAAGATGACTACTATAAAATAGGTATCTCGACTCAATCAATGACAGAAACAACACCAGCATTTAAAATTAGATTAGCATCATACAAACAAGGTGCTCCTTGTGATTATAAAGTTCATTACTTGATATATGTAGAGAATAACAAATTAATCGAAGATATACTCAAATTAAAATTCAAAGATCAGCGTAATCCAATCAACGGAGAATGGATAAAAGGTGTAAAATTAGAAGAGATAATAAAGTCTATTAGATATCTATGTGATTATATTGGTTTACCATGTAAAGAACACAGTATAATGAAGAATAAAAATATTGTAGATGATGGAAAATTATTAGATTGTGAGGACGAAGAGGATATAGAGGAAACAGAAATTTTGACTGATAAGTCTGCTGAAATAAAATTTATAGAGACAGATGAAGAAAACACAGATTCAGAACAAGAAGATAATGAAGATAATGAAGAGATTGACAGTGAAGAATCAGATGTAAAACAAGTAGAAATGATAGAGGAAATTGAAAAGTATGATGTAAAACAAGTAGAAATGATAGAGGAAATTGAAAAGTATGATGCAAAACAAGTAGAAATGATAGAGGAAATAGAGAAGTACGATGCAAAACAATTAACAAAAATGCTATTAGAATTCAAATTACCAGTGAGTGGCATCAAGGATGTAAAAAAGACACGAATTCGTGAATATGCAAAGAAAAACAAGATAATTGTAGACAAATATATTTCAAATGTAATGGAAACAGAAAAACAAAATTTTTGCATTGATTGCGGTCTAGAGATAACTTATAAGGCAGCTAGGTGCGAGCCTTGTTCTAGAAAATCATCTAGAGTTGTAATAGATAGACCTGATTATCAAACATTGAAAAAGCAATATGAAGATTGTGGTAAAAATATGACAAAATTGGCAAGAATTCATAATGTTTCTGATAAATCAATTGTAAAATGGTTTGTTAACTATGAAAAAGATCTTGGCATAACCAAAAGTTGTATTAAAAGTATTAAACCAAAATCAAGTATAAAGAAACCAAGTGACGAAGAACTTTTATATGATAGAAATGTTTTAAAACTAAATTATACTCAAATAGGACTTAAATACAACGTAGATAGAACTACTGCAACTGAATGGATATTAAAATTAATAATATAAATTTGTAATAAAATATTCTTACAAATTAGTAAATCACTCTGAATTAAATAGGTGTGAATTAAATCCACGTTCTAAATTATAAACATTTATAGAAAAAACGCTAAAAGGACTTGCTATTATAAAATCAATTTTTATGTATTATAAACAATTCAAAAAACATGTTTGGAATTGTACGGATCTGGTGGGACTCGAACCCACGGCCACCGGCTTAAAAGGCCGGCGCTCTACCAACTGAGCTACAGATCCAAAAAGACAATTATCTTTTTGGATATAATTACGTTTTCCAAAGTTGTCTGCGTACATTTTTTCTCAAAAAAAAGTTGATATTTGAATTGCTGGTAGTACACGACTTTGGAAAACGTTACATAAGATCAAACGAATGATCTATCTTATGCTCTCTTCCTATTCTATAGAATGAATATCTTTAAATCAATTTATTTTTTTTTAGAAACAAGATATTTAATTTTATATAAATGCAAAAAAATCTTATTTAAGATTTATAAACAAAATCAACCAATTTTTGTAGAGTATTGATTTGTTCAATATAATTTTCTAACAAACTATTTTTTGATTTATAATTATCTTTTTTATACATTATTTTTATAATAGTTCTCTTTCATCTAATTTTGTTTTATTCAATAGAAAATTTTTTCAAATACATTTTACCAGCAATTAATCGGCGTCTTGCATTAATAGATCCTAATGTTCTTTTATTATTATGTGCGATTGTCTGAATATCAATATTGTTATTTAACTCTTCTAATAATAGTTCATCTTCTCTTGGAAACCAGTGTTGCCCTGCATTAGAAAAAGAATCCATTTATTTATAATTAATATACTTAGCTTTATAATGACAAACGGAGAATGTAATTATATTAATTTGTAGATTAATATAATATAAATATTTTTACATAGGCGGAAGAGCTTTTCCGTCGTCTGAATATTTAACCAAATCATTTTCATCTAGAATAACAACTTCTCCAGAATCAAGATCGTCTTGCAAAGTCCTAATTCTATATCCATTCCATTTAACACCACGTTCTGAATCCCCCCACAAACGTTCAAAATATTCTTTGACTTCATTTTTGATGGGCAAAGACATATTAGGCCAACCTTCTTTGAACCAATCTTTGAAATGAGAATACATTTCTGTAATACTTAGAGTTCCAGAGCTGTCTTCAGCAATACATTCTTCAATAAATTGGCGATAAATATCATTCTGACGACGATAAATAGCTGTTGCTTCTCGTACTTTTTCTGGCTCAATTCGAACACTGACTTTTTGCCTCCACTGAAGCAAATACCATGCAAATGCGGAAACCATACTTGGAATATTCTTGCCAAATTCTTTATCCATAGGAAAACGTTTTTGTTTGAGTTGTTCTTCAAGAGTAGTTGGACACGGTTCATTTGGTTCAACGAAAGTAGACTCAAATGGAATAACACGAATACGGTTCCAAGTTGCTTTGTCAGAGTATTTTAATTTAGGAAGTTTATTGCAAATAAAAGTAAGAGTAAACATTGGAAAAACTTCTCTGGTACTTTTTCCTGGTTCAAACAAATCACGTGCCCAATAACTATCTCCACCGCTTAGCTTTTTTAATTCTCCGATATTAAGTTGTTCATCTGCGTCTGGTTCTTCCATCGTAGCGTGTCGCACAGGAGGCGCAGCTCTAGATAATTCTGGATTAGCAGAACCAGATGCGACTTTTTTGCCCGTAAAATATTGTGTATTAAATTTGATAGCAAGTTCTCCTAACATTAATTCAAAAAATTTCTGAGTGATAGATTTAGCATTGTCTCCTTCTCCTGTCCACATATATACCTTTTTTTGTTTATTTCCTCCAACAAAAATATCAGAGTATGTATCTAGAAAATAAGTTCGAATGGTTTGATCAGGAAAAACTTTTACCAAAAAGTCGATTACATTTTGTACAACTTCATCTGATTCATTATACTCAATGTAATTAATTGGCATTGTCTTATTCACAAAATCTTCTGGACGACCATCTCTAAATTCGTTCAATTTTAGATCGTAGACTCCGTTTTTAAAACCAATAATGTAAGGATTTTGATCCAATTTTTGTTTAAAACGTCTGTCATAAAATACTTCCATTGACTCTTTCATAATGTTAGATTTGTAAGGAGATGATTTAAGATTATTTATAATTTTTTGAACTTGCTTTAATCGTGCGTTAAACATTGCCTCTTCTCCCTTGTCTTGAATACCAGCTATTTTCATAAATAGATCAGAACCAATTGTTGAATATCGTAAAACAATTTCTTCAGAAATTTTTTCACGTAAAAACACACCTTCTTCAATTTCTTCCCATCTGTGATCTCTAAATTGAAACCATGTTTTTCCAGCTATTGAAGCGCATACAAAATCATTTCCATACTCTGAAAATAAAACTTTTGCAATATCATTGTGTGAACCATTTAAAGATTCTTTTATGTAATGTTCTGCTTGTTCATTCTTAAATTCTTTATAAAGTTGTGGACTGTCAATGCTCGCAAAATGTCTTAACGTTCCAAGTGTTAGATCTTTTTTTACCATTCTTTCCCATTCATAAATACAACTTGCCTCATCGTATTTATCTTCGCATCTTGCAGAAAAATCCATCCATTGATCAAGAGCTTGAGTGCTTGCATCACCAATGTTATACAAAATCCACCCTACTGTAATCCAATCATTTCTTTCTTCAGCGCGAAAATCAGCAAGCATTGGAAGAAGTCTTTCAGAAATTTTAAGAGCTTCTTCAACAGAAACTTTTAATGGTTTTTTACTCTTTACCTTTTCTTGTTGTAATTTTCCTTTAAGAGGCGAAATTAAACCGTTTATTAATTCTTGTGTTGAACGTCCATAAGGAATTATGCTTAAAATTCTCGGGAGAAAAAATTTTATATTTCCTTGAATAGGAATGGGCTTTTCTTTCATATCATAAATCTTATAATTTTTAAAAGCGTCTTCAATACTCAATTCAGAACCATCAGATAAAAAAACTGATGTTACTTTGTAAGGATCCATATCTTCTGATTTGCGACTTCCGTATATCAACCATGGAACTGTACAACAAGCCTTGTCAATCACAGTTGAAGAATCTTCATACCCAAGATTTAAAAATATCTTTAATTCTTGTGTTGCATCTTTCACTCTAGGAATGAGATGCACTTCTTGGTCTACTTTACTCAAAAAAAGATTTGGAAAATGCAAATGAAATCCATTTTTTGCATATGTTGTTTCCCCAGCTGAAATATAATACATTGGTTTTTCTAACAAAACACAAATCAAATGATCATCAGTACATTCTTCTACAATATTTCTAAGAACTGATTGGTATATATCAATCACCTGTCTTACTTGATCTTTTGTATAAAGATGATCTTCTAGGCATGGATCATCCGTTTCTTTGACTTTTAAATCTATATCAGCAAGTACAGGTAAATAATGTTGCGGTTTTTCAGCAACACCTACAATAGCATCTTCATCCTCAAAAATTTTTGTACAATATGCGTTCCAAAAATCTTCTAGTTTTTCTCTATTAAATTGAAATTTTCCTCTAGGTTGTAACATAGAAACATGAGTGTGAAAAACTCCATCTACATAGTTTTCTCGAAGTATTTGTTCAACTGGTGGATTCATTTATCTTATTATTCCATTCCATAAATGTTTTTTCATTTTTATAATTTGAACCATTTTTAAAAGTCTTAAAATTTTACTAATTTGTTATTTAAAAACTTTTTAGCAATAATTAAATTAACTCATGAATACAAACTGTGTTTCAACAAATGAAAAGGATAATTATAATGTTTCAACTTCTGAAGATAAAAATGTAAAATATCTTTCATGTACCGAATATATTGACAATAATCAAGTTGACAATAATCAAATTAATGACAATCAAAATAATGATTCTGAGAACAATGATTCTGAGAACAATGATTCTGAGAACAATGATTCTGAGAAAGATGATTCTGATAACGATGAAGATGATAGTGAAGACGAAATGTTGTTAAGTGTTAATTTTTCGGTAAAAGATGATTCAGAAATGTTTGTTTTGTCAATTAATGGTGTTCCAAATTTTTATACTAAAAATCTTAAAGATGCGAGAACACTTATGTGGGATTACGCCAAATCACGCAGAATACAAGAAACTCAATACAATACGTATATTAGAGCTTGTCCAGATAAGAACCGTATTGAAATAGTTGGAACTCATAAATTTTCTATATTTTTTGTAGATCGTGTTATTTGTAGATTACTTGTCTCTTCTATAAGAGAACTAGAACAATGTAAAAATGATACAATAAAAACTCCTACAATGCCTAAAACTCAAACACCTCCCAAAATACCATCTCCGCAAAAATCCGGATTTTTTAGTAGTTTCTTTTGGTAGAATACGTTTTTAAAAATAATTTATAAATTATATATAATTTATAATCAATGAACATTTTATTTGCAATCCGATGACCTAAACAAATTATTTACACATCCAGTATATACACCGTCAATATTAACATATCCACAAGTAAGAGAATTTTTTATATTTAGAGGGCAAACCACATTTTTATAAAAATTTTCAAGAGAAGTGTTGTAAATTGTAAGTAAACAACCATTTTCTATTTTACAATTTGTTTTAGACTTTTCGCAATTAATTGTAAATTGAGATGTTACTGTCCCTGAAATTCCTATGTTACGCAGATGCATAGCAACTCGATTACACGATAAATTTTTATTAGATATCATATAATTTATCGGTGGATTTTTATCACACGTTATATGTAAACTCATAATTGATTATACTAGTTTCTTTTTAGATTGTTCATAAAATCATAACCAAATAAAGTTTTCTTTATATATTGCTCATCACAATACTTATGAACTCTTCCTGAAAATTAAAATCTTCTATATCTTCATATTCAACGATTACATTGTCATTAGAATTTATTAACTCATACGTTCTATCCTTTACTGAATCAAATATCATCTTTGTCAAAATCTTTCCACCATAATCTATTATTATATTTCCTAATCTATCCTTATACTTTATAAATGTCGTTTCTAAATATTCTTCTTCAATAAGCCGATCATTTAAAGGATAAGATAATGCATAATCAGCATAACCCTCTGGTCCTCTTAATATATGATCAATAGTCAAAAACTTTGCATTTTCTAATAACCATTCTTCTGTGATTGACAAATTATGTTCAGATGATATTTTTTCAATTAACAATTCTCTAGCTGAATTTTTTCCCGTCATTTCAGCCATTGCTGTGTTGAAAACCCCAGGTCTTGAAGTCAACTCTGATATAGAAGTCGAATTTTTATTGATTTCTTTCATCATATCTGGGTTTTTAACTAACTCTTTTGCGGCAATCTCACACGCTTTCTTTTTTAGAGGAGCGTGAACTGTCTTTATCAAATGAGAATTATTATAATCAATAATATGTTCACCATTTGAGTTTTTGTGATGAAAAGCACCTTGTTTCATATCTGTGCAAATTATTTTAGATTTACCATTATCATCAGTAACAAAATGCTTATAAATCATCTGTGCTGCACCTTTTTGACCACCGTAAAAATCATTACTTGTATAGTTAGAATCTATAACACTCTCAACACTTGGTTGATTCAAATTCAACGGTGTAAGTTGAGAAATCATAAGATTGTTTTGAATATTTTTAGTGGTTGTTTTCTGATAAGTAGGCTTTTTAGCTATCTCCTCAATAACATAATTTGCTCTTTCAGCAGCTGCCTGAAAGTTTTCTGCTATATTTTTATATATTTCAACTTTTTCATCTTTCAATTTGGTAATTTCCTGATCTTTTTCAGCTTTCAACAGAGCAATTTCTTGATCTTTTTCAGCTTTTATTCTGTCTATTTCTTGGTTAAAAAAATGAATTTTTTTCTTACATATTGAGTTATGTCTGTTAAAATTTCCAGATGAAATTTTCTTTTCACAATATTTACAGGTAACTATAGATGAGATAATTTTTTGTGAATTTTGAGATTCCTGTATTTTTAGACAGTATTTTGCTTGTGTCTGATGATTGTTGAGTATATATTTGGTTTTACACTGCTTGTTACAAAATTGACAAGTTAATTCTTTTGTCTGAGATTGTAATGTTAATAATTCAGCTGATTCTTTAGCTGATGCCTCTTCTCTTTCTTTAGTCAACTTTTCTTGTATTTTAAGACAATACTTTGTTTTCTTTTGATGCTGACGTAGCATCTTAATATCACCAAACATATTATCACAGAATTGACATTGTTCCATCTTTATTGTTTTCATTCCTTTTTTAAACTAGGAATGAAAATTTAATTTTTTTTGTTGATAAAACAATACTTTTTCTCATAAAAAATAAAAAGATGAAAAATGATGACAAAAGATGAAAAAAGGAAGAAAAATGATGAAAAAAAAGTAACTTTAATCAGATAAAGTGACTTTTATCCAAGAAATGAAATTCAAAATAGAAATATATATATATCCATTGAAAATAAAAAGATAGATTCTGAAAATGGAACATTTTATCCGTTTTTTTAAAAGTCGGAGGAGGAAAAAGTTTTTCTTTTTTCTTTTGTTTTCTAAATAATTTGAAAAATTCGTAAAAAATTTCCTTTGGATTATCTTTTTTATCTTGCTCCTTCCTCCTCCGCCTTTTTTGAATTTCAGTTCTAAAGAAAGTTTTTAATCACAAAATAAAAGTAAAGATACTTTTTATTTTAGAATAAATATTGATATATCATAAATAAAATTATTTAACGAGTCTTTTCCATATAAAACTTACTTTACAAATACAAGAATATGTAATTTGAAAACGAAAAAATTTAATTGACTGATTTGATAGGAAGTCAATTAAAATTAAACCCAGATTGTTTTGGTATATTCTTTTATCTATTAAAAGAATATTTTATTAATGAATCTTCCTTCTGACTGATCAAAAATATTACTTACATTAGTTTTAGTATATTCCAATCTAATTCTTTATTAAATGATTTTGCGCCATTAAACATATCTTACATTACTTGTATCCCAATGTAATGTAAGATTAAAAACAATGATTCATATCTCTTACTCTACATATATTCCAGTTTGTTATATTGATAGATAAAATACTCATAAATTCAGATATTTGTTGCATTTTTTGTATCCCAATAAGTTAGATTTCTTCGAGACATTTAATAAAGTTTGTAAAAAAGAGTGTAATTTCATTATTTCTCATTTATTAATTTTATAATAAATGTATCAAATAATTTCAATTTAATTATTAATCTATTAATCTAAAGAATTAATTTTGAATGAGAAATGACAGAACAAAAACAACATCCTGAATGGGAAAAGGAATCATCACTTACAAGTCCTTCGGATCGTGATCTTAAAAATAAGTGGCGTCCAGAACAAGATGTACCTCCTCTTACAAATCAAGAAACAATAGAAGCTATGAAAACTATTAATAATACAGATTTTGTTAAAAAGTTTCCTTCTGTTGATCGCACATACGCAGATCCGGCTATTCCTATGCAAAATTTTGCTCTTTTTTCTTTTACACCTGCTAAAGGTGCTACTCCAAACGAAAATGGCGTATTTGGTTTTGCAAAAGTTAGAGGTACTTACGCTACTGATGTAGAAGCTAACCAAAGAGCCGAATTTTTAATTCGAAATGTAGATTCTTATCATCAATTATATCATTTGTATGTTGGAAGACCATTCCCGATTACCTCTTCTTCAAAGTATTCTGCCGAAACAGCCGAGGTTGATATTCGTAAAGAAACAACAAGAGTTATTTCTGAAAATATTAAACAAGAAAGGGATAAGGAACAAAAAACGGTAAAAGAAATGAAGGAGCGTGAAGAAGCAATGCTTGCCGAATCCGAAAAAGCTCGAAAAGATGATGGAAAGAGTGATCCGGAAGTTGATCCTTATGAAGAGTATATTACACTTTCAGTTAAGAAAGCCCAACTTTCTTGGACTTTTTTGGAACATTTGAAAAAATTAAAAGAAGTTAGAGATATTATTATAAAGACTCGTAAAACGTTGAATGTTATGGATAAAGATTATCCAGAATTTAAAGATAAATATTTTGAAAAGTATATGGACGCTCGCAAAAAGTCAGGTCTTGATGAAAACATAAGAGATATACAAGATAATTTTATGAAGTATATGGTAGAAGATATAACAATTCCAACGATTGACACAGACGAAATTTTGCCAGAAATAAAAGAAAAGGAAATTTCGCCAAAAAATCTTGATAGTGTATCTGAATAGTAATTTTATATTAAAATAAATATAAAATGGCACTTTTTTAACGGCATGATTTGCATTTTTTTAGGTAAAGTAATGCTATTATTAATGATATTATTGTAATTGAAATGCCTACGATAAACATAATTTTTTTGACTTTTTTATTTTTTTTACCTTTTTTAGTAGAAGCTCCAGCTATTCCGGCTCCGACCATTGCAACTGGTAAAGAAACACACGCACCACAAAAATCTTCTTTTGTATTTTCAAAATTTTTCATTTTATATATAGAGGATAAAAAAATCTTGCACAAAAGAAAATGGATTCTTGTCAATTTAAAGATGTACCGGTGTCTTTATTTCTTGCCGTATCAATAGTTGTTATTTTTGCATTATATGTTACAGCGGTTATAAAAACAGTACCGTGTGGTAAAAATGTCTTGTCGCTTTGTTGTAGTAATTTTGTTCATATAGAACCATATCACCTTGCTGCTAATTTGTTAGCACTTTACGCTCTTACAAGAATTGAAAGAGATATAGGACCTAAACGTTTTGGAAGTTTAATTTTATTTTTAATACTTTTTACATCAATTATTGAAGTTATTGTACACAAAGTAGTTGATGGGTTTCCTTGCTCAATTGGGTTTTCTGGAATACTTTTTGGAATTATGACTTGGGAGTTAATAACTAAAAAAGGTTTAAATTTAATAATTGTTATTTCAATTATTGGACTTGTCGCAATGCCATCAGTTCAAAATTCAAAAGTTTCGTTAATAGGTCATGCGGTTGGCGCTGTCACAGGTGTTATTGGAGGTTTATTATGGAAATTTCTTTCAATCAACTAAAATTTTTTATAATGAAATGTTTTATTGTTGTATGTGAATGATATATTAAGGATGTTTCAAGAAGAGATCATCATCTGATATGGAAAGTCTTACATAGTACAAACTCATTTAAATATGCTTTTACGTACACAAAGTGCAATAATCATTAATAAAATAATCATTAATAAAATAATCATTAATAAAATAATCTTTAATAATATAAAACATTATGTCAAGACCATCTATATCTGGATTTCATTTTTCTTTACTTCCACCAATTGCAATTCTTAAAATACTAACAGAATTATTTAAGGATGAAAGAGATACTCCTCTACAACACAATATTGCAAATATTGGTTCTGTTCGTATGATAAATATGTTTATTGAAGCAGATAATAGTAAAGTTAATATAGTTGATTTTATGGATACAAGATTGTGGCTTAAATTATTGATAAGCACTGGTATATTTGACATTCAACCACATAAAGAATGGGGTGATACAATTAAGGAGTATCTAGGTAGAATTGTTATAGAACGTCGGTATACAAGCAGAGTTCATGATTTGATAGATATATATAAACACGATTCTTCTTTGAGTATAAGAGATTACGCTCAATCTTTACTTAATAATTTGATAACGAGAGGTTCGAGTGCGCTAGAAAGGAAATTTTTACGTGGTGAGATGACTGATATACCTAGATTAAACAACACTACTATCAGAGAATTAGTAAGAAATAATGAACAATTCAAAATCATAAGATACTGGGATGTAAGAAATGTTACTGATATGAGTAGTTTATTTTATGATAGATATAATGTAAGAAATTCAAAACTTGGATTAGATCTAACTTATTGGGATACAAAAAATGTAACAGATATGTCCGAATTAATGAGATCTGTATTTATCAATATTCGTGGAATAACAAACTGGAATACATGCAGGGTAAAAAATATGGATTGTTGTTTTATGAATGCAGAATTATTTAATTATCCTATTGAGTGGAACACAAGTAATGTGCAAAAGATGAATGCTATGTTTTTCAATGCAAAGTTGTTTAACAAATCTTTACATTTTGATACAAGTAATGTACATTATATGAATTCTATGTTTCATAGTGCAACCTCATTTAACCAACCATTATATTGGGATACAAGAAAAGTATCAGATATGCGTAATATGTTTAATGGTGCAATTTCATTTAATCAACCATTGGAATGGAATATAAGAAGTGATGTATATGTAAATGGTATGTTTGACGGTGCAACTTCATTTAATCAACCTCTATTTATTCTTAAAATAAATAGAGCAATAGCTGTTCAGAAAGCAAACGCACCCCTTGTATGGACTGGTTCTTGGGGAGGATACCAACCTTGGGAACCGAGACATTGGGACCCGAATGGTGGATTTCCGTATGGATAATCAAATATTCACTTTGGTTTCACAATTATTGACTAATAAAAATAAACTTATCTTTTATAGTATAATTATTGTTTATTTTAAAAATAAACAATAATTATAAATGATAATTAACATCTCAAATAATGCAAAATCAAAACTAATTGAATTAATTAGTAAAAACGGAAAAAGTGCCCTTTTATATATAAAAGGTGGTGGTTGCAACGGATTTTCATACAAGTTTAAAATCTTAGACACAAATCTAAAACCAAACACATTAGATGAAGAGTATAAATTAGATGAACATAGCTTGTATTTATGCAATAAAAGCTTAATATATTTAATAGGACTTAAAATAGATTACATAGAAGATGTTATGGGATCAAGATTTGATTTTGCGAACGATAATATACAAAGCAAATGTGGTTGTGGTACAAGCGTTACTTTTAAAAATTAAATAATATTTTTTATGTCTGACTTATATTTAATTTTACCAGTTTATAGGTTCTTAGATTTAAAATCTAAGATGGCCGACTTTATTGCATCTTCTGCAAGCATTGAACAATGGAGTTTTACAGGTGGTAAATGTAAGTAAAAAGCAATTTCAGAATTTTTAATTTTTACACAGTCATTTATATTTTTTCCTTTAATCATTTCTGTCGCAAGCGATGATGCTGCAATAGCAGATCCACATCCAAAAGTCTTAAACTTAGCATCTATAATTTTTCCTGTTTTGTCTACTTCAATTTGGAGTTTCATAACATCCCCACAAGCTGGGGCTCCAACGAGAGCGGTACCCACAGACTTTTTTGACTTATCAAACGAACCAATATTTCTCGGGTTTTCAAAATGATCAATTACATTTTTATGATAAAAACGTACAAATATTTTTTTTATATTTGCGAGTATCATTTTACTTTTATTATTGCACATAGTAAATAATTACAAAATTATACTTTGAGAATTGTTTGCAAAATTATTTTTTAATACGCCATGTATATACTCCATTAATGTTTGAAACACTTCTATACATATTTCCATCATTTCCAAGCAAAATTTTACCTCTGCATTTATTTGCCGGGTAAGGAGGACTTTTTCGAGTTAAAGAATTATATTTTGCAGAAGTTTGTATTACACAACCAGATGAACTAGATTTCTTAGGACTAGATTTCTTAGGACTAGATTTCTTAGGACTAGATTTCTTAGGACTAGATTTCTTAGGACTAGATTTCTTCTTTAGAGACTTTAGTATTTCTTTACCTTTTTTACCATCTCTATCAACACATCTTCCACTCTTTGGGTTCATAATTTTACCAACAGGACATTTTTTAGTACTCGATTTCTTTCTTCGAGACCTTAGTATCTCTTTGCCTTTTTTACCATCTCTATCAACACATCTTCCACTCTTTGGATTTATAATTTTACCAGCTGGACATTTTACCATTTATAAGATATAAATAAAATTAAAATTTAACATCTTTTAAAATTTAAAAAAACATTTGTATAAAAAAATGAGTAAATGTGTTGTATGCAAAACTAAAATTAATTCTTGTATGGTTAACATTCATACTTGTAGATGTAAAAATATTTACTGTAATTTGCATATGCACGATCATAATTGCACATTTAATTACAAAGAAAATTGGCAAAGTAATTCCGAAAAGTTTCTACCAAAAATAAACGGTGAAAAAATTAAAAAAATATAATTATTTGAAATTTATCAGAATAAGTTTGTGTCGACACAAGACTCAATATTATTTAAAGTGTAAAACACGTTAATAAAATGGCTTCCAGAGTGTATTCATCAAATGGAGTATTGCTACCATATATTGATTCAAATAGTCGATATTTTTTATCAAATTGTAATGATAATGCAACAGAATTTTCATTCAAGATGAAAATCGTAGATGACAATAATTGGCAAAATTTAGCTTTTATGCCAAATACACTAATAAAAGATGTAAGAGATTTTATGAGTCAGTTTATTTTATATAAATATAATCAAACTATTCCTACTACATTTATTTCTGTTATGGATAGTCATTACAATGATATCTATCCAGACGATATTACCATTAATGAAGCTTTTAAAAAATCGGATGGTTTTTTCACAATTGAATTTGTGAATAAACCATCCGATTTTCTTACTAGAGTAAACTAATAAAAATCAATTATTGATAAAATTGATTTTTGAAACAAAATTTTCTAAAATGATTAGAGCAAATGACATTCATAAATGTTGAAGTTCAACGTACTTTCTTCGAAATTGTTTGCACAAGACGCAGAAAAAGAGTCATGTATGGTGTAACTCCATATCAATCAATAATTCTTAGAATATTGTTTGATAGATGCCTTAATATTATTTTATGTCATCATCCTCATATTTGGTCTTATGGAACTGGAAATTTACTTATTGCACCAAATATTCCTGAAATTGTAACAAAGTCAAATGAACGTGCAATTGAATGGCGTCTTGAATCTTTATTAAAACAAGAAGATGATTTGCAACTATGTAATTCATTTGGGTATTATATCAGATATAGTTTTGAATGTCGTGAAAGAATTAGTATATTTCGTAATCAGTTAAATTATCAACATAGAGAACATTTGCAAATGTTTAAGTATATTGATTCAATATCTCCTCGGCTTAACGATTTATGCGTAAATATAAAAGTCATTGATCGTATAGGTAAGTTTAGATACGGAGAGTATTTTACTGAAGGTTATTTAACAAACAATAATACTGTTAGTGAGATTTTAAAAGAATGCAATCAAACACCAAATATTAAAATATTGAGAGAATTTATGCTTGATATATTGGATCCAGAATTTGCAACAGAAACAATCGCAAGTCTTGTCATCCCTAACTTGTTATTATACGGTGATGAGAAATCAGAATGTGTTGTCTGTCTACAAGAAAAGGATGTTCTCATATGGCCTTGTCATAAATTACATGTAACTTGTACAGAATGTACTATTGAATTACTATCTTGTAAAGTTTCTTGTCCATTATGTCGTCAATCCATTTTGTACAAATATGGTAAATGGCACAATGATAAATAACTAAATAAAATATAACAACAATCACAAATTGTTGTTATTTTACACAAATTAAATTTGTTTTACTTTTGTAAAAATAAATGTAGTTTTATAATATAAATGGAAAATGTTCAAGATGCTGATTTTAATTTTTTCACACATTTGCCATATCAAACTATAATTGAAATACTAAAACAACTTTTAAATCAAGAAAATGGTATTGAAATATTTGATAGACTTTTAAATACACCAAACTTTCATTTAATAAATTGTTTGTTTGCAGCAAAAAATAAAAAATCTCTATGTCTAATGAATACTCGTTTGTGGCTACTAATTCTTTCTTCAATGGGATACGATGGTGAATCAAATACTTTTATTCCTGAAAATAGAAGGTTTATATGGGATAATTCAATTATTGAGTACCAAAGAAATGTAATTAACCAGTGTTTATATACAAGTCGTGTTCATGATTTGATTGATTGTTTGAGGGAAGGAAATCAATTAGCTATATTCCTGTTACAAAGGCTAGAAAATCAATCAAACGATCCGTATGAACGTAATTTTCTTTTAGGACGACAACCAATTTGGGATCAAATACATTATACAAATAATACTTTGAGTAATTTTTTTCAACAATGGATCAGAGGTCAAGTAGAAGGTCCGTCAATCAAGTACTGGGATGTAAGAGGTGTGACAAATATGATGAATTTGTTTAATGTTAATAATTTAAGAGTACCACAATACTCAAATGTTTTAGATCTTACATATTGGGACGTTTCTAACGTGACTGATATGTCTTATATGTTTAATAGTTTTACTTGTTATACAACTTTTATAGGTATGAAAAACTGGAATACTTGTAGAGTAACTAATATGGATTGTTTAGCAAATAATAATATTTTTAACTCAGATATCTCAAATTGGGATGTTTCTAAAGTTCAAAATATGAATAGGATGTTTTATGGAGCAATAGTTTTTAATCAAGATATTTCAAATTGGGACACTAGCAGAGTCACAAATATGAATGAAATGTTTCGCGGAGCAAATAATTTCAATCAAAATATCGGAGAATGGGATACTAGCAAAGTAGAAAATATGTCTGGACTATTTCAATCAGCAATTTCTTTTAATAGTCCTTTATACAAATGGAACACTAGCAAAGTAATATCTATGAATCAAATGTTTAGTGGAGCTACTAATTTTAACCAAAATATTAACAAAAATAGAACACATTGGAACACTAGAAGAGTCGTCAATATGCATAGGATGTTTTCAAGAGCAACTTCTTTTAATAAACCTTTAGATAGATGGGATGTAATCAACGTAGTAGATATGAATGGTATGTTTGAAATGGCAACTTCTTTTAATCAACCTCTTCCGTGGAATACACAAAACGTTGAACATATGAATGATATGTTTTGCGAAGCAATTTCTTTTGATCAGGATTTAATATGGAATATAAGAAATCTTAGGTTTAGGAGAGATATGTTTTCTAGATCAAGAGGACGTCTTATAAATCATTATTAATTTAATTTTTTTTACCTATTTATATACTAAATGAATATTTCGAACATGCAAATGGATGATGATGATCTTATTGCATCTGTATACGATATTGGATTTCAGAAACCATCGTTTCTCAGAAACTTTAATACATTTATGCAACAAAATAAGTATGGAGTAGGACCGACAATCTATGGGAGAACAATGTTATACTCAAAATCTGGAAGTGTACCACTTCTAAATAACTATGTTGAGGGTTGGTATTACCATATGACGTATGAGTTTATTCATTTTGGATGGCCAAGAAGAGGATATAATGAAAAATTTGAGTTTCAATCTGCATTTATTTACGGACCCGGAAACATTCCTAAATGGCTATTACAAGATGTTGTAGACGAGATTCTTAAAAAAGTTACAGATGTCACAGAAATTTGGCTATGTAGTATAAATAATTTTCAGAATACGGCAATTGTTGTTGTTAACAAAGACGGTTTTTACGACATTTTTGCAAACTCAAACGATGATGAGTTGGATGATTCTGATAAGTGTATACTTCATAGACTCAAAGTTATTAAAAAGAAATATACTCATAGTTCGGAAAGAACCATAAGATGTATAAAGATTGTAGAAGAAGGTCAATATAAAATGAATTTGCATCCTGAGGATTTTGAGGTTCTGACTGAACGGAATCCTAATCCAACAGATATTGACAGTACAATGTTATATTTTGCATTTCCTAATCCAACAGATGTTGGATGTGCAATGTTATATTTTTATAATCCTCCAGTCCATAACTCGGGTAAATTTGAATCAAACGGAGTTATTTCATACTCTCTAAAGCGTGCATCACTTATAAGAGGTGCACCTCTAGTTCTAACACGCTTTCTTATTCGTGCAAATGATGATAGTAGACAATATGGCTTATCTCGATCAAATCCTATATTAAAAAGGCTGTACTTTGCATTTGCGAAGCGTCGTTGGCTTACTTTTCTTAATGCAACAAGAACAATAGCTGAAAATGCAGCTCATCCTGAATCAATCGGATTTGCTGGTTCAATGGGTCGTTTTAAGGGAATAAGTAATCAAGATCCTTTTTCTTCTTATAATGATTGTATGGAATATAAATCTAATAGGCATTTGTTGCGTTTTGCACAAGAATTTAACAAAACAAAAGGGCTTCCTCCACCTGAAATTGGTGATGACGACGAGTGGAGATCACGCATTTGTACAGATTTGAGTAGAAAAAATCTTCATACGGAAGAAGAATTTTTACATAAAAATGCTGATTCTTTCTCTTCTGGAACAATAAAAAAACCAATAACAAATAATTTGAAAGAAAGACTACAAAAACGGGAAAAAGATCGTATGCGAAAACAGAGAATATATAATCATTTAGAAAAAGGAAAATCAGTATTGGTACTTTGTCAACGTAAAGAGAGTCTTAATGATAAGTCTATAAAAGAATCTGTAATTCCAAAACTAGAATATATTATTGAAGATTTTTTAAAAATATCTGATACTGAAAATGTTGATATAAAATACATGGTTAATCTTGAGAATCCTGATAATGATAAATCTGATTTTAATATGATTTTAGATAAATCTGACTCTAACGCAAACGAGTTTATCAAAAATCATAAAGATTTTTATGATCTTATTGTGTTACAAACGTGTCCAGATTATATTATGGATTTAGGATTTATATATTATATATTAAAAACTAAAGGACATATACTAATAACTAAAGTTGATTATAATGGAGAAATTAATATTCTTGAGACGTCCGAATATAATAATATAATAAAGAAGTATACTGAATTTGGTTTTACTCTTATTCAAGACGATAATTTTATTGTATTCCAAAAAAATAAATAAGACGATTGTAATAATAATTAAATTATATAATTTAATTATCTACCACCGTTCGATTATGCAATTGTATTACTTATATTTAGTCAATAAATTTGAGTTTAGGTGTAAAAAGTTCCATAAGTTCATTCAACAAATTACGCCTAACCTTATATCTGAACTTATATTGTTCCAACACGAAATCAACAACCCCGGGAAATGCCACTGACAGTACTTGATCCAATGGATTTGCTAAAGCTTTTAAGTAATAAAAGTAATCAATTTTGATAGCATTTTTGTGTCTAGAATAATATTCCGCGCATTCAACCTTCTCATATTGTTTTGCAGTATGTCTTTCTGGATCAGTTATTAAATACTCTAAACGACTTCCAGCATCTACTCTTTGACCTCTTCGTTGCATACGCTCTGCTAGTTGTACTTGTGCTGGTAAAGAAAGTAAATAATATTCTTCATAATTACTAGCTCCCTTTTCTTTCAGTTGTTCTTCTCTTTCAACTGGATTAGATGAAAGCATTTTAACGGTGTAATCACCTATTTTAGCTTTTCTAACGCCTTTCTCGTTGTTAATAATCATAATATCTTCTTCTTTCGGAATAACAGAATTTCCAACTGATTTAGTAACAACAAAATCTGTGTAAGAATTACAACCAGAGAACATTTTATTAATTTGTTCTAGAACCCAATACAAAACATCATCTTTTGGTTTTTTATCTGCAATATAATTGATAACACCTTCATAGACAACACGTACAAAATTACTATTATCACGACGAGCAAGCAAAACACCTTTCTTACCAATGCTATCACTGTATATTAATTGTCCTCGTTTTTTCTCAATCTTTCTGTGCATATAGCGCTTCTTGGTAAGTATAAAAAAAAAATTATAAATACAGCCTTCAAACTCTAGCTTGATAGGTGGCGGAAACAACTTTGTGAGCTCGTCAGCAACAAATTCGGAATAGTCCCATAATTCTTCGTCAGACTTACCTTCCATTAGAGGAAAATTGATATAGTTACTATCGGTATCTCCGTAGACAAGCTCTCCACCAAATTTGTTAACAATAGTATCTGCTGTAATTTCTATGTTTTTTCTACCCATATAAGTGGTACACATTGCACCCGGCATAAACGGTAAATATCCACGCCTAACGCCCATAGCACCATACATACTATTTGCAGAAACTTTATATGCTAGCTGCCGTTTGTCGAGAACACCTAATAAACTATTCAGAGATTCAATTTCTTTAGTGTTATTTTGACCATTTGTTTCTAATTCATTGATCTTTTTCTTTGTTTTAACCATATCAACATTACGAGTGTGCGCGCGAGCATCTAAAAGATTTTGAATAATAGTTGGTAAAACCCCGCGAGGTTCTTTCAAAAACCGGTAATATCTTTTTGCACACATAGGAAATTTAGGCTTACTTTTGTTTAAATCTGAACGTTCTTTAACATATGGTTTAAGAGCATCTACAAGAATTTGTATTTCATCACCTAATTCTTTCTTCCTAAACTTGTCGGTTGTTTTATTTTTTTTATCTCTAAGTTTTTTAATATCTGCTTGTTCTTTTTCTATTAATTTACCCAACTCCATTTTTCTAATAACTTTTGGATCGTGTTCACATCCAATATGATCTTCCCAATGCATTATATGACATTTATTATCTGGAATATCTGATTCATCAGATACCCAAGTATGATAATCAATATTATAAGCAATAATCGTAGTTGGATACAGAGAAGCAAAATCAAAAGGGATAACCTGATTATATTGACCTGGTACTGGCGGAAATACATGCGCACCTACATATCTCTCTGCTTCTGATACTTGATAACCATCCTTTTCAACAACAATGTTTTCGTACATACAATATTTATAAAGTTGACTATAAACTTTTATCTGCTGTCCTTGAGTATACAATGTAAAAATAGGTACACAACAAGTTTTTGCCATTTCTGTAAGACTTGTCCAAGTTTGTAGCTTGTCCATAAGCATCACGGTTAGCATACTATCTTGAACGCAATATTTACCACAAATCGCCATAGCTTTTTGTGCCATTTTACTATATTCACCATCTTTATTCTTTGTCACACCAATCCTATAACATTTGAATATTCCTTTTACGCTGAGTGGATCTTTTGTTTCTCCAATAAAGTGCTCTGCAATCGTTTTCAATTTATAATTGCTAAATTTGAAATCTCTCTTTACTAAAGGTAAAAGGTCTACATATACTCGACCTTCCGCATCAAGAAATTGAAATTCTTGATTCTTATATGCAGAAGATGACCATTTAATTGTTTTTTCACGTGCGTGTGCGTATTTATGAAATCCTTGTTTATCAAAATCAAAAATACACATATGAAATTTTGCTCTATCAATCATATAAGGAATATCAAAACCTAATATGTTATAACCAACAATAAGATTTGGATTTTCTTCTCTAATAAATTTAGTAAAACCTATTAAAAGATCCGCTTCTGTATCATACATATAAATGAGTACGTCTTCTCCAACAATATTCTGATCTGGTTGTCCTAAAGTAAGTAAGTATTTTTCATAATTTTCTTGATTATCTCCATATCTTGATATTACACAAGAAATTTGAAATACTTTGTCACCTTGTTTATTTGGATTAGGCATAGCTGATGGATTTGAAGAATTAACCTCAATATCAAAACCCATAATTTTTGGACAAGGAACTTTGTCGCTAATTATTGGAAATAAATGTTTCCATTTTACTTTAAACTCATAATCACAAATTGTTAATTTTTCACCTTCTTGTTGAGCTTTACCGTGAAACTCTATCCATCCTGCCGTAGAAATTTGTCTGCAACAAGTCAGTTGTAAAATAGGATCTGCATCCGATTCGTGCATTTTTAATTTAATCATTCCTATTCCAACCACGTTTAAAGAACTTCTCAATTTGAAACCAAGCGTTTTTATATCTTTTCTCGCAGAAAAAGAACAAAACAAGAAGGGAAAAAGTTTTGTCGAGCCATTTGATTCAACATGAGCACCATATAATTTCTTTTTCATCATTAACATTTTTTTTAAAGGTTTTTGCCTATCTAACAACTCGTCTATCTTATTTCCAACAAGTTGTGCATTTCCAGCATTCCAACGTATTTTATCTGGAAGTTCAATATAAACATAAGGCGTAAAATTGTCAACTCGAAGACATACATTTGCGTTATTTTCGTCGATCCCGTATATTCTTATGGAAGTAATTTCTTCTTCTTCATCATCTATATGCCAACTATAAGGAAAAATTTTACCAGTCTGCATTGTTAATTTGTTAATTTACTATTTTGCTTTTTAAAACCAATTTTAGTTTTTAGTATTTTTACTTTTATTTAAAATTATATCATAAGAATGAAAGATCAATTGAAAATTATAGAACAAGTTAGACCAAACTTGTTAAATAAACTCGTATTATGTAAAAATTCTCAATCACACTACTCATACGGTGCATACTTATGTGCAAATAAAAAATCTACACGAAATGAGCGTATTTTTAATTTATTTCTCTTTTTAGACGCCACACGATAAAATGTGTTTATATTCTTACTATAACGAAAATTAAAAATGATAAAATATTATTGTATATAATCTTTAATCTAAACAGTTAATACGCATTTAATTAAATGAGGTGTTCAAAAAGGAGTCTTGATTGTATCGCTTCAAATACTAGGTCTAAAAAACAAAAACTTTGTAATGATATTGCCTTGCAAGAAGAACAACCAGTTTTAGATATGGTTTCAGCAAGTCATTTATATAATTATATGATTAATGACTCTCTGGTAGATTGGTTAAAGCTTGGTAATTGTCGTGGTGTTCAAAAATCTTTATCAATTCATTCTTCTTATGGTTTTACAGAATTTATTATGAACAAAGGTGTAGAATTTGAAACTGAGTTAATAAAGTATATTAATCAAAATAAAATCCCTGTTGTAAGTGTTTCAGAATATATTACAGATGAATCTTTGCTTAAAACTAAAAATCTTATGTTTTCAGGAACACCTCTTATTCATTCGGCACCGGTAAGAAACAATCTAAATTATACTCAAGGAGTTATTGATATTTTAATACGTAGTGATTTTTTAGAGAAATTAGTAGATACTATTTGTTTATCACAAGATGAAATTGTAACTTCAGCACCAAATCTTAAAAAGCCATATCATTATGTAGTGATAGATATTAAGTTTTCAACGTTACCTCTAAGAGCAGATGGAATACATCTTTTAAATTCTGGAAGTTACCCAGCTTACAAATCACAGTGTTTAGTGTACACTGAAGCAGTTGGTTTAATTCAAGGATTTACAGCTCCATATTCTTTTATTATGGGACGAAGATGGAAATGTAATAAAAAAGGATCTGAAAATTACAATAAAACATGTCTAAATCGTTTAGGTAAAATTTCTTATAATTCTGTTGATTTAGACTATAAAAATCGCACTAAAGAAGCAATTCAATGGGTTAGAGACGTAAGACAATTCGGTCATACTTGGAGTATAAATCCTCCATCTAGAATTGAATTATATCCAAATATGTGTGTTGATTCTGGAAAATGGAATACTGAAAAAGAAAAAATATCAAATATGATAGGTGAAATTACTAATATTTGGTATGTTGGTGTAAAACAACGAAATATTGCAATTAAGAAGGGAATTAAGACTTGGCGTGATAACAGATGTTCTAGTGAAAAAATGAATATATCTGGAGTTAGGGGACATACAATAGATGCTATTTTAAATATTAATAGGCAAAATTCTGATAAAATTAGACCAGCAGTAATAAAAAGCACTTTATATAATTGGAAAACAGAAAGTAATGAATTATATGTTGACTTTGAAACAATGAGTGATATTTTTTCTGATTTTTCGTCGCTTCCTGAACAATCAAAAACAGACATAATTTTTATGATTGGTGCTGGATGGTGTGAAAAAGGGCACTGGAAATATAAAAATTTTATTTGCTCTAAACCAACGCATGATGAAGAATATCGAATTATGAATGAATTTTCTCAATTTGTTATTGATCGTGGTAATCCTAAAATATACTATTGGCACGCAGAATCAAGTTTTTGGAATTCTGCAGAATGTAGACAATTTGAATTTGCGAATCAAAGTGGTGATACAAAAAAGAAAAATAATATAACTAGCTCTTGGAAACTAAAAAATTGGGCAGATTTATGTAAACTTTTTCGTGAAGAACCAATAGTGATTAAAGATTGTTTTAAGTATGGTTTAAAAGCTATAGCTGGCGCTATGAGAAAACATAATATGATTTCTACTTATAATAATAGTAATTGTGAAAATGGTGCTAATGCTATGATTTTTGCTTGGAAAACGTATTCAGAATCTGAAAATCCAGAAAATTCTGATGTAATGAAAGACATTATTACATACAATGAGTTTGATTGTAAAGTACTTTGGGAAATATTAACTTTTTTACGAATTAATCATTAATTCTTTTTAATCTTAGATTTATATTTGTGTTAAAATGTAAATCTTTACTTAGAGTAAAATGAGAATAGAGATCGATAAAGAAAATCCGATTTCAATGGCATATAATAGTATAATTATATCGTTTGTTATTTTTGTAGGACTTTTTTATTTGTTTACACCAAGTTGGGTTCAGGTAGTAAATCAAATTACAGGAAAACTTTCAATATCTTGGTCCTTAATATTATGTTATTCAATAACATTTTCATTTGTTTTTGCTATTTTTGTCTTTATGATTATTTTAAACAAAAGAAAAGAATCCGAAAATATAGGATATGAAATAGAATTAAAACCAAGTGTATTTATAGGAAATTAAATAATAACTTTAAATTTTACTTTGGTTTAAACAAGACAAAAGTAAATGCAAAAATGAGTAATCCAGCGACTATCGAAATTCAAGAACTTGATCCTGAAATTATTCCTCCTTTAACTCATAAAATAAATGACCCTGAATATAATGGAGGATCTAAAATTGTTGTAATAGGAAAACCAGGTACAGGAAAAAGTACTCTTATTACGGGCCTTTTATATTCAAAAAAACATATCTTTCCAATTGGAATGGCTATGAGTGGATCTGAAGATACAAATCATGCCTTTTCTGAATTTATGCCAAGTACTTTTGTCTATAATGAATATGATGAAGAAAAAATTAAAGATTTTGTAAAACGACAAAAATTAGCTCGACAACATCTTGAAAATTCTTGGGGTGTTATTATTCTTGACGATTGCACAGATGATCCCAAAGTTTTTAGTAAACCATTACAAAATGCATTGTTTAAAAAGGGTCGTCATTGGAAAATGTTTTATCTTCTTTCTTTACAGTATGCTATGGATATTAAACCTGCTATTCGAACAAATATTGACGGTATTTTTATTCTTCGTGAACCAATTGAGTCAAATCGTGAAAAAATATATCGTAATTATGCCTCAATTATTCCAACATATGAACTTTTTTGCGATCTTATGGATCAATTAACCGAAGATTATCATTCTATTTATATTCATAATGCTACTCGTAGCAATAGATGGCAGGATTGCGTATTTTACTGGAAAGCACCAAAAATACCAAAAGGATGGAAATTTGGATGTCCCGAATATTGGGATTTTCATAATGCTAGATACAATACTGAATATACAGATCCTATTGGCTTTTAAAACTATTTTTTTACATTAAGAAGCTCTGCGTTTATTTTTGCAGCTTCTGTGTATTTACCTTGATCCCATAAAATTTTGGCAACTTTAGACACAATTTTTTCTGATTTAGATTTTGTGTTGATTTTAAATGTACGTCTTACTCTCTCAATAATAGGATTCAAGATAAAATGCACAAAAGAAATTTGTTTATTAAAAAATTCAGAACTTTTAGGAAAAAGCATTTGTTTTTGTAAAAAACTTTTAATTTTATAAGATAATGTTTTTGGAGGAGAAGTAATAATCGTATTTTTATTATTTTTGCATATTTTTACACCGCAATATCCACAGTATCCTTCTGTACAATCACATTTTGTTGTATTTTTATCACACACAATAATTTTGGTCTGGGTTTTTCTAAACATAAACCACGAAAAAATAATAAAACCAGTTCCTGAAGCAATTCCAGAAACTAATAAAATATTAAAATCAGATATAAATGAATCCATTTTATAATAGATAAATATTTAGTTTTAAAATATATAATATTTTAAATACAAATGTAGCCAAAAACAAAAAATTAATTTGGTTAGATTAGATTTAAGTACAACTCTTTTTCAAATTTGCTAACAGTTTAGTGTAATCTCTTGTTTATTTATTACCTTGTTCTATGCTGAGCGTCTTGTAATCGATTTAGGTCTATAATTTCTTCCTGACTAAATATCCTTTCTGGTATATTAGATCTATGCCTAGGTATAGAAGACAATTGATTTTCTTCTCCTGGAAAATTCCATTGACTTTTTTTTGTTTCTAAATTAACATAATATGGTCTGCCTATGTCAATTCTTCTACTAAAACGAACTTCCCAATTTTTTGGAAGTTTTCTGGTTTCTGGTGAATACGAATTAGGTGAGAATCTTACTGATGAACTTGTATACATTTTTATTTATTAAAAGATAATAAATAAAATTATAATATCAAAACTTTTATTAGTCAATTATTTATATATTACTTGATGAGCGTCTTGTATTAGATTTAGGTCGATAATTTCTACCTTTTTAAGATCCGAGTTATTAGATTTTGAAATCATATTTGGCAGAGTCATATTTATTTAGAGTTTACATAGAAATATTCTTAAAACAATTTTTTTTTAATAATCACTTATGAAAAAAATTAAACTAATATTTCTAATATATAAATGGAAAGAGACGAAATATGCTGGTATGAAATGGTTAGTGATACGCATAAAAAAACGTACAATGTAAATAGAGAAACGGGAGAATCACAGTGGGGATTACCAACAACGTTAAAAAAACTTCCTGACAAATGGGAAATGCATTTGAGCCTTAAAAAATCACCTGGTAATTATTATTACTCTCATAAAGAGACAAATCTTGTGCAATGGGAAGATCCAAGTCTTGTATATAAAGATGAAAAAATATCTATTCCTTCTGGTTGGCAAGAAAAAACAAGTAAGTGTGGTAATGTTTACTACATAAATAAAAAAGAAAAAAAATCTCAATGGAAAATACCTACAATTGTTACTACAGCAGATTCCAAATCTTTTAGATTTATTATTCCTCCAGATGATGAAGTTGAAATTGTTGCATCTGTTGAAAAAGGAATACGTAAAAGTGTTGAAAAAAAGTTCAATCCACTATAGATTTAAACACTTGACTCAAGAGAATAATTTATATAGAAAATAGTTTCTAACTTTATAAATAATTTTCGTTTAAAGAAATCTACTTATAAGATAAGGAATATTACTTCCATAGATTATGTTTTTGTCAACCCATTTTATTTAGAGCACATACTATTAAATAGTATGTGCTCTTGTGGCCAAATGGATAAGGCGCTCGACTTCTAATCGAGAGATTGCGGGTTCGAGTCCCGTCAAGAGTATTTTTAATTTCTCAATTTTTTTGAAATTGAGATAATTTTATGAGTCTAAGTAACAAAAAATAAAAGTAACAAATTTTTAAATTTGAGTTAATGTGTTAAATTTAAAAAAATATGAAAAAAATGAAACAGCTACGTTGTCTTTTTTTTCCAAGTGGAAATGTTCATCCAAAATACATTCAATATGTTGGTTGGTCTTTTGTTTCAAATGTTTTAGTTTCAATGGAAAGTGCTATGGCAACTCACAGTATGCTACATGCAATTGGTTCTGATGTTGAAACTATTAGAACAGTAAATTATATAGGAAAAGATATTATAGGACAAATAGGCTGTTTAGCATACATTTCTAAAAGTGGAAAAAAAGCAGATAAAGAGCCTCGGCAATTTTTGGGTTATTCTAATATTTTACAACAACTTTCTTATGTATCAATATGTGCTACACCTATGTTACCAGAATACTTTTTACCAGTAGCAGGCGTTTCTAATATTTTAAGTAATATATCTTTTATTGGGTTTGGAGCTATTAATGCAAAGTGTATTCAAAAATTGGCTACAGATGAGAATATTGGAGAAATATATGCAAAAGTATCTGTTTTTAATACAATAGGAAGTAGTGTTGGTCTTTTTATTGGGTTAGGAATTATTACTGCTGTTCCGGATCATTATTCACGAATGTGTTTTATTCCAGTTATAGCATATTGTCGTATATTATCCTTCAACCGTGCTGTAAATGGACTTATTGAGTAAAAACATCATTTTTATTTAAAATTGAAATATTAACTATATTTTGTTTTATAAAACAAAATGCCATTCGAATCATCTCAATTATTTTATTTTGAATGCCAAGTTTGCGGAACAACTTATTCAAGTATATCAACAGATCCACCATTGTGTTGTTATTCTAAGGGTGATCCAATAGGATTATATATGAGCAGAATAAAGGCACCTAAATAATTGACAAAATGCGTAACATCTTGAGTTCAAAAATATTACACTTATTGAAATAAAATATCCACAATAAAAATTTAATTTTATATATAAAATTAAATTAATAAATGAATCAAACATGGCAAATAATTGAAATTTCGAATCAAAAAATTGTCTTGGTAAATTATATAACAATGGAACAAAAAATATGCTTTTTAACTTATGAAGATGAAAAAACACTATTGCCTAAAGGTTGGGAACGATGGTTTAGTTCTACTTACAGATCATTTTATTATAGATATTTTGATGATAAAGGTAACGAACAAGTTCAATGGAACAGTCCAAAAAAGATTAATTACAAATATTCTCCTATTAATGATGAAATTAAACTTGAAATTAATTTAGATTTGAAAGAGGGGTCTAAACTAAATGATGTTAATGGAAATATTATTTTAGTTTATGATAATATTAAGATACCATGCACTGTTAAAACATCCGAACTTGAAATAAATATTCGAATAATAGGAAAAAATGATTGTCTTGATTTTTCAATCTATAAAACAAAACCTTTTGCATACATACATGTACTCAATGTATATGAAAATGAGTGTCCACTGCCAGAAACATCACAGGGATCATTCTTATTACGTCTTGTTGATGAAATATGCAGACAGTCATCAGATGTAAATATACTGAAGTTATCGGATGAATCGTACATTATATGCAATGGAAATACAGTTGATTTACAATTTTTAAGCTTGATGAAATACGGTGTATCTTGGTACGAGAGAAACGGATTCTCTTATGAAAGTAAAACGAAAAAAGATATTGTAAATAAGATTTGCAACACATCTGTACAGAAAATAAAAGATTTTTTAACAAGTTTTCTAAAAAATTTTGAAACGGAAAAATTAAAACTAAATGATATATGGAAAAAAAATGATCTTGAAAATTGGTATCTAAAATATCCAGAGTTTCGTAATTATGATTACGTTAATAGTATCTCAAATACTGACAAAATATTTATGTTTAGAAAAAGACTGTATCAAAAATTGATTGATAATGAGTATGATTTTTCAGAACTACCAGATAAGATTAAGATTGTTCTTGATATATTATCGAAATACCAAGAAAATTTAGATAAAGAAACCGACGAAGATAAGATAAACAAAATAATAGAAAAAGATTCGTTATCTTATTTTCTTACTTATGTATGGAGTAAGAATTGTTCTCACTATGTAAAACTTATGGATGTTTTATATCCTAATATACGAGAAGGAAAAATGTATATTGATGAAAGCATTTTACTAGAATTTCCTAGAGATTCATCTATGGTAAAAGTATTTTAATCTATTATTAATATTCTTTATTCTAAAATAAAGAATTTTCGACATTTTATTATTCGATATCGCTATTATCAGATTCTGAAACACACATTTCCTTATCCAAAAGTTCTTTTGATTTTATGTAAACGGAAATCTTTCCTAAACTACCAACACTTGAACGGAAAAGCAAAGGCAGATCATTAGACCCAGAAAAAATTTGCATTGTTGAACTAAGTCCTGCAATTTTGTTAATACGTGTAAATTGATCTGTTGTAAAAGTAGCCTCGTAAAAAGTTGATACTTGTTCAACTTCATTTTCTTCATCTGAATCATCCGTTTCTCCCAATCTTACTTTACGTTTTAAAATACCATCTGCATCAGCAATGAAATCAATATGGAAACCTCTAGCTTTTACACGAATGTTTGTACTTCCAATACTACTAAGTTCTTTACACATTTTTTGAAAGTCGGGCGAAGGAACAATCACTGGCTTTCCATACCCCAATGGAACATCGGCTTCTACATTTTGAATATTTTGAATTTTAATTCCAGATGTAGTAATACGTGTATTTTCTTTTGGTATCGTTTTTATACCAAGTTCGTTAGGTGTTTCAGAATTAATAAACAACTGTAAAGAATCTTTTTTTTTAATGGATTTTAACATCTTATGAAAATGATTGAGGTTTAATCCTAGACAAAATCTATCATCCGATTTAAATTTATATAAAGAGAAATTTTCCGCTTGTAAATTCATATCAACCAACGTTCTTCTAGGTTGATCAAACATACGAAGTGTAATCCCATCATCAGTTAAATCAAAACATCCATGTTTTAAATTATTTGTCAATAATTCTGCAAGTATTTTTATCTGATACGCTTCCATTGATTTACATTTGAAGATTATAGGCATTTTAATTAAAAAAATTACAACTTTAAGTCGCAATTTTTTATTAATTAATTTTTAATACAAATGTTCAGTTGTCAAATAATACATTTCTATATACATAAATATATTTCTTTAAATAGTAGTTCTCATAGAAATGAAAAAATATATCAATTTCAAACTTATGTATTCAAATAATATAAATCTTATTTATTTTTTTAATACATACTTAAAGATTTATAATATATTATAAAATGACTGAAACAACAAACTCAATTGATATAAACTTATTTTTTAATGATAAAAATATTAGAGTATTAGGTACATCTGAAAATCCAATGTTTGTAGTTAAAGATATATGTAAAATATTAGGATTAAGTAATGTAACTGAAGTGTTAAGAAATATTCCTGATAACTGGAAGTGTTCAGCTTCTTTGAAAAGCGGTCAAGGTCTACAGACTTCTAATGTTGTTAATCAAGCAGGATTATATAAAATTATTATGCGATGTAATAAACCAGTTGCAAAACCATTTCAAGATTTTGTGTGTGAACAGATATTACCATCTGTTAGAAATACAGGTGAATATAAGTATCAAAAGATATTAGATGAAAAGAATAAATTAGAAGAAGAAAATAAGGTTATAAAAGAAGAGAAAGAACAAGCTATAAATAAATCAGAAGAAAGTCAAGAAGAGGTTAAAAGAAAAGAAATGATTTCTCAAAAGAATAAATTAGAAGAAAATAAGATTATAAAAGATGAAAAAACTAATTTGGTAAAAATATCAGACGGATTATTTAATTGTAATTTGAATCTACCAGATAGTTCGTCTATCTCTATTCCAATGAGAGATGATGGTTATATAAACGTTACTATGTTATGCAAAGCATCTGGAAAAGATATTAAAGAATGGAAAAAAAATAAATCATCAGTTGACATATTAAACGCATTTTTTTCACTAGGGGGAATTCCCCCTAGTCAACTTTTAAACTCCACCAGAGTAGGAAAAACACAACATACATTTGCTCATCCAGATATAGCTATACAAATAGCACAATGGTGCAGTCCTTCATTTGCTTTACAAGTATCTCGTTGGACTAGAGAGTTACTACTTTTTGGAAAAGTCGAGATAGGAAATGAAAAATCTGATAAAGAATTGGAACACAAATTACAGGAGCGGATAAAGTTATTAACAGAAGAGAAAGAAGAAATTATCAATACATCTAAAAAACAATTAGAAGAAAGTCAAGAAGAGGTTAAAAAATTAATGAAAAAATATGTAAAACAACCAAAAGAAGTAGTTGATCAAAAGAATGTAGTGTATCTTATGACTTCAGAAGAAAGTGAAAAGAATGGTGAATATAATGTAGGAAAAGCACTAGATTTATCCAAGAGAAAAGAGTCTTACAATCACAATAAGTTACATAATTTCAAAGTTATTTATTATATATCTTGCAAAAACTCAAAATTGATGGATATACTAGAAAGCGTCATTCTAACGAAACTTGAAAAATATAGATGTAAAGCTGGTAGAGATGTATTTTTATTACCTACAGAAGATATCACAGTATTTACAAATATATTTGATGAGTGTTTAAAGTTTTATGAAGGTATTGACGAGCCTATATATCCTAAAAGAACAATACAAGAAGATAAAGAGAAACAAAAAGAACGAAATATAAAATACCAAGCAGAACATAAGGAAGAAATTAAAGAAAAAATGCATGAATATTACGAAGATAACAAAGAAATATTGTCTGATATTAATAAAGAATATTATGAAAAAAATGCTGATGTTATAGCTAAGAAACATAAAAAATATTATGAAAAAAATAAAGAAGCAGTAATAGAAAATGTTATTGAATATTATAACGATAATAAAGAACATATATTAGAGCAAAGAAAAGATTTTTATCAAGATAATAAAGAACATATATTAGAAGAAAGAGAAAAATATTATAAAGCAAATTATAAGACAAAGATATCAACTCAAAGACAAAAAAAGGAAGAATGTGAATGCGGAATGATAGTTACTCATTATTGTATGAAAAAACATAAAAGTTCTGATAGACATAAAAAAATAATGGAAAAAATACAGAGTATTGTATAATTCAAATACAATAAATAATATTATTTATTGTATTTATAATTGTCTGAGATGTTCATTAGCTGTTACTTTGTAATTACATTTGTTTTTAATATGTGTGGCTCACAAAATTTTTTTAAACTATTTACATCTCTGTCGGTTGCTTTTACATTAATAATTTTTCCATTTTTATACAAAGCATAATCTGGAAAACCATTAAAATCCGGTATAATTTTTTTAAGACGTTTTCCAAGAGGAATCTCTGTTTTTGGTTTTTTATGTCCATTTGCTTGTATAGTTGCACAAAATACATTCTTTGACATTTGATTGGCAAAATCTTGAAAAGCTGGCTTTGAGTCTTTGCAAAATTTACACCAAGATGCTTGTATCATAATCAAAACAAGCATATCTCTAGGAATTTGTTTATTAATCAAGTTTCCTTTTTTGTCAAAATCAAAATCTTCCATATAATGTACATTGTCATTAAATTCTTTCAATTCTTTCATCTTTTACTAATTAACAAGATTCTGATTTTTTTAAAGTTTCATTACTTAAATTAAAAATGGTTCGCTTTGTTTTTATTAACGAAATTTTTAAACATAAAGATTTGTTCGTTTATGAATTAGACACGCAAGATAGTGTTATTAACCGTTTAGCATCGGAACTAAATACTATACCAAAATTTTTATATTTTAATGACGGAATTCCTTCTTTAGAAGAACTTCATAAAGAAACTCCTATAAAAGTCGAAAATCTTTTAAATACTATCATAATTACTAATAAAGAGTTTGTAGAACTAATAAACGAATTAAACCAAGAAAACAAACTAGAACAACAAAATCTACAGGTTCTTGATATTCTTTCTTTGTTTTTTGCGTATAATCAAGAATTAATTGAAAATTATAAAAAACTTGAATCCAAAAGAGCAGATTTAGGTCATATTTTTTTAAAGTTTAAAACGGATATTGAAACAATTGGATTGGATTTACGAATTGAAGAGATAAAAAAATATTGGGAAAAAAGTAAGGACAAAAGAGAGGAAATATCAAAACTTATTAAAAAAAATAAAGATGATGCATTAGTTGAAAAAGGTTTGTTTAAAAATTTTGAAGAAATTGATAAAAGAATTCAATACACTGAATTTGAACTAGAAAGCGTAAAATTTAATTTTACTATAGATGTAAAAAATATTACTGTTATGGAGTTGTTTAACAATATTGTATTAAATAATGAAGTTCCGTTCGCATGCATTAATAAATTTTTTAAAATATTCAAAAATTTTACTCCACCTGAAGATTGGAGTTTTTATGACGAATCTGTTATTCTTTTTAAAGTTTTAACAAAAAAAACAATAGAAGGTTCGAAGATTGAAGATTATATTGATACTTTCGTTTCTGTTGAAGGTGAAGAAGGTGAAGAGACTGCAAAGGTAACTATGAAAACATTTATAAGTGCAAACGGTAAATATTTATCTCAAAAAGAACTAATTTCAAGATTTTTAAATACAATTACTAATTTAGGGTCTATATTTGCAACAAATATTACAGAAACTCGCGTAAATGGTTCTTTTTACTTTCCCAATCACAATATGAATAAATACGTTATAGCTGATCTTATTATGAACAATCCGACATTTTCTTCGTTAATGTCGATAAATGAAAGTGATAAGGCTAGTAAAAAGAAAGAAAGTGTATATATTCATTTTTATAATCCTAAAATAGGTAATTTAACGGCTAATTTAACAGAAAAAATAGCCGAAAGAAACGATCCAGAATTAAGAGGTAAAAATAAAGCTGAATTTAAACAAGGAACTTACTATATTCGTGTTAAAATTACATCTGCTGACAACATAAATGCAGTAGAAGCTTTTCAAGAATTATTTTCAAAATTAATGATTGTATATGATCAAGAATATCAAACAATAGTTGATTTTTACAGTGAATACATCAAAGATTTTGGTAAAATCAAACAATCTAAAATGCAAACACGTACCAAATTAACAATTAAAGACATCGCACCCGAAGTATTTGTGACAGGATATCCTCAAAGGTGTCCACAAGCACCAACAATAATTGATGATGATGAAGAATTAGAGAAAGCGTTAAAAGATGGTTATGAAATAATGACATATCCAAAAGAAACAGAAAGTACTCAAAATTTTCCATCACGTAAATATATTTGTAAAGATCCTGTTGCTAAATTTCCTGGATTACGTGATAATCCGTTAGAAAATAACGATGTGGTTCCTTATTTACCTTGTTGTTATAAAAAAACACATAATAAAAAAGATTGTGGTAGCATTTTACGACATTATGAATTTGGAGAAAAATTAGCTGAAAAAAAAGCTGAACAACAAGATTTAATAAAAACAAAACGATTTGCAAATCAAGACTCGTATGGTACATTGCCAGATAATATAAAAAAACTTTTTGAAATTTTTGATTATGATCAGGAATATACTTATGTTAGAAAAGGTATGTATAATGGAAATAGTTCTTTTTTGCAATGTGTAATGGAAGCTATGGACACTGATATTTTAGAATCTGATGATACTGAAAAACGATTGATTGAAGAAAGAGAAAAAATGGCTACTCCAGAAAATGCAGCTTTATGCAGACAAGAAATGTACGATTACACAACAGAAGAAATTATTAATATTATAAGAAATCCAGAAGTCTATATGAACCCGAGTCTCTTTACATCTCTTTTGGAGCAATATTTTAATTGTAATATATTTGTTTTTAATCGAACAAACGAAGATGGAGAACTTATTATTCCTCGTCATACACAAGCGTATTATAAAAATAAACGAAACGCAAATTGTATTTTCATATACGAACATATTGGTAGCAATGCTGATAAAGGAATCTATGAAGGTGTACATTGTGAATTAATTATAAAATGGAAAAAAACGGATAAAAAAGATTTGACATATGCACTTCCTTATAATTCTAAAATTTCTAAAGGAGTTAGAAAAATTTTTAATCGTATGTGTCAAACGTACGTACTTAATATTGAAATTAAACAATCGTTACTCCCAGAAGATGTAAATGTTTCTGATTTATTTTTTTATCAAGGAATTGATTCTTACGGTAAATGTCGAATGTTAAAATTTAAATTTAAAGGTGTTATTGGAACGTTACTTACCGAACCAATTCAGCCTTTTCCAATTATTGAAGAAAAAGGTTGGCTTGCGACAACAATTCCAAACGAAGTAGCAATTGATTTTGCAAATGATAATAGTATGGTATTAACAGGACAACGTGTAGTTAATGATGTATTAAAAGAACTGTACTTTAATTTTGGTAATATAAAAGTATCAATTCCAGTTCTTGATGATGAAAAATTTGAAGATTTGACAACAATAGATCAAGTTGAGAATTATCCGACAAAATCGGTATCAGTGTTAGAAAAACATAATAAATACAAACAATTAACTCGTTGTATTATTGAATATATGTTTTGGTTATTTTCGAGATACTTAAAAGAAGATCCTAGACGATTATTATCGGATCCAGACACAATTAACGATTTTGCGCAAGAAAAAATAAAAATAGACAAAAAATTTAAATACAAAAAAGTAAGTAATATTTTTAATGAGCAAAGTTGTGTGATGAATGATAATAAGTTAGTAGTTAAATCAGAAGAAACTTTAAAAAGATTACTTTACACACTTAGATTATCTTTACGTGCTTTTGGAAAGAAAATAGAAAAATATCATGAAAAAAAAATTATTGAAAATTTTTACATTGATGTAACAGATTTTGATCAACACCCACAACAAGTTATATTAAACGGTGATGATTCTGTAGAAAAATGGAATTTAGAAAAGAAACATAATAATCGAATTAATAATTCTGTACAAGAAGAATTACAATTGCCTTACTTTTTTCAAAACCAATTAGTAGATAATAATACCTTTTTTTTGGCACAAAACACCACAACTTTAGAAAAAGCTTTTGCGATTGCAGAAACGTGGTTTGAATCAGGATATAATCCCGGTTATGATGCAAAAGATTCAAAAAATCGGTATGAATTTAATCTTTATGTTTATGTTAACTCTATCGATATTGTTTTATATAAAATTAAAGGTGCACAAACATTAAATAATATTCGAATACTAGGTTATAAAATAGAAGGTAAATCCTTTTTTACCGTTTTGTTAGATTTGTAAAAGCATATTTCATATTATATAAAATAAAAGCGGACTTACTTTTATTTTTTGCAATCAAGACTTTTCTTTAGAACTAGAATTATTTAAAGTCGGAGGCGGAGGAGGAAAATAAAAAAGATAATCCAAAGGAAATTTTCTACGAATTTTTCAAATTATTTAGAAAACAAAAGAAAAAGATTTTTCATCCTCCAACTTTTTGAAAACGGAGGATGAAAAATCTTTTTTTTGGAAAAATGGCTTTTTTAAAAAAGTCTTACACACACACAAATTAGAAATTTTTCGAAAAGTCACTTTAATCAGAAAATAGTCACTATTTTCATTATTTTTCGGACAATTTCGGACAATTTCGGACAATTTTTATTTTATCAGAAAAACTGATATTTTTTTGTAAATAAAAATGAAATATTTCGTTTAAAAAACAAATGAATAAATAAAAAAATGGAACAATGCCAGTTTTGTAATAATATGTTTGGAAATACTCAAATGCTGAAACAGCACCAAAAGAAAACCAAATATTGTCTGAAAATACAAGAAACGAAAGCTCTTGCTCTTGCAGATGATAAAGAGAAGGTGAAAGAGTTAACCTGTCCGTTTTGCAACAATCAGTTCAAAACCAAATATCAATTAAGTAGCCATCAGACACAAGCAAAATATTGTTTAAAAATACAAGAATCTAAAAATTCTAAAGAAATTGTAGTATCTTTAATCACATGTAATTTTTGTGATAAAAAATTTTCATCTAGGAGTTTTAGCAGACATGATGCAATATGTAAGAAAAAAAATGAGTTTCTTATCAAAGAAATTGCTAAATTAAAGCTTGATAAAGCTGAAGAAATTGCTAAATTGAAAATTGAGAAAGCGGAAGAAAAAGAAAAAGAAATTAGTTCTATATATAAAGCAGCATTTGAACATATAGCAAAACATCCGACTTACCAGAAAACAAGTACTAAAAACATTCAAAATAATTTGATGATTTCAAATCTTACTCCTCTTGATTTATCTCAGGCTCGTGTTGAGAGTATAATCGATGAAAAATATACAAAAAATTATTTTTATGAAGGTCAAAAAGGAGCAGCTCAAGTTATAAACAAGTATCTTTCTACAGATTCAGATGGCAAATCTCAGATAGTGTGTACCGACACAGAACGTGGTACATTTCATCACATTGATGTTAACGGTGAACACGTTGTTGATTATAAAAATGTTCATTTGATAGAGAGAGTACATTTACCTCTTAAGAGAAAAGCTAGTAAATTTGCATCAGAAGAATGTGTAAAAAATCCAACTGCTTATAAAGATATTGTTATGAATGAGAGTTCTATCAGAGAACTAGAGACAAAACCAGGTTTGTTCAATAGAACAATGGCAAAACTCACAGGAAAGAATTGCGCCAGACCACTTATTACATCATCTGATAAACTAAATGATTTGGTAATCACAGAAGAGTGGTTAATAGAAAATGCAAAGTTCTTAACAACAGAACATATATTAAGAGGTCCAGAAGGATTTGCTGATTACGCTTTATGTTATCCTTTAAATGATCGACTTATTGAAGAAGATTGTTCAAATCCTACATTTATAAAGTATAAGGATATAAGAGGTGATATAATAACAGATTATGGTGGAAAGATTTTGACAAAGATGATATTTGATTCAGTAAGAGAAAGAATAAGTGAGTTAATAGAATCGAATGATAATGTAAAAATTGAGTGTTCGGATATAGAAGATTCTACTTTTCAAGATGAATTCATAAATATTTTGATGAACAATATATAGACAAAAAGATGTAAATTATAAAAATAAAATTGATATTAAAAAGGATAATTTTTAATATCAAATAAAATGCCTCCAAAGACTGTTGTTGATAAAAAACGTTATCAGAAAAAAGATCAAATTGAGCATATTCTTCTCAGACCAGATATGTACGTTGGATCGATACGTCCACGTAGTATAAGTGAATTTGTAGCCGATAAAACAAACGATGGTTGGCGAATTTATCAAAAAGAAATTTCTACATCACCCGCTATTTTGCGTATATTTGTCGAAGCTTTATCAAATGCTATCGATAATGTGGAAAGAAGCCGTAAAACAAAGACGCCGTGTACAAAGATTAAGATATCTATCAATTCTGACACAGGAGAAACTTCTATTTGGAATGACGGAGATGTTGTACCTATCGAAAAAGATGCTGAACAGAATTGCTATAATCATAGCATGATCTTTGGGCAACTTTTAACGGGTTCAAATTATGAAGATGAGGAAGAACGTGTTGTATCAGGTCGTAATGGTCTTGGTATCAAGTTGACAAATGTTTTTTCAACAAAATTTACAGTAAAAGGTTTTGACCCGAAAGCAAAAAAAACACTTTTTCAAACATGGACTAGAAATATGAGAGATACATCTGGCCCAGAAATTATCAAAGAAACGAACTGTAAACTAGGTTATACAGAAGTATCTTGGACTCCTGACTTTGAACATTTTGCTCTAAACAAAGGTTACACAGAAGATATTATTCGTTTGTATTCTCGTTACATTATTGACGCATCGATGTTATCTAAAGTAGAAGTATATTTTAATGATGAACTTATTCCTGTAAAAACACTTACTCAATATTCTGCTCTTTATGATACGCCTACAGAGGAGTCTCTTCTCATTAAGATAAAGGATGCAGAAGTTTTGATTACTCCATCAAAAGAATATCAAACAATTTCTTTTGTTAATGGTGTATACACTCGTTTAGGAGGACAGCATGTAGATTCTTGGGCAGAAGCATTATTTAGACCAATTGTAGACAAATTTAACGGAAACAGTGCAAAGAGTAAAACACCTAAAATTAATATTACTGATGTTCGTCAGTTCTTTAGATTGTTTGTTGTATCTACAGTTGTTAGACCAGAATTTGATGGACAAGACAAGAATAAGCTAGAATCTCCCGCTGTAGAAGCTGTTGTTAAGAAAACACATATTGCGGAAATTTGCAAATGGTCGATTATGGATAATATAGAAGATATTATTCGTGCAAAAGAACTAGTAGTACTTAAGAAAGCCGAAAAAGTTTCTAAAAAGACAAAAATTGAAGGATACGATCGAGCAAACAAGTCAGGTACGAAAGACAGTATACAGTGTACTCTTTTTATCACAGAAGGTCTTTCAGCAAAGACATACGTAGTAGCTGGGATTGAAGAGGGTCTGTATGGAAAATCTGGTCGTGACTGGAACGGTATTTTACCTGTACGAGGAAAGTTGCTAAATGTGAGAGATAAGCCAGTAGCAACTATTTCTGCAAACAAAGTTATTTGTTCTTTAATACACGCTCTTGAGTTGAAACTTGGTGTAGATTACAAAGATGAAAGTAATTTTAAGAAACTTGCATATGGAAGAGTATCAGTAGTTGCAGATGCGGATGTTGACGGAGTGCATATTGAAGGGCTCATCCTTAACTTCTTCCATTCTCTTTATCCTACCCTTTTGCAAAGAGATCAACCCTTTATTGTAAGTATGAAAACACCTATAGCTCGTGTAATCAAAAAGACTGGTGACTTGTTATTTTACGATGAACGCAGATTTCATAACTTTCTTGGCGAACAAACTAGTAAATTGAATGTCAAGTATTATAAGGGACTCGGTACTACAAAAGCAGAAGATGTTCCTGATACTTTTGGGTTGAAAATGGTAGAATTTGTCAATGATGACCAATCTTTAGCAAGTATGGTGAAAGCATTTCACAAGAAAAGTGCAGATACCCGAAAAATTTGGCTTGAACAATATAATCCAGAATCGTACACTTTTTCTCTTGATGATCAAGGAAAGACAACTTCAATGAGTATTACAAATTTTATCAATGGAGAACTTATCAAATTCTCACACGCGGATTGTGCGAGAAGCATTCCAAATGGAATTGATGGTTTGAAAGAATCACAACGAAAAATTCTATACGCTGTAAAGAAAAGAAATTTGAAGTACTCTGCAAAATCTCTCAAGGTAGCACAGCTAGCTGGTTATACAGCTGAACATTCTGATTACCACCATGGAGAGAATAATCTACTTGAAACTATTATTGGTATGGCGCAAGAATTTCCAGGAAGCAATAATATACCTCTTTTGTATCGTGACGGTATGTTTGGGACAAGGCTCGAAGGTGGGTCTGACTCGGCAAATGGTAGGTATATTTTTACAAAGATGGATGCACTAACAGAACTTATTTTTAGAGAAGAAGACGAAGCTATTTTAACATATGTGCGCGATGACGGTGGTAATTTTATTGAGCCAGAATTTTACGTTCCTATTATTCCAATGATGTTGATTAATGGATGTTCGGCTGGAATAGGAACAGGTTTCTCGTGTAAAGTTCCTTTCTACAATCCTCTTGATATGGTGGAAGCTATTAAAATTTACTTAGAAAATGATGGTGAAGTTTTAGTGTCTGATCCTGATGATCCAACAAATATTGTTAGCATGTTTCCTGAATTCACACCTTGGTATCGTGGATTTATAGGAGAGATAGAGAAGAATGGAGAAAATAGGTTTATTTCATATGGAATTGTTGAGGAAGGAAAGAAGGGTGCTATTGAAGTTAAAGAATTACCTGTTTCTTTGTGGACTTCTAATTTTGCAGAATTTTGTGAAGATTTAAAAGCAGATAAGAAACTCAAGTCTGTATCAAATTATTCGTCTACAAAGAACGTTCATTTTGTACTCACGGAAGGAGATGATTTTAGATGCGATTTAGATAGTTTAAAACTACACAGTTATCTATACACATCCAATATGGTAATGTTCAATGAAAAATTACAAATAAAGAAACATGACACTGTAGACTCAATTTTAGACAATTTTTGTAGAGTTAGATTTGAGTTTTACGAAAAGAGAAAAAGACATCAGCTTGATGCATTAGAAAAAGAGATTAGATATCTTGGAAATAAAGAAAGATTTGTATCAGAAGTGGTAAGTAAGACTATAAATATTATGAATGAGAATGAAAGTGATATAATAAAAGTGTTAACAGCACGAGGTTATGATGAGGATCCAAAAAAGAATGAAGGAGAAGGAGGTTATGATTATCTTCTTCGAATGCAAGTTAGAACCTTTACTGCCGATAAGATTAAACAACTTAATAATGATATTATGTCTTTGAAAGAAAAATTGGACAAGTTAAAATCTAAGAGTGAAAAGGATATATGGATTGAGGAACTTGATCAATTTTCAAATGGTTACAAGAGGTGGCTTCAAGAAATTGAACAAGAAGAAGCAGTTGCTAAAAAACGTCGTTTAACAAAGACAAAAAAGTGAAATAATTTCATTAAATCATGAATTATTTATAGCATTCATAAAACGATTATATACAGGATTTAATCTGCTGTTTAATTGTCTAATTAAAAATATAGTATCTTCTTCATCATGCGTTGTAAGTCCATCATCAATTAGTTTCTTTTCGTTGGCTAGTTTTTCAAACATTTCTTCAAAAATATTTTCACAAAGACGTTTTAAATCATAATGCACATTTCTATCTCTTAATATATTAATCATTGACTCTAAATCCATTATATAAAATAATACGTTTAATCTGTTGATAGGTTGTTCATTATCTTGTAATATCATTCTTCTTAATGAAAAGAACGTTTCTATATTATATTCATTAAAATCTTCATTAGTTATTAATGCTAACTTTTCACGTAGAGATAGACGTTCTTCTGCTTGTGCACGTTGAATAAGAGCTCGACGTTCTTCTTCTGCACGTTGAAGAAGAGCTCGACGTTCAATAAGAGCTTGACGTTGAGCTTGACGTTCTTCTTCTTGTGCAAGTTCAATACGAGCTTGATATTCAGCTTCTGCTCGTTGAATATAAGCTGGAGGTTCAGGTTCTGTTATAACAAAATTTGGATTTTGTTCCTGGTTTGGAAAATGCCATTGACTTTGACGTCCATTAGTGTAATATACTCTACCTAGATCAACATTATTGCTAATACGTCTTTCCCAACCTATTGGAAGTGGCCGTTCGTCATTTTGCAAAGGGTCACGTGGCTGATAACGTTGTGGTGAACGAGATCTATTTTCTGGTATATTATTAAACATGTTTTTATAATAATATAAATATATTTATATTTTCAAATTTATATTTATCAAGTTGTTCGATGGGTACTTTAGTATTCTACATCGAAAATGTATAAAATTATAATCTTGCATTTGGTGTTTTATAATTTTTCCATTACTAGAATGTAGTTCCTATAATTTTAATTGGAAAATCCAAAAATACAACCATTTCATAATTGAAGTTTCTAAAAAGAGGTTTTTGAATACAAATTTATTATGTTATATTATTTATATAGAATTTAATCCATTTAATTGTCGAATTAAATATGCAGTATCATATTCATTATGTGATAAATATCCATAATCAATTATTTGCTTTTCTTTGGCTAGTTTTTCATACATTTCTTCAAAAAGCTTTTCGCAAAGATGTTTTAAAACAGAATGCACATTTCTATCTCTTAACATATAAATCATTGACTCTAAATTCATTATATAAGACGAAATTAGGTTAATCTATTTATAGGACGCTGATTATCTTCTAATATCATTCTTGATATTGAACCCAATACTTCCATATTAAGTTGATCAAAATTATTATTATTATTAGTTATGAATTCCAAATTTTCACGTAGATCGCTACCATTCCGAGCTTCTTGTTCAGCTTGTTGACGTTCAATACGGGCTTGACATTCAGCTTGTACACGTTCAATAAGAGCTTGACGTTCAGCTTCTGCTACTTCATAATATTGTTGACGTCTTTCCTCTTATTCCGGATAAGGAAAATCCCATTGACTACGCCCTGTTAACCTATCAACCTAGTATGTTCTATCGGGATCAGCTGTATTACTAAAATGACGAGACCAATTTGGTGGAAGTTGAAAATCCTTTTCAGTCTCCAGAAATAATGAAAGATACGTGTATGAAAAAATACGGTGTTGAATATCCAATGCAAAATCCTGAAATATCTGAAAAATCAATGTTAAAAGATATATGGCTTGAAGAATTTAAAAAAGCGGTACAATAGGTGGCTTCAAGAAATTGAACAAGAAGAAGCAATTGCTAAAAAACGGAGGGCGAAGAACAAAAAATAAAAGTGAAGTAAAATTAAACAACTTGATATATACTTATATAATAATACTCACAAAAGTATTATTATAGACTTTTTAAAACTAAAATTGATATAAAATTATTTGATTATAATAATTTTGTAAAATGCTAAGTTTGAAAGAATGTCAAGACTTGGCTATTAGCAGAGGTGGTGAATGTTTATCAAAAAGAATATATTAACTCTAATATTTCTATGGAATGGAAATGTGAAAAAAATCATAATTGGTTTGCTACTTTTAATAATGTTAAGAACTCAAACACTTGGTGTCCTACTTGTGCAGGAAAAGCTAAATCAACTTTGGAAGAATGCCAAGAATTAGCTATTAGCAGAGGTGGTAAATGTTTATCAACAGAATATATTAACGCTCTTATTTCTATCGAATGGAAATGTAAAGAAGGTCACACTTGGTTAGCTAAGTTTAAGAGTGTTAAGAACGCAAACTCTTGGTGTCCTTATTGCTTTAATCGTTCGGAAAAATTATGCAGAGAAATATTAGAAGAATATACCGGATTGCCATTTGCAAGTATTAGACCAGATTGGTTAAAAAATGGTGTTTCAGGTCATAATTTAGAGTTAGATGGTTTTTGTGAAGACCTAAGATTAGCATTTGAGTATCAAGGAAAACAACACTACGAATATATTCCTCATTTTCATAGAAATGAAGGAGATTTTGAAAGACAGAAAGAAAGAGATAAATTAAAATTAGACTTATGTAAAAAACATAATATAGATGTATTGATAATTCCACACACTCTAAGTTATCAGAATGAAAATGAGTTAAGAATTTTTATCAAAGAAGAATTAGTAAAACGCTTAAATTGCGAGTTTCTATTTCTATAATGAAAATATAATAATACTCACAAAGTATTATTATAGACTTTTTGAAAATTAAAATTGTTATTTTCATTCTTTTTACTGAAATATAAAAATAATGAATAAAGAAATTAATAATTTTTGTGACAGTGTAAATACTTCAATTCCGAATAAAGAAACTCGTAGACAAAATGAACAAACTCTCAAAAATGAGAGACAAAAATCTATAGAAAATAGTGTAAAAATTAGATCAATGATATAACACTTCGTTCATAATCTTAAACATACTTGTCCGACAATAATACTTACAAAAATATTATTATAGACTTTTTGACATACTACTTTTTACAGATTTAAACGAACAGTTTGGTTTCCAAAATCAATTGTTGAATGTATATTATGATTTATAAGTAATTTTCATCAAAATTATTTTTATTTACAAATTCGATAACCCCCCTTATACAATCTTTAATAACATATTCATTCGAATATTTAACAAAACCATAAATTAAATCATCTAATTCATCCAAAGTCCATTTTTCTTCATTACTATTTTGAACATCAAATACAATATAATTGTCTCTAAATCCAGATATATCACTATAAAATGGTCTAAATCGAATTTTTTTAGTATTAAAACCACCAATCCCGCCTTCTGAACAATCAAAATATGGCAAATTACACACTTTTTCTGTTTTACACATAGATAACCATTCTCTAACAATTTCTTCATTTGCGTTATTATATTCACATTCTTTTTTTAATGCATTCCAAATATTTATATATGGTTTAGTTATATATGCATCGATTTTAAATATTAAACGAACATAATGTGTATCTGGAATATTCATTTATATATAATATACATAAATTACACAAATTTGAAAGTTTATGAATATTAAATAGATACAGATTACTCTTGATGAAATTTATGGTAAACAGATACTATTATTATAAATTCCTATATTAGAGATAAAATCTTATTTAAGAATTATATAGTACTAATAAAATGTATTCAGTTGCATATGACACCCAAGTATCAGCAATGCATCTTAAATCTTTAGAGACAAGAAATAAAGATGCTCTTGACTCCTTTAAAGATAAGAACCTCCTTTATAATGAGAGAGATAAAAAGATCATTGAGATGCTCTCAAAAATTATTAGCCAGAATGAAGAAATTAAGGAAAAATTAGAAAAACGTTAAACAATATATTATCGGTAGAGTTAGTTAATAGAATATTTTTTTGATCTTATATTTTGAATATAAGATTATAAATAACTTACCGAGTTACCTTATAACTTTCTTTATATTTAGTTAAACATTCTCTTATAGAAATCTTAATATGCTGTGTATCAGGATAGAGAGTCTCTAAGCGTGTAGTATCCAAGAAATTATTTGACCTATCACTTGTTAATACATTCTGTTGATCTTCAATAGAAAAATTTTTCCATTCAAAATTAGAATCTACAATCTCTTTAAACATTTCCAATACTTCATTATGTGAAATCAAACCTGGGTTTGTTAGGTTAATGGTTCCAACAACTTTATTTTGCATCATATCTAAAATCTTTGGTAATAATTCTGGTAATACGGTCATCGAGTTTGGCATAGAACAAATCTTCTCATACTTTGTAATCTTAGTTATAAAATTACGGTCATTAACTTTATCAGTAATAGGCATTCGAATCCTAATATTTAAAACCTTTTCATTAAAAAAATGCATCAATCGATCGGTAAAGCCCTTGCATACAGAATAGGACGAGCCAAAGAAGTTCGGAATATCACTTTCTGTGAATCCACTACCTAGTTCTTCGTTACCAAAGAGGTGTGTTTTGTCATAATTAAAGATACATCCGGTACCTAAATACGAATAGTGTATTCCCAGACGTTGAGAAATTAATGCTAGTGCTATAGGCGAAAATAAATTATCCCTGATATTTTCTACAATCTTTCCTTTATTCTCTAAATAATCTATAGTGTGGTAAACCTTATCACCAATTGTACCATGTGTACGCCCAATAAAAGATATAATATGGCTCGGTTTTGTTAAAATAATTTCTTGTTCTAAACTCTCAACATTGTCGACTCGAGAGTGTCCTTCTACATAATCAATACCTGAGGTATTCATAATTTCGACAAATTGTGAACCAATCCAACCTTTGGAACCATAGATTAGAACTTTCATTGTTATTTATTAAAAATATTCTTTTAAGTTAAGTTATATACGAAGATTCGTTAAAAGAATATTTTTTCATTAAAAAATCTATTTAAATAAACAAAATTATATATTTATATATGAAAAAATACCGTGCTGTAATATTAGTTTTGGCATCTAATAATAATCAAATTTATAAAAATTGTAGAAAAATATGGAAACAATATATGAATGTTGATCCATCAATAAAAGTGTTTTTTGTATATGGTAAAATACAACCAAATAATATTTTGGAATATTATGATCCAGACAGTGATATTATTTTTGAAAATATTGAAGAAAGTTATCCTGTTTTAATTCAAAAAACAATAGAAGCTTTTAAGATAATTAAAACTAAAATAGAATTTGATTTTTTAATTCGAACAAATCTATCAACTTTTTGGGATTTTAATAAATTACATTTACATTTAAATGACCTTCCTGTAACAAATTGTTATTCAGGTGATGGTCCTTTGCCAAATTATAATGCACAAGGATATTATTTAAGTGGAACAGACACAATAGTAACTCCGGAAATGATAAACTCTATTATTTTAAATGAACATAAAGTAGATTTTCAAACAGTAGAAGATGCTGCAATGGGAAAATATTTTCATGGAGTATTTGGTGCTCCAATGTTACCAAATCGTATTTGTTTTTTTGAAGATATTTATTCAAATAAAGAGTATGATAAAATAATTGAAAGAATTGACAATGCAAAACAAAACAATAAAGACCATTATCGTGTAAAATCGGTATGTGAAAATAGAGAAATAATAGATTATTTTATATATCAATGTTTGTTAAAAAATATTTATAATATTGAAATATAATTAACCATAATATGTTCAAAGGAAGTTCAAGCAAAATGACATAGAGTATGTATAGGTTCTTTTTTGAAACGTTTGGAGGACATTCGTGTGTTTTGAACGTATTACTTTTAATTATGAAAATGATATGATTATTGGGACAGACAAAATAAGTACTACAATGTGGTACTTATTTATGACTTTTGAATATTTACTTGACATATGAATTATTTAATAATCATTAAATAATTCATTAGTTTCAATCTCTCATAATAGAAGCTCATAATAGAAGAAGATTCTTGTAATCAAAATAAAATTTAGATCATCCAAGTTGATCACTCGTATTCTCTCAAATGGTGTCTCATAGAATCCATCTCATCGCTGTCATCTGGTATAATATAAAATTTCTATATTATAATATAGAAATTGTTTAAACTAAGTAGTAATAATGAACTTATAAAAATATCATAGAAATAAATATTATTTAAGATATATATTAGGTTTTGGTTTAATAATAAATATACATCTAAAAATTATATATTTTGATATTCTATATACTCTACATTCAATCCTAAATTATCTATTTTTTTCATAATTTCATTTCTAAAATTCCAAGTTAACATTAATACAACTATTTTGTTTTTATTTTCCTTTAAAAACACAGGATCTTTAACTATTATATTTGTACCAGGAGTATACAATTCCCATTTTAATGGGTTATCATCAACTATATAGTCAATATAATTAGTTGTTAAAAAATTCAATATTGTGTTACCTTTTGCAGATGCTCCGTATGAAATTATAGTATAATTTTGCTTTTTATAATCATATAAAATATTTTTAAGTTTCTCGGTTTTATCTATGCAATTTTCTTCGTATTTTTTATAAAAAATAGTTGAATGTATACCAAATTCTTCTTCTTCTTTTAATACATCATTTATATTCTGAATTTTTTCTGTTTTAGATACTTCAAAAATAAAACTTGTACCATGTATATCAACTTTATCTACGTTATTTAGATATAAATTATGCATTTTCACAATAGTGTACATAGATTTTACTGAGAAGAATGATAAATGTTCATGATATATAGTATCATATTCATTATTACGTACCATGTTCGCTTGAGAAGTTTGAATGAATAGGACACTATCATCGTTCATTACTTCTTTACAGTTTTCAATAAAAGAATGAATATCATCCGTGTGAGCAAACACATTTTCAGCTATAATTATATCAATATTTGTGTACTTCGTTTTAATATTTTGTGCTGTTATTTCATTCCAATAGTCACAATATATGTCATGTCTTTTTTTACAAGATGTAGTTTTATAAATATTTTGAGCTGGATCAACCCCTATCGTTACGATATTTTTGTTATATTGATCTAGTTGAGAACAATCATTACATGCTATTTCAAGTACCTTTATATTTAAATTAGTATCATTATATATTTTTCTTTTAGTAGATGTATATTCAGCAAACCATTTAAAGTAGTTTATTAATGTGCTTGATGTACCACTAACATATATATAATTTTTATATAATATATTTGGGTTTACTATATGACTTAGCTGTAAATGATAACACTGAGTACATAACATTAACTTAAGAGGATATTTATCTAATTCTTTATAATTTGGATGAAAATTATTAGCAAGGGGCTGATCACCAAGATTTAAAACACAAAAAATATTTTTATTTAAACAAACTCTACAATCATTCCTTTCTTTACAAGTCCAAAGATACGTTTTATATGTATCTATATTTCTACTGCAATATTCAACAGTTGTATTTTCTATATAATACAATAGCTCTTCAATTATTGATGGTAAAGTAGAATTAAAAGTAAAATCAAATGCGTTTTTAAACTTTGTGTTATCTAATTGAAAACTATAACTACTTTTATCTACATCTTCTTTTATTTTTACATTTAAGATATGAGATACAGTTTTTGCTATAGATTCTATATCTGTGTTAAATGAACATAAATTGTAAATACCTTTTTTATTTATATCATTATATTCAATAATGCGTTCAATACCTTTATTTAAATCGTTTATTCCGAGTATACCTCTTTTACAGTATTTTGAAGATAAATATATCTGATTATTTGTTAATCCTGAAATAACCATACTATTTATAACCAAATCATTTCTCAACTTTTTTGAAAATCCGTTAACCGTTCCAAATCTTAATCCATAAACATGTTTATCTGATAAAGTTGCATACATATCTACTACTTTCTTAGACAAATCATATTGATTGTAATATTCGGTATTAATAGTAAGTTCATTTGAAAAATTATCTGATTTACCATATATGCTTGCACTACTTGCATATATTAATTTTTGGTTTTTAATTTTTGATAATAGATTAACAAAATTAGAAACGTTATTTATAAAGGTTGAGACCATATCAGATGAATTTTGCACGCTTGAATTTCCAGCTAATAATATAACAGTATCATAATTATCAAGAATATCATCTGATATATTTTTATAATCCATTACATATTTTACATTTTCACCCCATTCAATATCCATAATATCTACAATATATTTTTTGGTTAAATATTCATACAAACTTGTTCCTATATAACCATTTCCTCCTATTATTAGTATTTTTTCAAATAACTGCAAACTATAATTTAAAAAAATTGGATTTATTTCAGATACAAGTGTTATATTTTCCATTATTCTCAAAGCTTGTGTATTTAATAGATCAACAGTTGTTATATGTTGTATACCGTTACCTTCTTGTTTATCACTCAAAGGTATTTGTGTTTGAATTTGTAATTTTCTCTTTAAAATATACTCATTCCATGGATAGAATCCAGCCCATACAATGTAAATTTCATTTGTTTCAATAGAAAAGTGAGAAGATGAATGTCTTCCTACAGAATAATTTCCATTTATATGTTTATGTATAAATCTATGTCCAATTCTCCAATTATTGTTAAACTGTGTCATATTATTAATAAAATCTTTGGTACTTATTATTTTATTTACATCAGTTCTTGCAACTGATAAAGGTCTTATAGCATACATATCTTCTTTTAATATAAATTCAAGTCTTTTTGTACTTATTAAAAATTCAGTCGTATTTAATACTATTTTATATCCTTCTATTGTAGATTCAATCTCCATAACTTCTTCATCAACTTTTTTTGCCTTAAAATCTTTGTTACCTGATTTTATAATTTTCCAGTGTGGGCATATTTCTTTTATAATCTCAACAGATCTATCTGTTGAGCTATAATCTATAATTATACCATCTTTAAATATTTTTTTATGATAATCAAGCCATGTTGGTAATAAATATTCTTCATTATATATATGTGATATGACAGTTACTTTCATTTTATCTAAAAAAAAAATATGTTTAAATAACATTTTTACAAAACTGTTAATATTAAACAAAAAATAATTGTACATCCATTATTAATAATTTATTTAGAGCACTGCGGTTTTTAAAATGGCACTAATTATTTGTAGATTTTCGGTGATCTATGTTTTTGTAAAAACACCCAACCTGAGAGAAACAAGAAATATTACAAGAACAACAAAGAGAAAGTTAAGGAGTTCTGGTTTTTGTGTATAAAATCTACAGAAGAAAAAAGAGGATAAATTAGTTTGTGTGTAAAATATAAGACAACGACCTGATGAACGAACTAGTCAATGTCCGGATAAAGAAACAACCTATTCACGAATTACTAACCTTATCAAGGAAATTATTGAGCGTAATAATGAATAGAGACAAAATGCATCGATAAATATACATTTTATTTTGAAAACACATATTAACCGGCAGATACTTCCAGAAGCATTTTGTCGGAAGTAGAGTAGTTTTCAAGGAGTAGTTGGAAATTATCTTCTGGTGAGATTCTGTGTCTACTACTCTTATAGTGCACGCAAGCAAACTCCCTAACGATAGAATTAAACCCTGATGTGTAAAAAGCCTCAGTTGTCAGCGGGTGACAACATACTTGATGTTATTAGGTTTTTATGTTTCGGAACTAACTCAGAGAGTGGTGATTGAATGTTTTTATTTATGTAAAAGAGTGTCATTAAAAATCCGCTCTAAATTTTGTTTATATTTATAATCATGCATTTTATCTGGAAAATCAGGAGAGTGCATATATTGATTATAAAATATATCTTTTTCAAAATTATTAAGTAATAGTACTTTAAATTTTAATTTTGGATATTTAAATTTTAGTATTTTAACAAGATATTTTGGTTCGTCGTGATGATTATTAAATATAAAAAGAATAGGCAAATCAGCTTTTAAATAACTGAAAAAATTTTCTATACGGTTTTCATATCTTTCTTTGAATAATTTAAAATCATTTTCCATATATTTTCCAGGATACCATTCTATATTATCGTCATTTAATTTTTTTTCCGATTCATGATTAAACCACATATTATATTCATTTAAAATACAGTCTTGTTTATTAACAGGATCGTATTCAACTCTTAAATTAAAAAATTTGTTTCTATCAAAATCGTCTAATATACATTTACATAATCCTAGATATGGTGTGACACATAAATCAAACGGACAAGTTTTATAACCGTTATTTTTTCGTTGATTTAAAGTATTTCCTCTATATATTGCTGGTGAACAATTCCAGCCTAAAGATATAGGTATCATATTATTAATATTTACCTCAGAAAGCTGTACTTCAAAAATAATTTCAGAATCTTTTTTTGCGGGAATAGAATGTTCTAGTAAATTGATAGGATGAAGCAATAAATTTATATCAATCCATTCTTGTGGAATTTGAAAATAATTATTTTGAGTCCAAAAAGATTTGTGATCTGCTGTTATTTTATTTTTTAATGATTCTTTTGAATAATAAAAAGTGTTATTGGGTAATTCTAAAAGAGGACATGCATTTCTATCCATATGTACGTGGTCGTAACCATCAAAATGTCTTACCATTTCTCTTAAAGGAACAAAAATGGTCTGTGATAAAGGATTGTCTTCACTAGGTTTAGAAGTTAGCTCATTTAAAATGGAATCAATTCTAATATGGTCAGTTTTCCATTTATATTCAACAAAAACATAATATAAAAATTTAAGATTAAATATTTGTATGCTATCTAATAATGATAAGTTGAATTTAACATAATTCCCAACTAATGTTGGTTGTTGATATTTTCCCGACATTTTAATAATTTCGGGCCAATGAGAAAGATAAATGCTTTTATGTTTATTAGATTCATTTTTTAAAACTTCTAACCCTTCATTTAATATATCCATATTAAAATCAACAAAAATATGGTCATCATTTTGAGTAAACCACACTAACTCATTTTCCCCGTGTTTTTCGACTAATTCATTAATAAATGGCTTCCATTTTACTTGTTGATAATATCTATCATACGTTATGTGTATTTTGTCTTGATCTAAATTAGAAAATGTTGTATAAATATAATTAGTCATTTGTTCTTGATTATTAAATTCATTATCTAACAAAATAAATAAATAAATTTCGGTAAAAGGTATATCTTTGTAAGTATACAACATATATCTAAAAATGTCAATCCTTGAGTATCTGTTATTGCTTCTTTGATTTGTGATAAAACTACTAACAATCAATATCATTATATTTACAACTTATAAATATAATTAATAATTATTTTTTTAAAAATTATTTATAAATATTTTATCGATGAGTAATCAGTGTAGTCACTATCAACAAGAATAACCGTTTTCCGAATCAATTTTTCAGTTTCTTATATAAGATGTCACAGTTATGCAATTTTTTTTAAACTTTTCTATATTTTTAATATAATATAAGAGTCTACAATGTAAAATAACATCATATTATTTTTCAAGAATTTCTTTATACAAAATCTATTTATTTTCAAGTGATGATATAAAATGCAAAATCTAAACATTGATCTGTATTCAAACCTGGGTCAGATACAGTTTGATGTATTAAATACAAAAATTTCTGCAAATCCGTATATTATGAACAATCTGACTTATGAATCAGATTATAGATATTACATAAAACTGAACTTTTATGCTTGAATATGAATAAAGAAAATAATTTTTACAGTGTAGGGTATGAATTTTCAGGGTTGATTTGAAAATATAAACCTCTGGTATATGTATATCCAACAGTCAAACAACTTTTTGATGTCTTACAAAAGTCTATAATTATTGTGAGTTGATTTTATATATTCTTTAGAATATATAATTTTATTAGCGAGATTGTAGTACATTTAAAACAGGTAAACTTCATCTTATATTAAATATAGAAGAACTTAACTTTTAGTATAATAAATAATTCATTTCAATAATTCAGAATTCAACAAATCCCAAATATTTGACTTTACATTTTCTCTAATAAAATGAAACGTACCAAAAATTAACCCTTTTGTCACATATTTTAAATATTCTAAATTAAAGCCACATAATTGACATTTTTCTAAAAAATATTGTTTCATATTATTTACATACTCATAATCTATTTCTAACCCATTTAATACTAAATCATATCCCAATATGCTTTGATATAATTTGCCATAGTCATAATATATGTCGCCGTTTATGGTCAACACATTATCTACCTGACCTTTCATATCAATTAGTTTATAATTATCATCATACGTTAAAATAATATTAGAGAACCAAAAATCACCATGTATCATAGCTGATATGCGTGGCGAATAATTCTCTTCCAATCCATTTAAAATTTCATTAAAAACTTCATTCGCATTGTGAAAAGGGTAATCGTTACTATTAAACCTATTTTTTAATTTTAAAAAATAATTATTTTTAACATTTTCACCAGTTATATTCAATTTAGATAGATCTACATTTACCTGGTAGTTATGAAGTTTATCAAGAATTCCAAATAAATCATCAAGGTGATTACTCGTTAACAAATTATTTTTGTACAAATAAAATAATGGAATTCCCGAAATATACTCAATTTTCAACTCTAAATTTTCGTCTTTTTTGTTAAAATCTATTAATTTTGAAAAATAATCTTGAAATTCAAATGGTATATTTTGATAATAAAATAATTCACCTTTTATAATATCGTAAGGGCCAGATTTTAAAATACAATTATCAAACTTTTTAATTTGGTTGTATTTGTTATTTTCTATTTTATTTGGTATAAATTCATCGTTTGGATAAAATAATCCAAAATAAGATAACTTATTTATGTAAGGATTTATAGCACGATCATCTATATATATATCCGCAATTGGCTTACCAAATATTAATTCATCATAATGAATATCAAATTTTTCTAATATATTTATAGTTACATATGCAACATCTTTAATTACTTTACCAATATTCCCTTTATGTGTAGCCATGCGTCTCGCTGTATAAATTATGATTTCATGCCCATCATTTTTTAAATTATTAAGTAGTTGTATATTTTTATGAATAGGTTTAACGCTTGAATAATCGTTTATTATTGTAGGATATGTTACTAACGTGTTATCCAAATCAAAACAAACACGCAATTTATTTTTTGAAATAATATCCTTATTGTTTAAAATTTCATAGTATGAACCAATATGTTTAGTGTGTTCAAAAAAATATGATTCAATTAATTCATTTTCTTGAATTTTCAATTTGTATAGTTGAGAAAAATAAAATTCATTCATTCTTTTAAAATTCATATCTAGTAGTTTTTTTGCATATTTTTTAAAACTTTCTTGATTTTTAAAACCATAAACTCCACAACAATAATTGTCTGATATTTTATTTTTTTCTTCAATATCAACTACGATATTATTTACTATTTTTATAAAAGAATAGTTTTGGTTAGAATAATCAACGCCGTAACCAATAAAATCATTTTCGAAATATTTTATTTCATTAAACGTATGGAGATTATCATTGTCTATGAATACAATATTTTCGTTTTCAATATTATTAAACTTTTGAATTCCTATAAAGGCAGACTCTACGGCACCTCTGGTTAAGTAATCAACTGAAGAAAAATGTAAAATTTTATTTTTAAATTTATTAACTAAAATTTCACAAAAATTGTAATCATTCAAGAATATATTATAAATAATATAAATTTCATTATGAGGAATACTTTCAATGACATACTCAATCATATGTTTTCCTTTAACAAAATTCAACGGTTTTGGTAACGAATAATTATTACATCTTTTTCCAATACCTCCGCACAAAATTATAAATTTCATAATTAGCTAGAATAATTGATTCATATCTTTAAATAATATACTTTGAGAATTACAATTGAAGACTATGAATAATCTTGTTATCTATAAAGATCAAAAAGTTATCTCATATAAGTAATATTGTCTAATGCACTCAAACGCATATTCGTATTCACATTAAGCAAAAATTATCTTCCCTCTACGAACAAACATTTAAATACAACTTATCTGGTGGTTTCAGATCCAGTAGCAAGCTAATAGATCCTGAAGTAGACTATTTAAGACCAATGATCTGGTAAAAATGTGGAGAATACAAATTGCACGATTTCAAGACTATGAATACCTCACAATAGAAAGTAATTATGATATTTTTATTCGAATCCTAATATTTAAAACTTGCTTATCGAAGAAATGCATTAATTGATCCGTAAAGCCCTTGCATATCTAATAGGAAGAGCCAAAGAAGTTCGGAATATCATCTTCTGTGAATCCACTACCGGTTTCTTGATTACCAATAACGTGCGTTTCGTCGTAATTAAATATACAACCGGTGCCTAAATACGAATAATGAATTCCCAAGCGTTGACATATTAAGGCCAATATTATAGGAGAAAACAGATTATCCCTAATATTTTCTACTAATTTGCCTTTATTCTCTAGATAATCGATACTATTATATACCTTATCACCAATCGTACCGCGTGTACGTCCAATAAAAGATACAATATGGCTTGGGTTTGTGACGATAATTTCTTGTTCTAAAGTTACGACGTTGTCTACTCTAGAGAGCCCTTCTACATAATCAACACCAGATGTCTTCACAATTTCGACAAATTGTGAACCAATCCAACCTTTGGCACCATAGATTAGGATTTTCATTATTTTATTAAAAACTAACATATGTTTTTAAGTCTTTTTATATTAATTTATTTTATTCTATTAGAAGTTCAAATACTATAAGTTACTAAAACATATTAAATATAATATAAATTATGACAATGTATGTTATGTTTTTAAATAATAATAAATCACAACGTGAGATATATAATATATGGTGACATATCTGGAGAAACTGCAAATTATGTTGCTAAATTATGTAATATAATTGGAAATCTAGAAAGTATTGTTAAATGTATTTATAAAGATTTTAATATTGAACTATAATATCAATTATTATGATTCTATTACAGGTAAAAATGTGCTTTTTGTTGGACAATCGTTACGCGGATGCTCAACAAATATTAACGGATATCCAGAGAAGTTAGAATCATTGGGATGGAGACCAGAATATTCAATTGATAAAATCATTGAAGATTTATCTTCAAATATATAAATGTATTTGTGAAATCAAAAAGCTTAGAGAATCATAAACTAATATATTTAGTTCGATTATATTATATGAATCTTACTTTTTTCATTTAATGTTCCAAATAAACGATCAAATATTGTGAAATACAAAGAATAGTTATATGATGATGTACTACCATACTGATGATGAATCCAGTGTAAGTATGGTGAATTCATAAACCCTGCTTTTTCTATTCTTAATGGATAAGTATGTATGTAGGATGCCCATATACTATTAAGTATTAAACATATAAAAGCACAGTATGCATTGTAATAAAAAATAAAAAATGGAGTAAAAAAGCTAAGATTTTCAAGTGTCGCATCTATCCAATGGCTATATCTTGCACAATGAGATCCAATCGGCTGACATAAATGATGTTTTTGATGTATCTGATAATATAAGAAAACGTGACATAATCTATGTAAAAAGTAAAATGTTGTATCAACAATCAAGAAATACAATAATGATAATAATCCATCAAACAAGTCTGGTATTCCCCATGTAAACCGATAATATATTAAGTACCAAGTAAGTAAATAATTTATTATATTACCATGCCATTCTTCAAGTGCTTGCTTTTGCGTTGATATCTTAAAATGTTGTGGATTGACTAAAAAAGATGAAACTGAATAAAGAGTAAAATCAATAAATGGTGTTAATACCATTCCAATAAAACCAAGAATATAATCAAACATAATTATTTAATAATAATAAATATATTAATCTTAAATTTAGATTAATATGACGTTATAGTTTATCTTCTTACAATTTATACTTAATTTGTTTGTATAGATATAAAAATCTTATTTAAGACTTATACCTTAGTAATAAAATGGCTTTAACATCTTTCTTATACGATTCAGAGTCACCGTCATTGTTTCTTAAATCTATAGAAACAACATATAATGACAATCAGGTATTTGAAGAAAAGAAAATTGCAAATGAAACAAACAAGAATATTACTGATATGCTTTCAAAAATTATTAGTCAAAATGAGGAAATTAAACAAAAATTAGAAAAATTGTTAACCTTTAACATATCTGGATAATATTAAGAAACTGATTCTAGTGGTAAAAATGAAACTATCAATACTCTTATAGGCTCAATAATAGTAGATTACTTATGTAACAAAGTTTAGATTTGAAACACTACACTTAATAATTAATACTTTATAAAGTATTAATTATAAATTTTTTTTGAAAGTAATTGTTATTTAAAATTATTACAATTTAATATAAAATGACAAAAACAATTATAGTTACAGGAGGATGTGGATTTATTGGACATCACTTTATAGAACACATTTTAAAAACTACTGATTGGAATATTATTATTATAGATAAGTTAACATACGCTAGCAAGGGATTTGATAGATTAAAAGATGCTGAAATTTTTTACAATAAAAAAATTCGTATATTTACATATGATCTAGTAATTCCTTTATCTGAAGGATTGATAAAAGAATTCGGGGATGTAAATTATATAATTCATATGGCAGCCGATACACACGTTGACAATAGCATTAAAAATCCGGTAGAAATCATTCATAATAATATCACAAGTACTGTTAATTTATTAGAATATGCACGTTCTTTAAAGAGTTTAGAATTATTCTTTTATTTTAGTACTGATGAAGTTTTTGGCGCAGCACCAAACAACGTGTCATTTACTGAATGGGACAGACACAAACCAACAAATCCGTATTCAGCTTCTAAATCAGCTGCAGAAAATATATGTATTTCATATGAAAATACATACAAATTACCTATAATAATTGTTAATGTAATGAATGCATTTGGAGAACGTCAACATGTCGAAAAATTTATTCCTAAATGCATTAAATACATTTTAGAAGGTAAAAAGATAGACATTTTTTGTGATAAAACTTCCACAATACCTGGAAGTAGATTTTATATTCACGCTAGAAACATTGCAAACGCTATATCATTTCTAATTATTAACGGTGTAATTGGAGAAAAATATAATATTGTAGGAGAAAGAGAAGTTAATAATTTAGAAATGGCTCAATCTATTGCAAAAATACTTGGCAAAGACCTAATATATGAAATGATTAATTTTCACGAAGACAGACCTGGTCACGATGAAAGATACTCGTTAAATGGGCAAAAATTATTAGATATGGGATTTACTTTACCGTTAGATTTTGATCAAAGTTTAGAAAAAACAATTAAATGGACTTTAAAGAATATGGAGTGGTTAAACTATTAAATAGAATGCGTAAATAAAAAATCTTCATCGTCTATCTTTTCTACTTTATTATAACCAAGAGACATAATATTATCAATTATTTGTTGTCGAGTAATTATTATATTTTCTTCTTTTCTTTTGTCGTTATTCCAAATTTCAATTACTAAATCAGGAAGATCTTTTTTAAGAGTTTCTTTTGCACCAATCAAAAACTTATCTTCCATACCCTCGATATCTACAAGCATTAAATCTATTTTATTTAAATTCATATTATCAAGAGGTACCGAGACAATTCCTAAATTCTCTAATTTTGCGATAGAAGCACTCCTTTCACCTGTAATAAGATCATTATTTGTAAATACATGCATTCCTCCGTTATTGTTCTTTAGACGATCGTTATCATCATCCATAAAAAAAACACTTTCGTGCTTATCACCCAAAGCTACATTATATATATCAACATTTGACAATTTGTTAAGTTCGACATTTTTCTTCAAATGATCAAAGGTTTTTGGAAATGGCTCAAATGCTGTCACGTGAGAAGCAATTTTTGACATTGGAAGTGTTATAGTTCCAATGTGAGCTCCTACATTTACAAAATGACCTTTTTGTTTCATACGAGATTTTAAAAGTTTAAGTATTTTAGGAGACCATTGTTTACGGTTTAGAAGTGTTTTTTGAATTACATCGTTTTTATTACGTATTTCGTAAGAAATACCTTCAATGTTTACTATATTAGTATTAGAAACTTTTTTAGATTTAGGTCTTGTATTATATAAAAAGAAAAACAGAACGTATGATGTATAATATAAAATTATTAAAAAAAGTATTATTTTAATCATTATTTATTGTAAGACTTTTATTATTTTTTTACATTAATAAAAATTAATTAGGAGTTGTGAGATGGATATTATTTGATAATGAAGTTGAAACGACATTCAATAAATTATCTTGTATTTCTAGTGAATTAAAACTGCTATCCGATGCTGATGATAGCCCAGACTCTATTGAAGATTTCAATTCATTTAAATTTTGACCCAATTCACACTTTGGTAAACTTAAACATGACCAATTTAAGTGTGTGATTAAAGATTTGGTCAAATCGTTATTATTTATTTGCAACGTTTCAAGATGCATCTTTATATTTATAAATATTTATTTATAATTTTTAAGTAGTTCAATTTTTGAAAAAAATTTTTTTTGCAATTTGTATGCAGAGATACGAGATGAAGGATTCCATTGTAAACAATCATTTAAGATTTCTTCATAAAATTCGCCATAAGAAGTATTTATACGTTTATTTCCATTTTTTCGTGAAAATACCTTTATCCAAGGTTTACATTCAGAAATCTTACCAATTCCAGCTAAATCAATATTTTCTGAGAAATGTGTAGGCATATGTGCAATGTCATCAACAGTCACCATACCACGAATCCTTATAATTCTTGTCATAACATCAATCTGGTTATCTCCTGTAAAAAGTGGACCTCCATAGGCAAACTCTGCCAAGATACAACCAAACGACCAGATATCTATTGAAGTTGAATACATATCACGACCAAGTATAAGACACGGTGCTCTGTAAAAACGAGTGCACACATATGTTGTATTAGGTTGACCTTCTTTTACAAACTTTGCACTACCAAAATCAGCCAATACAAGGCGATTTGTATTTACATTTACCAAAATGTTATCTGGTTTCAAATCGCGATGCATCAATTGAATTTTTTCGAGAAATTCCAAAGCACAGGCAAGTTGCCACATCATATTATACATTTTATCTATTTTCAGTCTCATTTTTTCTACGGCAAGGCGTTCCAAAAGATTACCAAGAGTTTCGGGCATAAACTCCATTACTAGATACAAAGTATTCTTATCGGTCCAATATCCAAGTAGTTGAACAATATTGGGATGGTTTTCCAACGCAAGTATCTTGCACGTTTCTAATTCTCGATTTACGTGACCTTCTAATTCCGGAACACGCTTGACAGCGATCTGTCCTGTTGGTGTATCAACCATATGTACGCTACCAAATGCACCACTTGCAAATTCTTCTCCGAGAACTACTGGAGAATATTGTTTGAGTTCTTTATTATCAGTAAAATTATCTATAACATTATTTAGACAATTAGTAGAATCTTTTTGAATTATTTTTATCATCTTTATATACATCAAGCATATTTATAATTAAGGTATCTATTTGTTTATTTGTTTATTTTTTATGTTTATAAAAATAATTTATAAGTCAATCTTATTTATAAAGAACAGAAGCAATAAATAGTGAAATAATCTTTATTTTTAGATTTATTTACAAAAAGTATCGATATGTAAATCCATTTGAAGGGTTTACACATCCTATTGTAAGACCTTATGAATATATAGTGTTAATTAAGTGTGTACATAGATTTTCATTGATTAAAATAAAACTTATTTTTTTTGAAATAAAAAACCCCACGATTCTTCAATTATTTCTTTCTTTATTGGAGTTGACATTCGACCCCATCGTTGTTTTTTTTCTTTCCAACACCAACTTGAATGTAGTTCAAGATCTTTCCAAATTTCATATACATAATCTTTGTCACCGTTACTTTTAATCCAAATATTCATTTCAGTATGTTTTTGTAAAGTTCCGACTTTTTTACTCTTGTGTGATGTTTTATTTATTTGATAAACAATAAAACTCATTTATTCTATAGCAGGATAATTTACTGTCATTTCTCCACGAAATGTTTTTTCCATAAGTTGGTTAATTAATTTTTTATTTTCTACATTTCCAAGAAGAAAACAAAGTTTTGCATATGCAGCCGATGTAGTCATATCATAACCAGATAAAACACCAGCTTCTAAAAGACTAATATCTACATGAAAATCATTAACTAATAATTCATCACATTGAGAGACTGCTACTATGAGAACACCATTTTCAACTAATTTTTTGATTGTATGAAGAAAATTTTTTGACATAGGAGAATTTCCAGATCCATATATTTCAATAACTATACCATTTACTGTTTTACTATCGAATAAATCAAGAAATGATGATGAGTCCATTCCAGGAAAAACTTTTATTACAATAACATTAATTGTTGGGTTAATAAATTTTATTTGAGGTTTTTCTTGTGGGAAACGAAGACAATTTTGCAAAGTAAGAAATGGATAATTTGGAGAAGTAAAATGACTTAGAGACTTGTGAACAGCCCTACAACCACGTATAAGTTTATTATCAGAAGAAATCATTACTTCTGGTATTTTAGTCATTGAAGCTAATTTTAAAGTCATATTAATTTCAATTCCTGTTGATAATATAACTGGTTTTGTTAAATTTTCCATCATAAATGATAAAGCTGAAGCCGTATAAACTAATGTATCTGCATCGCACACTATTACAAATGTATCATAAGAGTGATATTTTTTTGCTATATCCGAAGCAATTGTATTCCAATCTTTTGGTACAATATCAGAAGATTTTATTAAAGGATTATAAGAATAAAAATCATATTTACCGATTTTACTATCATAATTTTCTTTAAAATCTTTATCGATATCTCCTCCAGTATGAATAATCTGAATTTTGTTAACAAGTATTTCTTCATTTTTTCTTTGTGTGTTTATGCTAAAATAAACTGATATTGCGGTTGCTATTAAAGCTGATATTGTAAGAAAAATTAAAGTAGATTTCTCATCTTTAGTAAGGATCCTCATTTTATTTATTATTACTTGAGAATAAAAGTAATAATATATTATATAAATTTATTTTTTACACTTTCCATATTTTTTTTCCATTGGTTTTTTATCGTCTTTGCTAATAATTCTGTATAATTTTGTTGTACACTTAGTACACTCAGACTTTAAAGCTGGTCTATCATTTCGAAATGTAACAACTCCTATAATATTTTGTGCATCTACCTGAAAATTCTTTCGACATTTTACACAATAAAATTTTTCTTTAGGAGGCATTTTTATTATTATACATTAATAAAAATTTTTAAAATAATTTATTAAATAAATTTTACTCCTAACATTTTTCCAATTGTACTTAAAACTTGACGAGTTGGAATTGTTTTTCCAGATTCATAATCCGATATGACACTGGGTTGCACATTAAGACGAAATGCTAGCTCTTTTTGTGTTAATTTTTTAGATTGTCGAGCTTTTTGTATCGCTATACAAATTGAAATATTTGGTTTTTCTGGTGCAGGTGGATCTTCACTGTCTAGTGCGAGAAATTTTGTATGTCCTGCAGGATTTGGTGGACGTTTTGTTTGCTCCATAGGTTTTTTAAAAGTTATGCTTTCCCAATCTTGACAATTCATAATGTTTATTTATTATTATTTATTTTTTTAAGACAATTATTACTACATTTTTGTAGATAGTAGTAAAGAAAAATGTAATCAAGTTAAATTATTACAAATGTACCCAATAACCAAATAAAAGTTTTGGTATAACTATTTGAGAAGATGTTAGATGTGCATATTCACGACTCCATTTTTCTAATTTTTGAGGCAAGTCATCGTTTAATTCACTCCACTCTTGGATTATTACAACTGGTAATTTATTACTAATAAACATTTCATCGAGTGCAGATGTACGAGTAATTACTATGCATCCTGCTAATATAGCTTCCCATGTTCTGTGACAATCAATACCATTTCCACGTGGAGATATTATGAATTCGTGTGTACCATATAATTCAATTATATCAACAAATGATTTTTTTTTATGTATAAAAACAATATCTTTATTATGTTTTATTGTTTTTATCATTTTGCTACGTTCGGGATGCGATATTTTGAGGTGTGCATCACATAAAACTTTGCGAATTTTAGGTTTAGAACTTTGAGAAGTGATAAATGAAATTTTATCGTATACAGAATTTCCTACAAGCCATTGTCGAGTATGTAAATCAAATCCTATAGGGATATGTTTTAATTTTTGATGTTTTATACTTCCATCATAATTTTGTGTAAACCACAATTTAATTTTTGGAGACTCAAGCAACTTTTTTACTGTAGAAGTTTTATAAGATGAAGGAACAGAACGATCTCCATCTGTAGTAATTAAAATTAATGGTGTATTCAAAAGATTTAAATTATCAGCTACAATATCAAGATCAGATTTTTTAGATTGTGAATGTGAACCATTACGAATCCATAGAATTTTTGAACTTTCTTTCATATATCTAATCAAATTTTTATATGATGAAATTGATTCTGTATTGCATTTTGAGTAATTACTTGTGATTGGACCTTTTGACCATAGTGGCTTTTTCATCATAAACTCATCTTTTACTATTTGTGGATCTTCTTCTATAATGCTTTTGTAAATGAAATAGATAAATAGAATAAATAGAAAAAATAGAAAAATAGATTTTATCATTTATGTATTAATAAGATTAAACTTTATAATAAAAATTAATAAACTATGAAATTTATCATTCAGAATGTAATAATTAAAATCATCTGTTTATACACTTAGCTTAACATTTTGTTTGTTCCGTAGGTTTTTTAAAAGTTATGCTTTCCCAATCTTGACAATTCATAATGTTTATTTATTTTTTTAAAACAGAGATGTAAACATTACTAATGTTTTAAGTTCATCTTTGAAAACTGAAAACTGATCACCTAATTTAATTCCGTGTATTTTAAAATTTTTTATATAAAATATATATTTAGTAACCAAATTATCCAATTGTTCAAAAGCATCTCCTTGGTCAATACTATCAGTATGAGATAAATTAATAAGATGTCGACCCTCTTCATCTAGTTTTTGGATAATTTCATCTTCATCTTTTCCAATATAATAGTTATTTATTGCACTCATACTAAAAAAAGGTAATGGAAAATTTCTTAAATCTATACAAGTTTCTGATTGAGATTTTGCACTGATTTTCTTAAACTGCATTTTATCTAAAAATTGACGATAACATATAGAATGTGAATCTCCTGTATATATTATTATATTATTAGCTCTTTTAGGTTGATCTTTATCATCAGCTCCTTCATAGGGTTTTTTTTCAAGATCAAAATCTTTAAACATACGACAAATAGTATACATATCAACAATACTATATAATAAAGTATGGCATGGCTCAAAAACAATGTTTACAGAAGATAAATAATCGATCATATTCGTTTTTGTGTCTAGTATAATATCTATATTGTCAATCCATTTTTGTTTATTAGAATATACAAATGTACGAATGGTTTGTTCAAAAAAATCCGTAATTTTTTCATATAATTCTCGATCTGTAATTTTTTTTAGTTCGTGCTTAACATATTCATTATTATACAGTCGGTCCAACCAAAAATTTTCTACATTATCATTTGTAAGATAATAAAAGAAATTAGATTTTTTGTTTAATTCAATAATAATATTTTTTATTTTGTCAAATGTTTCTTTAATTTTTGTTTCTTCAAGCTGATCTAATTCTTCTTGTGTTATCTTGTAATCATCATAATCCTTAACAAGTTTATATATATATTCATCGTGATGAAAACTCATAAAATAAATATTAGAAATATAGTTATAAAAATCATTATATTGATTATTATTTATTCTTCTAACATCAACATAGTTAACTCTGGCCAAACGACAAGCATTATCGTGTCTTGTATTATATTGTATACATTTTTTTAATTTATTAAACAATTGTGATATACTTCTGCTGTTACTAATACCATCATAAGAATCATATTCTTTTTGTTTTCTTTTCATAGAGTTAACTTCTAAAAAAATATCTATAAAAACGTCTGTTTTGTCAATGAGCTCATATATAAAATCTTCAACTAGCATGTTTGGAAATTCACTACAGTCTGCTTTATTTGTGTGATATTCTCCAAAAATATATATCATTTTTTTATATTCTTCGCTCCAATGACAAGTGAGACTAAATGGTCCACCAATAAATTCAGGTATAGGTTTTTGTACACCATTTTTATGATTTGAAATAAGCTCAGCAAGGACTTTTCTTGGTCCACCTAGAGCATTTTCTGTTTCAGCAAGTTCATAGAAAGCTTGTTTGATATCTTCTGGAGTAATGATAGGATTATCTAATATTTTTGGGTCATATGTTTCAATTATCATATCAACAACATTTTGTAAAGAAATTTTTTTTGGAGCTTGTAGTTCAGATGTTGTTTCCATTTATTATAACTTAAAATTAAATTAAACAATTTTTTACACCATTTATAATAGTAATGTTTCTATATTTGTAACATTTTTTATGTTACAAATAAATTTACGCAACCATTTCAGCTTTTATTTGTGGTTGAAAATTATAATCAACCAAGATAAAATCTTTTGCAGTTAATGAATCAATTTCTTTCAAATCTTTAATATCTGGAATTTGTAAAGTAGGAAAGGCAAACGGCATACGTTTTATTTGCATTTCTACTTGAGAAATATGATCAGAATATATATGTGAATCACCCATTGTAATATAAAAAAATCTAGGAATTTTATTAGTTAATTTAGCAACAATCATAAGCAAAAGAGATGATGAAGCTATGTTAAATGGAACTCCAAGAAAAAAATCTTGAGATCTATTATAACAAAACATATCCAAAAACTCATTTTGTACATAAAATTGAATAGTGATTGAATGACACGGGTATAAAACACCTAAATTTGCTTGCTCAGGATTATATGTTGTCATCAAAATTCTTCTAGAAGTTGGATCATTTTTTATTAAATGTACAACATCGGCTAATTGATCAATGCCTTCTTTATTAACTACTGGACGACCGTTAGTAAGAGCATATTCAGCATTAAAAAATCTCCATTGATATCCATACATTGGTCCCATCACTCCTTTAGCATAAGGAAGTCCTAAGGAAGATAGGAATTCGTCTGACGTATTTTTTTCCCAAATACGTATTCCTTTTTCTGAAAGTATTGTTGAATCTGTATCTCCTCTAAGAAAAAATAAAAATTCTTCAATAATTCCTCTCAAAAACATTTTTTTGGTTGTAAGAAGAGGAAATCCATTTCGCAAATCAAATTTCATATCATTTTTAAAAAGAGAAATTGTTTCAGCATTTCGAGAAGAACGTTTTTCTCCTGTCAAAAGAATATTTTTAAGAAGATCTAGATATTGTTGTTCACCATCAGATGTTCTGATTAAAACGTAATGAGTAAATTCATCAAATTCAATTTTTTCAGTAATAATAAAATTTTTTAACCATTCCATTTTAAATGAAGTGTCAAACATATGTTCTCCTTTTATAATAGACATATGCACTTTATTTACAAAAGAAGGTCGTGCAAATGCACATTCGTAAATTGATTCTCCACCAGCAATTATAACATTTCCTGAAGAATAATCAATATCATCTAAGCTAGTTTTAAGTATAACATCGTTATTCCATAACGAAGTATTCAAATTATTATTATGCGATAAACATATAACTTTTCTATCTAATAATTTAGGAAGAGATTCTGCTGTCTTTCTACCAACTACAATAGATTTACCTAATGTTTTTTGTTTAAATAAATTCAATTCTTGTTTGCATTTCCAAGGAAGATGATTTTCAAAACCAATTCCTCCTTTTTCATTCATAGCGACAATTATCTCAGCCATTTTATTTATAAAAAAGTAAGTTTTTTATAAAAATCATTTTTGTTTTTTAATCTTTTATAGCAAAAATACATATTTTTTCATTAATAGAGTCAATAAGTTTTAGTTTATCTTTTACACGTCGAAGATCCCAACTACATACGAACATAGATGTAACAGAATCAGTTAAAAGTTCAAAATGCCAGTTTATACATCTTCCTAGTTCTTCTGGAGGAAGTTTTATTCCACTTTCATTATATTTTAGACAATCTATTTCAACTTCTAAAAACAAATTGTTATTAACAATAGACCAAGTAATTTTTTTTCCAACAAATTTATACTCTTTGTCATTTTTTAACTCTTTAGGTGTCATTTTTTGATATTTAAATGATGTGTTTTAGACCAACTTGTCTATTTTTTTTCCAACATAGTTTTCCATAATCTACCGTATCTTATTACATCGTGTGCTTGTACAGAATCTTCTTCATTAACGTGAATTAATACTTTTTTTATTACATAATCGTATAAATCATAATCATCAATTTCTATTTTGTTTGCTAAAAAACCAAGAACATATGCAGTTGGGTTTTTATGTTCAATATTTTTTAATTGTTCTGCACTATCAATCATTTCTTTAATTTGATCTTTTGTAATATGTATATTCTTAGACTTAAGATTATGTGTAATACCTTTTACATATTGTTTAAATCGTTCAATAGGTTCTTGCATAGCATGTTCTAAACGAGTTTTAGGAATGGTTCCATCAAAATCGTTAAATCCAACACGGTCAAATACACCCATCTCTGCTTGAAAATGAACATCTTCATCTTCATAACTACCTTCGCTATATTCATCAAGTAAAGATCCTGTTTCTTCGTCTGAACTCATTGTTTAAGATTTATAAGTTCAAAATATTTTAATATTAAAAAATAATAAACTAATCGGAAACGTTTTGTTGTTTCTCTTCATTCAAAAAGTCATCATATGCTTTCAAAACTTCAGGAGTCCAACTAGAACAATATTTACATTTACAAACTTTCCAATCTGTTTGATCTATTTTACCAGTTTGAGAATCTATTACTTTATGATATTCGTGTAAAAGATTCTTTTGAATCTTTACATCACCATCCAAATATCTCTTTGCCATTATTACCATATTAATACAAGTTTATCTTTTTTTTCAATTTTGTTTTATATACAAGCGTTTTACAATATTAATCAGAGATAATTTGTAAAGGTTTTATACAAAATTTGAATAATATCGTTAATGCACATCAATTAGATTATAATTATTTATCAGAAATTCTACGTAAATTTTCTAAAAATTTTTCCCAGTTATCCGACATCACTTTTCTATCTATTACAATATGAGGGCCAAAATTGACTTCTAATGAATATAAATTCTTTTTTATTATAAGTTGTTTTTTAGCGAAGTCAATTCCTTCAATACTATTTATACGACCGTCACTATAATTAATATTAGCTGATGTAATTACTTTAAATACCATTGCTATTAAAATAACAGAAATAAGATATTTAGCTTGTTTTACAGACAATTGGTGTTTGTTTTTCATTCTAGTAACATATAACTCTATCAAAAGTTCTTTCATATTTTTTTTTTTAATGTCAACCCATTTTTTTCTTGTATCTTTGATGCTATCTTCTAGTTCCGTGAAAACTTTTTTCTTTTTTACTTTTTCCCGATAAGAAAAAAGACCTAATCTTTTAGTTAATAATGCATAAACTTCTTGATAGATAGTTTCAGCAGGTTTCTTTTCGATTTTATAACTAAATTCTTTTTTTTTATAGCCACAGCAGAGAAATTCTTTAGAAATGTATGTGCCATAAGGAGCTTTTCCGTATGCCAAATCTTCAAAAATGTTTTCCCAAAAAGTATCGTCTGCGTATTGGCAGCACTCAAGAAAGATAGGAAAAAGTATTTCTTTCTTTACAAGCATTGTTGTATATAAGATTTTTCTTTTTTAACTCTTGCAAAAATTAAATTGAAATTTTTAATTTTAAAGATTTAAAACATAAATAAAAATGACAACACAATGTGATCAAGATTTATCATATATTGATTCTGAAGTAAAAGCTTATCTTCTTGGATGTATTTCTGGAAGCTGTGATGAAGAAATTGTACTAAAATTTAATGAAAAAAATGTTAACAATATTCAAAAATTGAATGTTTTTGCACATTCTGGTATTTCTATTATAAATTCAGATGGTTTAATGTTTTTTAGAATTACTTCAGAAAATATTATAAAAAATGTTAAAAAACATTTGCAATATTCTAACAATTTTCCACACGCAATTGAAGATGAATTAAAATGGGATTTTTTGAGAGGTTTTTTTGATAGCGTTGGATCTATTTCACTTATTGAAAGTGGATATCCAAAATGTATTATAAACAGTTCACATAATAAACTTTTGGAAGAAATTAAAGATTTTTGCGGTGTAAAAGTTCAACTAAAACCAAGTGTTTGTGAATTGTCAGGTGTAAATGCTCTTGATTTTTTAGCAAAATTATACAAAGATGCAACAATATATAATATTTCAAATTATAACCTATTTATTCAGATTGCAAACTGTCATTCACATTCTAACCGATTGCCTATATTTAAATGGTCTAGAACTATTCCAACAGCTCCAAAACCAACAAAGAATCGATTTTCTGATTCAGGTTTTGATTTGCATCTCGTAAAGAAAATTAAAGTTCAAGCAGGAGTTCACTATTTTGATACAGGTATACAAGTTCAGCCAGAAAATGGTTATTACTTTGATTTAGTTGGAAGAAGTTCTATTTCTAAAACAGGATGGATGATTGCCAATAACATTGGTATTATAGATTCTAGTTATACAGGATCAATTATAGCTGCATTAGTAAAAATAGATTGTGACGCATTAGACTTGGAACTTCCTTGTAAACTTGTTCAACTTATTCCAAGAAAACTAATTTTGATGGATGCCATTGAAGTTAATTCGTTAGAAGACACAGAACGTGGAGAAAAAGGTTTTGGTAGTTCTGGAAAGTAAAAAAACATATTTAAACAAATATAATTAGATAATTATCTAATTATATGAAAATTTATACAAAAACAGGTGATGGAGGACAAACATCTTTATATGATGGAAGCAGAGCATTAAAATGTTCTATTGCTTTTCAGGTTTTGGGAGAGATTGATGAATTTTCGGCAAGAATAGGACTTTTGTGTGCTCAATTACCTGATACTTTTATTTTACGAAAAATTCAACGAACACTACAAGATTTTAATTCTCATATCGCTACTATTGATAAAACAAACAGAAAATTACCAGAACTTTCGGAAGATCTGGTAACCGAATTGGAAAAAAACATTGATGAAATGGAAAAAACAAATACAAAATTAACAAAATTTATTTTACCTGGTGTCACAGCACCAGATGCACTCGCTCATTTATGTCGTACACAAGCTAGAAAAGTAGAAAGATTTTTAATAGAGTTAAAAAGTCAAAACGTTACTGATATACCGATAATTATTTTTACTTATATGAATCGTGTATCTGATTTTTTCTTTGTTTTTGCTAGATGGATATGCCAGACTTCGGGTAAACAAGATTGTTTTGTTTAGAAAAACATTTTTCTACTATATATAAAACAATATCATCCGGAATACGTTTTTTTAACACTTTTATGCATTCATAATACAATAAACCTTTAACACCAATTTCCCAAAAGTTATTTTTTAAATAAATGCGATATAAATTACAAAATTTAACATTACATTTATGTGGGATGTCCGCTCTGGCAACCCATGATGTAATTTCGCAACCCGTTTTATAATATGTCATATCTACACAAGTCTTTGCTCTATCTTTTGAGAGAGCTCTTCCGTGAACAATGTCTGAATTATTATTTTTAATGTTAGTAATTTTTGTCATACAGAGATACATTTTATACATTTTATATTTTTAATATCTTAATTCAATTTTAAAAATAGATTTTTTATAATATATAAAAAATTATAAACATTTTATCGTGTGCGAGCTGCTACTTTCAATACTGGAATGTAATTTATTAAATCACCAAATAGTGTTGCTTGTTCAGATATATACTCGTTACATTCCTGATCAGTATGATCAGCACCAACAGCAAACCCATTTTTTGATTGATCAAGTAAATTCCAGTATGTAGACATACGATTGGCAATATGTTGCTTCAAAAACCTGTTTATAATAGTAATACCTAAAAAGTCGGCTGCCTTTAATATTTTTATCATAAAATCATTATCAATATCTCTAAAATAGAACATAGCAAACTCATTTTGATCATCTTCAAAACCATCACCATCAGCTTGGCGATATAACAAACGTTGCTGATATTCACAAAATTGAATAACTTTTCTTAATGTTTCACTATCAATAGTATCAAGCTGAATCATTTCTGAAGCATCAACCTCCATATATACTATTGTTTCAAACATATTTACAATTTCCGGACGTACTCTAATCACAATAGAGTCTTTTGTAAAAAAAGAAATGTTGTTGCTATAATAAGCACCTCCGCGAAGTCTGTGATTTTTTTGTATTTGATACATTCTTATTATATATAAATATAAATTTAGAATCAGTAATTCTTATTACACTTAATATGACCAGTAATAATCATATGACGTTTTATTGTTTTAACTGATAATAATGCCATTCCAACAATATTATCATCGTTGCATAAATAAGTTCGTTTAGTAAGATTTATATTTATTTTTTCAACTATATCACTAAGTTTTCCATAAACTAAACAAACAATTTTTTTACTACGATCATCTTTACTTGTTGTACATAATGTATGATCAGATTCAAGTAATTTTGTTTGGTTTATATCAACTAAAAAAGTAGTTCGTGAATACTTATTACCTTGAAAATAATTTTCTGTATTACCATCAAATTTTTCTCCAATAAATTCTAATCCTAATTCTTCTTGTAATTCTAATAACATTCCATCGTATGGGTCTTGATCTATCTTACACTTGCCAGTTATTCCCACCTGAATATCCCAACTTTTTTCTACAGTTTGTGTGGGTGTAATAATTTGAATTGGACAAACTATCCAGTCATCATCAGATAAAACCTGAATTTTATATTTTAAATATTTAAATCCATACATACTGATAATATGTGGTATGTCTGGGTCACCGTATTTTATAATTTGCCAGTTAGTATTTACATTAACACTTCTGCCGCCCTGACCACAACTTAATGCTTTTTCTTTCAAATCATCAAAAAGACAAATAAAAACAAGATCTTCAACTGACATTATTTATTTATAAAATAAATAAGTAATAATAAAATCTCAATTTTATAAATAGATGATAGAAAGTGTTGGAATTATTTATTATCCATTAAAATCAGTATGGTGTGAGTTTGGTTTGATAAGAGTAAAACCGTATTTTTTTTTAAAAAATGAAATAAATATTCAAGATGCAGATTATATTTTTATAACACACGAGCAAGTACTTTAGATGTAGCATCTAATTCAAAATTTCCTCCATCAGTAACAGCCGCTAAATAGTTATGTTGTATTAAATTATCACGCCAATTTGCGTAATATATTATACATATTGCTAACAATAATAATAAAACACTTCCTATTAAAAATGAACGATTTTTTGATTTTACAGAACATTTTTGATTATTTCTTTCCAAAATGGTATTTGGATTCTCACAATCCTCTTGATCTTTATTACATACTGTCTTTTTTTGATTATAACAACTAATTGGCGACGTTGGTATAAAAGAAAGATATACAAAAACACATCCGATTATAATTAAAAAACCTGCAAACAAATATAAATTAAACAATCGTCTTTTTGATTCGATTTTTCCGACTTCCGCTTGAAAATGTAATAAATTTTTTCCAGAATTATTACCCATCTTTATAATAATATTATTATTAAAATATTTTTACATAATAAACAAGATTAATAAAATCAAAGGTTTAAAAAGAATAATTACATAAAGATAAATGTCAGTAACAAAAACTTTATCTTTGACAAGTGGAAAACAACTGTTAGACTTAAACGGTGGATCAATTAATTTTGATCTTACTTTTAGTGCAAAAAGTCTAGATAATTCTCCCTTTGACGCTATTGTAGTAGACCAATCAACTTTAGATAGCAACGTTAATTTAGATTTTCAACATGCAAATGATGGTGTTATTTCTGCAAATATTGTAAGTGATAAAAATGTATATCAAAATTACTATCTATGCCTAAAGAGCGATAAACCATGTCAAGTAGAAGTTGTAATTGATAAAAAAGAAATTAAAGCTAATTTACCTCCTCTGAACACACAAAATCTCAAACCTCCAATAAAAACAAGTAACACAAATTGGATGTTAATTGGTTTTGTAATCATATTATTTGCTCTATTGGGGGTTTATTATTATTATTACATATACAACAAAAAAAATAATAAAATTGATGATGATGTGCCGTATTCGAATAAAATATTTGATACATCTACTCCACCACACCAATCTAAAGAGTCTGAAAATAAAACAAATTTTTCAGAAAGGTTAGCTAATTTGCTTAGATAATTTTAAAAAGACTTAAAAAGACGCATAATTTTATTAAATATGTCATCATTACAACAATTATTGTCTAGTGGAATTGCTTTAATGGAAGGAACACAACAAAACAACGTTTCAGGAGTATTGGGTGATTTTCTTCAAGCTCAAGGAATGAATATGAACGATTTTTGGCAACCATCCGTAGATATTGTTGAATCATCTAGTATGATTACGGTGTATATTAATGTCCCAGGAATAAAAAATAATAGTATTGATGTAGATTTTTTTAATAATAGAATTATTGTTACAGGAGAAAGAAAAAAACCATTTTCTGATAGAACAACTATTGTAAAAAATGAAATCATATATGGTAAATTTGAAAGACAAATAATAATTCCTATTAGTGTTACAAACAGAGAGAGTGTAAAAATTAGTTCAAAAAATGGTGTTCTTATAATAGTTATAGATAAAGAAAGAGAAGAAAGGAATCGATTTTCTATACGAGTATCTCCAGCAAGAAGTGAAGATTCTGAATAAATTATATAAACAATTTTATATTTCTTAACAAAATATAAAATGGTATCAAATGGACCAAATTCACAAAGTAATAATTTTACACATATGTTTGATTTTGTTGATTTAAGAGGCAAACCTATTACAAAATTTCAAGATAAGAATTCTTTAATGAGTATTATTAATGACACACCTACTTTCTCTAAATTTAAATATATTGTTGAAAAAGCAATGATGTGTGATATTTTTGGATCAATGCAAACAAATGCAACTTTATTTATACCTTCTGATAACGAAATATCAAATTTAGAAGATTTTTTTGGTCGTATGGATGTTAGTTTGGCACGTCATATTATAAAAACATCAATGTTAAATAAAAAAATAACTTCTGAACTTCTGGAAGACAGCCAGTGCTCAATTTTTAATACAAATGACCCTTTTAACAAAATATTAATCAGTAATATTAATGGAGAAATTTATATTAATAATACTATAAAAATTATTCATAAAGATATTATAGCAAAAAATGGAATTATACATGTTGTTGATGATTTAGTATGGCCAGAATATCATATGTAATTTTACAAAAGGTTAAATACTCTTATCAAAAATTTTTATTCTAACTCTATAAATAGGTTGTCAAATCTTTCAAGTATAATTTGCATTTGTCCAGGTTGCAACAAAAAAGAACCAAGTTCTGAAGTAGGTGTAAGGCCAGACTGATAGTGACGAGTTTGTGCAAACAGAATTGTTTTCACCACTTCGTATGCTGTTTTCTTTTGTCTATTTATGCTTTCCATCACTGAGTCATAAAATATATTGTTTGCTTCTTGTATACTATTTCTGCTTTGACGGAGTGTACCTTCAAATAACAATAAATAAGCATTTCTGCCATCCATAAGAGCATTATCAATAATTTCTAAAGGTAAGTTAGGAAATTTTTGGTTTAAATTATTTCTAATTGTATCTGAAATCTCATCTGCAACAGCAAAATCAAATTCTGAAGGTGCATATGCATTACGATCCTTTTTTTTAAAAACTTGATATTCATCATCTGGTGGTTCGCCCCAATCAGCAGAAAAATCGGGATCATATTCTCGATCGTAATTGTCGTCAGGGTCATAGTATTCTTCCCATTTTCGATCTTCTAATTTATCGGCATCACTTTCCATAGCATTTTGCATCTCTTTATTTGTGATGTTTCTTTGTTTTGGACTAGTTAATAAATCCATATAAGTTTTTTGTTTTAAGGGTAGGTGTTTGTCAATTTTTTCGTATAAATAAGTTGGTATTTTACCAATACGTGGTTTTTGTTTTTCTAACAGTTGCGATGTCTTCATAAAATCAGATAAGGTGTTTTTTTCTTTTAGCAAAGGCCTTACAGGTGACGACGGGTTATCTAATCGAGTTTCTTTTGTAAGTTTATTATAGTAATAAACTTTATCATTTTCGTCAAATACTTTTACCCAATTATCCATTTATAAACACTAATCATAATAAAATTTCTAAAAAAAATATTTCTTATCGATTAAAAAATTAATAGATGTTCAAACGTGTATCATAAAGAGTTATTTGTTACAAGTTTTTCAAGATTTGGCAATGTTTCTTCTATTTGTATAAAATCTTCCTCATCTAAATAATTTAATGAAACATCTAAATATGTCAAACGAGGTAAATGAATAAGAGTATTCAAAATAATAACCATTGATTCTTTATCAATATTTGTGACGCTTAAGTTCAAAGTCTCTAAATTAATCATCTTACTAATAATCGAACAAAACATATCTATTGTATCATGATCATCGTCGGATGATAGAAAATCGTTAAAAGATACGTCCAGAAAAGTAAGATGTGTCAAATTATGTAATCCAGCAATTAATCCAGCAATTGATCGAGGTCCATGAAAATTATTCCTTTTTAAACTCAACGATTGTAGATTTGTTGCTTGTTGCAATGGTTGCCACATATATGTAAGTTGTGATTTGTTATTAATAAACGTTTGTCTGGAAACAGAATAAGTTGTGATATTCTTAAGAGCTTTTGTGTATTCATCTGAAAATTCATCTTCATTAAATTCTATATCAGATACATCTAAAGTACAATAATCAAGTGATAAGTCTGTTAATAATGGAATTTTTTGCAAAAACAATACAAAAGGCATGCAGGGTACTTGAATACCTGATAAGGTTATTGAGAATAAATCCTTGTTCTTTAAGAGTTCATTTTGAAATGTATTAAAATATCCTAATCGAAAGGAAAGATCATCTGCGTTAATACTAAACAATGAAATAGTATGTAATATTTTTAGCATTTTATTTATAAGATTAATTACTCTATTATCATATGAATCGGTCGCTATTTGACGATCAATACTATTATTTACGTATATATTAATAGATAATGGTACACCAAGATCACTAATAATACTCAAATCTTTAATAGATGGACTAATGACTGGGATATCACGAACGCAATCAATATTGCATGCAATATTTATAATAAAATGGGTACCATATTTTCTTTGCATAAACCTCAAACAGCTATCTGTATCGTACGTTCTTTGTATAGTAACAATTTCTTTTATTTCATCTTCAGATAATGGTCCAATAATCGTATATTTTTCTTGTTCACCAGATATATTTATGTATATAGTATCTACATTAGGTTCAAATGTATTATGTTCCATTTCTAATAATTCGGGATCGTCATTTTCAAAAAGTCGTCTGTATTCTTCTCCGATAAACTGTAATGATTTTAGACATTGTTCTTGATTTCTGCATATTTTCAAGTTAGAAATCAATATGGTGCTTCCATATTGACAATCATTAGAACTGATTGTTCCAACAACAGGACCCCCATTCAATCTTTGCCATGAATGTTGATAATTGATTGTATGCGACATAGAATCATTCGTATCAAGATAATAGATTTTATGTTCGCTTTGCAATAATTTTTTAAGTTGAATTAATGGTATAAAACCATTAAGCCCTTTAGAATTTAGTGTAATTTTTACATAAGGTGTATCGCCAAACGTATCCATTGGTTTATCAAATCTGCTAGTACGATTTCCTTCACCATCTTTTAACCATATATATCTTTCTGGAGGTGCCGTGCATTCATAAAACCAGTCTGATTTATTAGATACAGCTCTTTGAATATAATCTTTTGACAAACACATTATATCGATATCGTGATTTGTACTTCCTTTAGTAATCCATAAAAATGTATTCGTTTCACTTAAATATGTGTGTATATCATATGTTTCATGCGTAATAATATCAAAACATGTTGCATTTATTTGTTCTGGATCCATATTCATTAGTCTTTCATCAATATCATCTGCTTCTTCAAATTCAAATGAATCAACTTCTGAATCTAAGGGTCCATCACCTCTTTGCCATCTATATCTATCAATATTTTGCTGGTATGGTATATGCCTTTTTTTATACTCTGATATATCTGCTCTTGTTATATTCAATATGTCTATTACGTATCTGAAATACTCAGGAGGGTATCTTTTAACACCTGCTTCTATTAATAATTTCATATATATATCTTTATTAGTATTTATTCCATCCAAAAAAGATGGTGACATCGTTTTTCGAATAAGATTAGGTAGTATTGTTTTAAAAGCTTCTAATGTATATTTAGGCAAAGGATAAGTACATATTATCTTAAGTGCTTCCTTTTTATTATATCTACAAGAAAATACAATATAATTATATAGTTTTTGTACAATCCATTCTTCTGGACTTATTACATTTTTTCTTTCCTTTTCAAATGTATTCATTTTTGTTTCAGATTCATAGGTTATACTATAACCCTTTTCTATATATTTTTGTAATCTTTGTACAGTAAATTTGTTTAACGATACCAATAATTTGTCTACATAGTCCTTTTTTAATTTACCTGTTTTAGTCATAACTCCTTCTGGATCTACTGCAAATACATTTTGTCCATCGTACCATATTTCGCAAAAAGTCAAATCAAAATTGGTTACCACATCAAGAATAGATCCATCGGGTGGGTCTGGTATGATCATAATATCTATATCAGGGAATATTTGTCGAGTTTTTATTGCTTGATTTCTATTTATTGCTACACCATTTATTATAGGGTAATCCCACGTCTGTTGTAAGAGAAATCTAGATAAAATATTATTTTTTCTAAAAAAAGATTGATCGTAGGATGGACGTAAATAGTTTTTTACTGTCATTTTATATATTCCATTTGCAGTTAAGATATCTACCAATTTAATTGCTTTACTTGCATAAATATATATATCTATATCATTAACACTGTCATCAGAATAAGCCGCTAATACAGAACCTCCTGCTATAATTGCTTCTGCTTCTATAAGACTCTGTTTTATAATATTCCAATAAGATCCAAAAAAGTTGTGCATATGATCTGTAAATATTGTACTATCTAAATTCATTTATTATACATAAATATTAAAAAACAAATTAATAAGTTGTAAAATTGAAATAGTTTGACAGATAAAAAATACTAATTAAGATTGATTTATAAAGATAAAAACAGCCTAAAAATGACTCAATCATCTCAATTTGATAGAATTTTGTTTGAAATTCTCAAAAGAAAAAGAAAATCTGTTCCAGACTTGATATTAACTGGAAAACGTTTTACTTCTTCTAGCAGTGAGTATAATATAATCTATGTAGATAAAACGTTACGAGAGACAAATGTATTTCGTTTCACAGAACCAGATCCAAAAGAATTTTGGTCACTTGGGTCTGTTAATTTTAAAGATTTTGAAACCGAATTACTATATTTAAAACTATTTACCAAAAGCAAAACAAATATTACTCAGGAAATTAATTTAGGTACTTCAGAAAATAAGTTTTCACATATGACAAAAGCAACTAGTATCATTAAAATTACTGATTTTGAAAATAAAATCTTTTATATGTACATCAAACTACACCTTAAAGGTCATTATGAGTCATGTGATGATGATAATGATTATCTGAATTACAGAATTGTTTACTCATCATCGTTTGATGATTTAGTAACTTTTATATACAAATCTAAAGAGATTCCTGACTTTTTGAATTCAGAAGCATTTATATCCAAAGAAGATAAAACAATTGAACAACTTGCTATTATTAAAGAACACGATGATTATTTTATCAAAAATGTTGAATATTCTGGTAATCTTGTATCACCTACTATTTTATCCGATTTGAATCATTTTGATGGAACTATTAACATTACCGTTAATTTTAAAATATGCACTATAACAGCATCTACTTCAAAATATACATATTCAACCAAATATAAACCAAAACATGCATCCTTTGTGAATGAAATTATTACAAAGGGTAGCAATACAATATCGGTTAAAATTTTTATTAGGGATAATAGTATTGATATTATCATCAGAAATGATATTGAAACATTAAAAAGTTTTTGTTTGAAAGAAGTAACAAACAATACAAAGTGTAATTTGCATAAAGAAATTAATGAAAATGAGGTTGAAAACGAGATTAAAAATGAGGTTGAAAATGAGGTTGAAAATGAGATTAAAAATGAGGTTGAAAATGAGGTTGAAAATGACACAAGATCCTATTGTAAAATACAATAATAATATTAATTTTTGAATAAATAAAAAGAAATTTCTTTTTATTTAACAACTGTTATTCCAAATATGTAAGACCTTAATTAGACAATTTAAATGTAAATTATTTAATTGTTTGTTTTATTTTAAACAGCCAAAAAGCCGCACAAATAGTTATTGAAAACATTATCACAACGTAAATTAATTTTTTGATAATATTATTATTACTACTTGGAAAACTATTGAATATAGTTGTAACCAAATCATTAATACCTAAAGCAACAGAAAAAGATAATGCATTAATAAGAACCAAATGGACATTTGTTAAAATAATTGTTTCATCCTTTTTTATTTTTTCTTGAGTCATTTTATTATATATAATAAAAAAAATATATTAATTATACTCTTTTAAAGCTAAAAAGAGCACTTATTTGAATATCAGGATTTGGAGTATAAGGACCATATTGTTCTTGATCAAGAACTTTAAAAAGTTCTCCATTAGGAAGATGAACTGAAAAGAAAATGCTTTCATTTGGCTTAAACTTAACTGTTTGAACCATTCCATCTCCGTCAAGTTTAACAAAAGCAGAAGCAATAGGATTTTGAACATCATAAATAGGCACACGAAAAATCATACTTGTAGCATTTGGATTATTTGAATAAATAGTATTTTTCATGCCGACATTTGCTCCTGAAATATTTGTTAGCTCAACGTATAAATAAGGATAAAAAGCTATACGACTTCCGAATCCACAGTTTAAGATTTTGTTTGGTACAATAAGATCCATAAGTTCAATTTGATAACAAACAGCTTCTTGTTGCGATACCATACTTCCTGTATAAACAAATGGATTGTGATTATCGTGTGAAAATAAAAGTAATTCAAAAGGAGGAGTCTTAATCTCAAAATCAAAAGCCGGGCTAACAAAAACACTGCGAAAAGTAAAATCATTACCTGCAAGTACAGCAGATGAAAAAAATCCATCGATTGTTGCGGTTTTGGTTAAATTGGGTTCAATACCGGTAACCGTATAACTAATAATTCTTTTTACATCTGTTCCTCTTTTAATATACGCATTATTATAAAAACCATTTATGTTAGATGCATTATTTGGGAATAAAACAGTAGTTGTACTGCCACCAATTGCTTTGCCAGAAAAAGTTTCATAACGAATAATTTTTCGTACTTCTTTTCCGATTTTTATATAAGAGTTTTGATATGTGTTTTGTTGATCGGAAAATGTATCAGGTAAAGAAAAAACAGATTTTGAATAATTAGTGTTTTCAATACTGTTAATCTTTATTGGAGCTTGTTTACGTATAGAAAAGGTATGCGATAAGGACCAGTTTATATTTTTTTTTACTTTAACAAGTTTAGTAACGCAATCATATCCTAATATATTTTCATATGAATTATGTGTTTCATTATATAAAATACAGCCAGGATATGCATTAAAACCAGGACGACCATTTGGTACAAAAAAGTAATAATAATCGGTAAGTGATATTGAAGTTGAATCGCTAATTGAAATAGTATCCCCATCTGTAAATTTTATTGCTCCGTCAACTGTAATTTGGTAAGCATCCGTACTAGCATTAATTTTTCCGAGCCAAACAAAAGAACTAATTCTGCTAGCTATTGTATTACCTGCTGTTGATTGTGTATCATTTTTTAGAACAATGCCGTTATAGTAACCATCGATATTGTTAAAAACGTTAGCAGCAGGCGAACTGTCAACTTTAATTATTGTTTTTTGATCACTTGCGTTTCCAACATCTACATTTTTAATTGTAGCCACAATTTTTTGTGAAGGAGCAATGTTAAAAGTAGAAGGAGACCATGAAATTCCTATAGGAGTCGCTAAACTTACAGGATCCTGTGAATTATGCATATCTTTTCTTCCAGTTTGAGAAATAATAATTTCAAATTCAGATGGATTAGGCCATTCATTTCTATTACGATAAGAAGAATCAATTTCAATGTATCTAGTATTAGACATTTATTACTCTAAAATATAAAATTTTAAGTAACAATAAACTTTTTTAAAAATAATTTTTTTTTATTCTTCTTCTCTGTAAAAAGATTCTCTGAGAGAAGTAAGTATTTTACCTAGTTTGTTACGTCCAGTCCCGTCACCTCCATCTCCCCAAAAATAATCACCCCTAGTGTGTTGAACAATAGGTCTTAGACCTGTACGAATCAAATTTTCTTTTAATTCTGGATTTTGAGTAAATTTAGCTTCAAGAACTTGATACATTAATTTATTACATACTTGAACCCAATCTGGTCTCAATTCAGTTTTACGTCCTAAAGCTTTGGACATAATAGGACTTCTAGAATTTTCTAGATTTTCAACATATTCTCTATCGGTTGGATTTTTATAAGCTTGAATTGCAGCTTCTGAGGTTGGAAATGTTCCAAAACCTTTAATTGTTAATGGGTGCAAAGTAAAATTTGAAAATCCAGCTGTTATACCATTTTTGTAAGCTCTATAAAACATAAGCGGTTCAAAAAACTTGTACACAAAGTGTTTTTGATAGTATGTTTGAGGAGATCCAAGTTTTCTCCATTTTTCACGCATAATATTCCTTTTACTGTGAGATTTTGTTGTCTGTTCAAGAGCTTTTTCTGGCGTAAATCCAAATATATAACAAAGTAAACTTGCAACAACTACACCAGACCTACCATGTCCTCCCTTACAATGTAAGTAAACACGCTCTGTTTTTTTTAACGACATTATGATGTCTGAGACACGAATTATAAAACGAGCGAATTCTGTCCAATCTTTAGGTACTTGACGATCAAGAATAGGAAATAATATTTGTGTCTGATTTGTTGTGTACGGTGTTATTTTTTTTTCATCTTTATGGGTTAAATTTATGAAATATTTTACACCCTCTTCTTCAAGCTCGTTAACTGCTTCTTGTGTTGGAAAACTTCCAAATAAAGCTCTATCTTTAATAAAATACGAAGAGCGATCCATTTAGTTTCTATCTTTTATGTTATAAATCATAGAAAAAATCAATTTTGATTTTTATGTTATCAAGTGTTTGTAAAATTGGACGAAAAGAGTCTGATCGTAAAAAACTATATTGAACAATCTTGTAAAGTATTTTGATACGAAAGATATTGCATAGAATAAATTGTAATATTAAAAATATTACAATTTTTATAGTTGACTATATTTAAGATTTTACCCATAATATTATGTTACAAAAATAAAGTTTTATAAAATGTCCTCCTAACAATACAATTAGGTTTTTATCTATGTCTATTCATTTACAAATACACTCAAAAAATGCATATTCACAAACGCAACATAATTGTAGATTTCGTCTGCAAATAGGACATGGTATTCCATCATCAATTACATGCTCATTGTCGTCGTCTGTAAAATCTAGTTTACTTTTAACATATATATCTAGACATTCCAAACAAAATCTATGTTCACACTGCGTTTCCTCAAGCATATGCATCTGCTCATCTTTTAGACATATCGCACATTTTTCGATTGGACTTGTAATTAAATAAGCAGAACAACTACCTTGACAGTCTGAATGTCTTAAACAAACATCTTTTTTACCAATTTTTTCAATTAATTCCTCAAATAATGAAAAAATAAAAGATATATAATTATGCTTATCTTGATTAGCAATACAATATTCAACGTATCTGCTAGTATGTTTACGAAACCAAGTAAATTTAAACTCTCCATTACGAAGCTTTTCAAGACGAATATTACCTGATTTTCGAGAAATATAGAATGGACTTATATCTAAAATTAATTTATCAGAATTAATAAAATCATCATATGCTTTTTGTGTGATTTTACTAGTCATTTTGTTTAATATTTAACGTTTATTTGACAAAATATTTCATTTTTATTTTTAGGTAATATAATCTTGTTTAAAAAGAGATACAATTTAATTAAAATGCTTACAATAATTACACCCTGTTATCGACAAGAAAATTTACCTATAATACTAAAAAGTATTCAGTTAGATAAAATTGCAAAATGGATTATCGTCTATGACACAACAAAAAATAAAAAATATACACATTGTTTTAAAGGTGAACCAAAAATTTGTGAACTTGATTGTGATCAAGTCGGTATTGCCGGTAATGCACAACGTAATCATGGTGTAAATTTTGTTAAGAAAGGTTTTATTTATTTTTTGGATGATGATAATATTATTCATCCACACTTTTGGGATCTTGTTGATACATTTGATACAGAACATTTTTATACATTTGATCAACGCTTTTTTGTACAAGATCCTTTTCGTACAACAACAAATTTTGTCTTTAAAGGTGCAGAGCCTGTTCTTCGTAAAATTGACACTGCTATGTTTGTAGTCCCAATATCTATGTGGATACCTTGGCGTGTTGAAATATATTATGCAGATGGACTCTTTATAGAAGATGTAGCTAAACAAAATCCTCAAAAGCACTGTTATATTCCTGAAGTTGCTTGTTACTATAATTTTATTAACGATTCCGAGAAATTACCAACATCTGGTCTTCAGAATATTTTTTTTATTTCGGATGTGGAACCACCTTTCTATCCCATAATTAATAAACATTATACATGGATTCCAATATTGGGTGATCTAACATTTGAAAGATTATCAAAGTTATATCATATTTACAAACCACTCGCTTATTATACATATTGTTCTAGTACGAATGTTTTAAACAAAATATTTCAGATTCGCAAAAGATGGATAAATATAAAAGAACTACCTAAAGAATTAGATGTCTGTGGTAACATTTTTAATTCTATGTTTCCGGGTGCACACAAATTTGATTCAGATTGGCCATTAATGTCTGTAATTACAAGTACGTTCAATAGTGGTCACAAAATCTTACGACCTTGGCGAAGCCTACAATCACAAACATATCAGGATTGGGAATGGATAATTTGGGATGACTCCAAAGATGATGTTACTTACAAACAATTATTGGAACTTCAAGAAAAAGATATGCGTGTTCGAGTCTTCAAGGCACCTTTACATTCTGGTTACATAGGTGAAATGAAACGTCTAGCAGGATCAATGGCAATGGGTGAATATATTATTGAAATAGATCATGATGATGATTTTCATCCAGATCTTTTTAGATGGATTCGCGAAGCAGGTATTGCTAATCCAGACTCTGGATTTTTTTATACTGATTGTGCAGAATTAACTGAAGAAACGTATGAACCAGCAATATACGGAGAATTTTTTGGTCTTGGATACGAAATGCATATATTTCAATGGTCAAAATTTCATAACTGTTATGTTCCATCTATAAACGCAGCTGCACCGAATGGTCTAACCTTAAGCCATATTGTAGGTGTACCTAATCATGCACGAATATGGAGAACTTCATTATATGATAAAATTGGTCGTCATAATCCTTTACTTTCCGTTGCAGATGATTATGAATTGATATTACGCTCTTATTTGGCAACAAAATTTTGTCATATTAGAGCATGTGGTTATTATCAGTATAGAAATCGTGATGGTAATTTTACTTTTCATCGTAATTCTCTTATTCAACATAATGTTGCAAATATTTATCAACATTACAAAGATAGATTACCTCCCCGTTATTTTGATATTGAAGTTAAAGAGCAATGGCGTGTAGACGCATACCGTTATCCTGAAAATCATAAAATCTGGATACCTCCAGAATTAGAACTGGATGTAACTATTGCAATGATGAATCCATCTTTAGAACAAATTGAGGAAGAAGTAAAGAAACAAAAGGAATCAGAAAAAAGATTTCATATTTTTGTTATTGGTTTATTACCTCCGATATCAGATGACATAAAACCTTACATTTCTTGGTGGGACATGAAATCAACTGACAATGCTGAAAGGCAAGAATATGTTAAAAGATTTTTGCATGTTAGTGGAGAACTTTTATTTATTTAAAATGAATTGTACGTTAAATGTAGATTTAATAGATAAAATATATCTTTACAAATGGAATGTTTCATTTGCACTGAAAGTAATCCTAAACCTATTCATCTTGGTTGTGCTTGCCGTTCTGATTTAGGTTTTGCTCATGTCGAGTGTATGGCAAAGTTTATAAGAATATCTCAACATTTTAGTCGTAAATGTCCAACATGTAAGCAAAAACTTACAAGTGAAATGCTTCATTATTTAAATGCTTACTTTACAGGACAAGGTGATCTTGTATGTAATATTCAAGAACTTGCAGAACAATTACTTGTACACAAAATTCCTATAATTAGATTTCCTATTAATGATCAAACATCTTTTCGTGTCTCTTTATTAAATAATAACTATTTAGCATTAAGTATTTTAGCGTGCAAATCAAATAATGTAAATGAAGAATATTTTTTTCAAACATTATTAGTTGATAAAAATGATCGTATTGTAATGTCCAGTATCAAAACGTTTAATAAAGTTGATACAAATGAACTGATTTATTATATTCAAAATATTATGAATTCTAAAAAAGAATCTTAATGATAAAAAACTTTTAATTTTATAACCTGATTATAGGTTATAAAATACTCTTAAGAATAAACCTACGAAAAGAAACTATGAATATAATTTATTCTCTTCTTTGTATTTTTCAGACTTATAATTTGCACTTATCACTGCTAAAGTATTTTTTACCAACAATTAATGATAAAACAAAAGTAAATATGCAAACACCCGCAATATATTTAGATTTATTATTAGATTTATTATTAGACTTATTTGAAGAATACCAAGGAGACTTCTCTATCCATAGATCAGGACAATAAATATTTTTATGTGTCAACGTTTTTAACATATATGTTTCTTCAAGATTATATCCAAGTTTTCGATAATAATTACGAGTACCAATACCTGCAATGACAGACATTCTATTATAACCTTTGTTAATTGAAATGTACTCAGCAATATACATTAAAAACTTACCTATACCTAGATGTTGAGTTTTAGATGTGATATTATCCAAACCCTTTGCAATAACGCTACCGTAAACATGAAGTTCGATAATCATTGAAACACGAACTCCGTCTGGATAAGAGTCTGAAGGTTGCTGTTGCTTCAAACACTCGAAAAAGACAAACTGGTTTGGGTTTTCACCTCCATTAAACCTAAGTCGACAAAAACCATACAAAATATCTCTTTTTGAATTTTCTAGACTAATAAAGTATTCAGTTCCATCACATGCTTCATACTCATCTATAAATATCTTTGAATCATTAATATCAATAAACTTACCTTTAACCTCCCTTGCACGAATATCTGTCTCTAAACCTCCTTCTAACTTTACTTCTTTTGTAATATCACCACGCATACCAAGACGATCGGCTCCACCACTAATATCCTTTTTACTAAAATCTCTAATTACTCTATTAATTCGAATATCATAAGGACAATGAGTTGAAACAAATTTCATTAATTCTTCAATCTTACCAACGTCTGTTCCATATGGAACATAAATTCCTTGACTAAGATCAGTTTTAGTTGCTCCAAGAGCTTTTGCCTTATCATGCCATTTCTTAATTTCAGTAAATGGAAGAACCATTGTAGGATACCACTTCCATTGATTTGAACGAAGATGTGTGTTCTTACTTTGAAGAAGTGTCATACCTTGCTCTCCAATAATAATCTTAGCTTCATCACTAATAGACTCAAAATCTATAGGTTGCATACATAACCATTTTGCCATTAACATATCAACTTCAAAAGTTGATCCCGGAAGGTCTGGCATCCAATGATTATCAACCTTAAATCCATTAACTTTCAAACGTTTATTAGCAAGCATTGCCGACTTAGTTGTACAATCTCTTCCAACATTATTAAGAAGATTATCAAAAATAGATTGAACTCCCATCTGAATACGTGTAACACCAAGACTTCGATAAAACTGCAGTGTCTTCATACATACAGAATCTGGACGAGTCTCAAATGTGAGACCAATAACACAATGTGAAGAAGATTCATTAATTAACATCTCATCTTGAACAGATAAAGGCTCACGATGCGGAGACATATAGATATTAGCATTATAATATAAATCTCTAGTAAATTTTTCTATATAATCAGTTGGATATGCATCAATAGTTCCTCCCTCAAAAATTACTTCCAGTTTATCAATATCATGCCCCATATCGTCTAGCTGATCACATCTAGATGTAAATTGAAGTCCGCAATCCCACCCATTTTCAGCACCACGATCGACTGCTGGTTCTCCTAGAAGATAACTTCTAGAAACTCCTTTATACCACTCAAAATCATCTCCATATTTTATCTTACGTTCTTCGTCAGTCATTTCTTGAAGTTTAGTAATAGAAATTCCAACTTTGAAAAACCGTTCCTTCATTTCTTTTGTAGAAATTTTTGGAACAATAGTTGTAGTGTCATTTGGACAATATAAACAATTATGAGCACAAGAAAATTTTCCTGATTCCAGAACCATTGTAAGATTGATAACACCAGAATTAGATCTATTAGGCTTTGCCCGAATAAAATTTTCAAATTGCTTATCAACTTTAATAAGACCTTCGGATATACAGTTACGATAAATTTTTACTAATACGGTCTTTTGATAACATTTTTTCATTGGACGATTAAAGTAAACACGAACATAATTGTTTTTATTTTTTTCAGTCCATGTATTAGGATCATTAAATTTTTTCTTTACGTCATTGTACATTAACACCATTTGCTTACTAGCAATATCAATCTCGTCACAAGAGAAAATATACTCATTGAAGGTGATGCAGTCTTCAAGATCAATTGGATGTGGAGACATTTTTATTTATCTAAAAAATTATATACATAGATAGTTAAAACAATTTTATATTTGAAGTTTTATTTTACTAAAAGGACATAAGTACAAAAATTATCACCACTGAAAACTGAAACGTGATACTAGGATCTGTTTGCATCAAAAAACATTAATTTCTAACAGGTTCGTAATGACCACCAGTCCATTCTAAGTATATAGTTCTATCATATTGTCCAGATAATTGAATAAATTCAATTGATCTATTTTTACAATCTCTATTATTTAATACAATTATTCTTACATTCCAAATATTACATGCACACTGTATTTCAATAGCCCCACCCCAAGTACATGTATTTCTCATATGTTGAATGTAATTATCATTCTCATAATTTAATATCTCTTTTGTATCCATTCCATCTATAATTGGTTTGTTTTCTTCTAAATAATCACATATTGTCTGTCTTATTTTGAAACTATCATCATTGATAAAATAGCTCAAACTATTAAACAAACAACTCATTTTTTTATAATAATTTTTATATTATAAATTATGTAATTGAATTGTAAAATATTTTTATTTTACAATGTTTGCTTTATTTCAAATGATTAAAAACGAGAATTAATATTCTTTTAAAGTTCGCATGTGTCCCCGGAGCAAAATTTTGATCCACTTGGAACATTACCTCTCACACTCTTGTAGTCAATAATCTTGATATTACCCTTTCGTTTGTTATATTCTTCTTCTGTAATAGGAGTATAAGGAGCTTGTGCATAGCCGTGACCGCTATGAGGAAGCATAGATACTGATTTCAGATTTGGTATAAACATAGCGAGCATTTTCTCAACATCTGGGCCGTCTTTTTCTTTGTCAAAGTATATAGTAGCGGAAACACAATTATCAGCATAATGTTTTTGCATCAATTGCACCAAAGAAAACTGCTCCCACGGTGAAACGTCTTCGCATGGCCTAACATCACCGTGATCAATAACAAATTCAAAAACATAAGTATTTTCGGAAACAATATCCTTTTCATGCGGCACACCTGCCGCTATTAGTGGTTCAATCAGAGGAGAAGTCATACCGATTCGCACACGACGAATAGCATATCTGCTGACGGGACTGTGTACGCCTGCTGTACAACCTGCAAGGAGAGAAATGGAACCACTCGGCTTTACCGTTGTTACTCTAATTGATTCCGGCACTCCTGCTTCTTTAGCAAGACGCGTGTTTGTTTCTCGAACAACTTTATAACCTTGTCGAAGATATGTAATCATCTTGGTATAATTCATTTTGCCCCACTCGTCAGAATCAGACTTGCTAACCCATTGTGCGATTCCAGAAATACTAACTCCAATTCTTCTATTTTTAGCGATTACAGCATTCGTCTCTGGACGATGAGTTGGTAGTAGAGATACTGTGGATGCGTAAAACGTTGCATACTCGAGTGCTTTGTAAAACTTTTGTGGATCAGAGCACCTAGGAGGAAACACTTCTGCCAAATTGCACAATTCCCAGTTAGAAAGTTGAATTTCACCACAGGGGTTTACCATTGTCGCATCGTCTGGAAGTTCTTTACCAAACCGGCCATACTTTTGAATATTGTACAAATTGATCATACCTGGCTCACCATTATCAAGAATACGACGAGCAAGTTCGGGAATATATGAAAAATCTTCATAACCACGATCTGCACGTAGCACAACAGAGTTGTTGCTCAACCAACCAATCGCAGAACGTTCTGGATTGAGTTCGTAATTCTTCAGATTCATAAAATCTTTGTCATCTACATCACCAAGGCAAATTTCTGCGGAATTGTGACAGATAATTCCATTGCAAAAGAATTCATGACGATTTTCAACTTCAATATCATATGTCTCTTCTTCTACGTCTTCAACAACTTCAACAACTTCAATTGGGGTAAACGAACATTCTCCATACTGTTTTGCATATGCATCAATATTAAATTGCTTATTTGAATACAACCCATATAGAGTCTTAACTTTTGAATTTGTTTCAAAACTACTTGGGAAACCATTTGCATTTTGCGATTTGGAATTCACTCTAAGATCCTTAATAAGCTCTGGAATCTCTGAAAATTCTGTTTGGGATCTCTTGGTAATCAAACTCAAATTATGAACTTTTTGCCAGTTATCATTCCTACTCGGATAATTTTTAGTACAAATATTCAACCTACTTTCAATACCACAAGAATAAAGGACATTTTGCAAATCACGAGCAAATTTTTCATAAACAGTAGAAACGACAATAATTGGTCTATTACCAGTGCAACCATCCCCATCTGTAACACCAGCTACATATGCTAGCTTGACATGATGACGCGCTTTCAAGATAAATTCAGGTACTCTAATTTCAGTATTAGCTTTCTTGAAGTTCTTATCAAAATACCACGCAACTTGTTTTGATTGACAATGAACCATTAGACTATTCTCATCTTTTCGTTTCTTGAGAGTAACATGAAGATTTTCCCCAAAGCGTTCAAGTTGCTCTCTAGCCTTTTCGGCGATATCCATTTCATCAATACCAAAAACTAAAGAAACATATGCATTAAATCCATTTTTGTTATAATTTGGATATGTATAACCGTCTGCATGAAATAATCCTACAAACCAAGCCATATCAGCATCCAATTCAGGAATAATAATATCTTTACAAGTTGTGCTATGAGATGATGGCTTTTCATAAGACCACTCTGGTAGAAAAGTTTCTTGACCTTCGATAAAATCTCTAGCTCCAATAAGACGATCGCCTTTTACAAGTTCAGATGCCATTTTCCAAGTATAATCAGAATAGGACGTTGCAATTGCGACACGATGATTTGGTGTGCATCTAAAATCACCATCTTGTGTAATAATCTTTACTAACTTCTGAACTCCTTGTACAAATTTATTTGTAATTTTTTGATAACCATTAAAAGTCAACGCTTCTTGACCAATTTCTACATCTTTAATAGGAATCAACCCAACTTTTGTATGAACAAGAGCATCACCAGGGAGACACCTTCTAACGTTACCAGCAACAACACAAGCACCAATAGCGTTGAAGACGTCTGCTACAAGACGCGTATGAGAGTACGGCTTGTCAACTTCAACGTCAACTTCTCGCCATTCACTTTTAGCTTGTTCCAGATCTTCAGACTTGAATTCTTTCCATGTCTTAGAAGTACATTGCAACCTTCCAATACAGAAAGCATCTAAATAGCTTTCAATACGATCATGCATTTGCTTAAGCGGATCAAATCCGGATGCAGTACCTCCAAAACCTTTGATTGGTTCTCCATGTGCTCGAATTTGAGAATAATCAAAAATAGGAAACTTGTTCTTACCATACCGAGGACTATTAATATATGAACACATCAACTTGATAAGACTTTGTACCCAACCTTCACGAGAGTCAGGAATAACAAAAATTTCAGAATCACTCTTGTCAGGCATGGTAGCTTCTCCACGCCAGTTGGTTGTAAATCCAACACCAACGCCGTTCATCAGTCCATCCATAGTCCACTCGGCAGAATGGACAAAATCGTCTTCTGTATCGGTAGTACTGCAGTTGTTTAGTGACATTGATCCACGTTCATATGTGAACTCAGTTCCCATCATCCACAAACCCCTTCCAGGTGGCAACCATTCCATATGGAACAAGGACAGAGCCATATCAGACGCAAAAGTTTGCCACTTTTCATCTTCCCATAGAAGATAAGAACGGTAAAAATGCTCTTTGCGGATAGACATACAACCCTGAATAACTCGAATTACAACATCCGCCCAATCTTCATTATTTCTGCTGTATGTTCGCCTGAACACTAGTTCTCCAAGACCATTAAATCCAAAATTTGGAGTAAGCTTTTTCAATTCTTCACAGGTTGATTCATTTAAATTAAAACGTTGAATAACAGGTTGAAACTTAGTTTGAGACATTTGATTTTTTGTTTTTTATTTAGAAACAAAATCTTAAATATCATTTTTATTTTTGCAACAATTAATAAAATATAAAATATTTCCGGATATTAAGTAAAAATGAAGAATTCATACAAGTCTGTATCTGATTTTGGATTAACTGAATTATCTTTAGCAAATCATCCATTAACTTATTGTGTTGGTAATAATATGGATCAACGATTTTTACATGGTGGAAATCCATCATTATACGGATCTAATAGCGGACAATGTCAAAATTTTATGTCTGATTACTGTGCTTATGGGTGGGACGAGTTTTGCGAAACAGAATCAAAAAACCAAGACCGAAGTTTAGTTTCTCAAAACCACAATGCCGGTGAATTATTAATAGCTAATACAGCTGCTAGAAAATATTTAATTAAGATGCATAATGCTATTGAAAAGCACGAACCTTTTGATCCAACTGTTGCAAATTCTCCTATGATTAGATATTGGGTTACGGGTTGTGGAGGTCATAAAAGAGCAGAATATGCGGTAGATCCATCAACTATTGACAATGATATTTTGATGGATAAAATCTTAGAAAATCCAAAAATCGCATTTCATATTTTAGTTAATATTTATAATACTATGAAAAGGGATGGTACTTTATCTGGCTTAAAAACAACTAAATTAGGATCATTTTACAACTCACACAGTTATTTTAAAGAAAAAGGAGGAGTTTAATAACTGAATATTTTACTTTCTTTTAGACTTTATCTTTTCTTTTAATTTATCTTTTAAAATTTGTTTATCTTTTAATTCTTTTTCTTCGTAAAATTTCAGATTAGAAATATCTATTTCCAAATTTGCTGCTTCTATCGCTTTGACGCATCCGTTCTTTCCTTCCTCGTAATTTCCCGAATACCACCCAGCAATTCCAAGCAAATGCCACCTTTTATATTCATACATTTGTTTATCAACAAAAAGAATACAATCTTCAGGATAAGCTAATTTACATGCTAACATAGCAAATATATAACAAAGATGCCAATTTCTATTTCTATAATGTTCTACTATTTTTAAAAGAGGTTCTACTCTAGAAGTATATTCAAAAGCTGCGAGATACCATTTCATTGACTCATTCCATTCTCTACCTATTACTTCTAATAATTCTCCACAACGAAACAAAGCTTGAAACTTTTCTTCCCAAAATCCTTCTAATGTAGAACGTAAAGAATAATATTTAAAAGCTTCTTCAGAATGACCCAAGCATGAGCAAGTTTGTGCTAAATAAAAAAGAGTTCGTGTATCAGTTGGATCATTGTCGTGTTCTTTTAAAAGAAGAATTTTATCTCTTTCGAATCTTTTTAAAGACTTATCATCATCTGCTGTTCGATCTTGATACAATACAACCTGTGGTGGCATACGTATCTTTTTGTCTTCAGAAGCCATCTCTTCTTGATCATTTTTAAATCTTGTGTTTTTCATCCACTCGTGGACTGATCCAACATATCTCCATCCTTGACGAGCTTTTACCATACGTAAATTGAAATATTTAATATATTGTCCGCTCCACCACTCTTGACAAACAAGGAATCCTGTGTTTGGTAAGTCAATTGATTCTTTACAAAATTTTCTCATAGCTGACCCTCCTCTTAATTCATCATTTGAATCCAAAAGCAAAAGATAATCAATGTCTTCAAAAGAATCTGCAAAATCAAGAGATTCATTTCGGGAAGTTGAAAAATCAACAAACGTTCCTTGTTTCAAACGAAAAATAATATTATTCTTTTTACAAAATTCTGATGCAATTTCAATAGTATTATCTTCGGATCCAGTGTCATACATTACTATTGAATCTACATATCCTAAAACGCTATTTAAAGATACATGTAATCTTTTGTGTTCGTTTTTAACCATCATAAGCAAGGCAATATGAACATCATTTTTATTCATTTATCTTAAAACTCATACGTCTTTAAAATAATAAAAATAAATTATTTTAAAAATCTTACAAATAAATATTTGTATAAATTAAATAAGTTAACCATTATGACTTCTTCAATTAATGATTTTGATAAAACATTAGATAAAGATTCTGTAAATATGAATAATATATTAGACTCTATTATAAATTACAAGAAAGATAAAACAAATATGAGACTTGCACAGCGTAAACAATTAGAGTTTTTACAAAATGCGAAAACAACTAATAATCTTCAAGAAATAAACGAAATTAAAACCTTTTTATTCGAATCAGCAAATAAGAAATATAATAAACAAATAGCTGAAATACCAAAAAATATTGATCAAGACATTAAAAGAATACATATGTACAATCTTAAAAAAAAATTTAAAACGGATAGTCAAAGTATAATGAAAGAGTTTAAAGATTTTGGTTACATAAAAAACTTTCATGCTGACGAATTGCTAGAATTAAAAGAATTACACGAATTGAAAATTAATAGTATAATATATATGTATATCGCAAATTATATTTTTAATGAACAAGATCCAATAAGAAGTAGCGATTTATTTATACGAATCAATTATTATTTGTCTTCCAAACTATTAAACATACAAATTCAAGAAAAATTAAAAAATGATCCAACCAACACAAATTCAAACATAGATGTTTTACAAACATTAGACAAACATATGAAATATATACTTTTAACTTTTTATAGAATATATGAAATCGGAATAAACGAAGTAAGCATTTTACCAGAAGGTAAAAAATGTCTAGATAATATGTGTAAAATAAGTAAACTTAACGATTCTTTCTTAGAAACAGATACTATTTTATTTATAACTATTAATAAACCAAACACAGACGGTAATATCGCATATAATGTTTTATGTGTAAAAAGAGACGAATTTTTACGCTTTATACAAATGAAAGATACCAAAAAGTATCCTTGTAAATATAATGACCCAGTAACTTATATTTCTGTTCCACTAGGTCCTAAAAATTCAAATATATTTATACCTTATTTATCAGCAATAATGATTTACAAACAGACTAGTAAGTCTATTTTTTATCTATTACATAATAAAGAGTATACAGACGTACAAACTTATTGCGATGATATAAATATACCTATTATGCATATAGCTACATGTGCAGGTGATAATTGTTATAGAAACCTAAAAAATCAGTTTAATACATAAAAAGTAGAATAAAATATGAAAAATTTTTTATATGAAAACTTTATTTGTAAATTGGGTGAAACGGCTAAAGAAAATTGGTCTCTTTTAGACAATTCAGACAATCATTATCTTTTTTTTCATTTAGCATCATTTCCTTCTTGCTATGTAATCCTTGAATACAAAGATTCTGAACTAACTCCTTTTATGATTCAAACGGCTGCTCAACTCTGTAAAAATGGTACAAAATATAGAACTTTAAAAAATGTAAAAGTCGATTGGTGCAGATGTGATAATCTTGAAAAAACAGATAAAGTAGGAGAAGTTATTTTTAAAAGCAATCGTAAAGTTCAACAAATTACAATTTAAGAATGCATAAATAATGACACAGGAATTGAAAAACTCAATTAATTTTTTGAGGTTTGTAAAGTTCCATTTCTTCTTTTGTATACGGAGTGTACAAAGGGAAACCATATTCTTCTAAAGATTTAAGAAATCTATTAACTAGTTTATAAGCCGGTCTATTTAATTTTGAAATATGAACAATGTGTGTTTCAAATTTATTTTGAATTTTGTACATTGATTCTGGTAATATTTCAATTACACTGTAAGGTACACTTTCTTTTAATTTAATCACTACTAAATCATTTATATCAAACTTTTTTTTAGGAGGATGAGCACTATCATATTCTTTTAACACCTTTTCTGAAAAAGTATTGTTTGACCACTCAATAAGATTAACTTTATATGTTTTATCTTTTGGAATAGGACCAAACTCTTTCCACAAATAATATGAATTGTGACTTTTACCAAATATTGGTGGTACTTGACCGCTTGGTAAAGGCATTACCGCTTGTTGTCGCATTAATTTTTCTGTATCTGGGTGTAAATAATCTGTTGATATAGTAGTACGCCATCCCGTAAAAAGTCTCATCATATTGTTCAAACCTTTAATTGGTTGCGCAACAACCTCGTGAAGAATGTATTGAGGGAAAATAATCATATGTCCGGGAGGAACAACAAATTTATGACGATATTCGCTAATAGCATCTATATTTTCCGCACTAATCGTTGCAAATCCTTCTTCTAATTCTCTTTGCTTAACATTAAGGTGTGATCCAGGAATACAAGAAAAATATTGATCTGTCGTGTCTAAATTTAACCATCCGCCAAAAACTTCATCATTTTCCTTAATATATTTAGCAGGCATAACATCTCTATGCCACGATTCTGCAATTGGTTTTTGACTAACTATACGATACATCATTCTATCAAAAAGTATTTGTAATTTAGTCTCTGATTGAAGTTTTTTGTTAGCATAAGAATTTATTAATTTTTTAAACAAAGGTTTTGCAGCAATCTGACATTTTTTGCGCAAATCGCGAACCAATTCATTATGAAAAGAAGCCGGATTTCCTAAAGCTGCAAAACCGCCAAGAACATATACAAGAGTGTTACCAGAACTATCTTCATCCGGATTATCAGGATTCCTTTTGTATTCTGGAAAATTCCTTAACGTATCAATAAATTCATCTCTAACAATTGGAATATCTTTTAAAGGTATAACTGGTACTGTAACAACTCCAAGCCTTTTTAAAGATTCATATCCTTCTAAAATACACCCGTTTTTAAATTTTCTAAAAAGTAGTTTATGTTTATTAACTTTTTTTCCATCTGAGTCTACATATTCAATGTTTCCATATTTTTCAGTATTAACAACTAATGAATCGGCGACTGTTTTAATTTCATTGTAATGTTCTAGTATTATTTTTGCAAGTTCTATTTTTCCATATTTTTGAAACAAACAATTATAAGATTTATCAATAAAAAATTCTTTTGCTGAAACACTAAGTTTATCAAGAAAGTCAACATTTAAAGTAGAACAAAAAACTTTAATATTTTCTTCATCGCTCATTTGTTTAATAATATGTTTGTTTAATTTTAAAAATATATTTAATCTTTATATAACACAAATATGTTATATAAAGAATTATTTATTTCAGCGGTTATTCTACTTTTGTTAGACTCGATTTATATTTATTCTACATCAAATATGTATAAAAAGCAAATTTTAAATGTTCAGGGTTCGGATATACAGATTAGACCTGTAAGCGTGATTATATGTTACCTATTTATCATTTTAGGACTTTATTATTTTATTTTAAGGAAAAAACGTCCTTCTTGGGAAGCATTTTTACTTGGAGCTGTTATATATGGAGTGTATGATGCAACAAATCACGCTACAATAAAAAATTGGTCTCCCTGTTTAGCAACTACAGATGTTATCTGGGGTGGACTTTTATTTTTAATTACTACAGAATTGACATATAAGATTACACAGTCAATTTAACAATAAACAAAATTAGTCTTTGAAAATCTAACTTACATTTAGATTTTAGTCCGCTGCTAGATTCATACGAATTCATATGAATCCAACTCTTTCGAGCTTCTAACCCCTTACATTTTATTTAAAACTGAATTTCAAAAAGGCGGAAGAGGCGGAGGAAAATAAAAAAGATAATCCAAAGGAAATTTTCTACGAATTTTTGAAATTATTTAGAAAACAAAAGAAAAAAGAAAAAGATTTTTCCTCCTCCGACATTTTTAAAACGTGAGAAAGAAAATATTCAAATTATTGTTATCTTATTATATAATAAAATGCCGCCAATATATTGTGGAAATAATGCTCAAGATGATCAACTTCTAGATGGTACTAGAATAATTGGTACACGGCATAGTTGTATGAAAAAAGGTTTTGGAAAAGGTTTTAACATGTCATATGACTCAAAGTTTGCAGGTCCATACACTCCAATTGATAAACGTAAAATATATTGTGGAAATAATTCAGAAAAGCCAGAAGGTTATGATAGTATCGGAAGTTTGTCTCAATGTCTTCAAAAAGGAATTGGTATTGGAAAGCGTAAACGAGCAGATAAAGGAATTCTTGGATATTCACCAAATTATTTAGAAAATAATTATTCACAAAGTAATGATTATTTTTTTAAAACGGTAGTTCTTTTTATTGTTATTGAGGTTCTCATATTTTGTTATTTGTATTTTTCAAGACCAAAAATCGTAACTACTACAGATCACAAAAACATAGAACGAATTAATTGGAGTAAATTTATATTGATATATCTAATATCTGTGTTTTTATCAAGTTTAACTGTTTTCGTAATTTATATTAACCAAAATGTAAATAATTCTTGAATAGTTCTACTTTTTTCATATTATTAATATGGTCAGTCAAATTACTGTGTAAGTTAGGTTGTTCTAATGCATCTGAAAAAATGTAACGACAATCAACAGGATCGGCAACCGCAAGAAGGGCAACGATACTTTCTAATTGTCCTGTTATGTGGTTTCTAACTTCGCCCGGAAGAGCCAATCTTACATAAAAGTCATTGACAACGGTAATATTTATATTTAACAAATATTTTAAAATGTAAAAGAACTAAAAGATTTCTTTTATGAATAATGAGAGACAAAATCTGTGTACGAACAGTCGATTTTTTATGTTTATAAATGTGGTCCAAATAGTAAAATTTAACTTTTTTTATTTCTTTATAAAATAAAGTATGACTGAGCAAGCTTATATGTCAAAAGAAAATTATGATCGGTTGACATTATTAGACCCACGAACATTATCAGAAGAAGAGAAAAAAGAGATGTATGCATATACTGTTTTTAATATGATTGCAAATATAGCATTAGCTAAACAAAGAGGTAGTGAGATAGAAAAGAATGGAATGGCAAAACAATTGTTAACATTACCAAATCAAATATTAAAATTTATTGCCGACTCTATGATTGAAAAGATGAAAACGACACCTCCTGTTATTGTTCGTGTGACAATTGACGAAACTTTTATTAATGAATTTACTGGAATGGGAAAAAAATTTTTTGCTAAAAATCCACATTTAATATCGGTATTAAAAATGGATTTTCGTTGGCGAAAGGTTTTTAAACATAGAAAACCTGATAGAAAATTGAATACTATAGAGGTTGAGATTGAACAATACTCGGATTCCCATAAATACGACGATACAATTCAAGACTCGAATCCACATAAATACGACTATGAAGAATATACAATTGCAATTAAAAATTTTCTTATAGATATTATATGGGAAAAAAATCTTCTAATTGATGAAATTGTATTTGATTATATGATATGATGTTAAAATTAATTTTCCCCTGGTTATAACGTAAGACTATTAATAAAAAATCGGTGTGCAAACACTCGATTTTTATGTTTATAAATGTGGTCCAAATAGTAAAATTAATTTAACTTTTTTTATTTATTTATAAACATAAAATAAAGTATGACTGATCAAGCTTATATGTCAAAAGAAAATTATGATCGGTTGACATTATTAGACCCACGAACATTATCAGAAGAAGAGAAAAAAGAGATGTATGCATATACTGTTTTTAATATGATTGCAAATATAGCATTAGCTAAACAAAGAGGTAGTGAGATAGAAAAGAATGGAATGGCAAAACAATTGTTAACATTACCAAATCAAATATTAAAATTTATTGCCGACTCTATGATTGAAAAAATGAAACCTAAACCTCCTATTGATGTTAGTGTGTCATGGAACGAAAAGTTTCGTAATGAATTTACTGGAATGGGAAAAAAATTTTTTGCTAAAAATCCACACTTAATATCGATATTAATAATGAGATTTTATTCTGTAGAGACACCTAAAAAACCAAATACTATAATGTCATATTTTGTTACTGAATGTTTTACTCCTAAGGAATCATTAAATACTATAAAGGTTAAGATTACTATGTCACCAGAATACGATGATCAGGACTATAAAAGCCATAAAATTGCGATTAAAAATTTTCTTATGGATATTATAAGAGAAAAAAATCTTGAAGTTGATAAAATTGTATTTGAATATTTCAAAAGGATCGCATAATAAAATTAATTTTTCCTATTAATAATTTCTATATTAATATAAATTGTGTTTATGATATTTAAACTACTTAAAATAAAGATATTTTATTGATATTTATTAATAATAAAAGTATGAATGAATCTAACAATGAAGAAATTGAGTCAACTTCAAATAACCAACAGTTGAATATAGATAAAATGACTATCAAAAAATATAGAAAAATTGCTATATTTGGGTTTTCTTTTACTATAGTTGCGTCAGGATTATTCTTATTAGGCTACTATTGTTTCAGAGATTAGAGGAAATTAGTATTTTTATTAACACAGATTGAACGTATGAAGAGATAATAAAGATGGTTTATTATATAATTTCTTATGCAATTTTGTGAATAATTTTACATAACAAAATCTTGCATTGCTCAATAATCTCGGAGTTGTATAAGATTTTACAATTAAATATAAAAATGAATTTATAAGATTTTACACAAAAAATCTTATAAAAATAAGATGACATCAGAAAACAGTTCTAATTTATATATTAACAATTCATTATCTGAAAAATTTGTTCTATCTGGAGCTTCACCGCAAGAACGATACATCATTCTTATGAATGAAACTCTACAAAAACAAAATCAAGAATATATGCTTAAAATTAAGGACATTGAAAATCAGGTAGAAGAAGCGAATGATTGCTTAGGGAAAGCCGAGACACGTGCTAATAATTTAAAAGGATTGTTGAAGAATTTTCACTCAATGGACTCTCAGCTCAGAGAAATTGACGAAAATCAAGAAAATATTATAGAGATTACTCGTTCAAGCGTCAACTATTTCAAAAATAAAACCAGAAAGCATCTTATTTGTTTGCAAACTTTAATAGTAGCTTTCATCGCATTTTGTTATGAATTTTTTGATTTTAACGTATGTATCTTAGTCCTGATTATGATGAGTTTAATAGTTACTTTTCAAGAATATACTTTTGCAAATCTCTTACTACCTACTTGCGAAGATCAAGAAAAAATATGCAAAGAATTAAAAGATAAAATTAAGAAAACTGTAAAATCACAAGATTATATCTATGAATTTTTGGATGAAATGTAAGTTTTGATTTATAAATTATCATTTATAAATATATGTTTCTTTTAATAATCATTACGTACTTTTAATTTACTTTTAACACTAGAAGTTGATTTTGGCAATGACTTTGGTTTTTTACCACAAAATTCATTTGTATAATCAATAACACGATGTAAAGCATTATTACTAATATCATCAATGTTTTTTGGTAATTGATCTAAAAAAGTAGTATAAGAACCAAAAGATTTTTTATTGCGATTATTTTCCATTAAAAAGAAAGCTTCCAACATCTGACGTGTCTTTAGTTTATCAATTGGTGTAGCTTTATCATTGAATGTTGGAAAAATACAATTTTTATCAGTTGGACATTGTTTATCATCACAACCAGTAGTACACTTTGTGTTATATATTTTATCTGCTACATCATTCCAATCTATGCATATAAATTTTTCATTACCAATAGGATTTATATCTTTACATACTTCATAAAGATTAGATGCAAATGATGAACCATCTATATATTCCACAAGTGTTCTATCTTTTGAAAATCTACTATAATACTTCCAATATATAGATGTAAGTACACACGAAGAAAGAACTTCACTAAGACTGTGACCACCATCTGCACACAAGACTAAAAATGCAGAAAATATAAGCATACGAGTTTCAGTCAAATCTAAATTGGCTTTTGTATAGAGAGCTGTCCATATCCAAAAGTTTGTAGAACCAGATATTCCACATTCAATAGGAATTGACTTTTTATATGCAGAATGTTCATACATACCTTGAAATGGAATTGTTCCACATTGAACTCTGCCTGGATGATTCCATGCCAATCGTTTGTACCAAGAATGTGCAAATTGAAGAGCATCATAATCAAAATTAGGTATACCAACTTGTTTTGTCGCAGAAATTTTGTTTATTTCTTGTGAATTTGTTCTGTAACCACGTAATCTCTTCAAGATAGTATTGAACATATAATCTCTTATTGTTGTAAATGAAACTGGTAAAGCATAATTAAGTTGTTTTAGGAAACCACCACTAAGCAAAATTGTTGTTGGATCATGACTTAAGCCTGTGATATTCATTAAAATATCATTTTTTCTATATTTAGACCAATTACGATTTTTTTGATTTACTGGAAAATAAGGAGTTTCAGCATCTGCCCATTTTTTATACTCTTTTAATAAGACAGATTTATCAAAACTATCAAATATCTTTCTATGTACAAGTACAATATCATAAGTTATCTTAATATCTTCCAAAGAATATTTAGCAAAAAAAGATTCGTAAAGTTGTTGGAGAAATACATTATGACATTGAATATCACATATTGGTGAATCAAATATTGTAGAATTATTATGATTACAAAATAATTCACGTTTATCAGAAAATGATATATTGGAATGAAGTATATAACAATATTCAGATTTTTTTGTAGTACCTTTTTTGTCCATTGTGGGAATATCTATATCAGATAGATTTGTAATTGGATAAGTCAATTCTGATTCACATTTTGATTTTGATTCTAAAATACTATCATCTGGTATTTTAAATTGTGTTTTAGATGTCAAACTGTTTTTAAAGTAAGGAATATTATTTTTCGAATAAAAAATATCCCATGCATCAGGTATAGAAATCATTTGTTGAATATCAAATGGTTTATATTGTTGAGTATCCGTTATTGGATTATAGTAATAATCTTTTCCTGTATTTTTTGAGCGTAAATGAATTCCTTCTTTAGGAAACACAGTGATCATTTATTATATAGAAAATTTATTTGGTATTAGTTTTTTGTGATTTATAACTTTTTTAGAACTAAAATTCAAAAAAGGCGGAGGAGGTGGAGGAGCAAAATAAAAAAAGATAATCCAAAGGAAATTTTCTACGAATTTTAAAAATTATTTAGAAAACAAAATATTTTTCTTTCTCCGCCGAACTTTTTCTTTTGAACTCCAAAATAATTTTTGCACAAAATGATATTTTGAATATAAAAAATTTAGACTTTTTTCAGATAAAAATTGTTTCTTCCGAACTCCAAAAATGATTTTGCGCAAAAATTAAAAAATGCGGAGGAGGAGGAGAAAAAAGTTTTTGAATTGAAACCAGATCCTATGGGAGCTTCCAACTCTCTCACAATTTTTGTGTTTTTCCAAAAATATTGATTAAAGTCACATTTTTCTGTATAATGATCTATAATTTTCCGTAATTTTCCTGGAAAATCCTGGATTTTACGAAAAACATTTTAAACACATAAAAATGCTATAATAAATGGAGTGCGAATACTGTAATCAAATTTTAAAAACAGCTGGTGCTTTAAAAAAACATCAAAATACAGCAAAATATTGTTTAATCAAACAAAATAAATCTGCGCCAGAAGAGCATTCTTGTATTTTTTGCGGAACAAGTTTTACACTTAAATTTACATTAGATACTCATTTAAAAATATGCAAAATGAATACTCCTGATATTCAAGAACTTAGAAAAGTCTTAGAAGTGACTAAAAAAGAATTATGTGTATCTTTAGAAACTATAGAAGAATTACGAAATGAAATAAATGATTATAAGGAAAAAATGTTCATTTTGGCTTCTAAACCAACACATCATATTAATAATATTGGTAATACTAAGACAACTAACAAAACTCAAAATTTGATAGTATCTGATTGGAGATCAGAGATTATACAAGAAAAAGTAGAAGATAATTTTAAGCTTGAACATGTAAAGGATGGTCTTATAGGTGTTGCTAGGTTTACATCTCAATATATAACAAATGGGGATGGGGAAAACAAAAGTTATCACTGTACAGATAGAAACAGAGATGTTTTTATTTATAAAGACGTTGATGGTATTGTTCATAAAGATATACAGGCAAGAAAGTTAAAAAATGCTATTAAAGATCCTATAATAAAGAAATCGTCTTTGTTGGTTTTAGAAGAACGTTCAAGACTTTCAGATATTATAGTGAAAGAAAAAGATATAGATATTGTTACTCTTAGTTCAAACACAATGAACAGGTTGACAGACAAATTTAGAGAAATCAAGAATATAGAAGATAATGATACTTTTACAAAAGAAATGGCAATTTTAAGTTTGTAATTATATGAATAAAATTTATTGATAAATTTTATAATAAATATAATAAATGGTAAATAAACTAGAAGAACATTGTGAATGTCCGATAGATACATACATATTTAAATTTATTGATACACACTTACATATTTTTTATAATCTTGGTTTCACTCCAAATATGGTTACGACTCTAAGCATTATTTTTGGGTTTCTTACAGCATATCAAATTATGCAAAACAGGCTTTGGTTGGCTGCTATTTGTTGGCTTATTTCTTATTATCTTGATTGTGTTGACGGCAAACTTGCAAGAAAATACAATATGGTATCAAAATTTGGTGATATGTATGATCATATAGGAGATTTGTTAAAATTCATTGCTGTATTGGTTGCTCTTTTTATTAGCAATAAAGAAAGACCAAATGTTAAACAATGGTTGTATGTTACTATTATATTGTTGCTTGTATTATTACAAACAATTCATCTTGGACATCAAGAAAGCGTTTACAACAAAAAAGATGAATCACCCTATTTAAATATAGTCAGATTACTTTTTGTAAATGAAGAAAACGCTATAAAAAATATAAAATATACAAGATATTTTGGTTGTGGAACTTTTTTTGTGTGTTGCGCAATTTTAATTCTTTTTTGGAGATAAGTTATTAAAATTCTCAAGGTGTCTAAAGAGTCGGAACTACGAATGAGATTATAAAGGTGATGATTGTTCTACGTTTTACTCTACTGTTGGCTCTATGGTTGGTTTGTGAAGAGTTGGATCTTCAAATTTGCTTACAAAAGTGGGATCTATAAAGGCATTGACTGTTTCTACTATTGGTTCTGTTATTGGTTTGTGAAGAGTTGGATCTTCAATTGTGTTTATAAACGTGGGATCTATAAAGGCTTCGATTGGTTCTATGAACGGCTGCTCGACCTGTTCGAATATTGGATAAATGGTTTGTTGTACACTTGGAAACATTGAAAATGATATGTTTTTTGAATCAAAAACATCTGTTTTTATGTATCCGAGATCTTTTAAAAAATTAAAAAACTCGATTGTCGCAATACCAGAATTGTTCATTGTTTCATTATATACTTGTACTAACAAATCTGGTTTATCACGTTTTAAAACAGAAATCCCTCCTTGCAAAATAAAATATTCCCATCCTTCGGCGTCACATTTAAGAAAATCAACTTTTTTATTTTCATATAAACTATCAATAGTATCTAGTGTAATTTCAACATTTTCAAAAACGTTTAAGTCAACTGGTACATTCATTAAATTAGTAGATTTTTTGTTAGAAAAACCAATATTATAAGAAAAAACTCTATCACTAGTATTGTTTAACACAATATTATCATTTAGACATTTATAAGACAATGGAAAAGGCTCGTAAGAATCTACTTCTACTCCGTTAAAGTATTTAGAATAAAGAGAGTATAATCCTGCCTGTGAACCAATATCTAATAATTTTGCTTTTCCATTTTTAATTACAATTTCGGATAATTTTTTATAAACATAATCTATTGAATTAAATTCTGCAACTCTTACATTATCACTATCTGATGTAAACATATTACATGTAACAGTATCATCAGTAATATAAATTGGATAATTATTAGGGTAAATAAGTGTCTTCATTTTAATAAATAAAAACATTAAAAATAAAAATAATAATATATTTAGAGCACATAAAGTATTTTTCTTCTTTTTCTTTTATCGATTTAGATCTTTAACCTATTTATTTTTTATAATTCGTTTATTCTGGTCGGTAGAATAAAAAAAATTATTGTTTTGTTAATCATTTTAAAATTGGATTTTAATCTATAATTACAAAAGAAACTAAAAAATGCAAAGTGTTGTAGATAAAATATCTAATTTACAAGATGAAAAATTTACCAATTATCTTTTAACTGAGGATCTTTCAATTCTTCATCAAATAAAGATATATGCGGACGACTTATATTATAATACAGGGAAATCTTCCGGTTTAGAAGATTGGAAGTATGATTCTATAAAAGAAATTTTAAGTATTCGAGATCCAAATTACTTAATTCCGACAGGAACTCGAATTAGAGAAAATGAAAATCGTGTTAATCTTCCTTTTTGGCTTGGGAGTATGAATAAATTTAAACCGGAAGATGAAAAAGCTATGATAAAATGGGTATCTTGTAATAAAGCAACAAACTATATTATTCAAGATAAGTTAGATGGAATCTCATGCCTTTTAGTTATAAAAAATAGTAATGTGAAATTATACACTAGAGGGGACGGTATTATTGGTGCTGATATTTCTTATTTAGCAAATTACATAAAAAATATTCCAAAGATAGTAAAAGGTTCAGTTTGTGTCAGAGGAGAGCTTATAATGAAAGAGAAAGTATTTAAGGAAAATTACAAAGTTTTGTACGCAAATCCAAGAAATATGGTAGCCGGTTTGATTGGTTCAAAAACTATGAAAGAAGGCATTGAATCGGTTGAGTTTGTAGCATATGAGGTTGTTAGTAAAGAAAAATCTGTATGTTCATTAGAACAACTAGAATATCTTGACTCACTTGGTTTCACAACTGTTAACAGAAATGTTGTAACGGATTTCAATGTTGACAGTTTAATGGAGACATTAATTAATTCAAAAAATAAATCTAAATATGAGATAGATGGTATTATTGTTCAACCAAATGTAAGTTATGAAAGAAATACTTCTGGTAATCCAAGTTATGCTTTTGCTTTTAAAATGCGATTTTCAAATAATTTGATTGAGACAAAAGTATTAGGTGTTGAATGGAATGTTAGCAAGTGGGGTGTTCTTAAACCTAGAGTTGAAATTATTCCGGTGCAGTTAGGAGGTGTGACAATTACATGGGCTACTGGTTTTAATGCTAAATATATAGTAGAAAAAAATATTGGACCTGGTGCGATAATTAAAATAACTCGTTCTGGAGATGTAATTCCTTATATAGTTAGCGTTATCAAAAAAGCAGAAGAACCTGATATGCCTGATATTCCGTATACTTGGAATGATTCGAATGTTGATATACAAACAGATGAATATTCAGATACTAGTTCTGTTAAAAGAATTGCTAGTTTTTTTGCAGATTTGGGCATTAAACATGTCGGTGAAAAAAATGTTCAAAAAATGTACGAGTCTGGATTTGATACTTTGATTAAAATTATAAGTGCTACGGAAGATGATTTTGCAAAAGTTCCAGGTTTTGGAAAAAAAATGGCAGAACGTACATTTACTAATATACACCAAGGATTAAAAGATGTATCTCTTCCTTTGTTGTTAGGAGCGGCAGGTGTGTTTGGATCTGGAATGGGGACCAAAAAGATAACAACTCTTTTTAATGATTTTCCAGACCTCTTGGATAATATGGATATTGAATATATATATGATCGTGTTTTACGTGTTGAAGGATTTTCTCATAAGACAGTAAAAAAGATTGTGAATAATCTTGAAGAAGCAAAAAAGTTTATTAATGATATTAAAGAATTTATTACTTTCAAAAAAGATTCTGAGAAAATTGAAAAACAAAGTTTGGGGGGTATGAAAATAGTTTTATCTGGATTTCGTGATAAAAAATTAGAAGAATATATTGTGAATAGAGGAGGTAAGGTTGTAACTTCTGTTTCTAAGCAAACTTCTATACTTGTTGTTTCTTCTAATTCGGGAGAGCCTTCTGGAAAAACAGCAAAAGCATTAGAATTAGGAGTTAAAATTTTAGAATTAAAGGAATTTACGGATCAATTTAATATTACAAAATAGAATATTACAAAATAGAATATTACAAAATACTTGTAAATATATTTTTCGCATAATTTATACAAAATGATAAATTATGCACGATCTGGGATTCGAACCCAGGAAGCCGAAGCAAACGGTCTTAAGCCGTTCCGTTTTAACCACTCACGCAATCGTGCTTATTATATAATAATACTATCTCTTTAAATTATTTTCTTTTATAAAATTACTTATATAAATACCTTACCAATATGAACATTGTCATCTATATAATTATTTAAATTTGTTTACCAAATATTTTGAGATGGTAAAAATTTGCTGATTCCCAGTCACCAGAATTATGTAGAGATATCAATTTAATTCTTATCATTTTTCTAAACTCACCTCCTCCACGAAGTAAATTCTTATTATGAGAAATAGTCTCAAAAATATTTCTAAAAATAGAAGATCTCTTGACTAGATCTCCAGTTGAGTCTGCATAAGCAAACATATTTTGACATCTTATTCTTAAAAAAGTTCTTCGTCCAAATCTGGTATCAGATCGTGTCACAACTTTTACATTTGATATATTTCCACTACATTGTGGGCATTTAGCATATAGAGGAACAGTAATTAGTATTTGTTGTTCATAAATATAAGTAATTACATTTGTATAATTTTTCAAGTATTTACCCCAACAATGATAGTGTGCATAACACTCGCAAGTAGTACACACCTTGTTCTTTGTACTGTTTAAACATACAAAACAATCACGATACATTAGGTCTATTTACATTAAATCTTGCTTTTATAACTATAAAAATTTATTATAAGTGTTAGTTATGTTATCTCTTTACGTAATTCTTTTGAAATATTTTTAAAAAGATAAATTATAAAAATGACAAAATCAAATATGTTTTTGACTTGTTCAAAACATTGGGATGAAAAATCTCAAAAATGGACTGAATCAGATGTGACAGATATGGCTAAATGTTGTACAAATGAGTGTTTAGAACCAGTAAATTTTTGTTATAGTTATTGTGAAAAGAATTACAAAGATAATTTGTCTGTGTTAAAATACAGATGCAAACAAATGTGTGAAGATCAAAGAGCTATGTGTTTAGATACATGCTCTTTAATTAGCCCATATGTTAGTAAAGAAGACAATAGTTATATTAAATGTGCAATTGATAATAAATGTGTATCTATAGGTTTAGAACCTGACGTAAATTGTTTATTAAAACAAAAAGATAATATTTTTGAATGTTGTACTAAAAAGTCTATATCATCTTCTGAAGTAGATAATATCAAACATTGTAAGTATTTAGAGTCAATGTATTTAAATCCAGTTCCTACTTTAGTACATCCAAATAAATACACACGTATTTCATCATTATCTGAATTTAAAAAATCACGTTTTGGTTCAAAAAATAAAAAAACAAGTTTATCTATAAAATTATTTATAAGTATATCTCTTCTCTATTTTTTAATTTCTGGACTTATTGTTTTCTTAATATCAAAGAATATCATAACTTTTTAGTTTAAAAAGAATGACTGAATTGAATAAAGAGTTTGATAATTGTATGTGAAAATGATGGAATATATCTTATTCTATTCGACTAAAACTTTTTGTTTAACAAAAATTCTAAATTGAATTTTTTTATGCTTTTTGTAAACTAAATAAAAAATGACATCTATCATAAAAAAACGAGTATATTTAAATCCTAAATATTTAGATGAAAATATGATGGAACATCTGTTGACGAAAATTAGGGAGTTATACGTTGGTGAATGCAGCAAAGAATACGGTCATATTCTTTCAGTTAATGAAATAAAGAAAGTTCTTGATAACGAAGACACTATTTTTACAGTATTGTTTGAAGCAGAAACATTGATGCCAAGTGTTGGGACTATTCTTGAAGGAACTGTTTGTATGTTGTACAAAGATGGTATTTTTACTCAAGTTTCGGAAAAACAAAAAATGTTGATTCCAAATCTTTCAGTAAAGGGATATACATATGACGAAGCATTGCACATTTATTCAAACGGTAAAAAGAAAATTAAAGAAGGTGACAAAATAAGAGCGGTTGTAACAGCATCTCAATATAATAAAAAAAATTTTAGTTGCATTGGATGTCTTGTTTAAAGATTAAGAGAATATTAAAAAATGTCCGAAATTGAGGTGTTAACAGAGTTTAAAACACAACTAATACTTTTTTTTGACGAATTAATAAGTCAATTTCCTGGAGAAGGAGATTTAGTAGTTATTAGATTGTTTTTTTCAAATCAAATACCTATACAAAATATTGTCAATATTTTTAATCACAAAATAAACACAAATGATCAGGAGTTACGAAAAATGGTAAAAGATCGAAATGAGTCTTTTTTTTTAGAACATAATATTTTTGATAGTTTAGGAAAAGATAAAGTAATTCATTTCAAAAAACTATGGCGTTCGGAAAGATTAGATAAGGAAGATAAAGAAGTAATATGGAAGTGGATTGATGCTTTCATTTATTTAGGTGATAAGCATGCTAAAATTGTTATGAGCAAGTAAAATTTGATTAAAATTTATAAGATGTATGAAATATTCCTTAATTTAAAAGTAATTTATTAGTGATATTAAATATGTCAAATCATAAAAGACCAGAAAAAATTGAAGGATATGTACATCCTTCTGAAGTTGGTACTTATTCAAGAGAAGGTGTTTATAAAACATTTACAGAAGGTGAAAAAAAACACGATAATTCTGGAAATACTTCTTTTATAAAACAATATGCTACTTATGGAGATTGGGAAGATGAAAAATGTCCAGAATGCAATGAACTACCTATTAAGATTTGTCCTTGTGCCTATAGCGACAAAGAATGTAATAAAGGACACAAATGGTATACAGATCGAGATGGAAAACTTAAAAAAGGAACTCCGCATTAACATTTTCAAGTCATCTGCTACTTAAAGATTTCTATTTACAATGTAAAATAGAAACTAAAATGACAACTGCCGGACTGAAAAACGATCAGTTGCCAAATAATAGACTCGAAGTCTTTAAATCAAATACTCAACTAGTAAAAGCATCTGAAGAAAAAACAAGGTTCTTGAAAGCAAAGATAAAGAGATCAAAACATTGAATGAAAAAACAAAACAATTTCAAGATTCTTTAACTACTAAACAACAAAATAAAATAAATTTTGAACAATCAACAGATATAATAGAATTAAAACTTATATTACAAAATAATAGTGAAATAAACATACCAGTAAGCAAAGATGGTTATGTTAACTGTACTAAATTATGTCAAGCAGGTAATAAACGAATAGATAATTGGAATCGTTTAAAACAGAGTAAAGAGTTGATAGAAGCTTATTCTAAACTACCTCACTTTAGAGGTAGTTTAATTTTAAGAGCTGTTGAGGGTAAAAATGGTGGTTCATATTATCCTATGGATATTGCTATACAAATAGCTCAATGGGTTGATCCATATTTTGCTTTACAAGTATCTCGTTGGACAAGAGAGTTACTACTTTTTGGAAAAGTTGAGTTAGGTCAAGAGAAATCAAATAAAGAGCTAGAAGAAAAATTTAACAAAAAGATACAATCTATGCAAAAAACAATAGAAACTGTTGTAAACGAAAATTTAAAAATCAAATCAACGTATTCTCACCTTGCTGAACTAAACGATAAACTCCGAATGAAGAGAAATTATCATAAATTTAAGAAAGGAAACTGCCTGTATATCATAACCGATAGATGGAGAGAAAAAGATTATCTTAAAATAGGTTACACAGATAACATTAATACACGTCTTCAAACATATAGAACAAGCATGCCAGATGTAAAGATAGAATTTTTAGTTTATCTTACAGAAAATAAGATTCTAGAAAAATGTTTGAAACTACGTTATGCTACTAAACTTATTGAAAAAAATCATGAATATGTTATTGATGCAACTGTAGAACAACTAGTAAAGTCTATCAATACTTTAACAAAATATCTAAGTATTGAAGCAACAGAAGAAACCAAGTTATCTCTGTATAATGAACCGTACAAGATATATAATCTAGTTTTTTTAGATCAAAATGGTAATGTAGAAGATAATACGGATCCTATAGTGCTAGCTTCGTCTGCGAAGCCTATGGGATTAGAATTGGATTCATCAGATGATGAAAAAGATAATGAGCCTGAGTCTAATACGGAAACAAACAATGATCCTGAATCGGAGCCTGAATCGGAGCCTGATTTTGATTCTGATTCTGAAGTATACAAGTGTGATATATGTGGTACAGAATATAAAATGAAGGGGCGTTTATTAAACCATATGATTAAAGTTCATAATATCCAAAAAGATGTGAAAGATGATGGAAAGACCTGTCCGATATGTAAGAAAGTTTTTAGAGATCGTGGTAAGAGAAATAGACATGTACGTAGTGTACATGAAAAATCTAGTATAGTGAAATGTATAGAATGTGATACTAATTATAGTTCTAATGATGCTCTTATGAATCATATTCGTAATGTACACAAAAAGGTTACACAGTCTAAGTGTGATCAGTGTGGAAAGATATGTTCAACTGTAGGTAATCTTAAAAAACATATTGAACAGATGCATAATAAAACGACTTCTGTATCTTGTGATATATGTCATAATATATTTACGACTCAATGCAACTTGACACAGCATATACTTAAAGTACATCAACGTCAAGAGAAATGTAATTGTCAGCTATGCGGCAAAGAATTATTGTCTGTGAATGGATTGGAATATCATATGAGAAATGTTCATAAAATATAAATAATTGAGATTGATCTTACCAACGTGTTAATTATCTTATACTATATTTAGTATAAGATATATAATATTCTGACATTTACTTACTTAGGAATAACACGCTTGACTTTGCGAACAACAGGTGCCTTTTTTGGTGAAGGAATCTTTTTAGCAACTTGAGAATCTTCATCTCCAGAACCAACAAGGCTTCCTTCATTACCTCCATCATCATCTGCCTCATTAACACCATCATCATCATCAAGAGCGGATGCTGCTGAACGATTTTCATTTTGAGAAGCTAGAACCTTAGATCGAGCTTTAGGACGAGCCAAAAGACGCTTCATACCCATCTTGCTTGGCTCTACAACTGCTTCATAAAGTTTTACTTGAAGAGAGATTTTTGCACCAATAAAAATAGATTCAATTTTAACAGCACCAGTTGAATAGCAGTGCTTTCCCATTAGTTGACGTGCTTCAAGAATATTGTCATCCTTATCAAAGAATTGAGTAAGAAACTTATCTTGCTTCTTTGAATAAATCAACTTTGCATACAAAGTTGGACCACGACCTGGAACATTTCTAAGAACAGTCTTACCCTTATCGTCTGTGAACTTCTCCTTTTTGTAATAGAGAGGGTTCAGGCCACCCTTTGCTTTAGTTAGATCTCCACGTGTCAGCTCGAACAAATCAATTTCTTCTCGATTTTCGAGAAGGTGATCGATACATGCTTCAACAATCTCATTAAAAGTATCACACCAAGTCTTTTCAGCTGGTGTTACACCATCACGATTCCACAAACAAAGAGGGAATGTGAAGCCAGTAACATTTCCAGTTTCTTGACTAGTATTTTCAGAAACACCAAATGAATATAGACGTTCTGTTGGAATAATTAATTCTCCAATTGTTCCATCTTCATTTCGAGTAGAAATATTAATTCGTTTAAATTCAATCTTAACCTTGCTATCTGGAATACTACCAACAATAGGTTCAGAAAAAATCATACGTTGTTTAGGATTATAACCCTCAGCGGGCGTCAATTGCGTGTTTTCGTTATCGGACATTTGTTTGTTTTCTTTTATTCTGCTATTTCCTTAAACTTATATTAATTTTTTTCAATTTTATTTTTGCGGATTATTTTTAAATGTCAACATCTACAATAGAAATAAAAGATATTCTTCAAAAATGGGCAGATGCTAAAACAGAAATTGCAGAATTAGAAAAAAATATAGAAAAATATAAACGAGTTGTTAATCGTATTATGGATCAAAAAGGTAATAATACAATCACAAGTTCAAAATTTACTCTTCGGCGTAAAGAAATGTCTCGTTCTACTATGTCAAAAAAAAATGTTCCAACAGAAATATGGAATAAATACTCACGTCCGTGTACATACAAGGCCTATTATATAAGTAAAATAAAGTAAGTTACATTTTAGTTACATTTATTTTAATATTTTTAAAGTATTAAAATTTAGTCTTTTGGAAAATGATTTTGATTCTTCAAATAAGTTTGAATTCCATAGTAATACAAAGGCTTTTCTGCTTTTTCCGGATTAAATCCAAGAAGTTTTTGAAGTTTAGAATCTGGCCAAATTTCTCGTTTATCCTCTGGATTTTGTAACTTATTAGTCGCAATATAATCACATATATATTTCGTAACGTCAACACGAGACCGAAGTTCGTTTTCAGACCATCCACCAAATTTAGCAAGTTCACTTGAAAGTTTTACAGGTTTTTGAAATCCAGAATTATTATTTTGACGAACAGTTGTATTTTTTTGTTTTAATACACGAACACATTGTAATTGAAGAGATTTAATGTTTTTATTCACCAACCGAAGAAATTTAACATTTGTTGTTTTAGAAGAACTTTCACGACTATTTTGAATTTCTAAATTGATCATATTAATAAGTAAATCAAACTCGTCCAAAATATTTTTTCTACTGGCAAGATCTTTTTCTTTTTTTGAAACACTTGTATCAGTAAGATTAGGAATAGGATTAGATAATTCCTCCTCTTTAGAAAGAGTTTCGATCTGAATTGCCTTTTTTTTCTCAGATATAATATTTTCTACTTTTTTTGGCATTTAATTTAGTATCATAATATCTTTAAGTCAATTTGTTTTTATTTTAAACTAAATGTAAACTAAAACTCAAAATTACATATACATACCAATTGGTGGTGAATCTATCTTAATTTTTTTTTTCGTTTTTTGAACCATTATTAAACCTTTTTCTAAATCTTCTACTGTTAAAATAAACTTATGTTCTTTATTTAATGCGATAACACGTCGTGCGTGAGCCATCTTGCATTTAGATATAAGATTTACAATATCTCTTCCAGCATTTGAAAATTGTTCTTTATTTGTTTCTATTAGTTTTGATATTATTTCTTTGTCAATTTTTATTTCCCAATTAATATGTTTAACTTTTTTAAGAAAGATATCAGATAATTCGATTGGTGTATATTCTTCAATTTTATGTTTCCATTGAAAACGACTTTCTAATCCATCGTTTACAGCAAAAAAACACTTTTGTATATCTTTTTCATAACCAGCTGCTATACAACAAAAATCAGTTGTATGTTCTGACAAAAAACTACATAACGTATCAATAGCTTCTTTAGAAAAAGAATCTTTATCTTCTTCTCCTGGTCCCAGAGCATAGACTTCGTCAATAAACAAAACACCACCTATACATGAATTAAGTAATTTTTGTGTTTTAAGAGCTGTTTGACCAAGATAACCAGCAACAAAATCATCTCTGTGAGCTACTTTAAAAGGACCGGATGGAGACAAAATATCCATCGCTTGATATATTTTTGCTATAATATGAGCAACTGTGGTCTTACCTGTACCGGGTGGACCCATTAATATAGTATGCAAATATTCATCTGATTTGTTTCTTTGATGCATTCCTTGCAAATAGTACAAAATTTGATAAAAAATTGATTCCTTTAAGGTTTCCATACCAATAAGATTGTTTAATTCATCTAAATGAGGAGTTAGACGCCAAAGCATTATTGTATCAATGTTTTTATAAAAAGTGTTATTTTTTCCTAATTGAATAAGATCTTTAATAGAATTAATTGGAGGTGCATCTAAAATTTCTATTTTAGGTCGTTTCTTTTTTCCAAAATCATTTAATTGTCTATCTCTTTTTAGCATTAGCAACCTTTAGAAAATAATTTTTATTGTTTAGATAATAGAATATTTTTTAATTTAACAGGCATATCTACATCCTTGATTACATAATTTCTTCCTTCCATTATAATAGTTTTTATATGCAGTCTCATATGCAATTTTTTCTTCTTTTGTTGGGATTTTATGTTTTACTAAATCATAACTCATATAAAATGGGTTAAAACTGCATTGATAATTGTAATTCTGGATTGATTCTAGAAATTCCCAAGTAAGAGCGAAATTGTACCAGTTTTTTGCAGACATTAAATGGTCTGGATACGTTTGTAAGTTGTGTAATCTAGTTCTTTTTACAGCAAAACCAAAATCAATTATAACAAGATTATTATCATCTGTACACATAACATTTTCATCGTGTGTGTCTACATGTAACCAACCAGCATCACGAATTATATCTAAACTTTCTCCTACTTTTTTCCAAATTTTATGATGACTAAATTTTGAATATTCAAAGTCTTTTAGTTTTTCCATTACAATAAAGGCTTGCTTTTTACAAGTCCAAGCTGCATATATTTTAGGAACAATATTCGTTTTTTGAAGGTCATTTAATGCTTCTATTTCAGTTAAAAAAGAATTATTATTTTTTTGCACTTTAAGAGCATATTCACGGTTGTCATATTTGGATAAGACTAAATAAACAATTCCATACGATCCTTTACCAAGTGTACGCAATTTTTTCCAATTATCAATTTGACTACAATCTTCTTTAACTGGAAAAAAACTATACTTAACTGGTGTAGGATTTATTGTCGGAACACCATTTATAATTGTCGGATTCATATTTATTTTCAATGGAGGACGTCTTACAATTCCAGGTGTTTTGTTTATTATTGACTTTATAATTGATGAAGTCGCAGTCGGTGTAGGAGGAGTCGGGGATTTTATTTTTTGTGATTCTTTAAATTTTTGCTCTAACAATATAAATTTTCCTACTCGACCATCTTTCAAAACACAAAGTCCTGTCTTGGGATTTAGAATTTTACCAGGTGGGCATGATTCTGATTTAGACGCAACATTTTTTGATACAGTTCCAAAAACGGAAGTTAAACTTGATTGGGAAGTTGAACCAGATCCTATTGAACCAGAACCAGAACTCAAAACAAAACCCGAACTAGATCCCGAACCCGAACCCGAACCCGAACCCGATCCGGAACCCGAACTAGATCCCGAACCCGAACCCGAACCCGAACCCGAACCCGATCCGGAACCTGATCCGGAACCCGATCCGGAACCCGATCCGGAACCCGATCCGGAACCCGATCCGGAACCCGAACTAGATCCCGAAGTAGATCCCGAACCGGATATTTGTGTTTTACCTTTCAATTTTTGTTGTAATTGTTGTTCTAATAATATAAATTTTCCTATACGACCATCTTTCAAAACACACTTTTTTGTCCTAGGATTTAAAATTTTATCAGGTGGACAGTTTTTTCTGCTACTAGATTTTGGAGATCTACGTTTTAATTTTTGTTCTAATAGTATACTTTTTCCTATACGACCATCTATTAAAACACAATTGTCTGTTTTAGGATTTCGAATTGTACCAGGTGGACACTTTTTTCTACCAGAAGATTTTGGAGATCTACGTTTTAATTTTTGTTCTAATAGTATACTTTTTCCTATACGACCATCTATTAAAACACAATTGTCTGTTTTAGGATTTCGAATTGTACCAGGTGGACACTTTTTTCTGCTACGAGATTTTGGAGATCTACGTTTTAATTTTTGTTCTAATAGTATACTTTTTCCTAAGCGACCATCTATTAAAACACACTTTTTGGTCCTAGGATTTAGAATTGTGCCTGGCGGGCATTTTGTCATTTTTATAATAAAGATGGAAAATAGAAATTTAAGATTAAGAAAATTGCATCCTCAAAAGTAAAAATGAACTTATCAAGTTAAAAGTATATAAATTAATAAATTAAAAAGATGGGTATCAAAAGCTCGTTTAACAATTTTTTAAGAGAAACATGTCCTGATATTTTTGAACCTATTCACATTTCTGAATATAGTTTTATGAAAGTAGCAATTGATATTTCCTTATATATGCATAAATTTAAAGCAGTATGTGGAGATCGATGGTTGTCTGCTTTTATAAATTTAATATCTAGCCTAAGACGAAATGAAATTCATTGCGTTTTTATTTTTGATGGTCGAGCACCACCAGAAAAATCTGGCGAACAAGCAAAAAGAAGAGATAGTCGAGAAAAATTAGATAATCAACTGTATGAACTTGAAGAAGCAGTAGACGAATATAATAAAACAGGTATTGTTAAAAGTTGTCTTGTTGATATTTATAAGAAAAGACGTTCACCAAAACGTCTTCTTGTAAAAAATTCAGAAAAAGTTGATATGGTTTGGATTGAAAAAAAAATTGAACAACGCCGAAATCAACTCTATAGTATTTCATCAGAAGATTTTGAAACTGCAAAACAACTTTTTAATATTCTTAAAGTTCCTTATTATACTGCACCAGGAGAGGCTGAAAAAATGTGTACTGCTATATGCATTGCTGGTTTTGTATCAGCCGTTTTATCTGAAGATACAGATGTAATGGCTTATGGTTCTCCTGTATTTCTTACAAAAATTGACACTGGAGCAGACACTTGTGTTCGTATTACGCATTGTCAAGTATTGAAAGGTCTTGAACTAAGCAAAGAACAATTTTTAGATCTTTGCATAATGTGTGGCACTGATTATAATCCTAATATACCAAAAATAGGAAGTAAAACTGCTTACAAATTAATAGCGGAACATAAAAGTATTGAAAAGATATTATCAGATACATCAATTGATGTTTCTATTCTTAATCATATACGTGTACGAAATCTTTTTACGAACTTTGAAACTGAAAATAAAGAAATTGCAAAAATTCCATTTTGTGGAAGTCCAGATTTTCCAAGTTTAGAAAAATTTTTAATATCTAAAAAAATTCAAGTAAATATTGAAAAACTTAGAAAAGATTTTACACACAATATTATTGTTTTTGAAGATTCAGACGAAGATTAAAAAACAACAAATATTCTTTAAAAAAAAATAAGGTTTTGTAATAAAATGCCTCGAGGAAATTATTACAAAACATCAAATCTTTTAATGATCTCATCACCACATAAAAAAAATGAGACGAATGAGCCAAAAATGCAAGAAGATAATGGCGAATCTACATATAAAAAACAATTTGTAGATGAATCAAAAAATGATTCACAAGAGATGAATATGAAATGGACTACTCTTAAATATGCAAATTCAAGCGATCCTAACGTATGGGGTCCAGCTTTTTGGTTTACTTTACACAATGGTGCAGCACGTTATCCCATTAAAGCGTCACCTATTTGCAAAGAAAGTATGAAAGGATTTATTATGGGTATGCCATATATGATACCTTGTGAAAAATGTCAAGATCATGCGATTGCTCATATTGAACAAAATTATTACAGAATTAACGAAATTGTTAGTGGCAGAGAGCAATTATTTAATTTCTTTGTATCTTTCCATAATTATGTAAATAAACGTTACGGAAAACCCGAAATGGACTATAAAAAAGCATATGATCTCTATACTAGTTCTACAAATGTTACAAAACTTACCTATTTTGATTCTAACTCTTAACTCTTAACTCTTAAGTAGTATGTGAGAAATTTAAATTTATCTTATCCTTCCTTAAAAGGGTCTGTTTTCTTACAATCAGGGCAGATTGTATATTGAGGTAAATTATCAGGTTGAACAATAATAGAACGATTAAAATGTTTTTTATCTTTTTCTGTCCACCCATACATAACTGCATCGTTCATAGCCTTTCTCTCGTCGTTATATTGAGACATAAAATGATCAAATATATCTCCTTTGTCTAAGTTTGAACAACAGTGTTGGCATACGTAATTATTCATTGTTATTATACTAACTGTTTTTTTTTAAATTGTGTAATAAATTTTATTTGTTAACAAATAAAATTGTTGAATTTATGTGTAAGGTGTAATATTCCAAATTTCTTCTTGATTAAAAGTAACAGATGATGCACCTGTAAACATATCTGTTGTGTTAATTTTACTTCTTAATCGTTCATTCAATTTTATAGGTGTGTTAAAAGAAGTTGCGTTATAAAACATTCTTGACATATTATTAATTTTTGTACCCCTCTGCCACCACCATCTAAGTGGTTGATTAAAAGCGTACGCATAAGAAAACATATTTGACATATTTCTTACATTAATAACATCCCAATCTCCTATCTTACCATTAAAATTTATAGCGTAACTAAACATTTCAGACATATCTGTTACTTCTTCAGTAAACAAATTATCAAGTGACTGATTAAAAGAATGTGCATGTTTAAACATTTTTGACATATCTTTAACATAAATTGTATAGAATTTTATTCCATCGATAGGTTGATTAAAAGATATCGCCGATTCAAACATACTAGATGTATTGCTTGGTAACAGTTGTTGGTTAATAATAAAAGGTTGATTAAATTTGATCGCACCCTTAAACATTCTAGACATATTACACAAAACTGTAGGCCAGATACTAATCGGTTGATCAAAATTGGTAGCATCTAAAAACATAGATGTCATATTAGATACCTTAGAAAGATTTAAATTATTAATAGGTTGATTAAACTTTATTGCACCGGCAAACATTTTTGACACATCTGTAAGTGATGACACCTGAGATCTAGGAACTGCATTTTTATTAAAATTAATAGCGTTTTTAAACATTCCAGACATACTTGTAACTCTTGACAAGTCCCAATTCCAGTCACCAAATGGTTGGTTAAAAGATGTGGCACCACGAAACATATCATTCATCAAAATAATTCTGTTTGTTTTATTTAATGTAATTACTTCGTTAAAAGAAGTTGATCCCGCAAACATTTCAGAGACATCAGTTAAATTTTCAGTATCATATAATATTACAGGTTTATTAAACCTTGTTGTTCTTGCAAACATACCTATAACAGAAGTAACTTGTCTTGCATTAATAAAAGTAATAGGATTATTAATACCAGAACTATAAAACATACCATTCATACTTATTACGTTGTCTGTTTTCCAAACGAGAGGTTGGTTAAAATTTATTGCGTTATAAAACATTTCAGACAAATTTGTACAGTTTGAAGTATTCCATTTACTGTCAAGAGGCTTGTTAAAATTTATTGCGTTATAAAACATTTGAGATAGATTAATAACATTTTTTGTATCCCATTTATTGAGTGGCTTATTAAAAAGAGTAGCATTTGCAAACATTTTTTCCATAGTTCTAACCATACTCACATTCCAATTAGAAATATCACAATTAAAGTTGTCTGCACCTTCAAACATAGAATTCATATTCCTAACTTTTGAAGTATCCCAACGAGAAATATCTCCATTAAAATCTGAATTGACAAACATATGAGAAAAATTTAGTACATTACCAACATTCCATTCAGAAATATTTTTGTTTTCCATCAATGTATCTGCAAACATATAAGACATATTCCTAACACAAGAAGTATCCCAACGAGAAATGTCTACCTCATCATCATTTTGAAATGAATTTCTAAAGAGGCCAGACATTTTTGTTACTTTACTAGTGTTCCAGTTTTCATACCCAGTAACAGTTATAAGACCCCGTTTTGGTTCTTCTTCTTCTTCTTCTTCTTCAAAATCAAAATTAAACATATCCGACATATCAGATACATTGCTTGTATCCCAATAACTTAAATCTAAAACAATGTTTTCTGTGTGGAGTTGGTAACGAAATAAACTACTCATATCATTAACTCCTCTTACATCCCAATATTTAATTGGTATTAGTCTTGGTCGACGCCATAGTCGATTTGTAACTGGATCACGTGGACCATTGAAAGCTAACATGTCATGATAATTAATATATAGATCTAAATCTGATTTAAGCTTTTCTTTCGTTCTATATCTGAAACACTGAGTTCTTCCATAAAGAAAATTTCTTTCTTCTTCAGAATTTGCATTTTCGATAAGATTCTGTAAAAGTCTCGTTGCAATAATTCTACACTCTTGTAATGCATCAGAATTCTGAATATCTACAAGATCATGCACTCTACTTGTATATTGTCTTTCATTAACCATTGTCATAATATAATTAACCATATCTGGCCTCCATTCAAATCCTATTAAGTGTACTGGTCTTTCAAAAGTATTAAAGTCTGGATTGTATCCCATATCATGTATTAAGAATATCCAATTACGAGTATTCATTAAACCAAATGAACGTACACTACCAGACGCTAGAATGGCAGATGATATTACAGAGTTATATTGTGAATTTATATATGGTAATAATACAGATGATTTATTATCTGGATTTCGATCAATAGCTGCTTTAAGAACTTTAACCATAGTTGATTCTGGTAATGAGTATAGTTGACTTGCTAGTATAAGTTGATCCATTTGTAATGTGCTTTCATTCATTTTATTTAAATGCATAAAATATTATTTCATAATTATATAAATAAATAACGTGTTTTTTTTTAATTTAGAACATTTGCACAATGAATGATTAACTTGTTATGTTATATATAAATATATAACATATGAACAGTGATTATGATACAATTGTATTATTTAATAAAGATCATTTACACAATGAATGATTAACTTATAAACAGTAAAACTTATTTTGTTCCAAAAGAATATGTTAATGGATTTGCGGAAGGAGGTTTAAATGTAGTTTGCGGTTGTCTAAGTGTTCCAAATGTACTTGTTGGTTGTGTTCCAAATGCACTTGTTGGTTGTGTTCCAAATGTACTTGTTGGTTGTGTTCCGAAAGTACTTGTTGGTTGTGTTCCAAATGCACTTGTTGATTGTTTGTTTGTTCCAAATGCACTTGTTGGTTGTGTTCCAAATGTACTTGTTGGTTGTGATCCAAATGTACTTGTTGGTTGTGTTCCAAATGTACTTGTTGGTTGTGTTCCGAAAGTACTTGTTGGTTGTGTTCCAAATGCACTTGTTGATTGTTTGTTTGTTCCACCAAATGCACTTGTTGGTTGTGTTCCAAATGCACTTGTTGGTTGTGTTCCAAATGCACTTGTTGGTTGTGATCCAAATGTACTTGTTGGTTGTGTTCCGAAAGTACTTGTTGGTTGTGTTCCAAAAGTACTTGTTGGTTGTGTTCCGAAAGTACTTGTTGGTTGTGTTCCGAAAGTACTTGTTGGTTGTGTTCCAAATGCACTTGTTGGTTGTGTTCCAAATGCACTTGTTGATTGTGTTCCGAAAGTACTTGTTGGTTGTGTTCCGAAAGTACTTGTTGGTTGTGTTCCAAAAGTACTTGTTGGTTGTGTTCCGAAAGTACTTGTTGGTTGTGTTCCAAAAGTACTTGTTGGTTGTGTTCCGAAAGTACTTGTTGGTTGTGTTCCAAAAGTACTTGTTGGTTGTGTTCCGAAAGTACTTGTTGGTTGTGTTCCAAATGCACTTGTTGGTTGTGTTCCAAAAGTATTTATTGGTTGTTGAATAATATCTGGTTCACATAAATTTTTACACAAATGTATTAATTCATCTGATTTGTAAGTCCCTTGATCATTAAGTTTCTCGATAAAATAGGAAGGTATTGATTTTAAACCTACCCTTGCCCCAACAATTCCACCAACTATTGATGCTATACTTGAAACATTTCCACCAGACCTAACAGACATACAAATAGAAGAAACGAAAAAATTTGGAATACACATAAAACAAAAAATTGCAAATAAACAAGATTGTACAGGTGCGTATGAAATTACCTCGCCATCATTATATAATTGTTCACCAAACATTTTATTACACTCCTTTGTAATTATTTTAATTATTTGCCTATCTGCAAAAGCAGATGCAAGTATGTATTCAAGTTTTGAATCTTTAATTATACTTTTTCTTGTTTTTATTAAAAATGGCATGCTCAAAACATATGTTCCTAAAGTTGGATTAATTGGCATTATTGAGTTGGAAAGTTGTTGACAAAAAATATGAGGGCTAGTTAGGATATCATATCTAGAATATGGTTTTATTTTATTTTCAACAGCAAGCCTAGTCGCTTCTGCAATTAATATTGAACAAGCTATTACTATTTCAGAACTATTAGTAACACTAGCTTGGTTAGTTGTAGATAGTTTACAAAAATCTTTTCTACTCATATAAACAGCCCCTAAAGGAGCTGCCCTTGCGCACGGTTCATTTTTTTCTTCCTTGTAAGGAGTGCCTGTTTTTATATTCTCTATAAAAGATGATTCAGGAGTTCCAATAAGAGGTGTTTTTGAAATGTTATTTTGTTCAGAGACAATTAATCCAGCGAGTCCGTAAAGAGACATCAGTCTCTTTTTAAAAGATTCAATATTCAAAACTCCGTTTTCAATTGATAATAAAAGTTCTCTTGAACATTGAGTATTCACTGTATACTGTCCATATTGAAAAGCTATTGTATTTTGATTACCTTCAATTTTGCAATAACGAGGGTTGCCAGTTCTTCCTATATCTTTGTCGATTCCATATAAATGGACACTTTTAGATGCTACTATTTTTTCTACATATTCATAAGAAGAGTCAGCAGAATGACCTTGAATCAAAAAACTAATGGAGTCGCCAATTGCTTTGCCAATAAGAGATCCGGATATATTATCAAGCCTACTAACATACTTACTTTTAAAATTTGGGTTTTCTTTTTCGTACGTTTCTATTTTGTCAGAATTTTTAGAAAATACATCACTAAGAAAAACAGAAAATTCTAAGATTTTTTCCAAATCTATATTATCATCATATAATATTGGATTGTTGTTATAACTTTCCTCAATAGCGTTTCTAATAATAACAAAATTGGAAATTGGAATATAAAAGATGTCTGATAACAGTATCATAAATATATCTCTTGTATAGTTTCTAATATAATTAGAGTATGGAAGGTGAAGGTACGGAATAATAAAAATTATTTTATTTGTCAAGTTTTCACCTATCCACTTATCAAAATATTTTTTGTTGAATAATATAATTTTTAACATCACTAAATTAATAATAGTATCTCCTTCTGTATTTCCTATAGGAGATTCTATTGTTATGTCTGATTCAAAACATAAAGCAATATAATAAGTTACTTCTTCTGTCATTTGATTCACAAATTCTATTTTCTCGTCTGCCGTTTTCTTGTCGTTTGTCTTGTTATATTTAGAAATGATGTTATGAAACATTTTATACTTAATTAGAAAAAAGATATAATAATTCAATTTCAAAAAAAGACTAGATCTAAATATTCAGTTGCAAAATTAAAACTGAAATGTTAGATTTTGAAACTAAAAATAATATAAAAATGTCAAATGAAAATCAAATTAAACTTAAGCCAAAACAAGAAGAAGCTTTTGCATCAATGGCAAAAGGAGAAAGCATTTTTCTTACAGGTCCTGCTGGTACTGGAAAATGTTTAGGATTAAATACGCCAATTATAATGTTTGATGGTTCAATTAAAATGGTCCAGGATGTAAAAACAAATGACTTAATTATGGGAGATGATTCTTCTAGCAGAAGAGTATTATCTATAACAAGTGGGGAAGATGAATTATATAAAGTTTCAACAAATTTTGGAGATTCGTATATTGTTAACAGTGCACATATTCTTACTTTTGTATCAATTAAACATTTTAGATACAGAAAAGGAAAAACAATTTTATCTTGGATGAATGAATTTGGAAATGTATTAAGTAAAAGTTTTTCTTCTAGAAAAGAAGCAGAAGAAGAATCTTTACTTTTACCTTTTTTTGTAGATTTACCTATAATTAATTATAATCAAAATACTAAATATTTTCACGGAGTTTACACAAGTGTTGAATTTTCAGAAAAATCTCTTGAAATTAATCCTTATATGCTTGGTATTATATTATTAGGTGGAAATTCTGGTGCTAAGTATGAATTAAATCAATTATTATTAGATTTAAAAATTGTAACAAACAACACTATTCCTCATAAATATAAAACAAGTTCTCGTAATCAAAGATTGCAATTATTAGCTGGTATAATAGATATTGGAGGTATTTTATTATCTGATTGCTACGAAATAACTGTATTAAACAGTATATTAGCAAATGATATTTATTTTGTTGTAAAGAGTCTTGGATTTCATAGTTTTACAAAAACATATAATTTAGAAAATGTACCTTATACAAAAATTTTTGTATACGGAAGAATCGATACGATTCCTGTCTTAATTGCCAAAAAAGCTACTCTAAAATCAATTTTTAGAGGAACTTCGTTCGGATTTGAATTATTAAATGATCGTTTTATTTTATCATCTCCTATAAAAATAGAAAAAATTGGTGTTGGTACATATTATGGGTTTGAAATTGACGGTAATCACCGTTTTGTTCTTGGAAATTTTATAGTAACACATAACACTGCTGTAATTAAAATGTTTATGAAAGTATATCAAAATTCTCGACAAATAGCTGTTACTTCAACAACCGGTACTTCTGCATTACTTATAAATGGTACAACAATACATTCTTATTTAGGTATTGGGTATGGAAACGGAACTGTAAAATCAATGACCGACAAAATTTGTTCATGGCCTTGGTTGAGAAAAAGATGGACTGATTTGCAGTGTTTATTTATAGATGAGATTAGTATGATGGATCCTGACGTATTTGACAAGTTAGAAGAAATAGCACGTATTGTACGCCGAAATGTAGCACCGTTTGGAGGTATTCAGATTGTACTTTCAGGTGATTTTTTACAATTGCCTTGTGTTGGAACTAATAATTTTTGTTTTGAAGCTCAATGTTGGAATAAATGTATAAAACAAACAGTGTACCTTAATGAAATTATGCGTCAAGGAGATAATATTTTTCAAGAAGTCTTAAATAAAATTAGAGTTGGTAAAATAGATAAACAAGTTAAAAAAGTATTAAATTCTCGAATTGGAGTAAAATTGAATAATGAATACGGCATTAAACCAACAGGTCTGTATTCACACAATAGTGATGTTGATTTAATAAATGACGAAGAATTAGATAATCTTGCAACAGATGGAAGACAATTTTACGAGTATAAAATGGACACTGTAGTTTATTCTGGTGTGACTAATAAATCAGCCGCTTTAGAAAAATTTAAAAAATATTGCACAGCGCCAGAACTTCTTCAAGTTTGTATAGGTGCACAAGTTATGTTGCTAAAAAATTTGGATATACCTAATGGTCTTGCAAATGGTAGCAGAGGAGTTGTGACTGGTTTTGTTTCCGAAATGCCAAAAGTACGATTTTTAAATGGAGAAGAACGTATAATTGAACAAAATGTCTGGGAAATTGAAGAAAATGATAAAAAAATTCTGAGGGCTCAACAAATTCCTTTAAAAGTTGCTTATGCTATATCGATACATAAATCTCAAGGTTGTTCTCTTGATTATGCAGAAATTGATTTGTCTGGTGTTTTTGAATATGGTCAATCGTACGTGGCACTATCAAGAGTTAAAAGTCTTGAAGGGTTGAGCATAATTGATATTAATTATGATTCTATTCAAGCACATCCAAAAGCAACCGCATATTATGAAAGTTTGTAAGAGTTAACAAAAAAATTATCAAATAATTTTTTTTGTCTATATATTGCTAATCACAATACTTATAAACTCATCCTGAAAATTAGAATCTTCTATATTTCCGTATTCAAATGATATATTTTTGTTCGATTCTATTAACTTATATGTTCTTTCTCTT